ATATGTAATTCTCGATATACTTCCCCATGTTTATTATTTTTTTAACTTTGGCTCTACTACAAAGGAGCCGCCATACATAACCTCATATATCATTACATATCTCTCAAGCTTCATTATACGTTATTATCATAGAATAGCTACTATATTAATTTAGAGATAAAGTTGCATGCACTATAAGTCTTTCACCTCTTATAGCGGACCAATGAATATTTCTACCCATTGATTCTATCGATATCGGACCATCCTAGCTATTAGGTCTCCCCTACGGCTAGAACTAGATCACCTTTCGGTAACCAGATATCGATCATGGAGAGCCTCTCGACTTACCCCCATGGATATACACTCAGATCTATATTAACCTAACCATCCCTCTCTAATATAGTTGAGTCCGAATGGGTTAATTTTTATAGTATATGTATATCTTCACGCTTCTCATGTTACTACGTCACCATCTTGTAGCCAATCGCGAACTAAGTATGACATACGTAGCTTAATCTCTATTGTTAATAAAAAAGAATACTATTAAGTATTCTTTATGGTTGACTATCAATAGACACTAAGCCATAATATTTCAATATAACGTCGCTTGCATCAGTATTGCTACTAATGGGGCACATAACCAATCTTATCCATTGGTCACAGTTCCATCCCCTTATAGAACGATATCTTCATCCATCGTTCTATAAGGTCACATAAGAATTCTCTTCTTATGTGGATATGTAACTCTCGATATATTCACCCATGCTTATTATGTTTTTAACGGTACCTTATTATGGTGAAGGTACCGTACATAACTTCATATATCATTACATATCTCTCAAGCTTCATTATACGTTTATTCTAGTTGATAGCTACTATATTAATTCAATAATAACGTTGCGTGCGAACATCTATGACGTTAGGGCGAAACCATTGTCTTATCATAGCATCGGACCAATGAATATCTCTACCCATTGATTCTATCGATATCGGACCATTCTAGCTATTAGATCACCTCATACGGCTAGAACTAGATTACTTTAGCAGTAACCAGATATCGATCATGGAGAGCCTCTCGACTTACCCCCATGGATATACACTCATTATCATTAGCCACGTATAGATTTCTCTAATATAGGGGAGTATATCTATAAATAGCTTTTCGATCTATATGTATATCTTCACGCTTCGCATATCACCATGTCAACATCTTCGAGACGCCTCGTACACTGAGTATATCATACATGGCTTACTTATTGTTAAATCGTTATTTAATTGATTATTTGTGGATAAACTTATAGCCGTTTACTCCAATCATATTTCTTGCTTCAATTAGGTAACATTGTCTAGTCTTAGCCGATCCACGTCTAAGAGAGACTTCTTGTATGTCCTGTGAAGCAAAATTCTTATAGATACCTGCAAATTTACTATTTGCGTAGTAATCCATAGCGATACTATTTTCACTCATATCAACAAACGCATTATATGAAATGAGTAAATGCTCTAGTACCAGTCTATATGTAATTATAAATTCCTTCCCATACGCCCTAAGGAATAGGTCGAATATATATTCATTACATTTACCTCGACCGACAGTAACATCATAAATATAGTCAGATAGACCATTAATAAATGATTGCTGAACGAGTTTCTTGGCATTGAATACACCGAAAGGAATACAACGATGGACGTTAAATTTATTAATCGTTCGCTTACCAACCCATCCAGATAACACTTCACGAATAATAGATATAAATCCATTTGGTATTGTGGATGAAATGGAAAGAGTTGTATTCATCTGACGATACCCACTATGTATTATCCTAGATATGAGCTTATCGTCAATTTTTCTGTAACGATTAACTCTAACACAGTTATAATTGAAGTTGGATATTATCTTCTCGCAGTCAACTACATCTTTACCGAAAGATAATATAATAGTATCATCACTCGGGAATCGTATATGCTTCAATTTTCTTAAATTGTATGCGAGTAAATATGCGACAATCGAGTCAATCTCATCATCTATATCAGTTTTACCCCATATGATATCATCCGAATTCGATAAGCGACATTTCTTAAAATATCCAACCTTATCATTTAGAATGATATTATTATCATTATATATTTCGACGCCATTTAGAAACGTCAATGATTCCTGAAGGTTAATGGGATTGGACTCTATATACCCGCTTATGCGTTGTATCGATTGAATATCGCTATTCAATATATTGACACCTTTTTGTTTTTGGTATATTATGTCGATTGGCTCTGTGACTATACGCTCACCTAGTTTATAAGTAATATAATCACCTTTATGTACTATTATCTTATACATAGTATCACCTCCTTTTTATAGTTTATTTGATAGAATCGTTTCTATCTTGCGTTAATAATATATAATCGAAAAGAAAGGTAAAAAAAAGAATACCCGAAGGTATTCTTTTTATCTTTAGAACAATGCTTCTAATTGTTCTAAAGATGTTAAAAAGGAATCTCGCTGTCTACCGCTATAACGGATAATGCCTAAATTGAGGTGGTATACAATCACCTCGGATTCAACTTTCTCTGAAAACTCATTATAAGTTAACAATAGGGCGTATTTTACACCCTTAAAGATTTTACTTGGATTTTCATCCATATTGGCAAAAACGTATTTAGTTCTACCCCACTTATCAGTTAAGCGGGTTACCAACTTATTACCGACCCTTACATGCTCGGATTTGAAACGGGCATTATCTTCTAATACGGAATCGAGCGTCGTACCAAAGTAACGGCACATCATTACAGAATAGAAGTAAAGTGGCCAATAGACCACTTTACCCAATAACAACATTAAAATTTTAGCTAATACATTTTTCATTTTTTATTCTCCTATTTTTTTAATTAAAACAAATCTTCCAACATAACATCCAATAAATCTAATTCCATTTGAACATCGAGCTCGGAGTCGTAAGACTCAAACTCGGAGAATTTGAACTCATCGGATACTGCAGATTGAAGTTGTGAAAGTGAAACTTGTTGTAACATAATAAACCTCCTATAAAGAAATTAAAAATATAAATATAAATATATTACATTACTTCACATCAATAATATATAATTATATGAGGTAAAAATACGGAAAATAATGGCGATGTATCCAAAGCAATAAGCCAACACGATTATTGCCCGGATACATCGCCATCATCATTAGGAGTACCATGAAAGAAAAGTATCTACCTATATGTCTATAAAAACGTCATTTTAACATTACTGTAATACAAAATCATATAACTCATCCTATGAAAGGAGAATGCATATATGCTTAGAGAGTTTAATGAATATAAAATATCTCTCCTTATAAGAGGTGAGAACTCTAGTGGAGATGATCTTGATATTCAGATTCCTAAGACATTCGCCGAAGGCGTCTATATCAATAAACAAAAAGATACTGTATTAGACCATGTACGAAGTCAAATCGTGCATGCTACTAAGAAAGATCATATCATCTTAGCCCATGGTAATAAACCATTAGGATTTGCTATCCTAGAACCAACTGGGTATTTGAAAGATGACCAATATAACCCAATTCTTGTTGGGATTAATCGGGAATATAAGAATATCGTACAGATGTTAATCCGTTCTAAACTAGACCCAGTGCACGATATTGGTACTATGGCTATGGTGTTAGATGCCTCTAAAGGTGATGATACTGTTAAGAAAGCCCATAGTTGGGCAACATACCGATTCAAAGGTGGAGATTCTAGTTACCTAGAGAACTGGGATAAGATGGCCGAAGAAGAGTCCATCGAATTCAGTTTCTCTTGGGCTGATTTAGGAGCACCATTTAGATCTACAAAAGATGAAATCGATCGATTGGGACAAGAAGGTCATACACATGAAGCTATGGAAGCGTTGAATAAGTTATCCGCGATTCTTGACCATCTATACTTTGGTACCACTAAGATTCGTAAACGGGAAGAAGTTCTATCCTATAAAGTTACTGATAACTTGATGAGTAATAAACTCTTCCCAGGTGACTTAGTTATGTACGTAACAGGGGAACGAGAAAACCCAAAACTGACTCCATTTGGTGACCCAATTCATGACCACAATCAAGATACCTATCCTCATCAAGCACAAGTCATTCGTCCAGATACATTAACCTTACATGGTGATATGACTGGCTATTATGAAAATAATCAAGAGATGGTAATTGCTCCTAAGATTAAGAGTAATATGGTAACGAAACTCGATCGTTTCTTCGCGAATTGTCATAATCTAGTTAAAGTACCTTGGTATGATACAGCTGAAGTTAAAAGTATGAAAGAAATGTTCATGAATTGTGAAACACTGGCTGATATTCCCACGTTCCAAACAGATAAATTGGAAAATGCATCACGTATGTTCCTTGGTTGCTCATCATTAAAGTATTTTCCATATATCACTACATTGATGCTAACCGATACATCTGAGATGTTTAAAGATTGCACATCATTGGTGAATATTCCTAGTTTAGAACTACATCGTGTAACAGATGCTCATAGTATGTACCAAAATTGTACATTATTATCGACTCCACAACGAGTAGCATTACCAATGGTAGAGAATACCATTTCTATGTACGAAAATTGTATCGATTTAGAAGTGGTAACCTCTTTAGCTATTCCATCGACAAAAACATGCGAATCTATGTTCCGCAACTGCGAAAAGCTAACCACTGTTAGTAATATCAATCTTAGCGAATGTACAAATGCAGAGAATATCTTTGATGGTTGTATTAAATTAAGAAATGTGTCCTGTCAGCAGAATAGCATAGGTTGTAACATTTCTTTTGCAAATACTCAGCTTACAAACCAATCATTCGAACAAGTCATCGGGGGTTTAAAAGATCAACTCCATGATCCAAAAACAGTCGATGTACGTAATACGAATGTTGATATTACCGATAATCGAGTAATGAATTTAATCAATAATGCCAAGATTAAAGGTTGGACGGTATTACATTAACTTTTAATCATTTTAGAACAATAAAGTACGCATTGTTTAACCTCTTTCTGTGCAATGTGTAATCTTATCTTCGTGATAGATGTAGCGTATCATCCACCCATAATATACCTCCACGTAATATGTATCGGGATATGGCTACATCTATCACATCTCTATTCAAAAAAAATAAAAAAAAAGAGAACTAGTCAATGACTAGTTCTCTTTCTTCTCTTAGTTGAAGTTTAGGCCGTAACAGCCAGTTGGCTGCCCAGCTTCATCCTTTCTAAGAGAGCCCGGAGAGGCTAGGTCTTTACGATCAGGCAATGCCTGTCTTACGGCCATCGACACGATGATGACAACGTCATCTTGTGTTTCTGGAAGACCCTCTACTTCACCGTAAATTGTGCGGAACATTTGTAACCCGTTGTCTTCGGACACCATTTCAGATGATTCAGCTCTACGAGCTTGTACACCTGAGAACGGAACTTCGAGAACGAGGTCATTGGTTTCGGTGTTAAACACCTTGACAGTGTGCTTACCGCACATATTGATATAAATCTTTTTCCCATGTTGGACTGTTAGTAATTGTTCCATATTATTCTTCACCTCCTTCTTCAGATTGACCTTCCCAACCCACTAATCGTGCAACTGACTGTGGACGGGCCACAGCGTACACTAATAAACCTAAACAAACACCATCTAATAAACCTAATAAAACACGCATTTTAAATCTCCTTTTTCGTAAAAAGTATAAAATATAACAAAAATCTTTGAACAGAATCTACGGAACTCTTTTGTCTAATCGAAACTATATTTCCGTTTCTATTCATGATTATAATATATATAAACAATCTAGTGTACTTTTACACATATTTTTGGCAAAAAAAGAATACATCAGTTTGATGTATTCTTTATATTTTTATGAGTTCAAGAAATCCTTGTGGGCTAAGACCCATTCCTTTAATTCCTCAAAATCGAGTAAGTACTCATTCTCAGTGACATGCTCACCAACAACGAAAGCAGTAGCTTCATAAACGTTCGGCTTGGCATCCAAGCGAACAATTGATAAAGCCTTAGTTACGTCATGGTTGGATACCTTGGTATCATACAACCATGTATAACCATAAGAGGTGTAACCATGTGCTCCATGGATTACGACATTATGATTATTACCAAATGTTTCTTCTAAAAACGTATTCAAATCCTTATCTAACTGTGTCATTTACTTTCTCCTTATTAATACAAATTACCTTTATTCATATCTATAATATATAATCAACTTATTGAACTTTTACAGTTAACAAAAAAAAAGAGAATGAGTTAATAAACCCATTCTCTATTTATCACTTATCTAAGAAATCCCGATGTGTATTACACCAGTCTTGGACTTCTTCTATTGAATATAAATTAACTGGGTCACTGACTTGATGTGTATCTTCACATGCCATTGCACACTCATATGAATCTGGTCGATAATCCAATCGAATGATTGATAGATGTCGACGTCCTTTTAAAGAGAAAATCTTTATATCAAATAGGAATGGCAAATGTTTACCACGATTGATCGTTACATACCCTTGTTTAGCAAATTCATCAATCCATTTAATTAGAGCAAGATCGTTCTTTTTCATACATATAATCTCCTTTTACTACTAGTACTACAAAATAATAGAACTATTGAGTATATCTATGAATACCCTATTTATTAGAATAGAAGGAAATGGACGGAGGCTAAGTCCAGTTTACTATAAGATATGTTTGATAATGATTGCACTAATTAGAGTAGCTAAAATTTGGCAAAGTATAGTGATTGCTACTTTAAGTACAGATATCATAGTATGGTATCTCATAGGAAACTCCTTTCCCTCAATAGTTCTTCCTATATATAATATATAAATACAAAAAGAATAGAGATATGCATTATGCATATCTCTATTTCTATTATTCACCAGCAATAACACCAGTTACTTTGTAAACCATGTCGCCTTCTTTATTATCTAAAGTATCGACATTTTCACCATATTTAATGGTACCTGTTTGACCTTTTTTAGCCAAAGCATTTAATTTTTCTTCAGTCAATGTGTTCAATACAGCAAGATTAGCATGTGTATGGTCATTAGCAACCATAGCATCAATGTCATCTTTATTGCTTGTATACATACCATTGATATGGTCTGGATGAACCACATAGTCCATCAATTGAGCTTTGGTAATGAATTCATATGTCTTAGCTTCTGGTGTACCAGTTACTTTAACAATTTCCCAACCTTCATGACGTGCAGACACATCATCATTATCTTGAGCGTCGAGAACCATTACCATTTCACCAACTTTAACGTCGGCAGCTGCTTTCAATGCAGCGAAGTTAGCATAGTCACGAAGACCTACACCTTTAGTACCCATCAACGTATCAGGTACTAAGCCTTTATCATCAAGAACAAGGCCCTTGTTCAACACATTGGCACGTTGGTCAGCTGTTACATGGATATCAGCATTAGCAAAGTGTTCGCGTGTTGCTTCATTATCTTGTAAGCCATCAACTAGCGTTTGAGGATAATATACATGGTATTGATTATCGGACTCGAGTCGACGAATTACAATCTTTTTAATATCATTAGCCATTTACTATGCTCCTTATTTAAAAACATAAATGTGGAATTAGCTATTTGCATTATATAAATGTTAAATAGTCAGTAGGTAAAAGCAAAAAAAAGAGAACCCGAAGGTTCTCTTTTTAATTATTGTAGTAATCGACGCGTTTAACGTCTCTTAATATTTGGGCCACCTTGCGGTGTTTTCCCAACATGCGGTAACCGGCAATGATTACTTTTAAGTCTGAAGGGATCGCCGTAATAGTATATTCCTCCCCTTCAAACTCTTGAGTCAATCTTTTATTAGGGCCATTATAATATACTGAAGTGTATCCTAGAGCCTTCATATAGTCTAATGAAAGTTCCCTTCCTAGCAACTCTGGATGCCAATTACATAGGGACTCTTCATCATCATTAATAAGCTCGTACTTAAATATTTCAAGTAATCTTTTTTCCAATCGGTTACTTGGAACAGCATATAATCTATCAAACCCAATATCTTTGTATGGTTTATTAAATCTCATTTTAATCTCCTTTAGTTAAATCATAATACAGTATCATCAATGAATAACCCTAAAATTAGGGCTGCCACGATGATTGGGATTTCTAAATACGTAAACCACTTAGGTTGTGGTTTACCGAAGCCAAATAAGAATAGGCTGATGGCACCCATTACCATAGCCACTGTAGTGATGATGTCTGTAATAGTAAACATTTTTTAATCTCCTTTATACAATATTATAATTATGAATAGAACCAATGATTATTTTTTAATGACTTGATATACTATTCGATACTAGTTGAAATAAAGGGGGTCATTAAAAAGCTGAAACTATCATAAAATAAGTTTGATGATCAATGTGCTAACTAATGTTACGATTGTTTGTGTCACAATCATCACCATTAGGTCGAACATCAATCGAATCAATTGATATTTCATAACAGTTCCTTTCCCATTGGTTCTATTCATAATTATAATATATATTTAATATCTGTAGAAATACTGATAAATGTGGATATACTCACTATGAGTATATCCACTTAGTTTTATCTTATAGAGCAGGTAATACAATCCAACCTTTATTGGTTGCCACTGCACGTTCTATTGGCGTTAATTTAGTAACACCTGGTGTACCGATTAGATTGATAACTTTGTTAGTTGTGATAGCAGGTAAGCTAGCAAACAAACGACGAATGCAATCTAAATCAAGTTTAGTATTTTCTAAAGAAATAGAGCATGTTAATGTATTAGGTTTGAAAGATACTTCAGAAAGACTGAAGCATTCGTTAAAGGTTTTCAATAATCCTTCATCGGTTGTTACACCGGATACATCAAGTTCAGGAAGACTTTCCAAGGAACGACAACCATTGAACATTTGGCTCATATCAGCAATAGAACCAGTGTTCTTCAATGCTAATACTTTCTTCATAGATTCACAACCAGAGAACATACCTGCTGTAGTAGTAGCAGATTTGAAATCAAGTTCTGGACCATATTTCAATTTCTTGCAGTTATAGAACATAGAATCGAATGTTTTACCTTTAAAGGAATAGAATGGTGGTAATTCACGAATGGCTCCACATTCATAGAACATGCCTGTGAAATCAGTTACATTACGTGTATCATATTGATTTACCACTTCTAAGTTATTGCAACGGTAGAACATACGACGCATTACTTTTGTTTTATTAGTACGAAGTAATGGAGATGTAGTCATGCTTACTTGATCACGGTATTTTTCATAACAGGTATCAGTTGCTTCTTCAACAGAAGGGTCATGCCACCAAGATTGACCAATGGAAGGTTTATACCAGAAATCACCAGATCGCATATCACGACCGATACCCACTGGTTTTTCTACGGCACCCACATAGACTTGGACAATGTTAGCATCTTCACCCACACGTTTTTCTTTATGAGTGAAGTATTCATGGTCAAATACAGTATCAGCGTTTGCTTGTCCCAAGGAATGTAATGCTGTTAAATCACGATGGATATGGGCATTACGAACCATGTCATCAATATCAGCTGGGTTAGATTGTGGATGGTTCTTTACGTTTCTCCAATGCATATCAATTTCGATAGCTTCTTGTTCAGAAACTTTTTCCCATCCTTTAGTAAGATCTTCGAAATGTTGATCTTTCGTACGACGATAAACTGCCCATCCCGTATCAACGGATGGGTCACCAGTAGCATCCAATACCATAACCAATTTACCAGGTTGAGCTTTGGATTCTAATAAGAGGTCAGCAATTGTGTCATACTCTTTATTGATCGCTAAAAGTTCTTTCTTAATGCGATCAGTACCCAAAAAGTTACCTTCTTCAAGAAGCACATAACCATTTGGTCTATTAACATTGTTAATCAAGCGACGTTCTGTCGAATAAATATGAGACAAGAAGTCGGTACAATGTTCTTTGAGCGTAATGTCTGTCGCCATAACTTGTTCGGCAGCGGTTTTAGGATATAAAATCTTATAAGAACCGTCATCCTGACGAATCATCATAGTGAAGACGCGTTCAAGCATATAATTGCTCATTGAAACACTCTCCTTTTCATTTATATGAACTGTAAATTGAGATTGTTAAAATATTACTATAATGTTAGGATATGGGTATCTAAGGTAAAAAAAAGAAACCTCATAAGAGGTTTCTTTTATATCTTAGATATACAATGATTTTGGATAATTCATTGTATTTGATTGAGGGTAATATACGCAATCAAACTTGTCTGCATCACCATTTACAAAGAAGTATTTGACTAATAATAAACTTATCAAAATTCTAATTTTTAAATTATCGGATAACTCACATTCCGTATAATCTTCCATCTTTTTGATTAGTTTGACATTTGCTTTTTCCCCCTCTTTAGTGAACTCGATAGCAACGGTATTTGAAGTTACCGATGTTTCGAATTTGCTGATATCAATATCTTCAATCTCAGCAATCCGTTTTATATTAACAGATGAAATATCTTTGATACTTCTATATTCACTTTCATATGAATGTTTCGCTATTTCTAGCATGTACTCTAACGCTTCATTGGCAGGGTCTGTTAATTTATCGACCACTGCACATAGCAATGTCATAGCCACAGTCGATTCATAGTAATCATTTTTACTGTCAATTTTATTAACAGTAATTGGAAGATTTTCTTGTGATACCAACGCTTTATCAACGTTAATAGCATAGTACATTGCTTTTAATGAATACACTATAGCGATTCTTTTAAATTTGTTCACTTCACCGCTCATAGTGTAAAGTTCACACATTAACAAACTTGGTTGCTTTTGGAAAAATCTGATGTAATTAACCGGAAGATTGGCTTTCTCGATACAGTTTAATACATCTACATAGATATCATTCAAATAATTCTCAAATACGCGTTCCATAATTTAAAATCTCCTTTTTATAAAAATAAGTAAAGGAATAGATACTCTATGTATCTATTCCTTATAATAATATATTTAAGAGTCGTTAAAATACGAAAAAAAAGAACCCCGTAGGGTTCCTTTTTCTTATTCTCTATCTAAAGTGAATAAAGAACGTTCAACACCAAGTGTTTTGGAATCTGGATAGTATACACAACCAAACCCATTAGAGGTATCGGCTTCTAAGAAATACTTAGCATATAGATACCCAATCGCTACACGTATTTTTAAGCCAGTTGTGTATTTTTCACATGGTCTAATCCTATCTGTTATACGAGTAGCAATATCAACAACTACTTTATTTGTGATATCTTTTCTAAATGTAATTGTGCTTGTATTTGAACATACGTTATCATAAATAGCGGCTAAATCAATATCTTCATACTCTAAGATATTTGGAAGATCAGAGCTTCCGATGTTAAGTAACTCTTTATACATAGATGGATAATTTGCCATAGATGATTCAATCATATCTTCCAATAGTTCATAGATTGCATAATCAAAGTTAATTTCATATGCACGATAGACTAATTCCAGTGCTACAATTTCATCTACATTGTCAATATCTATATCGATAGAACATGCAGTAGATGGAATGTCATCTGGACTAAATGTATACTCACCTTCACGTACCACATAGTAATTACTATCCGTAGAGAATATGAAATCTACTTGTTGACAACGATCTTGTTCGATATCCACTAAGTCATAGATATGACAGATAATACGTTCTGGATCTTTCTTGTAAGAAATAGATAATGCCAAAACATTGCGTTTTGGATTAGTTAATTCTTTCATAATACGAAGATACACTTGAGTTAAAGTTTCATTTTTTGATTTAAAGTTCATTTTGAACCTCCTGAAATAGAATAAAAAATATAAAATAGTTTTAGATGTTCTCCTCTTTTCATCTATTACTATAATATATATTTATATCTCAGGATAAAAAAATATGGGATAGGGTCGAATTTCCCTATCCCGTATTCTATGTTAAGATTAATCCTTTTGTGCTCGGATTTTTTCAGAGAATCGTTGTTCCAATTGAGTTAAGAATCCAGTGGATGCCACCAATAAGAAGATATAAATACGATTTCTGATCTTAACATGATAGCTTTCAGTTGTTTCAATTTCAGCTTGAAGTTGTTTAATCAACTCTTCTTTACGAGCTTCTAAGAAAACAACAGCTTCATCCCGAATCATTGCCACTGCTTGTTGTGTGATTTCATCAACCATAGAATCAGCAGTTTCTTGCAATGCTTCTTGGAATGCAGCTTGTATAGTACCCTTGTCAAGAAGTTTGGCAAGGTCTTTAGTGTTAGCCATATGTAAATACCATCCTTTCGAAAAATAATTTGATATTTACATAAATGTTAATGTTCATCCTATAACTTTTTATTTAAAAAACTCTTGACAAGATTCACCGACAATAGTATAATGATTTTATAGTTTTTAATACAGAAAGGAAGTGGATCTATGTTCGAAGAGATCACAAACTTTTTCACTGCTCTTACTGGAGATTTTAGTAAGACAGAAATCATTACTATTGTTGCCATCTTAGCGATCCTTTACTTCTTAGCATTTGTTGCTAAAAAAGTAATTTTCGTTTTGTATAATAGAAGCAAAAATGAAGTCATCGTATCCATTATGGAACGATTCATTTGTAGTTTAGATGAATTTGCTGATAACATGACAAATGCTGATAAACGGGCTGCAGCTATTGATAAATTACAAAGCTTGCTATCCTACAAGGTAATCCGCTTACCTCGTTTCGTACTTGGTTGGATTATTGATATGCAAGTAGCGGAAATTCGTCGTTTACAATCCGAAAGTGAAAAAGATACAGATTTACATAAAGACTAATCGAATACACCAAAGGGGTTGAGGTAGCGTGGCTAAATTTAAACAAGCATTTCTATATTACCGTGCTAGAACGCAAACTGTAATTGGGGTTGCTCTATTAGCAATTATTGCCGCAGTATCAGTATTTCATTTTTTCCTATTTAATACGGAAATGGATAAGTTACGTGAACGGATTGTTCAAAATGACGAAACCTATACGGAGATTAAATGGAAAATGATTGATGCTACCTTACGTGATGCTGATTTCTTGGCGGACATTACCGCCAAGAATACATCTGAGCATATTGTGGCTGATATAGAGAAACAATATCCAGATAAAGAAGTGTTACGTAGCGAATTGGAGCAATCTAAAGAATTAACTCCCCAATTTGCTGAGATTCTAGTGAGTAATATAGAAAATCGTTTCTTATATAATATTGATAATTATGACAACAGTCTCATCGTCATGAACCGAGAACGTATCATTGCTGATATGGATCCATCTACGAGTGACTTGGGACGAGATACGTCTAATAGTGATAGAGATAAAGAATACAATCCGATTCTATACAAAAAAGCTATGGATGCGATCATACGTCAACATGATAGTTCTCGACTCATTTTCTATGAGCCGGTAGCAAATTCTAATCACAATCATGTCATCATCAATGAGATGAAACTCAGTGCATTACGTAATGTGTACATAAATGAGGGATTAGAAGGTCTATCATCGTATGTATTTTTAGCACCATATTATATCACTAATAAAGGCGATATTTTTGGTACACCTGATTATAACAATAAAGGGTTTACTAACAATCATAAATTCATTATCATTCAACGATTTAATATTGCTGATATTATGCAGAGTGTCCATCCTGGACTACTTGACTCAATCGATAAAGAACGAGATGCCATTGATCGCGATATTCAAAATCAAATGGGTTTCAAAGCCATTACATACCTAGCTACATTAGGTATTAATATATTTGCTCTATTCTGCGTGATATTCTTCTTGAGTTCTACTCATCGTAAGAATCGTTGTCCGAGATTGGAGCCATTCTCTGAAAGAGAACAATAATTGAATATGTTATTTAAGATAAGTAGGTGATATAGTGTGGATCATGAGTTAATACTCACTGTGCTCGGATTTGACGTTTTTTATATCATCGAAATTATTGGTTACTTTTTATTTGCGTTGATTGGGTCATGCTTAAAAGAAATCTATCTATTTCGAATTAAGCACACGACGACACACAAAGGTAGGATGATACGTATCATCATTGGTACTATCGTGGCCACCTTCTTGTCGCTTGCTTTTAAAGATTGGTTTCTTCCTGACCGAGGAACATGGAAGATTATGTCTTTCATCAGTTTCCTCTTTGGGGTTCTTGGGTTCGATTTGTTTGGTAAACTCTCTTCTATCGATGGGATCAAAGATCTCGCTAAAGATATTAGAGATGTCAAACATATCATGACTCATGATGATGAAGAGGACTCTCCAAATCATGATAAAGAGAAGCCTGATATCACTGATGAGAAAATAAAGAAATAACCTGATATACCAGACCATAGTAGTAATACTATGGTCTTATTTCGTCAATAAAAAAAAAGAATACCCGAAGGTATTCTTTTTTTATTATTCTGCTACAAGAGCGACCTTTTCACCAATGTCTTTCAACTCTTCATAGCGTTTTAAAGTAGTTACAACTTTGATTTTGTCGTTAACACGACATTCTGTAATACCGTGATATCCCAATGACTCACGCATAACTTTTCCTGAATCATATCGGTCAGATGCAAACTTATTAGAGATACCAATTGGGGTATCACCACGTTGTACAACATATTCTACAACGACCCCTCTATCAGGTCCATAATAGTCTTGATAGAAATCATATGTACCATAACCGATACCAGTTAAAAGCAATACTCCTAAAATTAATCCAAATACTTTGTTCATGATAAACCCTCCCATAAGGTCTTATAAAAATAAAAACAAATAAGTATTGAGATTACCTATCTAAATCTTATTCATATAACATTAAATTAATCTATCCTGAATAAGATTGGAAACAAATCAATGACTATTAATCAAGTAACCATTTGGTTATGATCATCGCCATAGTATTAACGATTACGGAGAATGCAATCTTTAAGACTAGACAAAAGATCAATTTCATTGAAATGTCTTTCATCTTAATTCCTTTCCGGTAGGTAATCTCTATCTATAAAAATAATATATATTTATAAATAAAGATCCTTACGGTAAAAAAAAGAAGATACATCCAAATGGGTGTATCTTCTTCTTCGTTTATCTTGTCAATTTGATAAACTCATTATGGCAGTTTACATCTGTCTTTTCACGTTGGATAAAGCCATTTTCTGTTGCATACCAACTATTAACACTATCCCGTTCAAAGGTATTGAGGATATCAAATAAACGAGTCTTACAGGATTTGTCATTGATAGGACATAGAATCTCTATTCGTTTATCTAAGTTACGAGTGAGCATATCTGCTGAAGAGATATAGACTCTATCTTTACCTTTAGATACGAATCCATAGATGCGACTATGTTCTAGGAAACGACCTACTACTGATTTGATCGTTACGTTAGTATACCGATCTAATGCAGGTAGTGAACAAATACCCCGTACAGTGATATGCCATTGGCATGTTGGATACTTTTCGATTAAATATTCGATGGTACCCACCATCTCTATATCACTAAGAGAGTTAATCTTAATATAAATATGAGATGGGTCATCAGCTGTACTTTCTTTACAACAACGAGTCATTTCATCAACCAATGTTGGACGAAGTGTATATGGGGAATACTTAATACGCTTCAGTTCATCTGGTTTAGAGAATCCAGTAATCATGTTAAACAGAGAGGTTAAGTCATGTCCAATCGCTCTATTAGACGTTAGATAGCTGATATCAGTATAGATATTAGCTGTCTTTTCATTATAGTTACCAGTTCCTACATGGGAATAGGTTACAATACCCTTTTTGGTGGACTTAGTAACGATACACATCTTACAATGTGTTTTAAGACCTTCTAATGAATATACAATGTTACAACCTGCTTGATTCAAGGTATTAATCAAATTGATATTTTGACGTTCATCGAACCGAGCTAATAGTTCTAACATGACGGTTACCTTTTTACCAACCATAGCAGCATTACATAATGCTTGAATGATTGGTGACTTTTCAGAACTTACTCGATAAAGGGTTTGTTTGATACTGATGACATCTGGATCATGTGCCGCTTCTTGGATAAATCCTACTACGGTATCATAGGAATGATATGGATGATGTAGAATCAAATCATCATCATCTAAATAATCAAAGATACTGGTTTCATCCATAAGTTCAGATGGTAACTTCGGTTTAAATGAAGTCCATAATACATCACCATCAATATATACTTTACGGAATGGTTTCGATTTTAGATATTGATGAGCAATGGTTCGTAACCCGACCGTTTTGGTATTAATAGTATATACATGTTTTCGTTCCACTTTTAATAACTTAGTCAATTTCTTCAATAGAGAAGATGATGTGGATAGGTCATCGGTATTCATCTCAACATCGAGATAGATAATATTATTCTCTTCTCGTTTAACCAATACGTTATTTACACGATCGATAATGGAAATATTATCATCATGATCCACCTCAGCATCACACTCTTTAATGACCTTAAATAACATATAATCTTCAATGATTGAATTATTGAAGATCTCATCAAACATCGAGCGAACAATATCTTCTACGAAGTAATAATGTTTACCCATACGAATGATGCGTGGTATTTGATGAGGAATTTGTAAGAAACAATAGGTGGCTTTAACACCTTCTTGATTGGAGGCTAATCGAATGAAGAAGTTCACATCATTATCATTGAATTTAGGAACTTCCTTATTGGAACCCAATGAAATCGGTGTTAAGATAGGGAATATTTCATGTTTGAAATAGCGTCGTATCTTATCAGTAATCTTAAAGCGTTCATCACCATATCGAATAATGGAGTTGCTCATACGTTCAGGAATACCTTTATTTACATAGGTATTGATCTTTTCACGTTGTTCTGTGATACGTGTTAACACCTTACGATATGTAGCATTAAGATCATCATTATCTAATTCTTCCATCGCATGGAATAGTCCAGCAAATCGAACAGAGATAAACTCATCTAAATTAGATGCAGCAATTCCTAAGAATGTCAATCTATCATGGAACGGTATATCAGTTCGATTGTACTGAGCAATGACACGGTCATTGAAATCTAACCAAGATAATTCACGGTCAATGAACTTAGGAGTAGCAACTTCCAATTCGATAGGGACATTAATAGTCAATGGTTCATCACCATCAACAGCCTTAACTAGAGTTGCCGTAGCAACTTCATCGTAGACCTTAGCCATGTTAATAACGTCTTTTACTTTGTTTTTTAGGTTTTGTACAGTTTCCATAATTTTCTCCTTTATACTACATAAAATTAATAATTAAATTATTTACATATATAATGTATATTTGAGTTTTAATTAGTTATTGTGATAACTTTTTTGTACAGTGAGGTATTCAATGAGTATATTAGACAAACTCGCTAAAGCATTCGGATTCAAATCTGACGATGATTTGAAGAAGAAGCAAGAGAAAGAAGAGAGCAAGGGTGCTAGTAAGAAATAATCTGTTGATCAATATCATAAGGATTTGACCTTTGACTGGGAATTGGCTCTTAAACACCGTAAACCAGTCACATCCATCGATGCATTCCATGTAGGTAATGCTGATTATAATGCATTATTACTGGTAGCTAAGAATAATAAATTTAGCTTCGAGGATGAATACTTCCAATATGTAGAAGGGGAATCTGACGAAATCAATGAAGATAATGAACAGTATAAATCTCTTCTCAAACGATTCACTCCTGGTACATCTGGTATTGTTTGTAATACTGGCTGGGGTAACATGTGGGTATTGAATTGGAAAGAAAAGAAATTTTACTATTTCGACCATGAAGATTTTACGTATAAAGAAGCATGGGCTGAGAATGGTAAAACATTTGAACAGTTCATGTCTCGTTGTAAGTATGATCATGATGATTATGTAGAAAGGTTCTGTAAATAATGGGGCTATTCGACATCTTTAAAAAGAAAAAGACTAAGGGTCCCAATAAACCAACCGTTGAAGAATTTACACTTCAATCGGAACGTGAATGGGAACAGGCATTGAAGAACCGTGAACCATTGGATACGATGTCAACATTTTATGTTGGTAAGGCTACCTATAAGTCTGTGCTCATGATCGCTAAAGCAAATAAGTTTGATTTTGATGATGAGTATTTCCAACATATCGATTATGATGACACTATCGATGAAACGGTAGAGCCATATAAATCACTCCTTAAACGATTTAAACCTGCCACATCAGGGATTATATTCGAATTAGGAAATGGTGATTATTACGTTCTAAATTGGAAAGAAAAGAAAATCTACTATTTTGACCATGAAGACGATCACTTTAAAGAAGCTCAGCCAAATAAAGGCTTGACTTTTGATCAATTCATGGGTAAATGTAAAGAAGATTTTGATTGGCATGTAAAGGAATGGTGTTGTTAATATGGGTCTATTAGATAAAATTAAAAAAGTATTCAAAGGTAAAGGTAAGAACGACAAACCTTCTTACAATCCAGAACAAATGAAATGGGCTCAAGTTGCGTATGAACAAGCATTGAAACGTAAAGAACCATTTGTGAATCACGAATCCGCTGGTGCGGGTGAATTGAATGAAAAGATTCTGTTAATGCTTGCTAAAGCCAATAAGTTTGATATTGAAGATGCAGCAGGTGACGATAATGATGATAATGCATCTCCATTGTCTGCTGAAGAACAAAAAGAGTGGGCAGCTATGAAACGTCGTTTCTCTTCCTCTACTACTGGTGAAGTATTAGAATATGAAGAAACTATGACTTGCTTCATTTATAATTGGAAAGAAAAACGCGTCTATGAATTGGAATACTACTTTGGTCCTAGAAAGACGATGCAACAGTTGTCTAAACAAGGTGCCAGTGTAGAATCCTTCATCAAAAGCTGTAAAGAAGCCTATCGCTTCATTTCCACTAAAGATGATAAATAATCAAAAAAAAAATGAGAGTTAGCGATTGCTAACTCTCTTTCTATTATGATTGATAATTATCATAATAGAATTTTTTGTATCGTTCATAATTGACCTTATCTTGGTCAACCAGACCTTTCTTGTATCCTATTCTATAGAATACATATCCGATGATAATAAACATCGGAATGATGATCATAAGAAACAGTACGGTTAAGAATGCAAATAGTGAAGTCATTTATATTCTCCTTTATATAAAATAAGTAATAAGGAATAGATAGTATAACTCTATCTATTCCTTATTATAATATATATTTAAGAGTACCAAATTTACTATCTCAATTTGCAGGTTTTATTAACGTTGTATTATTTGGATCTAATTTATTACATGATCTGAAAGAATGAAATGCTCCGCTTGGGTCAGATAGTATTTGCATTGACCAATCTTGTGGACTACTTCCTTTATGACCTTCTTTTTGCTCATCAAATAACACTGGTCCTTTATTCCGTTTAATATCAGTTAATTCAAAAAATGGGCATAAACTGTAACTAGGTGCATCATTAGGTCGTCTGTCTGTAACGATACATGATTTATCATAGTTGAAACGCAAATCAAATGGGCGCTCGTTATACTTAGCTGATGATAATGCATATATATCGGGACCCATAAAAAAGTACCGTTGTTTATCATCTGTTGAGTAATATTGATATGGTGTTTCTATAAATATATACAAATCTGTCGGCTCGTTATATAGTACCATACTGTATGTATATGATGATGAAAACGGAATATTGTTTTTATACCACCAAACGATATCCGTTTTTTCAGGTTCAAAAACAACACCATTACCAATAATAGTATGGTCTGGTGTAAAGTATGGTATAGCAAAAGTATAATTTCCAACTCGAGTGATGGGGAATTCATAGCCACCATATCTGCGATAATATTGGTATAGTTGATATGGTATCCCTGGAAGATATTTGCCTGTAGTATCTGTACTAATGTTATAGAATCTTACTGCTTGTAGTTTCATAAGTTGTTCCATTTCAGGTATATAAACAGGGCTGGTATTAGATTCACTTGTGATATAATACGTTTTTGTATCAAAATTACCTGTTATACTAGATGGCTTCATATGATCTAATAGATGTATATCAACTACATGTTTTTCATAACTATCCATGTATACCCCCTTATGATTAAAGAAATGATCCTTGGAATCAAAAGACTCCAAGGATCATAGTTAATTAGATTTCAGTAGTACCAGTAGTTTGATACCAGAAGTCGCCAACTTTTAATGTTTCGATAGCAGGTTGTTCAGCTTGTACTACGAATTTAGTTACGTCTTCAGCCATTGCAACTGGAAGACCATCGTAGCAAAGAACACCATCTTGTTCGGACAATTTGTCCAATACAGCTTTGTTAGCGTGAGTATGGCTGTTAGTTACAGCAGCATCGATTGCGGAAACAGTGGATGTAGGTTTGTCTTTCAAGTTATCCCAAGAAACAACTACATCAAGAGATTCTTTTTCCGCGATTTTTTGCCAAGATGCTAAGTCAGTCAAGTCAGTAGCATTTGTCAAACGACGGTAAATAGCCCAACCAGATTCAACAGTAGGATCTTCAGATGCATCAGTAACCATTACCAATTCACCAGCATAGATTTTGTTGATGTCAGCAGCTTTCATTGCAGTGATAGTTGCAAATTCAGTGTTGATAGCCAATACGGATGGGTTAATATTTTTGGAAGGAATGAAACCGTTTTCATCCAATACAGCAAAACCATTAGCTTGACCAGCTTTGGACAAACGTTCACGTTCTTCTGCAGTCAAATGCTTAGAAGTATCAGCGATATGGTCTGCTACAGTTGTAGTGTCATCGATGAATACTTGAGAAGCAATAGTTTTAGGATAGAATGTATCATAACCACCAGTAGCATTCTTTTGCATCATCGTAATAAGATGTTTTGTTTCAGCCATTTATGGGCCTCCTTTTATATCTTAAAACATTTCTATCGAAGGGTATCGATTGTAAAATAATAATTAAATACTTGTTATGAAATTCTCCCATATGCTCTAAAGGAGTTTTTCTAAATGAACGTTGGTGTAATTCCAACTATATAAGATAGCTTCTTGATTATCCCCGTAGAAATAATGAAGCTCTTTAGGTTTAGCATCTTTGACCACAATCTTTCCAGTTACCTTTAATGTGACAGGTTCAGTCACCCATACTTCATGAGTATGGATAACATCAGGAACCTGTTTCTTAGTAGGTATCTTAATAGATGTCGGTTTTTTAACCGGTTCATGAACATAAAAGATCTTACCTTTAATATTTTGAGATAATGCAATCAAACACCCATCAATAGATGTTGAAAAACATACTCGTTTTGTAGTATTATCTTCATACCCATGTGTAGTTAAAAAGTTTTGTGGAACTCTCGGTTCGAGAGTTATACCATCCATTCGATGTTCAGATACAAAATATAATCTACTCATATTATTGTGCCGGAACTATGATATCAATATCTTCAAAGCGTTGTGTACCAGCAGGTGGTTCTTCATCATAGTCTAAGACGATAATTTTTTGACATGCACCCACTGTAGCATCAGCAATTCTGTTATTTAACATATCTATTTGTATTTGTGGTAATCTTGCTTTATCGCAACGAACAATCATAGTTTTTAATTTTTGACAATTATTGATCATATCAACTAGATTAAAACCTAAATCTCCATAAGTTGCATTCGATCTAACATAATACATGAGTTCTAAGTCTCTGAATCTAGGCAATTGTAATTCGATATATTTCAATTCTGGGCAATTATTAGCCAAAGAACCATTGTACATAATGGATTGACATTTTATACGAGCCTTTTTAAGATTCTTCATTCTATCAAATGAAAAAACAGGGCATGTATAATTTGATAATGTTAAAGTCTTATGTGGATCGCCATCGTTAATAAATGTAACATCAACAGAATCTAACCCGCAATCATTAAACATATACAAGAAATTGAACAGATTTTCATTTCGTTCACCAAACAAAGTATGGAATGTTTGTTTCAATTCACCTCTAAGATTAGGAGTGTCATTTAAGAAATAATATAAATTCTGACAGCGACTAATATCCATTTTAGGTAATTTTTTCATATTTTTACATCCAATGAACATGGACGAGCCATTTTTTATTTTACCAAATGTTACATTATCGAAAGCAGTTGTATCACAATTAGCAAACATAGCATCAGCGTTTTCGAGATTACCAAATTGTGTATTACTCATAACCATATTTCTACAAGTATTAAACATGCTGCTAGCTGAAGTAACCGAACTAAAATCAATACCTTTAACTTCCTTAAGCGATCTGCATCCTTTAAACATTGAAGTTGCATCTACCAACTCATCAAAGTTTTTAGATGGGAGTGAAGTGATTGATTCACATCCAGAAAACATAGATCTAGCAATAGTTACTTTTCTAGTATCTAATTTAGGAACCTCAGTTAAGTTACTCGATAATGCAAACATATAGGATGTATCAGTAAGGTCCTTAGTGTCCAATATAGCATCGATAGATCTCATAGTTCTATATGTTGATGGATATACATCAACCATGCGGTAATAATCTCTAGTTAATTTCTTAACTTCTTTGCCTGGTGTAGATGGATCTTCGGTATTATCATTGTCATCAGTATCACCAGTATTAGGATCGATATGAGGGAACTCATAATCATCATCCCAACCACCTGGATCAACTGTACCAGCACCATCAACCAATTCAGTAACTTTACCCCAGATGACATTCTTAGTCATAGTAGGACGTTCTTTACTAATAATGAAGTTACTATATACAAGAATACCATCACGGTTGATATCAATACCTTCGAAATCAGCCATAGATTCTTTCTTAATGGATAGCCAAACACGATTCAAACGAGATTTAGGTACATGCCAACTCAATTGAATGAAGTCTTGATATAGGCGAATGGTTTCACTAATGATGTCCCATTCTTCCCATTTACGTAAGTCTAATGGACCTGTAATATTATCTTCCAATGCCGTTAAGATAACCAATTCACCCGTATCTGTTAGATATGGGATTTTATCACCTAAATGATAGACTTTAGATGGGTCATATTGATTAAGAATATAACGACCATCACCCATCAATGCGGAGTTGATTAATTGGTCTTTACCTAAACGAGTACTGAACTGCTTAGCTAAGTCCATTACTAATGTATATTTTACCATTTACTGTCACCCCCAACAACACCAATTAAGATATCATGTACAGCTACAGTATGCGTTTCTTTATTGAAACTTTCTGGTAAGATAACCTTAAATTTATGAACACGGAGATAATATTTATCATCCGCAGTCTTTTCAGGATAATCTGTATAATCAATCTTATAAGCCAATAAGTTAATTTGGTCGATTGGCTCATTAATCAAGAATGTTTTAGAGTATGTGCCACGAACAATATCGAATTCAATTTCGACTTTAATATCAGATGCTGTGACAATAGCAGCCGATGTAGCACGTTCGAAATATTCAATACCCACATTAAAACGAATCGAAGAGATAGGGTCTTTTCCATGTGGAATGACAATTCCATTCGTCATCATATTATCAGAATCGATAACAGTACGCACTAGATTTTCATCGAGTGTCATTTTATATATTTTACCTAATGTATTATCGGATACCATACGTTCAGCAAATGCTTCAATATGGGCTTTTGTACGACCGATGTATTCACTAGAAATCATATACCCATCAGAGCCCATGATAGCAAATGTACCTGTTTCCTTTTGAGACATTAACTCTTCAGGAAAGGCATGGTCTTTGTTACCAATACTCAATGGAGAAAAGCCAAGACCATATAGGTTTTTACCCATTTTTCTTGGTTTATTTGTATTTTCTCTAGGCAAGGTTATACCCTCCTTTATACTAAATTGATATACTTGGGTCTATATAATAACTTGTTCCAAGTGGTTAGAATAAGAAGATTAGGAATTCCTAATCTTCTTATCGTATTATTTTAATTGGAATACAAATAGTAAGTGTCTATGTTTTCCATTCTTAGTAAGGTCTCTATATACAAAATCAAGAATACTATTACCACTAGCATTTTTATCCCCAGTCAATTGAGATGCTAAGTAACCACTTAATCGTTCACCTGTCGCTAAATCATATATGATATATTCCATATCTTGTTTACAGGTTTTAGATACAGCTAGTCGAGTATTGCTTAAAAATGGATGTTCATATGTGGATGAACCGGCGGCTGTAAATACAGGTCCAACACTTCCTATGTCGTTATACACGTTTCGTTCTACACGATTGTAATTCCAATACGTTTCAATCAATGAATAATCTGTATTGAGTGTACCATCTGGATTTAAGATTAAGTTATATTGACTATTAATCGCTGATGGTGTATCAATAAATCTATCAGCTGTTACTTTAATAGTAATTGGTCGTTCCAAATCGATATTTGGTGGAATGATATTACTCTTAATATATGTAACACGGCTCTCCTTATTCATTTTAATTTGAGAGATGTCATCCGTATTAGGACGAACCATACCTATGATACCTTGGTTATTCTTGATTCGATTAGTATAGATGTAATGTAAGAATTCTGGAGTTAATCCGTATACCCCAAGAGGGACAGATTTTATTGGTGTAGTCATGTCATCATTATAGTAGATCGTATACTTGAATCTATGCTCTACATGATTTTCATATAACTCAGCTAATGAAATGGATGGTCTATATAATACAAATCGATCGGTTGCTGGATCATATCGTTTAATAGTCATACTACCATTATAGACGACATTATCACCACCAACTTTATCAGTCCTACCCATATTTTCACCAAAGTAACCCATACGATATTTATCGAATGTTGGTAACTTAGCGTCAATATCAGACGTATCAATCGTTACGTTTAATGTACTATTAGATAAATCTTTTTCACGGAATACAACGAGTAAATCTGTATTCATAGTTAATTCATCAACATTTGTTTCATATTCAGTCGTTGGTGTATTAACCCGTGTATGCCAAGCCTTGATTTGATCACGCATACTGATATTTAACGTGAAGTTATCTGGTCCTGATAAATTAACCCCATTGGTATTCGTGAATGGGATTCGTTTACCGCTATATAAATCATATACATCACATCGATAACTAATCAACGGGTTTTTACGTTTATATGTGATAGCCCCCGTTGATGTTTTGGACAAATGATGTCCATCTAACGTAATGGTAACATATTGGCCACCCTCATCAACTTTCTCATTGTTGATAAATAAATCAAAGTAGTTAACCGCTTGGATAATCTTCCCATCTTTGTCAACGAATATCGCATACACAACTGGCATGGTATCCATTGGTGGGTAGAAATAATAACTAAACTGAGTATTCGGTTCCACGGTAACGATTTGATCATCTGTGACTACAGGTAATTTCTCTTTAGGAATGACTGTAGTATAACTAGTATGATATTTTGGGAATGTATCTCCAGCAATAGAGAATTTACCATCAGTGTACTGCAATACATATTGTAGATCTGATGGTCTTGGAATCATCGTTTCACCCATAAATTGAATCAATATGTCTGATTTGTTTTTATTATAAAAGGTAAAATTATAACCAGTCACCATCTTACCAAATTTCTTTTTATAGCGTCTAATAGCTCTAGGTAACATACCTGGAAATTTTGCTGTCGTTCTACTGTTACTCATGCCAAGATATTGTCGATATACTGTGTAATCGGTAGTATCTTGTATGCCGTCAGTTAATGATACCATATTTTCTTTACTAAGTTTATTTGGTTCATAGACTACATCCATTCCAGATAAGTCGACATGATATGTACGATATGGTAGACGTTTCATAAATCTACCACGTATATTTTTATCAGTAAATAGGGTACCAATTGGAGATAGAGTATCATAAATATGTTTGAATTTCATAGGATCCAATAATGTTAATATTGTATCTGGAACATAAGGAGCTAACGATTCTCCAAATTTAGCAAAATGAATAACGGGTGCATCATTAATCGTTGGGTCATTACATTGTGATTTGATATAAGAAATCGCAGATTCCCCATTATCAAAATGATCACCTGTTGGATATGAAGCTTCTAGTATCTGCTTCATCTCTGTATTATCAAACTCAATAACCTCATCAGTAAGAGTATGAATTTTCATGTGTTAATCACCTCATTTATGAATGTGCTATACAAGTCTATCAATACTAGTTTGTCAAAAAAAAGAGTATATATGCCTTACACATATATACTCTTTCTCTTAGTGTCTATGAATATGACGTAGACACATTACACAAAATACAATTGAACAGAGTGATAGAGTTATGCTAAATGAGCAAATTGATATATGTAGTGCATCCATAATCCATCACACTCCTTTACTAGACTAATAGACCGTTTAATGCATGTACTTCAATATGATCATTGTTACGAATAATATCTCGTATCAAACGATATGTTATTACATAGTCCACTCGTTTTTCAACTAGGTGAAGAGTACTACAATCAATTCGTATATTTTCCAATTCTCTAATAAAAATATCTAATAGTCTATATATTCTTGAGTCTGGAGTGATAGCTCTGTAATAATTAGGTGCTTGGATCACTATGGTACATCGATCCATGATTCGATCAGAGTCGATGATGGATACACTAAAATCGTTATATAGTATATCATACTGAATCCAATCAAATTCCATATTTTCTATAATTTCAGATTCTTTAGCTATCCCTAATGAACGTATAATCTGGTCTAGTCGAATAGCTGTGTTACATAAGTAGGTTGTTCGCATATATTCATAGTATCTCCTTATTAAAAAAAGAGGATAGCATAGTGCTATCCTCTTATGACTGTTATCGAGTCATTCGTATACGATCTGTTCGCGGATGTTCATACATCGCCAAGAATATGTTTTGTACTAGAGTCTTTATACGATCGATAACTGCGATATCTGGATCATTATTGATTCGAACTTTATCCAACTGAATACTTCGAGTATATTCAATGATAGCATTGTCAAATCGAGATCCGTCCATATCATCACCAATATCAATATATGTATGTGCTTCGATAAGGTGATGATCTCTAACATCATGGAAATATAATCGTATCCCTTCGATGCTAGCATGTTTTACAATAGTAATATCCCAACTAGATGTTCCTACATGGGCTTCTATAGGCACTAACCACTCACATTGTACGGAATTGTCATCCTTTTGGTTGCACGAATACATTAATCGTACATGGGCACGTTCATCAATTTCAAGATAATTGATTAGATCTCGAAGATCAACTGCTATTTGACCTATACTCAATGTTTATTCACCTTCATTCAGAATCACTTCATCATAATCTGTGATGATAAAATCAGATACCTTATATTCATCTAAACTAACCATGTTGAGTCTACGTGTAATCATTCGTTGAATAAAGCCAACGACAGCATTCATATGACTTTCTTTTGTAGTTGTCATACGTACACAGAATGTAACAGAACCATTCAAATCAGGAATTAACTCAGTTTGTAACTGAGAGTGTACTAAGGACATTGGATCGTCTTTATCTACTAATACTTGCTGTAGATCCCCATGACCAATCATGTTATACACTTCTTTTACTACACCAATACTAGTGTCATCTGATTTGTCGATTTTGAACATTACTACTTCTTGTACTTGTTTCATGATATTTGCTCCCTTAACAAATAAAAATTATATCATACCTAATTGTAAACTCAATTATTATAGGTTATATAGGTATACCATCTATACCCACACATATAGTTAGTCAGCTTCTACAATGAACATGATCATACCCACTACTTTACCATCAGCAACTACATCATAGAATCTAGGTTCTACTTTAGTAGGAATGATAGCATTTGGATTAGCATGTAATAGTTTCACTTTATATGTATTACTACTATCGGTAAGCAATAATTCATATGGTGTCGTGAAATGTTTATTGGTTTCTTTTGACGGATATAAGACAACACCCAAGTCTTTATCTTCCATATCAATCAATGTACAAACGAAAGTATCATTTGTAAATATAACTGGTTCAAAGATACATTTAGCGGAAATCACAGCTCCCTCAGTTGTATCAGTTAAAAACTGTGTTACACCAGGAAGATGAATGATTCGATCAATATCACTATCGAATGTCGTAAATGTATATCCTTTATCGGCAGTGACTAGATGCAAGGAACCTTGTTCCGTATCCAATTCAGATACATTCATATCTTTAGTTGGAATATTGAAAGGTACCACCCGATTTTTAAATGGTACATTTTCAATATATACGGAATGTGTCGAATCGACTTTAGCTTGAGCAATGATATGATAGGCTCTAAGAACAGCGTATTCATATTCTTTTCTAAGGGCTCTTGCTAAATCGAATAGAATTGGTTCGATTCCTAATTTGAAGGTTTTAGTCAACACGTAATCGCGACTAGCCAATGTAAATAGTTTAGAACGACTTACTTTGAATTCTCCTACAGGAATTGTTGGAGGTAATTCAGATGGTAGCCCTAATTGAAATCGAGCGAAATCTCTATATAGTCGAGAAAATGTAATTGGGTTTGTTTTTCTAGGCATATAGTGATTCTCCTTTCTTGATTATAATAAGTTACACTAATGTCCGATGGATCTTGGATTGATGAAAAAATATACGTAGATAACGGATTGGTTATCTACGTATATGGGTTGATATACTTTATTTTTATTTGGAGGACGTATATCATAAACATGAGCCAAAAATGATAGCTCCGTCATCATGGAAAACATGACATAATGGCAAGAAATGTTATTCCCTAATGATTTGTTATAAAATCCTCCTACTCCTTTCTATACTTCCCAAAATCTATCAGTATCATAATATATGTTTTAATACGACGTAAGAAAATCCGATACAGGACATCACCTGTATCGGATTTATAGTATTACCAACGAGTCATCATATATATTGTTTGCACAGCTTCATTAGACGTTTTTCTAGTATTGTTACCATTGACTGATAAAATATTAGAGATAGCTTTCATTTTCTCTTCTGCTTCTAAATTAGCTTCTTGTGAAAATACTGATTTAACGGTAACTTGGTCCCCGTCATAGTCCCCATCTAATGCTTGTAAATACACATTAGACATTTGAAGAACTTCTACGAAGTTAATAGCCACTTTAGATTTATCCATATCTAGGTCAACCAGTGGATAATACTTATATTCTTTACCATTCACTATTAGGTGTGTAGTAGTAATCGTAGAAGCCACGTGAACTCGATTAGGGAAAATACTTAAGTGCCCTATAATAGGATATCGTGTGATATAGACATGCTTATCTTTTAAAATATCCTCAGCAGCCACATAGAATAAATCAGTATACGTCATAACACGTTCATGACTTTCCAGTGTTTTTGGATCCGTAATCTGAATCATCGCTGGCATAGAGGAGCCATCTTCAAATTCAATCATGATAGGATCAAACCGACTCGTATAGTTAAAGATAAACGTAGTCATCAGTTTATTGATTTTTTCATCATTGAATTGTGTCGTTGGTTCCTTGGCTTTAATATATCTAAGTTTACCTTTACTATCTCGAACAGCTTTCTTTAAGCCCAATGCGTCCACATGATTCACTAGGAAGTTTTGTACCCATCCTACAAAGAATGGGGCAAATGTAGAAATACAATGAGAGAGTGGTAAGGCACAATGGTAGAAATCAACAGGCATCTCAGAGGCTTTATTGGTTGTATATTGAGGTGCCGAGATTACTAACCGAGAACAATAGTCATCAGATTTACCTAATACAGCTTGTCGAATTAACCCACGTTTCTTTTCGATACGAGCTTTAAAGTAATCGTACACTACCACGATTTGTCTTTGAATCTCTAATCGAGTTCCATGTAAGGTAATGGCAAAGTTACCTTGTGTTAACATAGAGGCTAATCGAATCAGCTTTTGGTATGGACCATTGATCTCATGCACAGATGGTTTCTTAGAATCTGTATTTTGTAAATTAATATCTCTATAAAATGCTGGGCAAACAATCTGTTTGCTCATAAACACCTCATCGCGAGTGAAGTGTTTGAATAAAGCGATTTTCTCGCTACGAATCTTCGAATCATTTTCTTTGAATTTGATTCGATTCCAATTCTTATATAAGAATTCGATACCCGTATCACCGTTTTCAGGATCTTCTACTAAATACCCATCTTTGTCGATAGAATAATAGAGCATACCCGAAATTAATTGATCGAGTTTAGTAAAAATACGTTTAAGAGTCTTGTAGGCAAGTGGTTGTAGAAAGTGTCCGTTCAAATCAATATAGGCGAACGTAACTTTACGCTTGCTAGGACTCGTCCCAAAAATTTCAGTAGATAACAACCCATCGGGAGAAGGAACATACCCACGTTCCAATAGAATTGGATTGGTGATTTGTTGAAGGTTGTTAACTTGGACAAACTTATCTACGTTCATTAATACGATTTTCAAAGGATCACCTCTAAATATCTTTAATACTTACAATAATTGTCCCTTCTTCATCCTCATGAACAGTGGAATCGAAGTGTTTATATAAATAACAAGTTTGGAAATTCTCTTCAATTTCTTGACGAATATCCATATCTACATCAACGTTTAATGTGATGTATACATCCAATCGACGACGCGTTGGGATACAGTATACATCGTCCACATATTCAATGATATCATTGTTTTCGATAATATTATAAAAGTACACAAACTTTTGATAGTGGTTTTCTAACAGTTCCTCAAAAATAGAACAATCAGCAATCGTATGAACAGTCAATCGATTGAATACCACAATTCGGTCTTTCACCATAATTATACTTAGACCTCCGTATGTGATTGGTTTGTTTTTTAATAGTTTACCGTCCAAAGTGATGAATCATATACGGATAGAATAATTAACGGGTCTTCATTTCTCGTTCCCGTTTACGATCGAGTTCTTTTTGGCGTTTTTCATCTTCTTTTTGTTCTCTAAGTTTCCGATCAACGCGTATATCTCGACGAAGACGGAGCTCTTTTAATGACATGGATTCAAGTGCAGTGATATCGCCATATTCACCTTTAAAGAGCTCAGCCGTTTCATCAATCAATTCATAGAACCGTTTTATCCGATCTGAGTATTCAATCTCTGTTGGACTCTCAGAAAAACAATGCGGTCTAAGTCCATATTGTATTCACCATAATCGTGTTTACATGTAGGACATACGACATGAGAGAAGCCAAAGCTAATGCTATAGCGTCCATTCAAACGATCGAGGTAGCTAAGTATTAATCGGTTTTGGTATTCGTTCATGCTATTAAGCGTTTGAACGATTTTATTTAAGTCAGTGATTTCATAGTATTCGTATTCATCACTATCTTCAGAGTCATAGTCTGGTACATAAATAGCTTGTACGCTGTGAGCTATAACGATAGATGCTTGGTTTTCTTCTGTTAATAAAGATGGATCGAGTTTATTATACAACCGTTCAATCGTATCTTTAGCAGTCAAGAAGCCAAAGTCGATAATAATACCCGAGTCATCATCAAATGCCAACCGATAGGTTTGGTGAATTGGTGCTTTTGCATGTACTTCTTTCGCCTTATCGAGAATCGCAGCACTATTGATGATTTCGGACATGATTTGACTTTGTTCTTCAGTCACTAAATCTGTACGAATCAATTGTTTGTTTTTATACTTGATTTCAAAATCAGCCACTTTATTCTTTACACAAGAATCTGTTTTACATGTGAATGTAATAGCATCTTCTTCTGGGTAGGAAGAGCATAGTAACCCATAAATGAAGTTATTGTAGTCACTAAATGCTGTATTAGCCAAGAAGTCATCAAATGTTTCAAAGTCACCAATGGATACTTGTTTCAATTTATCATAAATCAAGGACCATTTTTCTAATACAGAGTTAGCTGTATCTGTACCAGGGGCTTGTGTCAATTTGATAGCTTCAATCGCAGAGATGTTACCCATACGGCATGTATAACCGGAAGCCAATGCAATCACTGGAGATAGAGATTTATCAAAGGATTTCTTAATCACTTTGAAATCATCTTCTGCACTTAATTTCTTTTTGATTTTCAATGTTTGAAGTTTCTTTTCAGATACTTCTACCAATTTAATACGTTTCGCTTTTTCGATACGTTTTTGTTCTTCTTCAGTAAAGATGATGTCACCCATACCAGATTTGTCAATGATAATGGTAACTTCTTCAGGAGTTGCCATTTTATCACTAGCGACAGCAGGGATTTCTTTACCACCTTTAGTAATTTCCATGAATTTTTCATGTTCAGCTTTAATCTGCTCATCTAATTCAGTTAATGTATTTTGAACACCCTCAACACGGTCTTTGTTAGCCATAGGACCAATTTTATAAGCCGTATCTTCTTTAGGTTTTGGTGTATCAATAATCATACCAGGACCTTCATAGTCATCGGTTGTCGCATCTACTGCTGTGTCAAAATCATCATCACTAATGATCAATCCGTCAGTATCAATAGATGTGCCTTCATGCATAGGAGCATTCATAACACTTGCTGGAATCTCAGGGTCAGTCAATGGAGTTGCCTGATTCTTTAATTCATCAAAGTTTAGAGTGTTTTCTTCGCTCATGATTTCCTCCAAAGAAAAAAATAATTACATCCCTCGTGGGACATTAATCAACTTAGGTTTTTCAACCTTGAGTCGTGTGTTAATAATTTCTCCACCGTCTTGTAGCATAGCAATGGATATTTTCTTTAAATCTCCAGCAACGGAGATATCAATAAATAATACATAACCAGAGGCAATACGAACAGTGGAAATACTAATATCCTGTATTGGAACATGCTCTATATACGTATCACACTGTTGTTGGATTGTGTTCTTCAAATCACCTGCTGATAATACATCTAAATCAGCAAATCGATAGGAAGAAATATCAATCCCCATATCAGGAATTGTAGGATATGTTCCTTTACGCATAAACAAAAGTCGCTGAATCAATCGTGCATATGCATCAGCACCCCTCAGGACTTTTTGGTTATGGAAATCATCCAATGAGAAATCTAATTCAGCAATTTCTGTTGCCATATTTCCACCACCTTTACAATAATGTATCTAGGGATACGTTTTTAAGATAGTTAGCGTTTTTCGCATGTAATGTATACAAAGCCATCATGACTATTATGGATAATCGAAGTAATAATATATCCATGTTCTATAATCATATTGAGTTCCTTTGTATTAGCACTCGGTAGATTGATAGTGATACTAGTTCCAGATGGGACATCTTGGTTCAATTGTACTTGAGCATATTCATGCATTCGTATACCTGTCTTATATCCATCATATATACTATATGGTAACACAATACAACCTAGAAACACTATCAGGAACAGCATAAATTGTATACCATCTTCAAGATGTGATATATCGTTATATAGCTTTTTAATAGTCATATAAACCTCCAAAAAAATATAAGAGGGGACTGAACCCCTCTTATATTATCTAAACCCAACACGTTTATCATCAATCGATAATGAAACATCTGTTGGATAATCCTCTTTGGTAATTGTTTTAATACGATCATCAGATACATTCTCTATATTCATAATATTAGAAGAATGGACAACGATGGATCGTTGGAATACATCTCGTACATACCGACCATTACCGAATTCTTTCTTATGCATATCTTTTCTCACATGCTGTTTAAATTCATCGATGAATGCATCATCTAAGATAAACTTATATTCATCAGCTTGTAATGATAGAATATCCAGTAATTCATCTTCAGTATAATCTTTAAACTGGAGATTATAACTAATACGGGACCGTAACCCTGGATTCATATCGATTAATCGATCCATTGGTTTACCATATCCTGCAAAGATAACGATAGTATCTTCTCGATAATCTTCTAGTAGTTGTACGATGGTATTAATAGCCTCTCTACCATAGTCAGATTCATGCGTAGAGATAAGTGAATAGGCTTCATCAATGAAGATGACGCCACCTCTACCACGTTCAAAACATTTCACTACCTTATCAGCCGTATGTCCTACGTACTGTCCAACTAAATCCGCTCGACCAAGTTCAGTATACTTATTATTTTTAATTAACCCTTCTTTAGCGAATATAGAAGCACATAGGCGTCCCACTGTTGTTTTAGCAGTACCTGGATTACCATAGAATACCATATGGAAATATTTATCAAGTGGTTTAATACCCAACTCTTTATATTTCTTATTGGCTCGTACCACTGATACGATATCCTTGAGAGTCTTTTTAACATCTGTAAGCCCGATTAATACATCTAGTTTATCCATCGCATTAGTTTCTACGATCTCTGGTTTACGAGGAATCACTGATTCGTATCCAGTTGACTCAGAGGTATTTGATTTAAAAATCTTACCTAATATATGTTTAAATGACGTTCCTTTAGAATCGTCTTCAGATGATGTTGATATAGGTAAATCATCAAATCCCATAGTGCCAGACGAATCACGTAAAAATTGATATAGTTTTGTATTATCAGCATACTGATTCATCATCAATCGAATATCATTATGATGACACGTTTCTTTTAACTTCAAATCAGTCACGATAGTTTCATGATTTGGTGTATCAATTAAAATCGGCTCATAGTAATCCATATCAAATAACTTAGCTTTCTCAGTATAGGTATCAATGATATATTGATTGGCCCGATCAATAGGAATATCTTCCCCTATAGTTGTGAAGACTCTACCCTTGCTTTGCATACTAAAACGATTTGGTAAAAATCGAATGATACTTTCATCAAGAGCTGCGGTATCCTTAAATATGGTATTTGGTATATTCGTTGGTACATTGATCCAATTAATACAAATACAACACCGTTGCGATAGCTTAGATAAGAATTGGGTCATTAGACGAACACCAGTTTCTAGTTCATCCATGATGATATAGAGATTCCCATAGTTAAGCAATCGTACAAGCTCATCAACATCCATGCTTTTAATATTAAACATCTCCGAATGGATCACCGCATAGTTTTCAGTAGTGATTAATCCTCTACGAGCTAATTTGGTTAAATGATATCGAAATAAGCGTTCACCGTCAATAGAGCTAATACTTCTCATTTCGATATTAAATGGGCATGCAGTGAGTGTTGGGTACTTATATTGAAACCCTTCCTCTTCATCTATGGTATCAATCACATCATGTATACGATGTAATAATAGATCAAAATACGGATGTTTAGTTTCATCTAAACAATTCAATGATTTGAGTCTATAGTAACCATTGTCAGTACCCAATGTGCAGTGGTATTCTAAATTCTTATTCAATTTAGTGATATCACTTACGTCATCTTCTGTAATCGTGCCATTAGCTAGTTCTTGCTTAATTCCATTAGTGTATCGGGTGATTTCTTGTCGTGTTAGCATTACATAGCTATTATAATTAATCGCTGTCACTTTACATGATTCATCGGTTATGTTAAATAATAAATCATAGTCGGTAATACCTTTAACACCCTCATAGATGGCACCCCATACAGTATCACGTATTCTACCAGGTAAGTCATCTACAGATGTACAATTGGTAACAATAACAGGGACTAGGAATCTCCTAGTATAGATACCTTCAATTTCAGTATCATTCATTGATGTTGGTATCTGAATTGGGTAACTAGGTAAGATGACTCCATTAATATCATCTCCATTGCTATTGACAATTTCTAAATATTGAATAAGTCCTGCCGCATATGGATTAGCTTCAAATGCTGGAACTGTACTTAGATCTTCTGTTTCCTTGGTATTCTCATTCTTACGAATACCCATAGTTAATTCTACAGCGAATGTTAACATTATTTTCCTCCTTAATTACATATAGTGTATAAGTATACGATAGTATAATATATACTTTCATTCTAAATAAAAGAAATGATACGTATATTATTTCTTACTAATTGATACGTTTATATACAACTAAGGAACGATCTCGCGGTAAATTAGATATTCCTACCACTTCATAACCATATGACATAGCATAGTCGATATCTTCTTTAGTTAAATGCTTATATTCTAATATAAGTTGAGAACCAATGGGTATCTCTTGTGTTTGTAGTTGTCTTGTGATATATATTCGATCTTTTTGTGCTGTTATATCCGTATAATAAGCGACACAACCAACAATAAAAGGTGCTATAATCATCAGTACGCATAGTATTCGAAACCCGTCCCAATTAGCAGGGTCCCACTTATTATATTTATAATTTTTTCCATATCGTGATATAACATCCATGATATATTTCCTCCTTATATAATAACTATTAAGTAGTCTAAACTATAATGAGAACTAACTAATAACTAGACTGTAACATGGACTGTCCATGTTACAGTCATATTAATTTAGAAAGGTGAATGAACTATGTATAATAATAGTAATGAAATCCTAATAGAATCTGCTGAAATTGACTTGTTGGTGACTGAAGGAATGGCTGACAAAGCGAAGAACGCTGTCGATAAAGTTATTACCAGTATTCGTGAGTTAATCAATAAAATTATCAACTTTATCAAAGGTAAATTAACCAAACAAGCAAAACAAACCGAAGAAGTTATTAAAGTGGTTGAAAAGAAGGTCGAAGCTAAAGAAATCGAACCAGAACCACCTAAACCTATCAAAACATTAGATCTCAAAAAAGCTCAAATTATACTAGGTAATATTGATCTATTATTAGAAACAGTATTTAAAGCATCCTCAGTAATAACATCTGATGTCAACAAAGAAATAGAAATGGTTACTGAAGATCTTGATAACTTAAAGAAAGTTAATGAAAAGTTTACAGGTAAACTTATCGTCGAGTATACAGGCGATATTATGAATCTAGTACATGGAATGAAGAAACTTAAATACGATGCTGAATATAATCTTAAAATGATTACTAAAGTAGAAGGGAGTATTACTAGAAAACTAAACCATTTAGAATCCACACCTTCTGAAAAAACACCTGAGATGTTTAAACTGGTTGGCCTATTACAATCATCTGTATCATTTGCAACTAGATTGAATAGCATTATATTATCTAATATAGGCACTACATTCTTACAAATTAACAAATAAAAGAAATAGAGAATACCGTAAGGTATTCTCTATTATTTGTGTTTTATACAGTAAATGTAACTTTGGTATGAACGTCTTGTCCCCCACCATTTTTACGACTATATAGATGGAATAGAATTTCTGTATATTCACTTACAGAGGTAACGGTAGCTTTATATAATCTACCAGATTGTGTTGATTCTTCCATAGTGCTTTCAAATTCAACAACATCACCATTAGCTTTTTTACCAAATACAGATAACTTAGCTCTTGCTTCATCACCATTCGTATAGTGATTATAACATTCGATAGATAATGTATCCCCTTGAAGAGTCGGGTTATCTAATTTAATACGTTCCATGTAGTTAGCATAGATTTCTGCAGCACCACTATGTTCAATAGTTGTTACACCACTCTTAGCTTCACCATCAACAGATGTACCACTAATTGTACAAACATCTTGTACAATATATTTTAAACGTGGGCTATTAACAATAGATTTAGGATAATCTGGACAGCGATCCGCTACAATATCTGGGTTATCAATCCAATTACGAATATCAGTTAATACATCTTCATAGCTATCAAATTCTTGCCATGTAGATGGGACAAATGGTATTAAATCACTATAATAATCACTATAAATAGGATTACCCTTGGAGAATAACTTAGATTTATTTGCATCTAAATATTTAAGGGCCGTCTTAACAGACTCAGATCCTTCTGGGAAAGTTAAGTTATTATTACTGAAAAAAGATACTGTATCGAATTGGACTCTGTCAGCTGTATCATCCATAGCTAAGTTCATGAAACCAGAATAAGATTCTCCGTCATTTAGCAATTCTTTCGGTATAGTAGGAGAACATTCTTCAACATGTGTAATGTAAAGACTTCCGCCATTTGGTTGAGTAATTACTTCAGTTTTTGCACCAGGTGTATTTTGACCAACTGGTATATGATGGACAACTGGGGCATATTCAATTCTATCACCTACGATACGACAATATAAACGAACTAAGCCTTTTAATGGATTATCTAAGATGTCATAATCCATCGTATCACATGGTAATGGGATTCTATAGTATTTAGCTGTTTTAGCAGCTCCCGTTGTATCACTCACGTAGAGTTGTATTTTTTTTTGTATAGCCATTTTATTATTTCCTTTCTTGGAATTAATACTATATTAATTATATCAATGTCTTTAATATAGGTAGCGACAAAATAAAGAGAATACCATCAGGTATTCTCTTTATTTTATTAGTTACTAGAAGTTTCTGTTGTATGAGATGCTTCTGTTGTTTCAGTGGAGGATGGTGTTACAGGAATCGTGGTAGCTTCTTCATGAGTTACGGCACTTTCTTCTGTATGTTCAGGTCCACCAATACTATTCACTGCTAATACAGTACCATCTTTAGATTCAGTTACTTCTTCAGCAAGAATATCAACTTCTACACCATATTTCTTAGGATCGACTTCACCTACTGGGGAAATATCGATGATTTTGAAATCATGGGCTTTGTAGTATTTAGGAATATCGATCGTAACAGTACGACTTTCACCTGGATCTAATACATAGTCAGTATTTACCAATTCACCATTTTGTTTAGTCATCGTATGACGTACAGTGCCTTCACAGTTAGTGGAGTTATTAGTGAATTTAACAGACTTAATGTATTTAATGGTTTCTGTTGCTTCATCCAATTTAGATGTAATGGATTCTGTATGTGTACCATCTTTTAGTTTCAACAATACGGATGTCAAGGAGTTAGTATCCAAGTTCAATACAGGATTTACTTTAGGATCATCCAATACAAATAACATAGAACCTACACCTAATCCATCTGTATTAGGAGGTACTTGACCATCACTAATTGTCTTAGTCAATGCTAAGGATTTTTTAGCAGCAAAAGTGTTTTCTTTTAATTTATCAAGTACTGCTAAGTTAGCATGTGTATGATCTTGTTCAACCATTTGGTCGATAGATGTGACAGAAGATGCTGGTTTGTTTTGTAGATGTTCCCAAGAGCCAGCTTGTACTTCAGCAGATAAGGTATTGGCAATCTCAACGTATTGGCCTTCCCCTTTTGTTTGATACATAGCCCAGGAATGTTCACCTGTTACAACAAAACAAGTACGACCCGCTTCTAATGTTGGAAGAGCGGTTGTAAATGCTTCAACAGAATTAAAATCTAAGATGACGTTGTGTTTACGATCACCTAATTTAGCAGTAGGAACTTTACCGTCTGCATCTAAGGTTACTGTTTTCACAAGAAGAGCACGGTCAGCAGTAGACACATGGATATCGGTATTTTCCACATGTTCTTTGACGGTAGCTACTTGTTCTACGACTGTTTTAGGTAGAGCGACTGTAAAACCAGTCCCGTTATAGCGACGGATTGTGATTAAATTAATCATTTGATAATCACCTTTCTATATACGTATATAAAATAAATTGTTACCAAATAATCCAGAATCTATAGAAACATAGATTCTGGATTTCTATTATTTAATAGTTCTTGTTATTTTAAGCTTTAGTGGCTGTTACTCTCAAACTAACCGATATGTTTTTTTTCATTTGACAATCTTATAACTTATACTAACTATACTATGTAAAGGAGTTCTTAATTATGAATGAACTATATGAAATAGCTATTGAATCTACTGAAGTTGAGTTATTACTCACAGAAGGCTTCGCCGATAAGACTAAGCAACTTATACTCAAAGCTGTTAAAAAGATTAAAGAAATGATAAAGAAAATGATTTCTTATATTAAAACCAAGCTTATATATAAAATTAAACGAAATCGAAAGGATATCGCTGATATAATTAAACAAAATGCGATTATACGATCGAACGCAACAGTGGTTGTTCCAACAATTTTCAATCAATTTGAAACCTTACTAGATGCATTGATTAAGGCTATTTATGATAAACTGGAAATGATGTTGAGAGATAAAGACTTTGATCTCAATGATATTGACTTTACCTCAGAAATTGATGCTATAAAAGGCCAATTGGTTTCTGTTATCGAAATGCCAGTTAAACAAGCCATCCATATTATCGATACTATTAATAAGTATTCTGATAATAACTTGGAAGATTTACAAAAAATATTCAATAGATCAAATGAACTATTAACTAGTTATGGTAATATAGCTGAAAAAACTGACTATGATGACCGTTGTATAGCTGCTATGCAAAAGATTATCCCAGCTATAAATGCAATTATTATGTTTATAAATCACTTAAGTGATATATCAAAAAGCGTAATGGTAAAAATAACAAATAATAATTGATAGTAAAATTATATATTGAAAGGAAGTTCTTAATTATGAATGAACTTTATGAATTAGCGATTGAATCCGCTGAGATAGAGTTAATGGTAACCGAAGGGGTTACTGATAAAACAAAAGATTTGGTGAATAAAATCATCGAAAAAGTTAAAGCATTTGTAAAGAAAATGATTACAATCATCACAACTAAATTGCGTGAACGTCTAGCAAAAATGAAGAAACGTACCGCTAATAAATCAGCTGTTAACCATAGTGTTGATAATGACATGGTATCTATACCGAAGGCATTTACGGAATACGAAAGACTCATTCCGTCAGTACGTAAGAAAATCAAAGATGCTATCACAGTAATTCTTAGACGTAAAGAATTTGATCCTTATGACTATTACCTTGGAACTGAAATGGGTGATATGGATAGAGCTCATGAGAATGAGGAGCGGGTACCTATCAAGAAAGCCAGAGACATTATCCATCACATAATTGATACTATGCCAGATGTAGTAAAATATGAACAAGATGCATTAAACAGTATCACTAGGATCGCTAATGAATTTAAGTCCAATGGAGATAGATCGGAAGATAGTAGAAAATCAATCGATTTATTAAATAAAATCCTTGTTGCTGAAAGAGAGTTAATTATGTTTATAACTGGTATAATTGCTAGAGCAAACCAAATGATAAATCAAATTGGGTATTAATGAATATATCGTTTCAATTTAAAAGGTGAAGGAGTTTATATATGAATGACTCATATGAATTATTGATAGAATCACAAGATGTTCAATTAATTGTAACTGAAGGTATCGTAAGTGGTTCTAAAAAGTTAATTGAGACTGCGATTACGAAACTAAAAGAGTTATTGCAACGGATCGTTAACTTTATTAAAGACAAGATTCAAGCTGGCTCTAAAGCCATTGAAAAGTTACTTGGTAAGTTTAAAGGTAGCAATAAGGCTCTCACTATTGATGCGAACGAATCCGATCTTAAAGTGTTGAATCATGATGTAGCAAATACGATTGTGAAATCGGTTATCCTTACACAAAAGGAAGCGGATAAGGTAATCTATTCTCTCGTATCCGATAATGCTAAGGTTAGTGTTGATGATTATCGTGAAGAGATTGAGAAATGTGATAATATTTTCGCTAAGTATCGTGATGACTTGATGATCACATACAAAAATCCTCGTGATTTAGATATTCCGAAGTTGACTGATTTGAATAAAACAATCATGCAAACTAGTGCAAAGATGTTGAATAGTATCGATAAACTAGATGCTGCTATTAACGCTATCAAGAATAAGGGACAAGAAGAAAATCTGTCCCCATTAGTCAATAATTTAAGTGTAGTTGAACATAGTTTAATGGACTTAACACAAAGATTGAATCTAGTACAAGGATTAATTGGTATTACTGTACGTGGTGCAGGAAAGAAACTACACTAAACATTAGAAAGAGGAATGGGGTAATCCCATTCCTCTATTTATTGCCATATTGTAACTTTAATGCTACACGAAGAGATGCTTCAATACGTGATTGTACTAGGTTTAATCGTCGCGTCATATCCATCAAATTATTCTCGATATTGATTAGATTATGGAGTAGCTTTTTTATATCCCCATCCTCTTCTATACGCTTAGTCGCTTTAATAATCATAGTTACTCTATCGATAGTTGTTAGAACGGCTCTGCTCGTATCCTGGATCGTATCTTCCAAACTACCGAGCTTCAAAACATCTAAGTCATGAGGATTCTTGTATGTGATCATTAAATCATCATGGTATTTATTGTAGATATCCTCACAATGATCAATTGCATCTTTATATGCGTTAAACGTAATTGTATTATCACCGTTAGTTGACATAATTGAACCAACGATCTTATTAACTTCCTTGTGCATATCAATCATCGATTGAACAATCATATTCGCCGCAGATATATTTAATACTTTAAGCTCGGAATTCTCGGTATTAATCTCTCTAGGTCGTCCTTTAATCTTACTAAGTGCTGCTTTGATCGCTTTAGCTCCAGCTTGGATCTTATCTTTAATAAAGTTGATAATTCGTTGCAATAACTCTTTTAGTTTCTTAATCGCAGTTTCAATTAACTTCTTAGAACCACTCACGATACCTTCAGTCACAACCAATTGAACATCTTGTGATTCGATAGTTAATTCACATAATTCATTCATTAGTAATCTCCTTCTTACATTATTTTTTCTTTTATAATTTTAATAGATTGGTTGAATATAGATGTTAGTGTATATAGATTTCCACATAAGAGCATAATTGCATTTTGCAGTTCCGCTAATGTATTAACTAACTTAGTATCTATCGTATCGGAATGCTTTTTATAACCATCAGCAATATTGACAATACTAGTGGCAAATGATTTACATCTAGTATTAACTTCTCTGATAGATGTTATCAGATTACTAATTTGATCCAATACTTCCACACCTTCATGATGATATGGTTTCATGAGTCTTTTATCTTTATCTCTAAATATACCTCGAATCTTTTTAGTGACAGTGAAAAATTCCTCTGCTAATGAAGGAATATCTTCTAGTCTACGATGATAATAGGAACTACAGATATCATCAAACACATCTAATGCGGCATCACTATCTCTAATAACCATTTCTGCTACTTTGATAATAACGATACGGTCACTTTGATTACTTGGTGTTGTTTCTGGTGTTGGTTGGGTGGTACCAGCTTCTTTATACATTTTCTTAACTTTAGCAATCATTTGTTCTGTTGCATCAAGTCCCTTAGTAAGCTTATCCTTTAAAAAAGAGATAAACTTTTTACATAGTTCAATGATTTTATCTATGACTTTCTTAAGTGTTTTCTTAGCATTATCAACGAAACCCTCAGCCAGTATAAGTTGAGTGTCCATTGATTCCAATACTAATTCATGTATATTCGTTTCCATACAATAATCCTTTCATATATAAAACTGGAAAGAGCCCAGATAGCTCTTTCCAGACTATTACTAAATAGTTTGTATGATTAATCTTCCCATTTCCAACTATGGAACGGTGATACTCGCATAGCCAACATAGCTTTTGTAGTACGACCACGTTCTAATGATGGATTAATTTTCCACCCTAAATAAATATCGAAGTCAAACTTCTTACCAAAACAATACCAAGGAATTTCGAATTTAAGTGCAAAGTAACCACCTGTATAATGATGGGTTTGCACCATAGGTACCCCACTTGCATCTTTAGTCCATGTACTATATTCAGAATCTCCTTCATACACTACACGTTCATGTTTCGTATTAGTAACTACTTCCATATCCATAGTGGTATAATCGATACCTGATACTTCATACGAATATCCATATGCACAATTCCGATTTAACCATAGTAATCGACAGAAGTACCGTTGAATACGTTCTTTAATAGTGAAGTTGTCATCAATAATATCAACATGACCTGGGATTAATGTCCCATCATCATTCTTAACTTCATAATGGTACTTATAATGTTTATTGAAATCATATCGAACTAGTTTAGGTACAACCCCTTCAGTAACCATCCATTCCACATCTAAGCAATTATCATAGGTTTGCCAATACCGTAAACTATGTGGCAGATTACCATACTTATCAGTGAATAGTACTACAATAGGATTAGTAAGATACGCAATTATGTTAAATAAGATATCTTTAAACGCAGTCCAGACCCATTTCCACGTAATTAAATATAGATATGGGAAGACTTTTTCTCGTAATTTGGATAGTAGTCCAGTCATATAATTCCTTTCTATTCTATATGCTTACTAATAGCAGATGTTAGTACATGAAGATTACCAATACAAACATCTGTTGATTTAATAAATAGTTCAATAGAACGAATGGAGTCTTTGTATCGATGTACATACACTGATAAGTTATTCCCTAATCCAGTATAATAATCACTATGTGTACTAATATCATTCGTAAATGAATCGAGTATCTTTGTTTGATTAGCTATATAGGCATCAAGTTTTGTAATAATCGATTCCAATGTATTGACTAGAATTTTATGTGTATTAACTATCATAGTTAGGAATGTATGTAATCCTTTAACATTGATTTGTTTATGATGTTCAATATCAGTCAATAGATCGTTTGTAGTTAAAATGGTATATTTGGATGTAATAGAATCGTTTAACTCTTCCACAATAGCAGAATCAATCATATCCTTAGTGACTACCATTGTGCAAATACGACCTATTCGTTTAATAATCATATTCGTTGTGTCTATGATTCGTTCAAATACATCTTTATTGATAATAAAATCTTTCTTATAATTTGACTCGTTAATGTGATGAATCTTCGTTGTTAATTCTTTAATATCAGATGCTGTAGTGGTTGTTATTTTTGTATGTAATCGCTGTAATGCTGATAATTGCTTACGAAGACGACTCAAGTAATCATCTTTAGCAATATACTTAAGACTCTCCATGATAGCAACATCAACAATGGAAGTATCATAGTTCATAGATATATCCTCCGATAAAAAAATAGAAGAATACACCTAATGATGTATTCTTCTATGTGTATTATTAAGTAGTCAATACTATTTAGTTTTAGAGAAAATCATAGTATCCACTTTAGCATCCAATGTTGTTAATTCTGTATCATCACACGTTTTCACTTCTTGGATATCTGCAAGATGTATAATCTTATCACTCGTAATCGATGCTAATGTATTTAAATTCTCGTGAGTATGAGAATTGCTTACCATAGTATCAATCACTTCAGCAGTTTGATTAAAGCCTTTGATTGTAGCTAATGAGATACTCATATCCAACATCGTAGAATCAGATACTTTGTATTGCACTGTACCATAGGCATCTTTATGGACTAAATACATAGCCCAACCATAGTCAACAGTAATATCACCAGTAGCATCTAATACCATAATCATAGCATCTTTAGGTTGATTATCAGAATCATCTAGCATAGCTTGGTATGTTGGATATTCCAATACGGTGCGAGTGGAATGGGTGGGTACATACCCATTCTCATTAATAGTAGCCAACGTTCTAAGGGCACTCTTGAATGCATCAGTTACATGAATACTATCATTGGCTTCATGATGATTCCATCCTTGCACTTGCTCAATAACCGTTTTTGGACATGTGACTGTAAAGGTTGTGCCATTATAACGCTTCATTTCCATGGTGATTGTCTTCATATTATATCACCACCTATTATAGAGTATCCTCTAATACAAATAAGCCTTGTAATACTTGTGTATTAATAAGATATCCATTACGAGCATTGTTTTTATTACCATCATCTTCATTGACGTATTTTTTAAATTTATCGAATGTGTTATATGTACCATAGACCGTATTTAAATATAGGTTTATATGTTCCCCTTCAACAACTAGGAAAATACTATATGCACCATTATTATTTAATGGAAACATTGGTGTTAAAAATGTAATATTTCTACCAATAGTTGCTAATGGTTCAATATCTATTGTAGCAAGTGGTGTTAATGGATCTTTTAGAAGAATATCAGTAGTCGACCCATCGTCAATATCGGTAACATTCATAACAACTGTGATGTGAGAACCACCAGATAAATAGGTCTTAATTTCAAAATTTTCATTTGTTAAAGCATGAGTAGCTTTTTCATTATCAATATTATCAAAGTTAATAGTGGTTGATAACTCGGTTGCTTCAATAAATGGTATATCATATCTTCCAATTTGTGGAGTATCACCTGCTCGATTAGTATTACTATTCTTTACAGCTTCTTTAGCGGCTTCTACAGCAGATTTAATTTGTTCATTGGAATCATAGATTTCAACAAACTCTTTAGATCCGTCGCCAGCTTCATTTACAACATAAATCTTTTTCAATTTATTAATTTTATTAGCCATCTATGAAGAGCTCCTTTCTATCAAAAAAAAATAGAAGAGACATATCGGACGATATATCTCTTCTATTTATATGAGTTTCGTTCGTATCATATACTGCACAAGTATATCGATTATAGAATTGTTATTCTATAGAGATTATCTGTACAGTATACGATAACTTACATCTTTTACATAGGAACGTAATAAACGACTGATAAATACAACCAATTCAGTACTGGATGCTTTTACATCATTTCGTAATGAATCGACACCAATCGTATGGATTTCTATATAGGTTTTTGTGGAGTTAAGAATATCTCCTTTACCTATATGAATCGAGCAAGTCTCTAAGTTAATCTTATTTATGTTTTTAAATACATGACCCATTACTGCTTGGTATACTATTGGGAAACTTGGAGTTGCTAACATCTTTAACGCATCCACTAACTCGCTATCTGATATAGTAGCTGTTTTCACCATACCTATTCGAATACAATAAGTTGTATTCGACTTCTTTGTTCGTCTACATAAGTTATCAATAGGTATACCTAAGGCATCAGCTAAGCGTATCGCCTTATCATGACTGATAAGTCCTATCCGTTGTTTATAGCTATATATTGATGATTAAGCTATGTCTGCTTTACGGGCTACGTCAACATACTTAACACCTTCTTCGAATATCATATACTCTATGGTATTCGCTAGGTTTTCTTGCAATGTTTCTCTGTCCATATTACTCTCCTAGTTTGTCAATATATTCACACATCTCTTCAGGTGATTTGGTTTGTGCATCATTCATTGTATGAATATCATGTGTGATATCAAATACGATATTCACTTCAGATTCATCAAAATGAACACAATAGTACTCGCCAGTCTTCGTATTATAGAAGCCCATATGATAGTCAGTCATAAATGGTGAACAACTTTGTTGGTAACGATGATAGAACCGTTCCAACCATTGGGATATAGATTGTAACCCCATATGATGTAGCCCATAACGAATCGTGTATATATCCATGATATCACAAAGCTTCATTCCTTCTGACGTGTATACAAATGTATCAGCATCGATGAATTCTACATACACCTCTTCATCCAGTGAATCTGTTGTTGATATAATAATCGTTTCATTGAATCGTGTCTTACAGATTACGGAAGAATCTAGTAGTTCCATATCCGTAAGTATACCATCAGTAAAGAATGACATATACCGTACAATGTCTTCAGCAGTTCCTTTATAATCTGGTAATGTATTCGTTGTTAGATAGGATTGAGGCATGGTAATATCTAATACTTCATCAATCTCGTTATCATCAGATACTGCGATTGTATCACTTTCGGTTTCTTTACGAATCGATTTCCTAATCACATCCTCAAACTCAGAGAATGGAATGAAACGTTTAAACTTACCGTTCTTATAATATGCTACTGGGTAATTGTGTAATACTATATTAGTGAAAAATTCATTAAACTTCTCTTTGAATTCGGTTTCAGTCATGGTAGGAATCACATACGTCTTCTTACCATTAGCACTTCGGTATCCATAGAAGCGATTATTCACTACAAATGGTGCCCAATATCTACCAATACCCAAATGTAGGTTCTTAAGATTGGATAACAAAGGATTTCCATAAAAACCAGAGGTAATGATAGATAAATCTACACAGTCGGTTAACTGACATCCAAAGGTCATAACAGGGGACTCATGTTGACTAGAAATGAATAGGTTGATATAGATACTCATTGTATCAAAGTCGTAGTCCTCCACACTAAATCGAATAAACCCTTCTGGCATAGGAAGAAGATATTCTCGTTCAGCAACTTCAATAAAACCGAATTCTGAAAAATACAGTCTAAGTTCATCCCAATTCGTTGGTGGAATAAATGTTGACATAGATGATTTAGCAGAATACATAAATGGAAGCTTCTTCATAGCGGCATCGAAATCATCTCGGAATGAATCCCTAAGACCTGTGTGGTCTAAGATATAGGATAGGGCTTCAGATTCATGAATTCGGCTATACTCCTCATCGTTCATGGATTCCAATACATAGTTTTTAATAATGTATTTTTCACCACTTGGTGTGATAAGACTATCAACAATCCGCTCAATGTTACGATTAATTACTTTTAAGTTCATTGTGTTAGTATGACCAGAAATAGTCATCGTCTTATGATCTACATTGAACTCCTTAATATTCATTTGGGATTTTAATTTAATCCCTAATACTTTTGCGGTTGTTTTAGGATCTTCAATAAGATTAGTCATTAAAGACTTTAGTAACTTTCTGTATGAGCTTGTTGGTTTTTGTCCAAATACTTTAGACTCTACAGTCACGTTAAATAATGTACGATTTGCCATGATATTTTCCTCCTTAATTATTTTTTCTTAGTATTATCTTCACCAAAGAAAGGTTCATCTACAATAGCAGGCATAGAATGTAAAAATTCTATAATCTTATCTTCTGCCCATTGTATATGGGTAACTAACTGCTCGGATGTTATATCCTCTATCTCATTAGTACGTTTAAAGCGGTCCGTAATGACTACATCTAGTCGTTCCCATCCATCAGTACCAACTCGTAATTGGTATACAAACGTTTGATCGATAAATAGTTTAAACTTTGTCAATAACTGATCATTCTGAGTTACTACATCAAAAGGTAATCCGATATAGTGATGGTTATTATAATCAATCGTTGCCATTGGATTATCGATTACAATATTATCTTGCTTAATTAATTTTGTGATGGTCGTAGTAATGGTGCGTGTAAACGAATGCTTATAATCTAATACGTCTAATAATCGTATACATTTTTCAATATCCTTTTCCGAACGTATCACCATAGACTCAGCAATCCACTCACTCGTAAGCATAGCATTAATTTGAATACATTCATTAAGCTCTGTCGAATATGTTAAAACCACGCTAATCTTGCTACTGACTGGTGAATTATCTTTAAATAGCAATATCTGTTTTGGATAGTTTTCTTGTGGAAATTCCATATAATGCCTATGGTCAAAATCACAAGCCATAATCAATTGGGCCATATCGTTAATAGTATTCATAATTTTCTCCTTTTAATCATATAAACTATCATCATGATAGTCATGCAACTCAATAACTTGTTTTGGTTGGTATTGAGGAATAAAAGATGGTAATCGTTGCATCGTGGATACAATACGTTCTACCGATATAGGATCTCTTGCATCCAATGATAGAATTGTATTTGTACCCAATGGTAATTCAACTGATAGCATTAATGATAATAAATCATAATTCACTTCTGTATATACTGCCTGTATACTTACATGAATATCATTCTCGTGATATGACATAAATTCCACATGTTCATCACCAACTACATATTCCTTACTGGTTTGCCAATTAAGTCTTTTTAGACTATCATATAGCGTAAATAGTGTATTCATTATTCTATTCCTTTCTAACATACAAAAGATAATCCATTAGGTACTAAACCTAATGGATTATATTAAAATTATAAATTGTATTATCACAGATTGATTTAGCAATCAAATTGATAATTGCTTTAGATGATTCATTGGTATCAATCCAGTTTAGCGTACTCATATATCCGGTTTCTCTATTATGAATCTCAATTTGTATTAACTCAATAAAGTCAATATACCGAGTTGCTTTAACAATAATCCAACCATCTGAACAATGAAATTCAACGCGTTCATATGCTTTTTCATTGTCGTAGTTAGCAGAACGAGATGACCATCGAAGAGGTGTATCAAATATATCTTCATACACATCTAGTAATGTATATGGTAAAGATGTATTCATATCACTTATCATCTTCATTTAGGACACGCTCCAAATCCATTGGTTCAAATCTAAGGTCATCTGAATTACCAAGAGTATGCCAATTCTTACTATCAATTGTCAACCCCATATAGTCTGGTACTGTACTAAAATCATATACTAGTTCTTGACAATCTGTATGTTCACCAGATAGTATGAGATTAGCAGCAAGACGGATATGTTCACCAAAGTATTTCGATGTTCTTAATGATATCCCAACAATAGCTTCACCGTATAAAAACTTCACTTTCTTAAAATAGTTACTCATAGAGTCAGCATCTGTCAATATGACAGTTAAATGAAAATTGTCTTCATTACCGGCCCCTCTAGTAAAGACTTTTAAAGTTGGTTTCTTTATATTATTTAGATTCAATACAATCTCAATTACATTAGGAATCAAACATCTACAAATAGCACTTGTACAGGCTGTAATATACCGTTCTTTTTGTTTCTCAGTTAGTTTCATTATTAATTCCTCCTATGAAATATATAAATACGTAATGATGATTAAAATAAATGTAATAACTTGAGCAATCTCCAATACTTCAGGTCCCTTACGACCAGTTGTCATAAAGATTAATAATCGCATTAGTGTAAACATAACTAATGCGACAACTAAAGAGTACATGGTTCTTGTGTCAAATATATGCATAGTATTTTCCTCCTTATAATTAAAATGTACATATATAGATAATATATACTTATATACTACGACGTTTTTTTTGACATACTTATAACTATTAAACAGTTTTGTTTTTATAGAAAGGAGCCTTTACATGGCTATACAAAAAAAAATACAACTTTATGTAAGTGATGCTACAGGTAATCAAAAATCTGCGAAATATTATCGCATCCCATTACCTGCTGATAACTTACCTTTTAATAAAGAAACCAATATCTATAAAAATATGATGCATTTCTATTGTACTATCAGTGGTGATAGTGCAACATTTGGTGCTATTGGTTTTGCAGATCCTATTGTTGGTCTATATGAAACAGCGGCTACCCATAACGGTCACTATGATAGTGAATCCACACTCGTTAATTTCAGAAATATCACACCGACTATTCCTGAAAAATTATTAAACGATGGTGAACTATCCTTTGATGTACATGGTTCTGTCGAAACGATTCGTTATAACTCCGTGAATGGCTATGTACACCAAGGTTACTCTATCTTTAATAACCCTGGTAATGAACAGGCCAAATATCTTGAAAAAATCGTTAAGAAATCCGGTATATTCCAATCTAGTAACGTAATCCGTTCCAATAGTGAAAATGAGTTATCCTCATTTGTTCCATCTGACTGGCAAGAGTTTGATACTATGGAAGACTTGTTAGTAGATGTTCGTAAACGCATCAATGATGTCAAAACAATGGATCGTGGTGAGCTATATAGTTATGAAGATTGTGTTGCTGAGCAAGATAGTCATTTTAATCCTAACTTGGGCGAGTTACAAAATCCGTTGGGTACAATACATGATTTTAAAGTCCTTGACTTTGGTAATGTAACTCTATCAGGTACCCAACCATTACAAACTGGATGCGATGGCCATCAACGTATATTATCACTAATCAACACCTATACGTTACAAGGTCGTAGTGTAGTTGTCGATACAAGTACCTTAACAGACGAAATCGCAATCGTCAATAATAATACATTTAATGCCATCATAAACACAGTCCGTCGAATTCAACCTAATACTGGTGAAGTTAGATTAAATGATAACTTTGGTGACTATGGTACTGCTATTGTATTTAAAAACAAATCTGATAGTGCCCATATTAAATTAACAGTAGTTAGCCCAATGGAAAACTTGGCTGCGTTAGCTGCTAATGAAGCAACTCCTATTGATAAACTTACAGAAGCATTCCAATGGGTACCAAATTCTACACTAGTAGAAACAGGTATTGCTATGCCTCCTAGAACAGTAACAACTGATGTTCCTATCAATGATTTCTATAAAGTCAATAATAATGAAAATATCAGATATCTTGATGTAAATAACTCAAGTGTTACTATTAAATCAACTCCTGGTACAAAATATAAATTATTTACAAAATCGAATAACGGTTTAGTTACTAACGTTCCTGTAGATAATACATCAGGTGAAGTTACATTTGATCTCAACAACTATAACCATGGTCCAATTGGTAGTGCATTACCTGATCTATATCTCGTTAAATACGAACCAACTGATATTAAAGTATCTTGGTAATATAAAACACTTAATAAATAGAGAATACCGAAAGGTATTCTCTATTTCTTTATCATTTAATTAGTTTTTAGTAACAGTTACGTTTACATGACCAATTAAGTCATGAGATAGCATAATAATAGCTTCATCATTTGTACCATAATCACTATGAGTGCCACCATTGTAATTAATAGTTGCCGTATTACCCACAAATGTAACCTCTTCTACATGATCAGCCCAATCATGACCAGAACTCATATGATAATATAATACATATACTTTGCTATTAGAACTAACAGTATCGCTAGTGATAGTGATAGTACCTGTACCACCATACCGTTTAACGTGGTATGCGTCTGGTATACGATGATACTCATCAGTTACAGTACCTGCTTCAAAATCAATTTGAGGATAGACACCTTCAAAACTATAGCCACCATATAGATTTGCTTCGTCAATTGTATATAAACTATACAATGGTCCACGGTTTTCAGGTATTGCTTCACCCCATGTTTGAATATCATGTAATATCGCATCGATCGTATCAAATTCAATCCAGTTAGATGGTACAAATTCACTTAAATCGTTTTCAGAATCAGATTCGATACATTCGGAGAATAGATTATTCTTTTTCTTATTTTTATACCAATAACGATACTTTTCACTTCCTTCTGAGAAATCTCCCCCTACCATACCGCCAAGGAAATTACTTTTATCATACCCTAATCCATATTCGTAACTTGTGTCAAACTTAACTAGACCTTCCCCGTCATTCATGAGTTTATCAGGAATAGATGGTGTTAAATTAGCAGTGATTGCATCAACATGATCTTCACCAAACATAACTGCATCAGCTACATCTTTTATTACCATACCAATATAGAATTTATCACCGGATACTTTAGCATAGAAACGAACTAGATCTTTATAGATATTATCTGTTCTATTAGCTGGTTTAGATTCACCAGGTAATGGAATTCTATAGTACTTAGAGGTCTTAGTAGACCCTGTTGCATCACTCACGTAGAGTTGTATTTTTTTTGTATAGCCATTGTAATATTTCCTTTCTAAAAAAAATAAAGGTTATAGCTTATGATATTGTCAAAAAAAAGAAGCTGTTAAACAGCTTCTTTAATTCGAATGAGATCATTTTCCATTGGGTTTGCACGTTCATAGTTGCTCCCAAAGGATAATATCTCCCATGTTGGATGTTGTAATTGGTTATCAACCCATTTACGAGTTGTATATAATTCATTACATGCTTCACCCTTACCAAATATAGCATTATGTGATCTTTTAATATCGTTCCATGTTAATTTCGGATGAATACTAATTTCAGACCAGCCGTTCCAATTATTTTCAGGACGAGGCGTGGTCCCCTTTGTTTGGGCATCAAGAATTCTTAATGTACCCTTCTTCGTTTCGATGAACTTAATTGTAGTAGTGATATTAAATAGACCGTTTCTAATATCGCCACTACATGGCCTATTTTCGAAACGATTAGTGTAATATTCAATATATAATGTGTATACATTACCATCTCGTCTAGCGTATGCTTGGTAATTTGCTGTTAATCTGGATACAAATTTAAATAGTTTTACGATGTTTTCTTTTCTCATTTTCTTTCTCCTATAATAATTAAAAATTAACATGAATAGAGTAGATTTATCCTTTTATTTCTATCTCTATTCATGATTATAATATATACTTATATCTCTATACTTTACGGTTATTTTTGGTTTTGCTAGTACTATGTATTAATAGTATAGACTAGGAGGTAGTATGAAATTATCACAATGTTCATCAATGAATCAAATCATAGAGTATTATATTTCTAATCAAATTACAGACACTGGGAGAAGTTCAACCAATAAACAATCTGTATTCTATGTAAAAGATATTGACAAAACACATACGGCAAACTGCATTGATACTACTATTGCTAGTATGTGTACGTTATTAGATAAAGGTACTGAATCGGGTATCGTTGTATTCACAATGATTATATCAGCAACTAAATCTCAAACTCACTATATACCATATAGTAAAGAGAATGGATCCTATATTCTATTCAACTATATCAACCCAACAATCTATCATACAATCACCACTAAACGTCTTAATAACGGTGTTGATGAACAGTTGACTTGGTTAGTTGAAAACTATGAACGAGATTTTAATTGTCATGTGAAACAAACTAAAGTATACATCCCATCTAAGGATATCTGTAACTGTTTATATCAATTCTATAAAGAAAATAAACGAATTTCACAAATCGACATCATGACTATGTGTCAACGATAAAAAAAAGAGGAACCAAATGGTTCCTCTTTTCTCGTTTTATTTATATACTAAATAGAAATTAAATTATGAATCGTCACCTAGCTTGATTGTACATGTAATCGGTTGCGATTGAGTCGTTTCTATCGTTTCAATAGAATCAGTTTCAGATGGGGTTTGTGTATTGGTTTGCATTGATACTAATAACTCCTCAATCCTATCTATCTTAGACTCCATTTGAGTTAATCTTTCATTTACTTTTTTATATCTCTTCTTGAGAATCTTATATAAGTATTCAAAATCTTCATCATATCTAGGGCTTGCATTCCTAACAGCGTCTTCAATAACCTCAATATCTTCATTATACCAATCCATAATAGTACCTCCTAATAGAATAAAAAAAGAGGAACCTTCTGGTTCCTCTTTTACTTACATTATTTAGATTGATGTACTTCATTAAGAAGTGTTTCAACTAATGCGTTGAGTTGTTCAATCTTTTGATTTTGTTCAGCAACGGTAGTATTGAGTTCATCAATACGATGTTGCATAGCTACTTTACTGTAACGAGATTCACCATTAACTTTAGTACCAACTTTATAACTTACACCAGCATTAATGGCTGTGTCTTTACCATTGATACTTGCACCAATAGTGAACATGATATTTTCGCTTGGTCTATAAGCAGCACCCAATGCAATAGCAGTAGTCCCACGGAAATGACCAGCACCGACCATAATGTCAGTTTTATGGTCTGGATCATAATCCAATGGATGTAACGCTGCTAATGCAGACGCAGAAGCAATTCCACGACGAGCTTCTTTTTGGTTAGCTTGAATTAAGTCAGTGAAATTACCATTCGCATTATGTATAGCGTTTTCAAGATTATTAATCTTTGTTGTATTACTATCAATTTGGTCTGTTACGGCATGGTCCAAATCAAATTTCACTTTACCATCAGCGGATACAGAAGCATTGATATGATCACCATCTACAAAGTTGAAACCTTTTGCTGCGGTTGTTTTTAATACAGTACCACCATTAGCAGTATAACCGATATTAATTTTTTCAGCAGCTTTATCTGCATTGAATTTGAAAGTAGTTAAGTCAGCAGAGCCAGTTGGATTGCTCCATCTTTCTACTTTAATCACATCATCGCCCGCATAGCGGTTGCTAGTTTTAGCAATATCACGTACACGATCTGTGTTGAGTGATACATTGTAATTAGTAGAACCGTTTGTGTTAGTAGATGTTGTAACTTCTACTGCACCAGTTCCACTTACAGTGCTTGCGGCAGAGGATGCTGCATTAGTCGCATATTGTTTTAATTGTTTAAAGTTAACAGCATCGCCATTATCGACAGCATCCGCTACGTTTTGAATACGATTATCCGCTACATCCACTTTAGTTGTAGTGAAAGTGACTGTATTAGTACCGTCTGTAGCAGTCAACCCTTCTTTAGTAAGATTAGATTCATTACCACTTTCGTCAGTTACTTGTACACCATCGCCTTTTGTATATGTATGGTTAGCACCATCTTTTGTTTCAATCGTGCCCATATTAATTAAATCACGATTGATATCAATGGTATATTCAGTGCCACCTGACGCATTTGTGTCAGTATTCACATTTACATTAGTACCTGTAACAATTGTCGTTTCTTTACCCGCTGTAGCAGCCACTTTTTTCAATTGTGCTACATTGACAGCGTCTGTATCATTAAAACCTGCGGATACGCCAGTGATTTGACGTGTGACATTGTTGTCTGTATCACCAACGGATACGGCAGATGCAGTAGAATGCCAAGTACTGTTTGTTTCTGTAGATGCTGCATTTGTAGAAATATCATAGCCACTTACACCTGCTGCTGTATTAGCAACAGATTGACCACCTAATGCTACGCCACCATCAACAAGTACATTTGCATCTTTACCGATAGATACAGAATTACTTGCTGTTGTAGTTACACCGCTACTTGTAGAACCAATAGCAATGACATCACTTGCATTAGTGACAGTATGATTATTACCTACGATAAAGTTATTGGATGCTTTATTAGCATTTGTACCAGTTACTACGTTATCGATACCAATAATACTAGTAGCTTGTGTATAATCTGCTTTGTTGCCACCACCAATCACAGCAGTAGAACCACCACTATGATTACGTTGTAATACAGTGCGTAATTTTTCTGCTAATTTATTAGGTGTACTAGCACCACTAGTTGGAGCACCGGATAAGTAAGTTACACTATTAGTGACTTCATTACCTGCACCCATAATAATTGTGCCGTTAGTATTAGAAGTTCTATTAGCAATACCAGTAATCGTATTAGCGATACCTGCATGATCTAATGTAGCTGATTTAGATTCAACAGTATTTAATGTACCCACAATCGTTGAACCAAAGTTCTTAGCAGCATCAGTATGGGATAATGTATTACCACCAGTATAAGAACCAGTGATAATATTATAGGCACCTACATTAGTACCAAATGCGGCATTGGTATGGGAATTGTTACCGATTGTGGTAGCATTCACATTTACGTTAGCATTACGCATAGCTGTTTCTGTGGTATCTAAGTCTGTGTTGTCACCCATAGTTCCTTTGTAGTTATGAGTACCAATCATAATAGACCCAGAACGAGCATACGCATTTTGACCGATTGCGATACCAGTAGATACTTTAGATGGGTCTGCTGGGATAAATGGGGAACGTAATCCCATAAACCCACTACCTTGGAAAGTGGTTTGATTAAAGTTAAATTGCATTTCTTGATTACCTGCCATGTTTTCAGAAAATGCGTTTTGACCAATCGCAATACCACCACCTTGATTTACATAATTACCCGTACGAGCCTTATAGCCAATAGCAATATCACCACCAGCTCGATTAGCCGCACCATTAGCATAATCAATCGTAGCAGAATTACCTACAGCTACATTTGTTGCTTCAGGAGCATAGGAATTTGTACCATAATTGACACCATTACCTGTACCTACGGCAACATCAGGAGCTGCCATAACAACACCACTTAATGCACTGATTACCAAAGCTGTTAACATTGTAGTTCTTGTTTTCATATCATTCGTCTCCTTTAATTAAAATAATGAATATGAAACTATCTTTCATAGCTAAATAATATATAAATATAACTAAAATTGAATAAAAAAAGAGAACCCGAAGGTTCTCTTTTTAGTATCTTATTTCAAGATTGTACCATAAGCATCACGTTGTACATCTTTTGTACTAGTTTGTACATGTACACGTTCAATGCCTTTACCCATTTGGTCTACTTTGAAACGAGCCATTTCAGGGCTGAATTCTTCAACTAAACGAGCGTCAATTTCTTGACCAGCTTCTTGAGCACGTTGTAATGCACGATATACGATTTGTGCAAATTCATAACGAGTCAACAAACGCTCGCCTTTGAAATTACCGTCTTCATAACCGATGACAAGACCACGTTGACGAAGACCTTCCACTGCTTCATATGCCCAATGATTGCTTGGAACATCTGGGAACAATTTGTCTTGGTCCACTGTCATATTAGCACCAGTTACTGCATTTACAATAGCTTTCAATTTTTCATTGTCAGCTTGTAATTTCGCTACTGTTGCTTTCAAGTCTTGCAAATCTTTAGCAACGGCTACACGGCTACGAGATACATTGGATTTAGCACCAACTTTATAGCTAATGCCAGCATTCAATACAGAATCGCTACCATTAATAGCACCGCCTAATGTAAACATAACATCTTCGTTAGGACGGTAAGCTAACCCCAATGCTGTTGCAGTTTGACCTTTGAAATGACCTACGCCAGCCATAATATCAAGCTTATGGTCTGGGTCGAAGTCAAGTGGATGTAATGCCGCTACTGCGGCTGCACCTGCGATACCACGACGAGCTTCTTTTTGATTATTAGAAACTGTACGTGTTAAGCTATCATAACGATCATTTACGTTATTGATAGTTTGGTTCAAAGTATTAATAGCAGAGCTATTGTTGTTAATTTGGTCACTAGTAGCTTGATCAATAGCTACTGTGTAGTTAGGTGTACCATCTGTGTTATTGTTGGATGTTACAGTCACACGGTTACCTGCGGATACTGTTGCGTGTGTATCTTTATCATTTGCTGCAACATAATCTTTCAATTGTTTTACATTAACAGCATCTGTATCAGCTACACCAGTATCGACACCATTGATAATTTGGTTGCCTGCATTAATACCATCAGTACCAAATGCTACGGATTTACCATTGGAATCAGCTCGCATACCATCCATAGTATATTGAGCTGTATCCAAATTATTACGGTTTTCCAAATATACACCGTCAGCTTTGAAATGAGCATCAATGTCACCATTGAATGTGGACATACCATTCTTATCCACACGATTATGTACAGAATCTGTTACCGCACCGAAATTCACAGAGCTCATATTATTAAGATCGGTATTGACATTAACTTTGTATTCTTTTCTACCATAGTTATTGTCAGTTGCAGTAACAGTGGTGTTAGTACCATCTGCCATGGTGTTGTGCTTTTGGGCTTCCAAAGCAGTATCATATAACTGAGAGCCATTAATAGCATCTGTGGAAGTGGCATTCACACGACCGGCTGCTACGTTTTGTAGCTGACGTTTGTAATCGCTCACACCACCATAACCAGCTGTACCATTAGCACCAAAGGAAACCACGGAATCAACATGAGAACCAGCGAAATCAACATTTTTGAAATGAATATCACTATTACCATCTTGGATATTCGCCACATCAGTACCTAATTCAGTTGTACTATTAGTACCAATAGCCACAGAATTGGGAACACTAGCGATTGCGTTGTTGCCAATAACTGTTGCGTCGATAGCAGTCGCTTCGCTATGAGTGCCTACAACAATGGCACCTTGGCCAGATGTTTTACTGTTGGAACCGTAAATAAGTTGTTCTGGGTCAGTACCAACCACTTGGTTGTTATACCCTGTTACAACAGATTGAATGGAGTTGATTTCTCCATTGTGTGCACCGATAGCAATTGTATCGTTTGATTTAACAGTGTTATCTAAACCAACTGCGATACTTGTTGCACCTAATGCTTTAGAATCATTGCCCAATGCGATAGCGTCAGCAGCTTTTGCTGTTGCGTTTGTACCCATTGCAAATGTGTATTCTTGTGCATATGCACTAGCACCATAAGCGAACGCATTACGACCATCTGCTGTCGCGTTTTCCCCACCAACGAATGCATTCTCACCATTCGCTGTATTAGAGTTACCAAATACTAGACCGTTTTGTGCTTGGTTTACAGTATTATTGTAACCAGACACATTTACAGATGTACCATTTACATGGTTCTGATACCCTGTAACGTTTGAATAGTTGCCCACTACGGAGTTTTGGTAGCCGCCAACTCTGGACCCTTCAGAGTTAACATAATTACCTTCACCTACAGCAATGGTGTTTCTGGAATTAACGCTGTTATTGAGACCTACACTCATTGTATAGGATGCGTTGTTAGTATTCCCTTGACCGACATTAATATCATTGTCGGTTACAGTTGTTGCACCAGCAACGCCACCAATCAAAGATGTTAAAACTAAAGCACTTAAGATAGATTTGTTTGTTTTCATTTTCATTATCTCCTTTTGAAAACCAACTCTAATATAATTTTAGGATCATAGAAAAATGATGTATAGAATCCCTTTCTATACGTAAAAATAATATATATTTATTTTTTTTTACTTTTTCACCTATTCTATACACCATAATGTAAAAAAAATAAAAGAAGTGGATTACTCCACTTCTTTTATTACGATTGCTTGTAGTTGCTGAATAATGGTATCTGGTACTTCACCTTTATATGACCGCTCAATAACAACATCATTACCATGAATCTCCAAGTCCATTGATAGACTCATTCCTAATAAATGTTTCAACCAACATGTCGCTTTCACACGATCAGTTTTAAAGAAATATGATTCAATAATACCATACTCAGTACCAGTTTTTCTATTACGTTGCCAAGGTAACTCACGTATTTGTTCAAATGCTTCTTTTAAATTCATCATTTCCTCCTTATACGTTTATACCTCTCCCATACGACTATATGATACGGTAGTCACTTAGAATCGCAGATAGGATAGGAATGCTCATATAGGTGGCATTCACATGTACAGTATTTACTATATTGCGATTCATATCATTACCAAGTATAGTTATACTTACATTATCTAATTCTGTACAACTATCATTCATATCAGCCCATTCGATATGAAGAATCAAGTCTTCTGTGGCAACATCAATTGATAAATCACGTTGCCCCATTCGTTCTCCATAGCGTTCGGTTAATTCATTAACAAGGTCTTTGAATTCCATCATACTCACTCCTTATGTTTTAGGTCTATAATAATCGGTTCTTTTTGTGTACGACTATGTGTTGTAAAATCACAAGAGGCTTCCTTACAATTTTTACAAATACCCAAATTATCCAAATTGATATAGTTTGGATATAGTTCATGTAACACATCGTAGATTTCAATCGCTAATTCACGATGTTCTAATGATGCCCGTTTACATACACGTTTCTTTAAGTATTCCATCCATGTACGTAAATTACCAGAGATGGTTAATCGTACTTTACTACCTAATGGTAACATATAGGCAGCTTGTTCATAGGGAATACCCATCTTAATCGCTTCATTATAATTAGCAATAGAGGTTTCAATTGAGTTATTAATAAACTCCTTAAAGAATGGATTTGCTTCTTTATTGATATACCCATTAGCACCCATATCCATACCACGACTCGATTGTACAGTGAAACTGAAATGTCTATGACGTGTAATTTGGGCTAATACTTTTTGACTACAAGTCAAGTCTAGTGTAGCAATCGAATGTTCCATAACACTTAAATGACCTGCTTCGATAATGTGTAGTAGAGCTTTATCACCAATCGTACGATTGTAACATTTACCAGTAGCAATCTTAACAGCTTCAATATCAGTTGATTGAATCACTTCTACGTTGTAATCTGACATACTATATCTCCTTAGATATACAAAAGAAAAGATGTGAGTATATACGATTAGGTATATACTCACATTCGTTAAATATCGTAGTTTGTCGTAGGTTCCCCTAAGATAACATATAACATACCTTCATCTTCATCTGTCATATAGGTAATATTGAAGTTATTAGCTTGACGCTTTAACATTTCCATGCGAGCTTCATAGTATTCTACAGGATTATTCCCAATTTCAATACTCAAAATCCCTTGTTTAGCATCTTCTTCTGCCAATTCCTTCATAATTTCATATTCTTGATCTTGTGGTTCTGGTGCATCATCAAAATACAATTTATGTACTTTAGCGAATGGTGTACAAGAACCTGATAGCCCAGGAGATGAGCTAGAGTATACGTTGATATCCAAATTACCTAAATAACTTGGATGTACCCCTCTGAATTTAACATTGATATTGCGGTCGGATTTAGAACCTAAACTATTAGGACCTTTAACTGTATATCGTAACGCCGAGAATATATCAAGGTCATTCACCCGATCATCATACTTTAATAATTGGGATGTTTGTAATAATTGTAATACAATATTCCCTGGGAACTTAAAGATGTTCTCCACTTGTTTAAACGTGGCTTTACCCTGAGAGGATAATAAACGGTTTACACTCTCACCAAGACGCATAGATAACATAGAGGCAATGTATTCATTTAAGCGAAGACGCTTAGTGGATAAATCCATATTATTCTTTTGCTTTAACTCAGCGAAGTTTTGAATCATCCATCGAACGATGGAATAGATAGATTGTTTATTGATTTCAGATACCTTTAAGATATCCTTAGTTGTTAAATCCAATAACCGTTCAAAGAATGTAATTGTACTATTACCAGAATCACGCATCTTATGAGCGGTCTTAGTAAATAATCCACCAATATGCTCAGTCCAATAATCAATATCTTCTAGGTCTTCTATAGTAGTACGAGTACTCATACATTCTTTCAACATAGCAGTTACTGCCTTCACGTATTGATACTTATCGAAGAAATGACGACGCACTTTCAAGTAAATATGTTTATTGACCTTGAAATAATAATGGTCTTCATCTTCTGGATATGGTTCTGATACAGCATCAATAATACGTTCTACCGCAAAGTAGGATAGGGTAGCACTGAAACCGATCTTAGCAAAATAGAATAGGAAGACAGGAATCTCCCGTTTAAATAATGCTAAGAAGTAACTTACCACATCAAAGGATTCGCCCGTGCAATCCATTAATGTATTATGACGGGTATTCACTACAATTGGCATCAATGATTTTAAAGTAATACCGTTCTTACTTACGTAAGTACTATTGTCAACCAATTGGTATAATAAGAAATACTTCTTATCTTTCAAGGTCATATAGTTATTATGATCTTTCTTAGGTAATAAAATAGAACGAGTGATAATCTTAGATTTAAACTCGTTATTATCAATACCCTCTATATGGAATCGCATTGTCAATTCAAATACTCTATCAGATTTGATATAGTGGTATTTGATATGCTCCTCTTTTTTCTTCTTTTTCTTTCGACTTGTGATGTATTTATTGATGTCTATTTTCGATTCATCATATTCAACTGTGTAGTCGATGAATTGAATGGAACGAATGACTTCCAATGATTTGAATACATTCACAACGAAATCAATCAAGTCGTCTTCATATTCACGTTTGATCAGTTTCATATTCAACTGATCTTCATTTATGTTCTTAAAGTGTTTAATAAACTTCTTCATGCTGATGACTCCAAAAACAAAAAGTTTATGTTAGATAGGGATTACCCAGATAGAGATGGCTCTCTATCTGGGTATTTGATACTAGTCTTCAGTAGAAGTATCGTTCTTAGCACCCAATTTAAACACTTCACCAAGTGTTACGAATGGTACTAGATTTCCTTCTTTTTCACCTTCTTCGGAATCACGAATAGTGGTTCCCAATGTCATGATGGAGTCTAATACCACTTCCACTGGTTTGTTACCATTAGCTTCAGTTTCAGCTGCTAAATGCTTAGCAAATTCTTCTAACCATACGAGTACAACTGTGGATGCAACTTCAGGTTGTACAATATTCAAATTGTATTCTTTACTACGTAAATGTGCGACTGTGGCAGTATCAACTGCTTTCACGAAGTCGCGGCTTTCTTTTTGTACTTGTCTTGGACGGAATCCCATTTCCATTTCCTCCTTATTAAAAATGACATGTCATATGCGTATAGCATATAATGATGTTAACTTCATTATAGTTATTTACTATCAAAGCCAAATCGCTCATATGCTTCAAATACGCCAATCACTGGGATATTACGTTCATGTGCTTTTTTGATTTTACCGCTGTTGCCAGTCGGATTATCAGCAATTACAAGACCCACATCTCCAGTGACTGAGTTGACTACCTCAATGCCTATTGAGTTAAGATATTCCTCAAAAAGTTTGTTCCTGAAACCTGTAAAAACCACTTTAAGTGATACATCTTTGGATTTAGTAATCTTGACTGTTTGTAGTAAGAACTCAATCAAGTCTCGATTCTCTTCAATTCCATCAATGATCTTCTTAGCTGTCGTTTCTTTGATACCAGGAACTTTGCATAATATACTTTCTTCACCAGGAGAAATATCTAGCAACTCATGTATATTATATATACTCAAAACTTTATTGAATATTTTTCGACCAATACTTGGGATTCCAATAGAACCAATCACTCGATCGATGGTACCCGATGCATTGTTGATGGACTCAACCATATTCACAAAGCTCGTTTCACCAAACCCTTCAAGGTTAATCACCTCATCTCGTTTAGTGTGGAGCATATATAAATCTTGAATATTCTTTACAATACCCGCATGATATAAGGCTTCTATTGTGGCTTCCCCAATATTTTCCATATTCATCTTTTCACAATAGTTATAGATTTTCCCTATCATACGAGATGAACAAGATGTGTTTCCACACATATACTCTGGGTTAAATACGAGCTCTTCTCCACAATATGGACAATGGGTGATGGCTTCAATTCTTGGATTACCAGAACGATGCTGTTCACAATATTCATCAACTAGGAGATATGGAATGATTTCATATTTCACATTCACCATATCACCTTTAGCCAATTTCAATTCATTGAATCGGTCATAGGAACCTAAGCTAACAGACTTAATCGTCTTATTATTGAACTCGAATGGTTCCACTTTAGCCGTGAACGATACTTTACCCATCAATCCAATATCTTGCTTTACATCTAATACGGTTGTATAATTAGATGGTTTAGGGAACTTATACGCCACTTCGAAGTTATTTGTCCCTTTACTTTCATTACGACCAAGATAATCAATGATATCTTGATCTATAAATCGGATAACTAACCCATCGCATTGATATGGGAGTTGATCAATGAATCGTTTAGCTCGTTCAACATAGACTAGAAGATTCTTAGCTGTGAATTCACCTGAGTCGGCATAAAAGTCTTCAAACTCATATGGTGGACAAGCAAACATACCTTCCCCACATTTAGAATGGTAAGCAATTAACTGGTCACCCGACTGTAACATCAATGCACAAATTGACATATATTGAGCATGGACGTCAGTAAAACTAACGGAATTTGTTAAACTTGTAATCGCAGACCGTTCATTCACTAATTTCCCATCACCAAACTTTTCATTGTATTCTTGGAACTTATCTTTCTGCATAATACATTCGATTTTAAGTCCCAGTTCATGACCACGAAGTTCGCCAGGTACTAAATCAATCAGATTTACATCTTTAAATAGCGGTGTTCTATCGCTACCAACACCTAAGTCTTTATCACCGCGTGTCACTGCTTTAATCACATGACCTCGTTTATCAAGTGATAATTGAATGGATACTCCATCATACTTAGGATAGAATGAAATGACAATGGGCTTCTTAGGATCCCGTTTCATATCTCGTATCTTTTCCATACGATCTTCATACCATTCCATAATGGAACGATGAGTTGCTATGGCATTAGGGTCATTTAACCGTTCTTCTTTGGTTATATAATGAACCTTTTCCATAGACCCTTTTAGCATAGGATAATCATGCTCTAATTTAACACGATCCATGGTATGTTCTTCATGACGATCTTTATGAATCATACGACCTGTTAATTCAATATATATTTCATGGAGTTGGTCATATTCAGCATCACTTAATGGAGTCACTTCTCCTGTACGATAGATATCATCCATCATCAACAAGAAGTTTCCCAATGCTGTTACATTAATGACATCCTTATGCTTATAGTTATGAATGAACTCATTATAGAGTTGCACTGCATGTGACTTGATTGTCTCACGAACATCTCTTGTCCAATCACTTGGATCCATTGTGTATAATTCTTCAAACATCATTATTCTCCTTTTATAATATAAGAAAAAGACCCCTTACGGGGTCTTTATTACGTAGCTACAGTTTTAAGTCTGTGGCTCTAAAGCCTAGGACTACACCTGCTGCTACTAAACATCCCACACCCACTTTAATGAGCTTGGATTTCAATGTGTCGTCAACTTTTTCATTAACTAAATCTTCTTCGGTATAGGATACGATTGTACCATCACCTTTTTTGAATTGGACTGTTACCAATCCGTCATCAGGTAACTCAACTGTACCAGCTGCAACCGATTTCTTTCCAACAGAGTCTACATCGAGTTCGTCGATTGTGTAGTCATCACTATCAGATTTCTTTTCTTTGCCAATCAATGTAATTTTGCCGATTGGGTTTGCTTCATTCAAGAGATCCTTCATAAGTTCCAATGGAGATTGTTCTACAACAATTTCCCCTTTGATTGTCTTAGAAGTAGCTTCTTTTTTAGATTTCTTTTCATCTTCAAAAATTACATCGAAATCATTTCTGCGTTGTTTCTTTTTGTTTTTCTTCTTTGCCATATCCTTTAGCTTCCTTTCTTAACAAAATAAGTTACGCATCGATACGTTACTATAATATATATTTTAAATAAGTATAGAATAATAGAAAATATAACTATATAGTAATTTGATCTTCGCGTGTCAAATTACGTTCACTCTTAAGACGAGAGAATGAATAAATTACTCCTTGGGACTAGTGGTATGATGGGTTTCCATCATACCACTTTTTCATACAAAAAAAGAAGATATACCAAACGGTATATCTTCTTTTCATTACTCTGTAAGCTCTTCAATATCATCATTGATACGAGCTAAATTCTTTTGTGCTGTTTCTACAGCTTCTTTCTTGAACTTAGCATAGGCTTTTTCTGCTTTAGATTCAGGACCATCGTATTGAGCATTGAACTGTGGACGTAATAGATCATCTAATAAGATTTCTCTCATTTCTGCTTTTGTACGGAAATGAATTTCATCTTTATAGACATAGGTATTCATTTTCTCATCGTCGATATCCAATGTCAATCCATTAAAACCAAAGTCGATGTTAGCACCAATCGCTTTCATCTCAGCATTCAGAATCTCTACATTACGATTCTTATACCCATCTTTAATTTTAAACTTCTTATAGTCCAGCACATCTTTCGTAAATAACTTACCCACTTGCTTACGAGCAAATGGAGATGTACGATAGAATAAATGGAACTTGGAAAGAATGAATGGTCTAACACCAATACCCAAGTTATTGTTTTCATCACGACCTACTGTAATTGGTGTAGTTGAATACAACTGTTCATTGGTTCGTACCTTATTGGATTTTTCAGGTAATCCTTTTTGTGAAAGGTAACCAGTGGAACGAGCGGAGAAGTTCTTTTCAGATGTTTGTTTTAACTTAATCATATACTTCTCACCAACAACTACTTTACTCAATAATGGTATCGTTCTACCCCAACGATGTACATAGAGTTGGTCACGAGTAAACCCAAACTTAGTGTATAAGTCTTCAATCTTCTTAACAGCTGGCATACCTTCCCACATAGGTGGGTAGTTAATGAATATACCTTCTTCATAAATCGATTCGAAGAACGCATCTTTTTCTTTACTAGATAAAGACTTATAGTATTTTTCAAGCTCATCTTTCTCACCACGTTCATTGAAATAGAACATGAATTCAGATAAGGCTTTGAATCGTTCACTATTCGACTTCATCTCTTTCATTTGTTCAATCAATTGATTGGCACAATGATTCAAACTTAATTCAATCCATTGGAAGGAATTGAGTCGATTGATACAGCTTAATGGGTTACAGATGACGTCTAAGCGATTACCATTCTTATCAAATGGCATTTCATCATCAGGTCTGATAACAGATACGACACCTTTATCACCATATCGACCTGTGATCTTAGAACCTTTGAAGAGTCTAACATCACGGTCAACACGAAAATCGATAATGATATTATTAAACACCGTATCATTATCTTTCCATTTGTAATCTGGGTCTAAGATATTCTTAGCTCGACGATAGATAAAACCAATGTCATCAGAATACTTAGAACCACTTTCTAAGATTTCTTCACAGATATCAAAGAGTTCTTGGTAATATCGAGTTTGGTTCTCTAAGTAGTAGATGATTTGTTCATTATATTCCGTTTTAGGAATCTCATCCACTTCTTTATTAGAGTAGATATCGATATCAGTGACCCAACCTTTCGTAAAGAATGGTTTGTCATTCAATGGAGAAATCTTCTTCATATTCGATTTCTTCATATCATATAAGATTTGCGTATTTTGGATACGACGTTTAGTACAGATGATACGTTTAGAGACTTCTTCACCAATATCAGGGAAGCCTTTATATCCTTCTGTATCATTACCATATAAATCCAATAGGAAGTCATTATCATTGATAGATACTTTAACAGTATCCACTTTACGAGATACCATAGATCTAGCAAATGATTCGCTCACTACATACGCATCTTCGATAACGTCTGGGTCTAAGATATATGCTGTTTTAGCATTACGACCATAACAATAGTTATCATCATCATCGTACGATGTTGTTTTATATAATACATCACCTTTCTTAACAGAATCGCCTTCTTGTAATTTATCAAGGTTTTCATTGTTATAGACATACCCGAAGTTTTCAGTTAAGTCTTCAGATTGTTTCTTAAAGATGATATCATAGAAATCATTGTCTTCATCGTACAGGATCGTAGCAAAGATATACCCTGGACGGTCGGCGAACTTATCGATTTTCTTAACCACAGTGTAATTACTTCTAGCTTTCACTAGTCCAGATGAGTTCTTACCAAAGATATTTTCATAATTAGTAAAGACTCTTGGAAATTGTGGATCATTCAATGTATTGAATTGCTTTAAATGACTCGTAAACATGATAGAACGAGTCGATGAAATGTACTGTGGAAATGTCATTAGGGTTAACCCCAAATGTTTATCCGTACCTTCATATTCTTTCGTTTTCTCAGCCAATAATTTAGAGACATCGACTAAATCTTGACTGGACTTAAATTCGCGATTTTCTGCCATAACTATTTACTCCTTATTATATAACAGAATGTTTCATATAGATAAATGTACTTGTGAGTATAATACACTACTAAGACATCGTAAATTTGTTCTCAAATTTTTGTAAGAATATCTTAAATGGTTCATATGATAAATCTGCATATAATGCTACTTGGTCATCTGGGTCAGTTGGATCAAATTCATCATGTATGGAAAACACTTCACATAATTCTCGGTCAGTCAACAATACTCGATTGATGCGATGTAATCGATCTCTATTTTCTGCCATATATCGACCAATTTCTTTTTTATTCATATTGATATCGAATCTATCATCACAACCATACATTTCTACTCTAGCAAATAACTCCACTGTTTCATCAATCGCTTCAGCAGATTCATCAAATATCATAATCACTTTAACGATCTTAGCGATGACTTCATTAGAATTGGTTTGGAACACTATCAGATTAGTACCAATTGGTATTTCATGAGTAAAATGGTCTATTGTGAGTAACTTGATACATTCACGTAATTCATGTGTCATAGATTCAATTCGTAAACGTCGTTCTAACTGACGTTGCATAAGTAGTTCGTTTCTATTCATCGGTTGCATGGGACTATTCCCTCCTTTCACATAGGTATGATATATACTTCTATTAGTATTTAAAATAACTCGTTGTTACAAATAAGTATAGCTAATTTAAAGTTAAAGGAGAAACGTATATGAGTACAGATAACTTTGACATTTCTGAAGAGTTCATGCGATTGAAAGAGGATGCTCCTCTTTCTAATGATCGAGTAGAACCTTTAGAAGACGCTTCTGACTCTACTCTATATAGTGATGACACTAAAAAGAAAAAGAAGAAGAAGAAAAAGAAAGATAAATTTGACTCCTTCGATAGTGATAAGATCGCTCTGCTATTAGATCCAGGTTCACTCGGTAGTGATGCTGATGATATTGGGTTAGATTCTGACGAATTCTTAATCGAGAAGAAAGTCAAAAAAGGCAAAAAGAAAAACCTCTTTGATATGAAGGCAGCTAAGAAGAAGAAAAAGGAGAACTATGAAACTAAGTTCAATCCTGAAATGATTCAATATCGTAAAATCTTAAAAGATAACGATGAAGTAGCCACACTCATCAAAGGAATGGTTGAAGACATTCGTAAGAGTAATACAAGAGGAGCTGGTAAATTATTGACCGACTTACTAATTACTCTCAATAGTACGAATGGTAACCGGGCCTCTGTCATTCGTGATATGGTTAATATCAAGAAAGCGGCGGTTGATTTGGAACTCAAAGCTAATCGCAATAAGAAAGAAGATAAAGAAGCTCGTAACGAAGAAGAAGAAGGTCTTAATGTATTTAACGCCTTCTATGGTGGCGGTGGTCGTAAGGCATTGCTTGACCAAATTGCTTCTAACTATCATAGTATGGATGGGTATTCTAGTGCACAAGATGTACCTAAATTTACATATGACCCTAGAACCAATAACGATGACGATGTATTCGATGCGATCAATGACCGTTTAGATAACGAAGATATTGATTTCCGTTCTGAAGACGGTAATGCCTATATTCGCTATGAATATTTATCACCAGAGTATGTCATTCTAATGCATACAAACAATGGTGAAACGGAATGGGAACTAGAGGCTATTGACAAAGATGGTAATATTATGCCATCCGATTACCCTCGTATCCCAATTGAAAATCTTGGTAAAGTGACATTCAATATGGATAGTATGAGTGCCACTGATGAAACTGGTCGCACATATCGAGTAATCGAAAGCTAACAAAAAAAAGAAGAATAGGTAATCCCTATTCTTCTTTCTTATGTCCTTTGACCTGTTTATAGAGTTTTTTATACTCATCATATCCAGACTCAATGACAAAAATTTGACCTTCGGTAATATGTGGGTTTAAGAACCGAATATACTTTAGGATACGCCCTAAACCATTCTTTTCCACATTTAATTCCCGCATAACTAAATTAAAGTTACGTGTTTCATAGGTTGCCGCAATACGAGCACAACTTGTTTTAAATAGCATCCGTTTAACGAACAACTGGGCTTCTTTGGTTGTACCGTATAATGCAGATGCCGTTGCACTAAATATATACTCTAATTTATCCATATCGATATGGAATGGATTGTTAGTATTTTTTTCCATCTAAATTTAACTCCTTAATCATCGAACCACATACTTTCTTTACCAACTCACTATTCGTTGTGAGTTGTTTTTCTCGACATTTAGCATATAGCTTATGTCGAGTCTTTTTTGTTAAGAAGTGATCAGCTAATTTGCTGATAGGACTTCTTCCAATTCCTGTTGCCATTAGTTCCTCCTAATCTAACATAATAGAGTATAGAGAATCACCTCCATACTCTATTATAATATATACATCAATTACCGTTGGAATATCACATTCATATTATCTTCATACAATGAACGATATGATGGGTCCGTAATAATTAAGTTTACTGGATAATCATTGAACATTGTACTTTGTGTGATGATGAATGCTTGCTCTGAATGAATCCGAGATAACATACCTTCCAATGCGGCAAAGAACCGTTCTTTATTCCCTTTATACATAGGACCATCTACTTCATCAAGTAGAATAATGTTATATGTATAAGCGAATTGTTCTAACATAGCAAAAGATATAGCTAGTGTAGCTACTGATGATTCTGCTTGTGATGCATACCGAATATCCCGTACACTCACACCTTTTGTACGATACGGAATGCGGAATTCCTTATCATTCACTACAAACTCTTCTAACACAAAATCATTCTCATATATATCTTTAATGATTTCATTAGCCACGAGTCGTAGTGATTTGAAGTATGAGTTAATATAAATCAATGGAATCCCTTTATTGGTTGATACTGCTTCTTTAAGTAACTCTACGATATCATAGCGAGTTTTAATCTGTTCAATCTCTTGACCTAATTCAATAAATTGAGTCCGTTTCACTCGATCATGATAAATAGAATCTTCTAATGAACTAATATCAAACTCTATGGATTCCACTTGTTTATTATAAGCTGCCAACTTCTCATCATATTCAATCTTATCTTTAAGAGATTCTTTCAGTGTGTCCCGTGATTCCTTAGTGTGTATTAACTCCGTATTGAGTCGTTCCACTTCATTGGTATATTCGACATATTTACTGAAATCATCTATTAGATCTTTAGTCTGCTCAATCTCTTCTAATCGTTCAGACTCTTTACGATCAAGTTCATCAATTTGTTTATTGAATACACTCAGTTGCATCGTTAGTTTGGATATATTAGATAATATCTCGTCTGGTGATTCTAATTGATTACTCAATTGGAATACCTTGGCTTGTTGTTCATATTCAGCACGTTTTTCTTTATGACTAAGGTATTCTTCGTAGTATTCTAAGAACTCAACCTCAGATTTAACGGCATCATAATTAACAAATTCAGTGATATCACGTTTCATAATCGAGGCGATAATACCTTGGTAGCCATGATCCATTCGATGTTCTAGCTTAATTGTATTCAATAGCATTTGAATCGATTTCAACTGATTAAATACTGTTAATGCCTCATTTCGACGATCAATCTCAAATTCCAACTTAATTGTATCTTCTTTCGAATGATGAACTAGCTCCTCATGATAATGAAGATAATAGGGGCACTCATTGAACATATCGCAGCCTTCTGGTGTACACATTTTGTCAGCAATCTTTCGATGTTGTTTAGTGTTAGAAACAGTTCGATCCAATTGTACTAACAATTCAGATACTTCTCGTCTAAGTTTAGCTTCAATCTTATCGATGGTATTCGGTTGCACCATGTTGTCAACGTATATATCTCTAAAGTATTGAAGACCCGTTTCTGGAAGCTCAAAGACATCTTTCATCTGATAAATGATGATATTGATAGTATCAACATAGCTCATAAACACATCTTTTGATATCGATGTATCATGCTGACTACTGTCGAAACTCTTTTCAAATATATCTATTTTTTCAGTCAACTCTTTGATATATCCTTGAATCTCTTCTAATTCATTAGAAGCCTTCGTTTCTTCTAATTTTTTATTTTCAGCTTCAAGTAAATCGATCACTCGTTGCTTTTCATTTAATATAATGGCACGTTGCGATACAATACCACTATGACTGAGATTCAGATTCACCAGCTTATCTGTGTATTCAGCTGTGGTTGCACTGGATGTAGATACATGAAGATATTTTGGTTTATCTAAATTCTTAATGGTATCTTTGAGATTCTCGATGTTTTGTAAGGTCACATCATATAAGGTTTGTAATGTTTCCATACTATCCAAATTAATAGAACCTTTATATTCATAAAACCGTTTGGTTAATGATTCCTTATCATCATATCGAGATTTAATCATCTCTTCTTTACGTGCAATCCCGGTATCTAAAATACTAATATCACTAATGTTAAGTTTATCGCGTTTAGATACTGCTAGTTTTAACGCATTAGCTAAGAACTTAGCTTGTTCTTTAGCTTGCTTATAATCCTTCATGTAATCTTCTACTTCAGATAGAAGTTTACTAATGAAAAACTTTCTATCAGTGAATGATAACTTAATGAAGTTTTGTACATTCGGTCCTAATCGAATCAACTTTAAAAAGTTGGGTTCAATTTGGAACTCAGACTCAACGATCTCGTTAAATGTTTTAACGGTACCAGGCTCATTCAGTTCTTTACCATTCTTTTGAATATAACACTTAACCTGACGGGTTGTTCGTTTCCCCGCTGGAGCTAAGTAGATATGTTCAATATAATACCGATCATCTCCTTTGGAATACCAGACTTCTTTATGTCCGTCCATGTCAGGTATGATAATATCGGCATCTTCTCGGGCTTCTAGTGCCCCTAGATATGGGAATGGATGGAAATTAGATAATAAAGCAGTTTTACCAGTCCCGTTATTACCAATAATCAAACTAACGGTATATTTAGATTTAGTAAAATCAATATCAATTTCATCCAATCCCATTCCTGATTTGATTAGAGCAAAATTCTCTAATCGGATTCGTTCCATACGAATAGTCATCACCCTCTTTCTATAATCTATAGTAATAATATATACTTCTTACTTAATATAGATTATCTCTTTAAATTGCTTCTTATAGCGTGACTCACGTTCTTTAAACTGAGCACGAATAGAAGCAAACCCTGTATCCACTAATTCGACATAGTAACACATAATATCATCACCTAATCGTCTAAGACGACCTGATGCTTGGTTACCAGTGATTTTCGAACGGAATGCTTCACAGTTAATCACTAATCGTAAATTAGCAATGGTTTCACTGAACCCTAGCGATGCTGACGTTGATATAATCAATTGGTCTTCATCTAGTACTCGTTGTTTCTCATGTTTATCAATACTGGAGTTGTAAACCCCAATCGATAAACCCGGATATATTGATGCAAAGAACTCTTTGACAGCTTCACATGACGTAATTTTAGATACGAGTATAAGTGTACGGAAACCCTTCTCAACTGTCATTCTACGAACATATTGATCCAGGATCTCAAAGAATTGTGTGTCTGACGTAACTTGATAGTCAGAATATGCATTCTTATTAAATCCTTGCACATTCTTACAAGCACTAATTTCTTGCACTGAGGGATGACTATTATACCGATTCACAAACATGGTGATATGTTTCTTAGAATCAGTATAACCAAGTTTAACCTGATCGAATCGTGGTACTGCTTTAAAGCATTTTTGAAAGATTGAGTTTTCATCATATGAAGACCGTTCCATATTCGCAGTTAAATAGAACGTACGTCTTACGTTTGAATGGAAATCAATCATCATCATATTATGAAACTCCATGTGGGCTTCATCATAGATCTTTAACCCAACTCTAAGATTGGCAAATAAACATCGAATCCAGTTCCATCCATATTTAGCAGCATTCGATGCGATCGTTCTATGTGTCGTGACGAATACACGATATTTTTTAACAATGGATGGATCATCCATAATCTTTTCAATCATGCGTGTATTGAGTTCACAGATTCTACGTCTATCCAAATCAGTATACGTATCAATAGAATCAATCCAATTCTTAACAATATTCTTACGATTTACGATAATAATCGTTTTCATGGATAAGAACGATATAGCGGCAATAGCACAGAATGTTTTACCTTCCCCAGTTTCTGCATTACCAACCAATTGGGTCATATTACCATTGAATTGATATTGGTCTAACCCAATTAAGAACTTAATTAAATCGTTCTGTAATTCACTTCTAGGGAAGCCAGTTAACTTAATAGATACTGGGTCGTATGTATTTGTAATAGTATTATCATCAACAGGTCTTCCTAATAAATAGGAAATATATTTTAAGTTCATACCCGCTGGGATTGTTAGTGTACTACTCTCTTCATCGTAGTCCATAGCAACAGCTTCTCTACGATAATAGAGTTTGTTATATTTAGATAACATCCCTTCTAATTTGGGACATTCTCCGAGTTCATAATCTTCAACCTCACAATAGGTTGCATACTTTATAATTCGTCTCATATGTCCTCCATATATACGAAAAAAAGAAGAACCGAAGTTCTTCTTTTCCTATCTCATAAAACTCTGATATCAGTATGTTTTATGAGATATTATGCTTAACAGCATTATGGTGTAGTGACATAAATACGTTTCACAATACCATCGCGACCAGCAACAACATGACACATAGTGCCATCGGCATATCTGAAACTATACACATTGGCTTGCTCATCACGTAGATAATGACCACCGACATATTCAGTAACCATTTCAAAACGGTTAAACTTTTGACCTACTGTGGCGTGGTCATAGTGATATGGTCTATATGAATCATATGCAAAACCTACACCAGTAGTGGATACAAACAATGCTGCAACAGCAAGGAATTTAACAGCTAATTTTTTCATTTTCATTTCCTCCTTAATCGACAACGATATTATGGACAATTCCCGCCCTATCAACTTGTACTAAACACACCGTACCATCTGCATAGGTGTAGTAGTAGTTAGTAATCTGATACCGTGGTAAATATTCAGTTTTACTAATCATTGTTACCATAGCATTAGGATCGAAATACTGACCTCGAACTGCATGGTCATATGCAGCTGTATTGTGTGCAAATCCAATACCGCTCATAGACACCAACATTGTTGCAACAGCAGCTGCTTTAACAAATAACTTTTTCATTTTCATTTCCTCCTTAATTGAAAAAGATAAGACGTATAGCGAATATGCTATACGTCTATTATTACCATGATAATATATATTTGATTATTTGAGGTTTACACTGATTTCAGCATCTTCCCCATTGGCATCCTTGAACTTAACATTCACCGATAAGTCTAGGTTCAATATTTCACACCATTTGACCAAATACTTAATGGTCATATTGGATGGTTTATTGATAGCAGACTTCATATTAGTGATGTCATATTCATTACGGAATCGATCTTTGTATAAACGAAGGTCGATTTTCATTTCCCCCAATACTGTCTTAATAGCCCGTTTTAAGATATCATCTTCTGGGTTAATGGTTGGAGCAAAGATATTACTTTCATTCAATTCAGCTAACCGTGGGTCGAATGTCTTTAAGTCAGCATCATCCATTTCATTCATGGCTTGCTTATTAACCATCACGACATTATCTACATCATGCTCCACACCTTCAGGTTTAACGAAATGAACTTTACCATCATCATCCTTATAAGCATGACCTGCTTCGATGTATTTATGTTTGTTCATTTTACCATCATAGATATAGACCTTATCTTTATAGATATAGCCTACACCCTTTTCTAATCGTTCACCCTCTATATAGGGAAGTACTGTATACAGTGTATCATTGATACTTATATACATTTTCTCTTTTGTGAGATTGATTGTGTCTTTTTCTGCCATTACACTACTCCTTATTTTCACCTGATTTGTTGATTGCCTGTATTTTATCTATCCTAGCACCTAAGTCCATCATTTGTCCAATAGATTCATTGGACCGTTCGCGTAATAGGGCTCGTTCTAGTTGTTCCATCACCATCAATTCGGTATATACAAAGTAATCAACCTTATCCATATTATAAATACAAGCACATAACTCATCATACGTCATATACCCATAGGTAGCATGACGATTTAGATAGATAATCACACCCTCATAGGGTTTATCACTATCATCAGCATAGATGAGTTCGTGCTTAATCTTTAATTGTTTTGAATCGACTAACGGGATTGTGATTGCTAATTGATTTGCTACGTTAGAATCAATTGCTAATTTACCTTCATCATCGGTAAAGAATATATCATCTCGGTCAAATGCTTTTTCCATCGCTTTGAATACTTTCATAAACCGATGAATGAGTCGATTCGGTATAGTCACTCGTCCATACTTATCAAATCCTCGATTTGAATATAGTGTCATAGTGACAAAGCCAACATGTGTCGAGTTTGATTCCATAATACGAGTATTACTAAGTCCTTCTAATGAAGGACCTGGTTTTGAACTAAACTTGTCGTTAGTCGGTAAGATAACAAATTCGAAGATAAACTCGCCAAAGCGTCCTATCCGTCTACGACTTCGCCCTTGTTGTACATCCATATCAACACCCTCTCTAGTACAATAATAAATCTCCTAGATGACTGGTGTATAATATGTCAATGTATTTTGGAATGAATTCCAAAAAGGTTTCCTGAATAAACGTAGAATCTTTATCTGTTAACCCATAATGAGTTTGGAGAAACCGTATAAACATAGGCTCCATTTCTGTTGGGTTAGCAAAGTAACTACTATTCCTAAATTCAGGTAATGCTGGATTATCTGGTTGCATAATGTCGGTAAAGAACCATTGGCTCGTTATATGTAACCGAATGGTTTTACGCTGACGATGTGTCATTAATGCATATGCTTCAGGTAATCCTTTTTCTTCAATCATTTTTTCAAGTTCTTTGACTTGAATGATTCGACGTTTTTTAGTAGTAAAGAGATCGATTATATCCATACATCTCCTCCTATCGACGTCGATTAATCATACTATAACGGGATAATCGAGCTGTATCCAATGTTTTACGACGATTTTCTTGAATACGTTCTTCCCATTCATGTTGGTCACGAATTTCTTGACGACGGCGTTCTGCTAGTCGTTCTTCTCGTAATTCGACACGTCTAAGTTCGCGTTCTTTACGTTTTTTGTTTGCTTGGATTCGACCATAAATATCAAATCCAATGACAACGATTACGCCAAGGATAGCTACATAACTAAGTACGCGAATAGGGTCAAGTGTTGTTAAAAATTCCATGATATTGTTCTCCTTTTCATGAAAAATGAAATAAAATATATAATACCCTATAATACATCGTTCATACGACTATTATAGACTACTAACAGGGTAAAAGAAGATGGTATACCAAACGGTATACCATCTTGAGACCTTCTATTATTTATTAGAGAAGGATTTTTTAGTTTGTTCAACTGCACGAGCAGCCACTTTGTCGGCAATTTTACCTTTGCCAACTTCTTTTTTAGGGTCACCAGCAACTTTCTTAAGACCAGTTGCAGTATAGTTTTTGATTTTAGCTTTAGCGATCTTAGATGCTTTAGAAGCATATTTTTTGCTCAAGTATGCTTCGATTTGACGTTCTTGTTTCCACAATGTCAACAATTTGCGATACTTAGGATCGTTTGCAGCGTTAGCTAATTTGAATACAGCTGCTTTTTGTAAGTGTGTTAAACGGGATTTTTTATCCATTTTCACAATTACTTTTTCCATAGCCACACCCATGTTTTCAGACAATGTAGCCATTTCATCATAGGATTCAGCCATAGCTTGGATTTCATCTGGAGTTGCAAACTCATTCAAGAAAAGAGCGGCGAAAGTAGATTCTTCGACTTCATCATCGTCATCATCGTCGTCTTCTTCTTCATCGTCATCTTCAGCATCTTCATCATCAGATGGGATATCTTCTGGGTTTACATCTTCTGTTTCAACTTCAGGAGCATCTTCTACTTCAGTACCATCTTCAGCAGCGTCAGCTTCCAATGTAGCTTCAACATCTTCATCGGATACTAAATCAGCTTCTAATGCCAATAGTTCTTCTAAAGATAATTCTTTTACATCAGACATTGTAAGTCCTCCTTTAAAGGAAAAATGTGTTGTACAACGTTATTTACGTTAAAATATTACTATACTGTTTTATATATAGTATACATAATGGTCATAACTCCATTAAGGAGTTGTTTTCTAGTAATTTTTTATTATACGTTGAGTAGTTGTACTAATTCATCCTTGTAATTATGGTTTCGGGTTGTGGTTGTATAGATACGACCTTCACCTCGTTTATATATGGATATACGGACACAATCTATATCGACCGTTTCCAGTATCAATATATAACCGAAACTATCACTTTCTGATTTAATCGTAAAGGTAACTTCATCATTACTATAATGAAGATTACCTGGGTAGATACGTATCTCTCGATTGTTCATCAGTTCATGAACGGCAATATCTACCATGGAGTAATCGATATTGAAGGTTTGTAATAGTACACGATTCGGTGTCGTACCAATGATTGAATTGGTTGCCGTATCATCAATGGTGAATAGAATATCTTCTATTTTCACATTCTCATACCTAAGCTTAAATTCAATGTACCCTAGCTTATTTTTTACATAAAACGCTTGGGTAGATACCAATTCACTCAATACGTTTGTTGGGTCCTTATAGTGTTCATTCATTCGAATACTATCCGTTGTTCCAATAGCGATTACATCTTCAATGCGAATAATATTCGTAAACTTCAAGAGTCTACCAACATCTAATCCAATAAAATTACCGTCTTTCCACACACATAAATCTTTGTAATAATATCCATGACAGCGATTATAGGCTACCACATAATCATCACGAATTCGATATCGTTGTGGATTAGTGTGGATGATTTCATTACGTTTACCATTCTTATAAAAGATAGAGGTTACTTTGAAATCATCTCTAATGACATACTCTTCTTCATTATACTCCAGTATAATTTGAGCAAATTTAAAAATAATTGATTCGTCTGGTTGATCGATGGGACCAATTAGACGATATCGTGATTGGTTAGTCACGTCATCATGAGCCACATGATATAACATACCATCATATTTATGTAGTGTAATCCCATGAACTATACGTACTTTATCATCTGTGAATAAATGTAGTAGTTCATGGGATTCTTTATATGATGCTATTGTATTATATAAGGTGGCTTCATCTAATGTGATGATGTGGACTTCTGGTTTTAGTTCCATCATATTGTCCTCCTTATGTATATAATCTGATGTATCGCTATTATAATATATACATCAAAATAAAATTAAGTAGGAAGGATTGTACTAGTATGAATGTGTTTTTGTATGTAATGATTGTTATTCGGAGTGGAACAAAAAAACTCAATCCTTCCTACGTACTTGTCAAGACTATAGTAATTGTTAACGGCAAAAACTATCCATTAAGAATATACATATAACTAATAGTCTCCTATATCAACTCGTGGATAGTGTGTATTCGTACATACTATCCACTTATTATACGACTGATTAGTAATATAACTAGAATTATGTAAAGTAGGTGACACCTTGAAACTCAATACCATTAGAAAATGTAAATGTCCAGTTTGTCATAAGAATTACGTGAGTAAAGATGCGGTATATGATCATATTGAACGTTCTCATTCTGATATGATTCCTGAAGGAATCCCTTCTGATCAATATTACTATGACTTAACACATGACAAACATACAGTCTGTGTCATATGTAAACGAAGAACCCCATGGAATCCAAAAACACACAAATATGCTAGACTCTGTGGTAGAAAAGAATGTGCTCAAAAGAATAGAGAAATCTTTAAAGAACGTATGATGCGAGTCTACAATAAGTATAATTTAGCTAACGACCCAGAACATCAAAAGAAAATGTTAGCTGCTAGAAAGATTTCTGGTAAGTATCAATGGGAAAATGGTGGCGAACCAACTACCTATGTTGGTTCCTATGAGAAAGACTTCCTATTGAATTGCGATACTGTATTCAATTTTGAATCCGCTGATATTATCGCCCCATCACCAAACGTATATCGATACCAATATAACGGGGAAGATCATTTTTATATCCCTGATTTTTATATCCCTGATCTTCGCTTAGAAGTAGAAATCAAAGATGGTGGAGATAATCCAAATATGCATCATAAAATCCAAGCTGTTGATAAAGTTAAAGAAAAATATAAAGATGATGCGTTATTGAAGCAACGAGATAACAACTATATCAAAGTTGTGAATAAGAAATATGGGGATTTCTTAGCATTGATTAATAAACTTCGTTCAGATGACCTTTCTCCAGAGGAACGTAGAAATAAGATCAAAATTAAACCAGAATAATATAAAATATTACTTGGTATCAACATACTAGTAGCTGAATAAACTCGTCATTTATTTAGTTTAACCTTTTCAATAGCTGGAAAGTCACGTAGCTCCATAACCCAAACGGCTACGTGACTTTCCTCTATCCTTTTTTAAAATCGATTTATGGACAATGTGGTAATCACAATGTTTATATAGTATCTCATAAGGAGGTTGTAATATATGTCTGAAGTCTTACCTCGTTCCGCCATGGTAAAGGTGACGTTGTCTGATCTTAAGAAAAAAGCTACGGCTGTGTATTGGTCCCTTTGGAACCAAGCTCGTTCCGTAGGTCGTGATGTTAAATTATATCTCCACTGGACAGCTGGTCGTTATGGTCAATTCTGGGATGATTATCATATCCAAATTGATAAGGCCGGTGACATCTATATGCCTGCTGGTGTCAATTTAGATGATATCCTATATGGCACTTGGCATCGCAATACGGGTTCTATTGCTATTACGCTATTAGGATGTTTTGATGCAACTCCTAATGGCTTAGGTAGTGAACCACCAACTGCGGCTCAAATTGAAACTATGTCCCAAGTCGTCTGTGTATTAGCCAATGCATTCGATTTAACTATCGATAAAGCACGTGTTATGACACATGGTGAAGCTGGGGATAATGAAGATGGCGTTTGGTGCCATGAACCATATGGTCCTAAATCTACTGTAGAACGTTGGGACTTGGAATTCTTAGGAACACCTGAGTCTCCTGTATATGACCCATATGGTAAAAAAGGGTATCGTCGTGGTGGCGATGTTATCCGTGGTAAAGCTAACTGGTATCGTAAAGCCGGTATCAAAGGAGTTTATGATCCTCGATAATGACAAAAAGAAGAGTATACGGTTCAATCCGTATACTCTTCTACTTATTTTTTGTTATTTCGTTGATGATATTTATAAATCCATCGTACATTTTTAAGATAGTATTTGCGATCAGTATTATTGTATTTTGTTACAATGCCTTTGTTATTACAAATAAAACCTTTATTATGTTTACTAAGTCTTCTCTCTAGTATATCAGCAAAATTCTGTTCACCAATGCGTAATACACGAGTGTCACACACTAGCATATCACTCATAAGTAATAATCTCTCGTTTATTACATCAATCAATTGCGTTGGTGAAGTGAACGTTGTTAATTTCTTAAATGCTTTCTTTACAAATGTTTGTGGATCATCCAAGTATATCTTAACATGATTTCTACATATATCATCAATGACTTTAATACCATTGATGTAGTCAGAAGAAGAAATAACTTTAGCAATCGCCATGGTTTCTTTGATATCGATAGAATCAGGTTTTAACATAGAATTTCTAATTTTAATACCAAAGCATCCACTAATCATATCCACAATTTTTTTGCGAATTGACTTTCGATACTCTTCTCCAATGTATAATAGATTATGATCATCACAGAGTTCATCTGGTAATACCAACTGTACCTTATGTAATCGCACATACCCACAAAATACTTTTACATCCGTTGGTAAGATATCACTCTCTTTTAATATCTCAACGGGAACCTTAATAAACGTTTTCTTTTTCGTTTTTAACATCATGAATCTCTCGTTTGTGAGTTGATGTACATAGATACCAAATGGTTCATACCGTATCATATCCATCTCGTATCGTTGTACAGTCCGCTTCACATGAGAAGCTCCATGTAATACATACTTACTTAATGCTTCACGCATATCATGGAACACATCCGGTCTAAGTGTTCCGATAAAATCAGCTAAGTTATCAAAGTCCACAGTTAATGCTTGTGAGATAATAACTTGTGATTCTAATCCCTGTTCAATAACAACGGGGTACAGTGTATCAAATGGTCGAATTTTCGTCGACAATGGTAACACATTAACCGTATTTTTACTAGTTGCCATAACAACAACTGGTCTATCATAACGAATGACTTGGGTATCTGGAATCTCCTTGTGTTTATTCTCAGCATCATAGCCATTATCTCGCATAATAAATACATCACCCGGTTGTACATGAGATGGGGTAGTGGCTTTTCGTTTCTCTTGTTGAGAGTCTAATATAGAGGACACACAATCCTTATTCATTCGCGAGTTATTGGATTGAGATTTGATCGGTTTACGCTTTTCTCTGAATCGTTTACTCGCTTGGTGTCGTCTACTCATCTTAGTACCTCACCTCCTATTACAAAAAATCTATAAATGTTATACTATGAGGTTCACAAATATATAACATTCATTAATTACTTGTGACAGCAAAAAATAAAACTGTACTATAGATAAGGAGATTATACCTATGATAACTGATATTACTGATATCTATCGGTACCCAAGCGAATACTTTGGTTTACCAGATCAACGTAGATTCCCTATGTATACACAAGAAGAAGTAGAAGGTTGTATTCGCTTCTTCGATTTATGTGAAGAAGAGTATAAGAATACTCTTGCTAACAATATCGGACGTCGCTTACATGAATTAGGATTAGCCGAATCCATTCAATTCAAAGGTAAGTTAATGCGTTACTTTGACGTTCGTAAATATGGAACTAAAAAAGGTTCTATTCAAGTCATGGAAGCTTCCAATGTAGGTACATTAGAACCAATCGTTGGGGCTACCAATGGTAGTACACAAGTATTATCCAAGAAACTTCCTACTGAAGAATTCAATTCATTAGATGATACCCGTAAACTACAAACCCTAATTGCTAATGGGAATATTCAAACTGTTATCGATGATGAAGATAAACATTCCTTAGCAATTGATGATGTGGCTAAAGAATATTTGATGAGAGATACCTTAGATTTCTCTCAACGATTAGACTCTGTTGATGAATCCGTATTCCCAACAATCTATCCAATTCTAAGAGAATCATTAAACAAAGCATCTCTTCAACTAGAAGCAACTCCATTTATGATATCCTATGAAGGTTACTATGACTATCCAACTGAATACCAAGCGTATATCAAAATGATATCCAGTACACCTGGTATGTCTGCTAGAGAAAGAGCTGATAAAATCATAGCCTTATTATACAATGGCGGCATGGCTGATATTATCAATAACCTTCTTGAACGTAATATGGGTGATGGAGAGGTTGCACAAATGGTTATTAATGCATTACGTCAACCAGCTGACTATATGGAGTATAAAACCATATCCATTCTATTAGGTTCTGCTATGACAGATGATATTAAGAACTATATCGAAAATGTAGCTCCCTCATTACAAACAAAAGGATTCCCAGAATCTCTAATTGGTTTCATTCAACATCTAGCAGTTCCAGTTGGTTTACCATACGCTATTTATGAATATACCTATAAAGCAATTAATACTGACCGTCCAGCTAATGCAGTATTAGCTGCTCACCTATTATTGATGGATAGTGAACCATCTGATATTGAGTACTATATCGAACGTGATACTTGTGACTTAGAAAATCAATTCTGGTTATATAACTCTCGTAATGGCCTATGTTATTACGCTCGGTGTTATGTAGACTTAGCGTCTCAAGCTATATTCATCGTTAAGTACCCCCTTATCTCCGTATTTGAAGGTAGTGTTAAAATTACTGATGAGTATCGAGAAATATGTGGATTAAATCCTGAGAGTGATCGTGATAGAAACATTCTACTCGACCAAATCACTAGACACATTCGATATGATAAGTTAATCAGTGTTCAAAATATCAATCCAGATATTAAGAAAGCTACGATTGTATCTGATACTGACTTTACTGGATACTTACCTTCCATGGTACAACAACTTGATGAATTCCTTCAAGGGATTAAAATGTCATCTGCCCATCTAGGTATCCAATTCAATCCTTGTATGTATTTCGATAATCCAACACTCTATCTACGTGACTATGTTAAGGTTGGTATAGAGAATGATAATATTGCGATGCTTAAAGATGCTGTTACATTAGGTATGTGTATCATCACCAGTAAGCTAGCTGACCGTAATGAAGATTTGAACCTTCCTCAATATAAGGAACTCATTCAGTTGGTACGTTCCACACTATTCCATATTCAGAAGGTAGATCAAACATTCTTGTTCTCAGATTACCTATTTAAGAATCGCTGGGATAGAAAACTCTATATTGTTAGCAACACGGATAAGCTTAGAGATTACTTAGCTCAAGCTTACAAATACGTATTCAACTTATAAGTATATATTATACAGATACAGTGTCATCCACTGTATCTGTATTTTTATTGTTATTAGAGCACAATACGTATGTAACAATGTTCTAATGAAGAAAGGAGATGATGACTTGAAGAAATCAATCATGCAAATCATCAAATTCGTCCTCATTATAACAGTCATTCTTGGTGTGAGCGAGTACCAAAATGACCCAAAAGCTTTTTCAGTACAAGATGCTGGATCCAAGTACAATAGTGACAAAGGGGACACGTCGCAGTTAGCGACAGAAAATGTAGAGGATGTCGATTTGACAAACTCCATTTATCTAGTAACATCAAAAGACGTTACCATTATTTCAAACGATGGAAAGGAAACCAAGTTAAAACAGGGTGAATTCACTGTCATCCCTGATGAAAAAACTAAATACTCGCTAAGTGAACGTGGATACGTAACATCCATGAATGGGTTAGCAAAAGTACCTAAAGATATTGCTAAAAACTCATTCTATATTCAATTTAAACCTAAAAATACAGATCTATCTGGCACTGAAGTATTTACCAAACTACCAACTGACTACAATATGGTTAGCTTAACAGAAACGTTTAAAAAGTTTGGTAACGCGTCGAAAATCCAATTACCTGTTGTGGAAACCACTCGAATCACTCATCTATTCAAAGGTAAGTTTATCGCTTTTGAACTGAATGGAACTCGATACTTTATTCCTGAGTCAGATGTGATTTGGTCTATCCGTAGTGTGCGAGATCTACATCTCGTATCTCGCTATACAGCAGGACGACATGTCGCCCAAGAGAAACGAACCAATATTACAAATGATATCACCCAACCAACCAATCTATCCGCAGAAGAACTTGATAAAGCGTTATCAGGTACTAACCTTGCAGGTCTTGGTCAAGCATTCCAAGCGATGGAAGAACGGTGGGGTGTGAACGCCTTATTTGCTATCTCAGTAGCAGCTCACGAGTCTGGCTGGGGTACTAGCTATTTAGCTAGATCCCGCAATAACTTATTTGGTATTGCTGCATATGATGGTAATGAAGGAGCTGCATATGGCTTCTCTAGTCAAGCAGCTTGTATTGATCATTGGGGTGAGATGATAAAAGAAGTATACTTTAATCGAGGCTATACATCTCTTACCTCTGTGAATAGTATCTATGCATCAGATAAGAGTTGGGCAAGTAAGGTGCAATCAACTATGTCTGCTATGCAACATAAGATACTCAATTAGAGTTAAATTCTTAAATAAGAATTTATCTATATATTATTTAATTAAGTCGTAAACAAATAGTCAAGTCGAATTGAACTATTCGTTTTCGACTTAATTACTATTTTATTTTTCACTTAGAGGAGGTTGCACATATGAGCAACAATCAACAAGTCGGTCAACAAGGTGGTCAACAAACCAACCCACAACAAAACCGCAATAATCAACAACGTCCAGTGATGGACCAACAAGCCCGTAATTTTAATGAATTATTGGCTAACAACATGGCACTGATTCCAAAGGGTGTTACGTATGAAGTAACTGACAAACAAATCAACCGTAGTGTTGAATTATGTTTGGAACGCCTTGGTGTAGAAAACGTGCATCAAAAAGTATACTGTGTAACTCAATATAACACAGCATTCTCTCAAGTGCTAAAGGGTAAACAAGTTAACCCTAAACACCCAATTGACCCATTCAATGTGTATATCGTACTTCGTCTTGATAAAGAAGATCGTAAACGCATGAAAGGTGGCAAACGTGGTTACGGCCATGGAACTGGATATAATCAAGTTATGAATCGCCTCTTCCATAATAAAGCCGATAAAGCACAAGGTAATATCATGGTCAACAAAAAGTTGAATGAAACGTTGGCACAATTCACTACTCGTGAAGTCAAATTCCAAATTACCCCAAATGGTAATGCGGCTCGTTTCAAATTGGACTGTGATATCGTAATGCGTTATATCTTCGATATCCCTGAGAACCAAGGTAACTTTATCGTTGATATCTTAAACGTACACGACCAAAGAAGAAAAGGGTTCAAAGCTATTATTCACAAAACATTTGCGAATAAAACATTCAAACAAAGCGACTTCGACCCTTCTAAATACGTTTAATCGGTAACAGTCAATCTAATAGGCATGGATCTTCGGGTCCATGCCTATTATTTTTTTACTCCTACACAGAAAATTAAAAAGGAGGCAAATCTATCATGGCAAGAAAACCATACGACCCAAGTCGTTTTAAAGTAGAAGAGATTATTGAGAATATCTCTGAATCCGATACTAGTAATTGGGGTAAATTCATTATCAGAGCATCCTTTGATGATGGCCCTGCTAATATCAATATTCGTAGTATGAAATTAGGTGATGAACCTATCATCGGTAAAGGTATCTCATTAACGAATGAAGAAGTAGATACCGTTGTAGATACCCTTGTAGGTATGGGTTTTGGTAGCATTAGTAAACTAAAAGATAGTATATCCGATAGACAAAAACAGTTCGGTGGATTTGATATGAATTCATTTATGGGAACTGATGATGACGATGACGATATGCTAACGATTGATGGTGACCAAGATGTTTGAGATTGTTGATGCATACGCCAACTCATTTAAAATCAAATATTTGTTCTTGGATAAGCTATTCAATAATAAGTTAACTGAAACAAATAAAGCCGGAAAGCAAATTGTGCAGACGGCTAATATCTATATTAACTTCGAATCTTTGTATAATAGTATTAGGAATACAACGATTGAAAAGTTCGTTAAAGTAGCCACCAAGAAAGAGTTGAATGAATTATATCGCAATATGATATCTAACTTCATCAATATTGTGGCTCATTACCGAAAATACTTTTCTAAAAATCGTATAAAGACGAATATCTTCCTATATTATAATGCGATACCAGAGCATAAAATAGAATATAATAATACGGCATTGGTTGAGAATTATCGTCAACACTTTTTCAGTTCCTTAACCGATTTAGAACGCTTAACGGTCAATAGTATCATTCAAGAAGCTATCTCGTTTATGCGAATCATTACCGAATACATTGAAAATGTATATATGGTAAGTACGGATAGTGTTGAATCCTCATTAGTACCTATGATTATTAATATGGAGAATAAGTATCCTGCCAATATTAATATCATTATATCTAAAGATGAGTATGATTTACAGTACGTGAACTATAACTTCCTACTTGTAACTAAATTCAAAAAAGATGCGGTATTGATCACAAAGAAGAATGTGATCAAATACATGTGCTTCCGAAACAAGTTTGAAGAAAAGCGACTAATCAATCCATTACTCATCCCATTCATTATATCCTGTAATGGTAATCGTAAACGTTCTATTAAAGGAGTTAGTGGATTCCGATTTATTAAAATCTATAAATCATTAGAGAAGTTATATGAGGCAGGATATTTAAATGATGACGATGAAGAAACGTTCACCATTACCAATATCGCTCACGTAATCAACCAATCCAATTTCAACTTCTTAAATCGAGATGATATTGCCAATCAAGTAGTACGTAACTATCGTGCGGTTGATTTGGAATATCAATATGATGTATTATCCGATGTACAAAAAGAGAAAATCTTTGATCAACTTACGGATAAAACCGACCCTAGTACATTGATGGAAATCAATGACCGTTATTTCTCCGATTATCCGTTAATGTTAATGGAACTCAATCAATATGATATAGTTGATGAAATGAGGGAACAATTATAACATGGGTATCAAGCTAGACACAGGTAATTTACTTAGGAATATATTCAGTTCGGTTAAACGACCGAACATTCCTAAACTAGATGTCAATGGGTTGCTTGATAAAGCATTTAAAATGGGTGGGTCAGCTGGTGGCAATAATCAATTTCGCTCTAATATGCAAAATCACAGGTACCGATATCGAGTGGATGCTTGGCAGGTGTTAATACCTGGTCAAGAACCAATCGATATGGTACCTAGTGCCATCCAGAATATTTTTCTTACCCAATTATATGATGAAGCAATCCATCCTATATTAGAAATTAAAACATTACTTCCACCTCGGTTACATGAGGCGATTGTCAATCATAAGAATGATGTGAATATTCGATTCCGATTAGTGGCTGTCGATATCAATAATCAGAACTCAGGTTATCATGATATTATCAATGATACCTTTATTGTATTGATCGATGATGAGGCTCCATTCCAAGAAAGTAAATTGTATGATAAAACCAATGAAGCTCAAGGTGGTAAAGGTAGTGGTACATCTTCTGGCTTTAAAGCGGAAGATAAACACTGGTACAACGTTAGTGATTATACGGAAAGCTATGAAATCTCCTTATGGAGAGAACGTGATTTAATCGCTATGAGAAAGACAGTCAATGAAATCTACAATGACTGCACCTTATCATCTGCATTAGGTCATATCTTAGGAAATGCAGGCATTGATAAAATGCTCATTAGTCCATTGAATAACGATAAACAATATCCTCAAGTGATTATCCCACCAATGAATCTAATGAACGTATTCGAATACTTGCAACAAACGTATGGCACATATTACTTTGGCACTATGTCTTTCTATGACTATCGATGCCTATATGTATTAAATAAATCTGGTGCCTGTGACTGTTATGAACAAGGTGAGTATAGAAAGACTATTATCACAGCGATTGATAATAGTAACTCATCCAGTAAAGCGACAGGGACGTTTGAATCTCCAGATGAACAAGAATACGTCATGTACGTTGACCCAGAAAACATCAGTGTACAGACACCATCCACTACACAAGACTTAATTGCCGGTAACAATGTAACCATTGTTGATTCTGGTAATAATGAAACAACAGAAGTGAGTGGTGCTGGTAAACAACGGGGTGCTGGTAACTCTACGATTGTATCAGATAAGTTTGGTAACGATTTCAATAAATCAGTTATGTTAAGTGAAATCAATGAACGGAATCTCCATTTATCATGCTATTTATTAGACCATGATCTATTTGCTATGACTCCAAATAAAGAGTTCGTAGTGTACTTCACGGATAAGGAAAAAGCTAAGTATAATGGATATTATCGTCTCACAAGTGCAGTGGCAGCCTTTACTAAAGCAGGTGGCATGTTCAATTGTGCTGGTCAATATGATTTTGCTTTTAAATCTGGTTTGGGTTCTGATGAGGTTCAATTATTAGATGCTAAGGTAAATCCGAATATTCAAATCGAGCAACCTAAAGCAAAAGGACCATCGAATACACCAACACCGAAGGAAACCAATGATATCTATGCGGATGGTGTACATTCAGACTTAAAGAAAGCATCTGATGTACCGAACCCTCATGATACTGATAAACACGGTAATATTCAAGACAATAAGTATCCAGATACATTTAAGAAAAAATCTGGTGATTCTGAAGCACGTAATGAATATAATCAGAAGGTTCAGGATGCTCATACACCGTCTAAGGGACCTAGACCTAGGTCATTAAGATAATTTTTTTGGGTATATAGCGTAATGCTATATACCCATTCTTACTCTAAAAAACAAACTAATAACAATTTTAGCTAAAATTTACTATGTAGAAAGAGGTGTACACCTTATGAATAACGAGATCGATATCGTATTCGAAGAATCCCGTTTCCTATCTACTGAAGTAGGAAATGCATCCTTTGACCCAATGGTCGGTGCAGTTGGGTTCTATAATAATTTCCTATCAGCTGTACGCAAAAATACTGCAGATGCACTTAAAATAGTTAGTAAGGCAGTAACTGATGAATCGTTTAAATTAGCGATCACTACCATTACAGACCATATTAAAAAAGTAGAAAAAACAGCATTTGATGCTTGTGATTATACAATGAAACGCGTTAATAGCTTACATAAAGAAATCAATAAACAACGTTCCATGATTACTGTTGATGCCATCAATTATATCTTCAAAGGTCGTCAATCAGAGACCTTTACCATGTATATCTATAACCCTATCATGACTGATAAACGTACAATCAATTTTAATGAATGTTTAGGTTGGGATAGACTTGGTAAATTAATCAATAAATTGGGTACACAAAAATTTGACCTAGATGAATTCGATGAAGAAATTAAAGATATTAAAGAAAATGGTATCTATAACTTCCGTGCCGATATCGTTGGGGTATCTAAGTATATCAAAACAAAAAGTCTAAGTGGTACGGCATTTAATGATACCGTACATCGTATCTTTTTCCCATCTGAACAACGCGTTCCTGTCAGTGTAGGTGAATTGTTTATCCGAGATATGTTTAATTCTATTGCTAAATTTGATAAAGAGTATGATGCTTTGAAATTAGCGTATCTATATAAAGCGATTAACCAAGTTAAAGAAACCATCACAACTCTATTATCACTACTTCGTAGTAAAATTAAAGACGTTATGACTATGACGAATATCCCAGCACGTGTTAAAATGATTCTTAAACTATTCGATGCTGTTCAAGTATTAAGTGCTTTGGGTATTATGGCTATCAACGATATCTGTACCTATATCAACTATAAAATGATGGCGTTCTTAGAATTCTATACTACCATTACAAATATCATGACTCATGTAAATAAACGTCAAACGTTTATGGATATGATTACTCAATAAGGGGTGATACTATGAATCATCTTGATTGTTTAACCGAATCGGTTATTCTTGACGCTAATTATAGTTTTGATTCGGTTGCACTTGAAGTGAGTGCATTTGATCGAATCAAAGAAAAATCTATCCATAATACAGTAATTGATACTATTAAAAAATGGGTTGTTAAAATACGTAACTATATTGCTAAATTGATTCAATCATGGATTAAAAAAATTCGTTCTATGTATGAAGTACATCAGGAATGGATTGATCATCATATTGATGACTTCAACGAATTGAAGAAACGTGATTATAGGGATATCTCTATCAATGCGGTTCCATACTGGAATGCCATTACTAAGTTAATGGATAAACGAAATCCTATTCCAACATACAATGCATCCGTATGGAGAAAGTTAGAGACTAGTGATATCAAATCGGAACAAGATGTCTTAGAGACATTCACCGAATTTCGTTCATTTAACGATATTAAAACATTCTATCGAGGTGCCAGTGTAACTGATGTTGTTACTATTGATAGCCCATCTAAACTAGCTCCTATTGTTGATATGATGCTTGGTTATTGTAGTAAATATAAAGATCTCATTTCCATTGTACAAAGTCAAAAGGTTGAACTAGATTCACATCTCAAAGCGGTTGAACAAGAAATGAATCATATTGATGATCAAGATCATTTCAACACAATGCAGAAACTTAAACTATATGTACAAACGAGCTTACGTATATTGACAATTCGTATATCCATGATGGGGCAAGCCTTTCATGCCTTTACTAACTATTTAAAACAGATTTTATCTAAAGGTAAGCGTAATCGAACCAATGAAGAAAAGGAACTTAAAAAGAGTCCAATTAAAGGCAATATCAAACGTGCTTATCGTATCGTAAAATCAGAAATATAATAAAAGATCCAGATACCGATTGGTATCTGGATCTTATTTGTTAAACTTCTTCTAGCATCATATCTAGTAAAGTAACAGATTCTGTAGTTTGTTCTTTTTGACCATGTAATTCATTGATAGCCATCGTACAAGCTCTACGAGCCACCATGTAACTACTCATTGTGTATTGATGTACTGTATAGGCATATCTCGCATACATAGTTACTAATGTTGAAGCTACGACAATAATTTTTTGAGAACGTTCATAGTTATTCATTGATTTGATATTATCAATAATACCAACACCCGTCCTCTTTTTAACATCAACTAAGCATTTTAGTAAGAAGTGCATTTCATCAAGATTAGCATCATAGACTTTTTTACTAGCACGTTCTATCGCTCTAGCTTTAACTTTACCAAACTCAACTTCTTCTTTATGTTTAAATGTACTTTCCACTGAGTCAACTATACCATCTATAGTGTCTTTTAGTGCATCAATGGAATCTTGAAGTTTTTCAAGTGCTTCGTTAAATTCTTCATCACTCTTTGCTCTAAGGCAATCACCAACATACTTAAATGGTACATCAAAATTTTTACTAATATGATTTAGTTTTTGTTCTTTGATTTTAACCCAAGGTACTTTGACATGATCGACTTTATCAGATTTTAAGAGTTCATAATATTTGTTAAAGAATTTATTGTACCAGTCACCAAGCTTAGTCCTGAGTTTATTAATAACATCTTTGATAAAATTGATGACACTATCAATCACTTTTGCGGCTTTCTCTTTAGCACGTTTAATGAAATCGGCTAATGTGCCTTCATAAATCACACTAATAGCAGCTCTGTCATGATCAGTAGTTGTTTTTTTATATTCTTCAATGCATCTGGCATCTGCCTTTTCCATAGCCAATTGAAGATTTGTGAACTCAGTGGTATATTGTAGGAATGCGGTATTAAATTCTTTATAATTTTCAAAATGCATTTCTTCAATGTGCACTGTACGTTCATTTACAAATTGTTCAAATTGCAACATCGAATATTCCTCCTATATAGGATATATTTATTAAATAAATTACTATAATGTAAAAACCGCGAAATAAATATAGATACTACCCAAGAGAGTAGTATCTATATTTTTAGTGTTCGGTATTCAAATTAGAATACGGATGCTAACATGTCATCCAATAAGGAGTAGGATTCAGTAGCGGCTTTTTGAGCAGCACCTTTACCTTGAACAGCTTTAACACATGCACGTTTAGCATTGAAGAACAAGTCATTTCTAGCACCTGCACGAGATACTGCGATATCTTTAGCGGCACGGATACCACGGTTAGCATATTTAGTGGCAGCACTCAAAGCAGTTTTGCTGAATGGGTTACGTTCTTCTACAGGTAAGCTTAATACTTCGGCTTTAGCAGCTTTCATATCTTTACCTGCTTGACGATATGCTTTAACGATGTTCATTACGGAAGCTTCACCTGCATTAGCGATAGCTTTACGTTTAATGGAACCGAATTTAACTTCTTTACGTTCTTTATTTTCGTTTTCAACATTAGCGTCATCAAGAGCTTTTTGAAGAGCTTTCAATGCTTCATCATCAGCTTTACCTTCGTATTTTTTAACTAAGGATTCAAGTTTTTCTGCAGAATCAGCTTTAGCGATTTCTTTAGCTGCTTGCATGAAGATTTGTTCTTTACCGGCAAATGCATCGATTTTAGCAACGTCGATATCAGACCAAGGTACCATTACTTGGTCGCAATCTTTGCTGTTCAATACATCAGCATATTTTTCCATGAATTTTTTGGAATTCAATTTAATTTGACCATCAAAGTCTTTAGCACGTTTTTCGCACCAGTTAGATACGGATTCGGATGCTTTACCTAATTTTTCTTTCCAACGATCGAAGAATTCAGATACAGCACCTTCGTATGTAGCAACGATGTCTGCTTTAGCAGATTCAGTAGTTGCTTGCATGTATTGTTCCATGCAATGAGCATCAGCTTTTACTAATGCGATTTGAAGTTGAATGGATTCTACCATAAAGTCAGTATACGCTTCTTCCATTTCTTCTTCAGTTTCAGGATTTACTTTTGCGTCAGTATTTTTTGCTTCTTCAGCTTCTAATACAAATTTTTCGAAATTTAACATTCGTTATTCCTCCTAGAATAATGGCAAGCCAGTGTTAGCTTCGCCTGGTTTACTAGTGACATCAACTGCATCGTCTTTAGAATCTTCAATAATCGCTTTTGTATCGCGCTTATTATCGGTTTCTGCTTGACGAGTAGATTTGACACCATCGATTGCTAATTTGTCAGAATATTTAAGAAGTAATTCAGCAGTTTTCTTTTGTTTTGCTAGAATCAATTCTTTTTCTTCTTTAGATAAATTACTATTATTTTTAACATTTTCAGCATTGAGTTGAAGATACAATGCTTGTTGAGCTAAGTAATCGGATAACTTTACTCTGGATTTATAAATGGCAAATACAATATATTTACCAAGTATAAAGAATGCAAGTAAAGCAACACCGACAAGTGTAACTGCTTTCCACTTATTAACTTGTGTGACTGCTTTCATTAAGATATCACCAAGACCTTCGGTCAATTGGACATCTTTGTCGAATACTTTTTCAGCATTATGACTGTTGATGAGTTCGGCAGATTTAGCTAATGCTTCAACACCAGTTTTACATAATGGTGTAACTTTTTTATCCGATTCAATCATAATAGCATAGCTAGTACCGACTACGCAATTTAATACAAACGTTGTATATAAAGAAAGGCAAGCAGGACAACCCGCATGGATACCTTTCATGAAATCAGATTTATGACGTTGTAAGAAACTGGAAATCAATAAAATTTGTTTACCCATTTCTTTTACAGTAGCATTGTTAGATTTAGTGAAGATTGTTGCAATAGTAGGTTTCTCACCTTGTGTTTCAAAATAAGGATGTTTAGAGAAATCACCTTTCGTATCAGCAATCACTTTCAGCATATCATTGTTTTTGCCACCGAGAATACAACGTTGGATACTGGATAGTACTCGACCATATAGTCGTTGAATAAATCCAGCTTGAACTTCTTCGGATTCTAACGCCAAAGAAAGTTGTGTGAATTCTTTAGGAGTTAAACTTTCTGCAAGAATAACTTCTAAGTCTTGATTTTCAACCATATGCGTGTACTCCTTATAACTTATTCATTTGCTTAATGAGTCGCATTGCTTGTTTTTCAGCATCACCATTATCACGTTGTAATGCATTGAATGTGTAGGTTTGGAATTTAGTTTGACCATCGATTAAGAAATACGCTACATCATTTGCATCATCAACTACGATGAACTGTAATAGACCAAGTTGTTGCATAACTTGTACCGCAGAACCAGGGTCTAAAATATCGACACCTGTATTAGCTCGAAGGTTATCCACTTCAGCTTGTGTCATAGCAATGGTTGCATTAGGTAACAATGGGGCAGTTTTAGTCCATCTACGGAAACGTCCCATAGAGTTACGATTACGAAGAATATTCCACCAAGGGGATTCTTTTTTGTTGCGTTCGGCACTGATATCTCGTTTCACTTCATCAAGACCTAATACTAAGTCTTTAATGAAACTGATTTCTCCCGTTGTCCAACGAAGGAAATCGAAGAATTTACCACGAGAACCTTTATCAAATGCCTTAAACACATTATTGATCATTTCTACAGAACCAACAGGATGTAATACAGCTTTGATTCCTAGTAAGAAATGAATAGGAATATTTTGACCTGCATCGTTACGTTGTACTAGTTGTACTGACATTAACGATGGGACCAACTCATTTGCTTTTTTGACATCACTATCTTTAAGGATAGATTTGAACGGAGGTTCAACTGTTTTACTAGCTAATGAAGCATTAGCTTTTTCCTCATCACTCATCCCAACATAAATCTCACCTCTATGTTCAGATTCAGTGGCAAGAATAGATTTGATGTCAACTGGTTTATATCGATCATTTAAGGATTGTGCTTCGAATTGAGAGCCAAATTCAACATTAGCTTCTAACAATAAACGTTGCATTTCCTTTTTATCGATAGGAGAGACGGACTCATTGACTTTAGTATCAATATACCCGCTAACGCGTTCAATAGTGTCGTCTGTATTTGTATGAAAACGACTAATATAATCGACTGCACCGGTATTACTATCAATTACTTGGTTAAGACCGATAACAACCCCCATAAAGGTAGTGAAATTGCGTTCACACGCCTTTACAATCATAGTAGCTGTATCATACGTCATTGCTTTAGAAGCAATTACTGGAAATTGACAAATTGCTTTGTCTGATTGACGGGCAATGGATTTATACTTCTCAGATGGTTTAAGGTAATCATAGGCTTGTTTGCCAGGTCCTCCTTTAACGACTGAAAGAATTTTGCCCAATACAGTATCAATCATGTGATTAGGTCTCCTTTCTTATTCAGGATAGATTATATATTTGTTAAATACCTAAAATGTTCTATATGATACTATAATCTATTGTACAAGTCCATGTGAATATATGGTTTTAACATTCAAATAAGATTACAGTCCTATTTAATGAGGTGACATATAATATGTATTTAGAAGCAAGAGTTAAGAGCACAACCCCTATTCTTAGTAAGCCTAATGAGTTAGGGACGAGCTTAGGTAAACTATATACAAATGATTTTGTTGCTCTCGTATCCCTACATAAAAATGGTCTGGACTCTTACTATAGAACAGCTAATGGTGGTTACATCAATGCAGCTGATGTTGTGATTGATCGAGATGTAGAATTCTCATCTCAACGTGTAGCTAACCATGCTAATCAAGATAAGAAAAACCCGTTTAGACGTTCATTTGGTAGTTTAAATAAATTATCTAAATTTTTAACAGGCAGTGCTCCATCACCAACTTCTAGTATAGGAAGCGGTACATTGTGGTCTGCCGGTCAAGTGAATAGTGGTACACCAACCAATTCCAATAGTAATTATGTATTTACACCGGGTAATAAAGCTTGGGCACAAGGTGACCCTGGTAAGCCAGTTAGCTTTAAAGGCTCAACAACTTCATGGCGAACCATTAGTGGTCAGGGTGAAGTGCAAGAAAAGAAACCCAATCGATTAAATAATATGAGTATCGATTCCTTTATTCGAACTAAGAATAAATACGTAAGCAGTCTATTAAAGGGTGCCACAATCGGTAACATTCGAGATGGTTCCTTTTTTGGTAGAGATGGGGGTTTATTAAATAACTTCCGTGGGTTACTATCTGGTGTTATATCTTCTCGATTACGCTATGTAATCGGTTTTGATTTTGGTTCTGAACTATCGGATATCTTCAATATATTCGGTGAAACCTATCCAGGTATCACTGATAAATTTAGCAAGTATATCGGTGGTACAGATGGTGGTAGTTTATATAGTGGTGATGCTAAAGATTGGCCAGGTGAACGACCTTCCTTTGATAATGGTGGTAGTTTATTTGATGGTCAATATGAACAACGCCAAATTCATTATGCCGCTATCGACCAACATGCGATCGAATACTTTAAGTATAAAGGTTGTGATGGTCGAACGATCATTAAACGATTTGGTGGCATTTATGAATGGGAACAAGATGAATCCTATGCAACTCCATTAGTTACAGATCCACCACATATCGAAGAAGAAGATGTTCAAATCTTTAAAGATATGAGTGATGACTTATATGATGAATATAGTTCTGGATTTGATGCTATCTACGATGAATTTAACATTCATACGGATAGAGCAACCATCTTTAACAAATTCAATCGCTATCGTCTACCAACACCTAATAATGAATTACTTGGTTCTAAAGGTCATATCTTCTTTACACGACCAGATATGAACTTATCCTTTGCCAATGATACAGGAGCCAGTGTATTGAATTTGGATACTGCTGTAGCTCATGCTCATGCATCTGCCTTGATGTATAGTATGTTAAAATCACATCCTGTATTATGTAGTTACCTTATGGGTAATAGTGCAGGTGGTGGACATTCATTCATACCAATATTAACTGACCGTGTAACAGGCTTAGACGTGCAAGACGAAGTATTGGAAACAACCGAAGCGGGTGAAACACTCACTGGTTGGAAAAATACCTATGGTCAAAGTACAATTAAGACTAAAACGGCTGGTACAGTAAATGTGAACTTCCGTGATGATGATATGCTATCTGTGTATAAGATTATGAAAATCTGGATAGAATATATCAATGCGGTATATCGTGGTGAAGCTATGCCTAATCCAGTTCATGCTAGAAAGCATACACTGGATTATGCGATTTCTATCTATTATTTCTTAACTAAGACGACAGGTGAGGATATTCTCTACTGGTGTAAATATACTGGTTGTTTCCCTACGAATATTCCATCATCTAACTTCTCTGATTCAGTTAATGAAACGATTAAACAACCAACGTATACCATTACGTTTAACTATAGTAAGAAGGATGACTATAATCCATTACATGTAGCTGAATTTAACTACTTATCCCAAAACCAAGCATTCAATTATATTCCAGTATACAATCAAAGTACAATGCATTCTACGAAGACATTCGTTGGATGTCCATTTGTCGATACTGGTAATGGTGGGGAATTATATAAGTTACGTTATCGACCAGTATAATAATGAGGGATACACATGGCACAAACAACTCTCTATCGTTGGAATAACGATACTAAACAATGGTTAAAAGCAAACACAGAACAGTTAGCTGTTGGTGATTGTATTCGTATAGTAAATGAAGATGGTGTGGTCTATACACGACCAGATACTAAAGATCGTATCTTCGTCGTGACACACACAGCCCCATTTATTCTTTATAATGATTTAAGCTTGACATTTATGATGGTTAAAGACATCGTACAGTCATTTGAAAAAGCTAAACTGACAAATGATGATACCGATAGTTCCATCATGGAAGTCCTTACCCATAAACGAAGCCCAACACAATTTGAGTATACACTACTCACAACTTGGGTGACACAATTTTATTCTGATTATCAACTTATGTATGCTTAGGATGTGATAAAGTGGGTACTATTAAAAACGGTACTAGTGTATATGATATAAAGGACTATTTATCCAAAGAAATAGCACCAACGTATTTCAAAGATATCGCTGATATGAATGAAATGAATGTTGGTTTATTTGGGTATATTACAGAGATCCTTTCTACTACTATCAATGATGGATACTTCGCTATCACATCGTTGTTTAAAGAGATATTCCCGATTCAGGCAGAATTACCTGAATCTATTTATAATCATGCTACAATTTTCCAAATCGATAATTTGATGGCAACAGCTGCTTCTGTACCATTCACAATCATGATGTCAGAAGAAGCTTTATTAAAGAATGGTATTCATGTCGATGGCAATATCACGCAGTTCGATATGGACTCTGAGATGGTATTTAATGTCGATGGTATCCCATTCATGTTAGACTATGATGTACGTGTGACAAGTAAACGCACATTAGAAGGTACAATTCATAGTGCATATTATATCATGGATCACAATAATAGCGTAAGCCCATTATTGAATCCATATATCCGTACAAGCACCTATGTAAATGATAATGGTAAACGGTATGTGGTGTTAGCAGTAACGCTACATCAAGTTGAAAAGAAAACGATTACCGATACGATTATCATGAATGATAAGATCAATATGGTATCTATGGAATATACATTTGAAGGTCAATTGGCTAACTTTGAAATATTCTATAAGGCACCGGGTGATTTAACATATACTCAATTGACGAAGAAGTTAATGAATACAGAAAAGTTAGATAAACCTTTCTGTTTCTATAAAATCGTCGATGACCATAAGCTCCAAATCGAGTTCTCTAATGATGAACGTTACTTTACCCCTAAGTACAATTCTGAAATCTATATTCAATTATATACAACAAAGGGTAAGAATGGTAACTTTACTACCTATGATGGTACTGATATTGAAATCATTGGTAAAGCGGATCGATATCCAAATAACCGTGGTATGATTTTCATGGGTACAGTTACAGGGGAATCCGTTGGTGGTTATGACCGTAAAGATATTGAAGAGCTTCGTAATGACGTAGTTAAGGCATACTCTACTATCAAATCCTTTACTACAACCAATGACTTACAAATCTACTTCAATAATATCAAACATCGTGAACAAAATGAAATTCTGTTCATGAAAAAACGAGATGATGCTTTCGAGCGTCTCTATTCTACATTTATTCTATTTAGGGATGCTGACCAAAATGTAATCCCTACTAATACCCTTGATATTAAGATTGAATCGACTGATATTGATACGTATATGGAGCAATCTAAACGTAACATCATTAAGGCAGGTAAAATCTATCGGTACAAGGGTAGTGATAAAACCGTTGCTGTTATTGATAAAACGCTATCATTGAAAACGAATTTAGACGGGTATGAGAATAATGATTTCATATACATTAATCCATTCTTAACTGTAGTATGTGCTAATCCATTATCTGTAGCATTTTACTTGAATTCAGTGAATGATAATATCACTACGTTATATCAACCAACAGATACTAAATCTTTCAACCAATTTATCGTTAATAGTATTAATATCAAACGGGATGCTTTAAATGGTGAAGATGGGTATATGATTACCACTAAAATTGCACCTTCTGCGATGCTTCCTAAAGAAGCATTTAAGTTAATTGAAGATGATACCCTCGTATTACCATCCTATAAAACATTTAAGAATCCAACTGATGGCTATCAATACATTGATAACGAAAACCTTAAGGTGGTATTAACACTTCATGGGGAAGAAAATCGTATCAAACGGTTAATTGATATGGACTTATATGGTTTTGATGAAGACTATTACTTCTTCAAGAAGTTTATTAAAACGAATGACTATGTAACACTTAAAAACCAATTCCAATTAACGGAAGGTATGCTAGATCCTACTACAGGTACTGATAGTACAGATCCAGTTCTTGTTGATGGGACTAATTGTAAAATGGAACTATTGACGTTCTATCAATATCCTGATACAACTGAACAGCAGCTACATAAATTCAACTCATTACCATTATTAGAACACTTCACATTAACGAATCGATACACTATGAGTAAGGATACACCAATCCGATTCATTATTCCGATTCCAGAAGTTCGTTCCTATGTCCAATACGCAAATCGTGGACCAAATGGTAAGTATGGTTTTAGATTAGAAATGATTCCATTGATTAAAGCGAACTATTTCAAGTTACCAAATGCTAGGGAACGATTCATGAATTCATTCCGTAGTATTTATGATTATATTCGCAAATCATTAGATTTATTGACTAATAACTTCCATATCGATATTAAGTTCTTTAACACCTATGGGTATTCTAAGTTCTATTTCAAACATGAAGATTTGGAAGAAGCAACAAACCCATTGGATAAGATTAACATCTCTATCAGCTTCGATGTGAAATATACATTCACTACTGATGCTGAAGATATGACTAAGCGATTGAAAACATATATTCAGAAATATATTGAAAGTCGTGATATCTCATTGGTATCTAGCCCTTCCTTATATATCTCTAACTTAATCGCTGGTATCAAAGAAAACTTCCCGTCCATTAAATTCATCAAGTTTAATGGTATTAATAAATATGGCCCTTCTATGCAAACACTCGAATCATTAGTTAATGAAACAAATGTTATTCAAGGGGTTATTGAAACATCTAAGGTTATTCCTGAGTACTTAAACGTAGACCATACTATCAAGAATGGTAAACGTACAGCTCAAATATTCATCAATATTTTGGACTAGCCTAGGGACATAACTATAACATTTTGATTATAATAGTAAAGGAGATATCCACATGGGTTTCAACCGTAAAGTCGTACGCCAACAAGGTCTAGGTTTTACTACATTAGACTTTAATGCGTTACGTAAACAACAAGTCGAACGTGATCAAATGTTAGCTGAAGCAGCTAAACTAGAAAACGAACGATTAAATGAAGAAAAAATAGCCTATGAACGCGATGCTGCCTTGAAAGCTAATCACCGTGCACTTATGAAAAACTATCGTGGTGCAGGTATTAATGCATTAGCAGCTAGTATTCCAAATGCTATCTTAGCAGAATGCTTTAACACAGTATTCGTAAAAGCATTGCCACATGATACAGATTATGTCGATGAAAATATCAAGACTATAAAAAATATGGGTGCTATGTATGTTAAAAAGATCGGTGGCGTGAAAGCCTTAGCTGAATCTGCTAATCGTACAAATTCCCCATTCCTACGTGCTCTTCTTGAATTCTGCAATGAATTTTCTCAAGCCATCATTATGGAACGTGTCAAAGAAATCAATGAAGCTGAAACTGAAGAAGAAATCAAAGAAATGATTTCCCCTCAATTGAATGATGAAGAACGTAATACCATTTTAGTTAAAATGGATAAATTAGGTTCTGATGAATTGGCTGAAATGATCAGTAATAAGGTTATCGATGTAGTTCGTGATGAACAACAACGTGAAAAAGACCAAGCTGAAATTCTTGATACTATGGAAAAGGATATGAATGAAGATCCTAATGATGTAAAAGTCGATGATCGAGAAGATACAACAGCAGATGATGTAGCAGAAGCTGCTAAACATGTTGCTGAAACATACAATCCTTTGACTCGTACCTTCAATTACGATAAGAAAGATACTAATAAATCCTTCTTCTTCTCTTTGATGCAAGGTATCGCTACCAAAGTATTAAAAGAATCGACTCAAACTGAATCTACTACCGTAGAAACACCACAAGTATTATTGGAAAATCCATTGAATCTTAATATCTTTGACGTATATATGCAAGATAAAAATGAAGATTTGGATGACCTTCGTCGTATGGACATGACAGATACTGGTGAAATTGCTAGAACAACATCCTTGGATAAAGATTTTATCTTATCTGAAGCATTGCTACAATACACTATGTTCGAAACAGCTCATACCATGAAACTTGTTAATATCACATTAGATGATATTCGTCAACAAGCAGACTATATGCGTAAAGGTTGCTAATACTGAACAATGACCCCATATACCAATCGGTATATGGGGTTTTATATTGTCATAACATATAAGTATGAGTACACCGGATAGTTACTAAATCATGTGAATGGTAAGCCTCCTGAAGCAATTGATTAGCTACTCCTAGGATAGTGTGACTATTTTTTTAACCTGAGTGTACAATTGGGATACATGGCGCAACCACCATGTATCCCATCTTTATTACAAAAAACTAATAATAAGAGAAATACACCTTAACAGTGTATTTCTCTTTTGAATCGAATAAATAATACATTCCCGTGTACATTTAGTTTACAAATCTCATTGGCTGGTTTGTTGGAATCAAACGTATGACAGATGATATCTTTGATCTCGTTAGTGATCGTATCAATCGGGTGTTCATTTACGTTAACAGATAAAGACATGCCTGCGGATTGACATTCTAAATCTTTAGTAGCAAAGTAATCTTGAACAGCTTCCATTGAATTCATCACATTCATTTCAAATCGAGTCACAATATCACCTCTATTCTAAGTCTTTATACGATTTTGAATTCTCAATTACCTTTTTGTTATATATACTATCATAATTTAATGCATAGGTGATAGTAATTTCAACACGAGGTTTTAATGAATATCGTTTCTTAACCGAACCATCGGTGATTAAACTATCATTCAATAATAACCATTTTTGTACCATATCCGAATATGTTTTACCCAAGTTATCCCAATCGGGTATGGTGATTGGTTTAATCATACCTAATTCAGCTAATACTGTATCCATAATATTCATACTCTTAGGAATTGGCATATAAGTAACTACATCAAAGGTGCAAGGTTTAGTAATTAGATGAAGAAGTTCTTTCTCTTCCTTCACTACATACTTCACAAAGGTGTTATTAGCTCCAGCATTTTTAACATAAAAATGTCCTCCACGTAAGGATAACCTAGGTCTAGGAGTTGACTCTGGAATAATATAGAATATTATCCTAAGGGTCTGTGTATCTATACGGGTGATTTCTTCTATACGTTCAAATAGGTTCTTTTGGAACTTCTTTGGTAAGGTTTTAGTCGATAGGAAGTCTTTAATACGAGTGAATTGATTACTACTCACTCGCTTAAATGAGTCTCTATATAATTCTAAATTTTTCTTTAGCATATACTATCTATCCTCTCATGGGAAATAAATAATAATGGAATACCGTAGTATTCCATTATTATGTTTTTGATAGTTTTATGTTCTACCAGAAGCGATACGTATAGATTGAGCCAAGCGTTCTTTTGCCTTTTCCAATGGGTAATTCCAAAGACCTCTAATAGCAGTATTACCTAGAGCTTTGGCTACTTCAATCTTCTTAGCAAATTCAGAAAGCTTCATATCCAATCCAGATTGAACGGATACATAGTCAATCAACGCATAGTTCCATAGCATGTTGTATGCCGATTTCAAATCAGTGATTTGCGACATAGCAAATGTATTATATAAATCTTTTAATGTAACAGATAGTTTGATTTCTAACGGATATCCATCAACAGACCATGCAGAACCATCCCCACCTTTTTGAATCGTTAAGTTTTCAACGATTGACATTTCCGATGAGAACATACCTGGGATATAGGCGCGCACAATAAATGGTGCACCATAAGTATTGATAGTTGTTTGTCTTGGTGCAACGAGAGCTATCCAATGCCACATAGGAACAAATAGATCTAAGAATATATTCCGTTTATTCCCATATGGTGTTTTTAAATCCATTTCTACTGTATAGGAACGAGAGAAATCAGACGAAGCCCATAATTCAGGGAAGAATATATTCGATCCTGATAGTACCGATGCGGCAGAACCAGTTATTTTTTTAATAATACCTGAATTCGGTAATAGCTTATTGGCAGCTTCACCAATTTCACCAGTTGCTTTGGCAATGGAATTTGTCATATTACCATCTTGCTTAACAGCACCAGCACCCATTAAAAATTGGAGTTCTTTTGCTAAATCACCCATCCCAGATACCATTGATGAAATCATGGATTCTTTTGTTTGGTTACTAAATGATTCCGAGTATCCAATAGATGGATTAATATAGAAATCAATATAATATTCCGTTAGGTTAAGAGCAGATGCAGCCGCCATACCTTTATCAATTAAACTTTCTTTATTCGCTACCGCACTTTTAACATAGTCTAGTGTACTATCAATTTTTTCACCAGGTCCAGATTCATTACCATTCAATAATCCAGTAGAGGCTCTTCCAGCCATTGTATTGGATAATCGATAACCAGACCAGTCATAGTACTTGAACATATACTGTTCACCTTGACCTTCATGACCTGGCACATATTCATCTCCAAGACCCATCATGATAGCATTCATCTGACAAAGAGTGTTTACATACCGAATGTATGTCGAATGGTCAGACACGAATTCAAAATAACGCATATCCGCATTCTTATCATCAATCATCTTCTGAGCTGTGTCACTAAAGCGATTTTGCATTTCTTGAAGAGTTTGATTTGCCGCTTCAACAAATTTATTTTTCTCTTCATCGCTTAAATCAGGTAAAAAGTTAGCCTTACCAGGAATAATAGATAATACTGGGGCTTCCGCCATCATTTCCATAAAGGTAGCACCCAATTCACCATCACCGCCATTATTAGCAGCAGGTCTATAATCAGTCGTTTCCATAAATTGATAGGGAACACCATAAATACGTTTATTTAAGATAACATCGCTATTTACATCGGTTTCATTACCATGACCACCAACAAATACAGCTGATGATAACCCACCATTTGGGTTTGCTACTGATTGTGTAATCTGACCTTGTGCGATAGATGATATAACCTTATCGGTTTGCGGAGATTCTGATTTTGGTACCGTATTACTTAATGGTACGGCACCAGCAGGATTCCCTGGAGCGAATTGTTGAAGATTGATCTTCCCTCGCTCACCATGAACTGTACCTTGTTCATGAATATCAATGGTATAGTTAGCAGATAACCATCCGTCTTTAACTTTATACCAGACGTTATCACCACCATCTTTTTGCATTTCTTTTGCTTGTAATATATAGCCTGAAGGGTAGGTGTTCACAACTTCAAAACCCATTCCCGGTCCAGACCGAACATTAACAGCAGAATTAGTTTTGATGTTAATTAACAACTAAATCCACCTCACTTTTATAAATTAATTTTTAAGTTATGGATTTGTTAAAATAGATTAAATATAGAGATATAGACCATTACGTCTATATCTCTATATCATTAATTAGCTTCGTCTAAATTCTCCACCTTTAGCAATTTCCAAATTAGTTTGGTGTGCTTGTCGATAGGATTTTTTATCCGAATTATTTCTATTAGTAGCAGTCACATTAGCTGGAATGGTTGCTGCCTTAGAACCTGCGATAGCAGGGTCGGTTGCTGCTGCTTGTTGTGCTTGAGCAGTTGATGTCGTTACAACATCCGCAGTTTTAGCAGTATAATGAGCAGTTTCAGCAGATTTACCTGCAATCACTTCTAAGTATTTAACCATAGCTTGCGCTTCTGCACGAATATCAATTGATTTAATAGCAGATACGATAGAATTAGAATCGGCACTTGTAGCACTAAGAGCTTTATCAACAGCAGAGTTACTTGTACCAGCGATACCAGTTTCTTTAGTAAGCTTCTTAATGGCTTCTTCGTATTGAGCTTTGATTTGCTCAACGATGTTACCTTTATCAGCACTATTTTGACCTTGTGCTTTCGCATTAGGACTTGGTTTCTTGGAAAGTAGACTCGTGTCAGTACTATCTTCTTGAGCTTTCTTAGCTTCTTCATTAGCTTTCTTAATAGCAGATCGTTCCGCATCAGTTTTATTATTCCACCAGTTGCGTTGCCAATCATGTTTAGCTTGGATAACCGTAATCGAGTCATCAGCAGTCACCATGTTATTTTGTGGCATACTACTAGCGATAATATTACCATATGCATCATAATCAGGAGCTATGACAGAACCTTCAAATTTAGTATCTGGAGTATAATTATATCCTTTGCTATTTGATGCAATTTGTTTCAATACCGTAGTATCTCCACCACCAAATAAACCTAGCTTAGGAAGAGATTTCATTGCACTAGCAGATGGTAGTTTACCAGATGGAGCTGCCCCGTATTTTTGAGCATCTCCCCCAAAATAACCAGAACCGATTTTATTATAAATATCGTCAGCGTACGTATAAGCTTGTGGGCTAGTTTCGCCACGTTCATAATCATCGGTCCAACGTGTACATGAGTCATCTATCCCGAGCCCATTCATTGAAGATACGGATACACTAGGATAGCTTTCATCAATCTCTTTAAGCATAAATCGAGTTTGTAATTCTGCACTATCAACAGGAACACCATTTGCATCAGCAAAGTTTACCAATGCCTCACGACGAGAACCATTCCACTGAATCATTCCGGCGCCACCTAATACAGTACCATCTGGTTCAGTATGTTCTACGTCATAATTTGTACGGAAATGGTTTTCTTGTTGAAGACGCCCCATAATACCGGCAATATTTTCTTTTGTATATCCAGCATCATTTAATACTTTATATACATGCTTAGCATTAGTTTCTGAATCACCCGACATAGGGTCGATTGGTCCGCCAACACCACCTCTACCAGTGCCACCTTTGTCTTCCCATGGTGTACCAGTATATGCTTTACCAGCAATCATAGAACCGATGGCATTATTACCAATTTCTTGGAATCTGGAAATAAATGCTTCTAATGGACTCTTAGGTTTGGCATTTACACCTTTGCCGTTTCCGCCAGGAGCTTTACTACCTTTACCTGTAATACCACCAGGTCCTTTACCTTTACCCGTAGGGACACCAAATAATTTTTCAATAGAGCCAGCATATTCATAGATTTTTCCTTGCCAGTAATCTATATTGAGATCTTCATATACTACACCTTTGGATGAACCGCAATGTAGCATTTTATTATCACCAGCATAGATACCAACGTGAGTAATATCTTTATACGCATCACATTCATATGTACGTAAGAAGAATACTAAGTCACCAGGACCCGCTTGGCTAAGTGGGATTAATGCACCAGCATCCTCAAATTGTTTCATTTGGTCATCGGCACATCTACTATTCAAGCTCAATCCGACGTCCGCAAAGGCAGTCTTAGTAAATAAACCACAGTCGAGAGCATCGGAACCATCGGAACCTAAACTATATTGTGTACCATAGTATGCTTCACCTGCAGTAAGGATATCATCACCCGTAATATTTTTAGGACCATATCCTCTAAATATAGTAGCCGCTTTGAATTGTTCCATTTGTTTAGGATCAACCCATTTAGCACTTTTAACAAACTTGCTAACATCAGCACCCTTACGGGCAATTAAGCTAGCAAAACCAGGATTGTTAGGATCGTTCATCCCAGCAATCAAATTCTTAATATTATAACCCTTAGATCGTTTACCCAATGGATCGTATACGTTAACAAAGGCTTCACCATTACGTTCATAAGCACCATTAGCCATAACATAGTGACCACCCTTAGTGAATGGAACATCTGATGTATTTTTATTAGTGCCACCGAGGATAACAGTACCACCTTGAGCAATCGCATCAATCAACGAGTTAGGATCGTTAGTATCTAAATCAAATGTAGAGCCACCCAATTTATCAGCAGCAGTAGCAAAGTAAGATGGACTAATACCTTTATTATCAGCAGGACCTGCATCTGCAGAAGATACAAGAGCACCCGTAACTTTAGGTGTAATCGCCGTATTACCTGTTACATTCGCCATAGCGGATGCCAATACAGTAGGACCACAGCCATAATCAGCCATAGTACCATAACCACCAGATTGACCCAATACAGATAAATCACTCCATTGGGAATCGGTTTGTTTATAATTAATCATCTTACCGTCAGTAGCGGTAGATGTTTCAGTCTTATTAGCAACGTTTTGAATTTGGTTAGCCGTAATGGTATTCGGTTTAGCTTGTTCAGAGTCATCTCCTTCACCACCACCAGTAAACGCTTTTTTGGTTGAGATAGAGTTGAGAACTCCGGATAAACCTGTTTGTTTAGCTCCCCATTTTACTTCATTAAAAATACGATCGCCTAAGGTAGCACCATTAGAACCATCTTCTTTACCGAATAAGACATCAATAACCTTATTCTTGATAGTATCAGGTAATGGCATCAATAACCCTTTAACAATTGCTTTACCAACGTCACTGATAGTGATGGAATCAAACCATGCTTTAACACCGTTCATCCAATTAGCAATACCACCAAAGAAATTTTGAATACCCGATGTAATTGTGGATACAGCACTACGAATAGGGCTTGTTAAGTCGAACATAATCCCACTAAATGCATAGAACATTTTTTGGAGAATATGCCAACTACCTACCACTACGCCATTATCATCAATTTCTTGAGCACATTCATTGGTGAAATCAGTAATGTTTGTATATAAGTTAGTAAAGAACTTACTAACGTTGCTACAAGCATCATTGAATGGGTTAACGATATATTCTTCAAATAATGAAGTTTGACCTTGAGACCAAGATGGGTCAAATACAGCCACACCTTGACCATTATCAGCAAACAATTTAAAGCCAAATAATGAATTAGTTAAGCTATTAATACCATTATTCAATGCTGGCATTTGTGATTGACCTTCATCATTAATACCACCGAATGCCCAGACAACTGTATTTCTAGCTTTATCGACAGCTTCTTGTCCTAATTCTTTAAGGTTCGTAATACCTTTAGAGATAGCAGATTCTTGGATTACATTCCCGTCATCATCAACTTCACCAAAGAACCATTTAAGGTTATTTTTGATTCCATCTCCGATACGTTCAGGTAATGATTCAATCTCTGTACCATCACTCTTAGTACCACCAGTGAACCATACTCCAACATCATGGGCAGCGTTCTTGGCAGCATCCCAAATATCACCAAAGATAGATTGTTTACCTTGATAGTCATCAACATCTGCTTCACCAAATAATTTAGCTAAGAAGGCTTGACCACCTTGTTTCATATTAGCAAACAAACCATTTTGGTATTCACCGTTTTCATCATTAGCACCGAATAAGAATTTACCCACAGCCGTTTGACGAACACCAGCAAGACGTTCAGATTCTTTCTTGTCGTTTATTTCAGCATCATGCTGCTTACGCCATTCAGAATCACTCAACTTCTTACCAGTTTTCTTTTCATATGCATCGCGTTCTTTTTTGTCTTCTTCTTGTGCTAATCGAATAGCAGCTGCATCATCTTCACTAGTTCCAGGAAGTGCAGTGTATACACTCATAGCCAACATCTGTTTGATATTGATTTCACCACCAGAGAACATGTTGATGCACTCTAATGCTAAATCAATATAAATCAAACCAGGTAAGCCTAAGATAACTTGAAGGATAGAACACGCGGTTCTCATACCAGCAGTTACTTTATCAGATGGAACGCCGAAGATTTCATCAGCATCAATAGCCCCTGTTACGGCATCATATAAACTGAAACCGATTTGTAATATACCCGCAGTACCTGCTACAGCAGCAGTTTCACCGACAACTTTAGCAAATTTAGGAGCAATTTTAGTAAACATCGCTGGAGTAATGGATTTACCTAGGTTCTTTAATGCACCTACCAGTTTACCCGCATTTGGTCCAAGATGTTTCTTAACAATATCTAAGCTACCGACTTTTTCAGCAACAGCATCGATACATTTTTTAAATGTACCCAATGCACCGTCACCAGCAGCTTCTTTAGCCACTCTATCTTTAGCATCTTTTACAATATCAGACGCTGTGTTCTTAACAGACGTAACAGCATCCTTAGCCATTGAGAATGGTTTAGTCACTGCGTTAGATACTTTTTCGGCAGCTTGGCCAACAGAAGATTTAGCAATATATCTCTTAGCTTCATACGCACGATTTAATCCTTTGGCTAATGGATTCATATCCTTATAGCCAGCAGTAGCATCTAAGTTAGCAAGTCTACGATCATGGAATGACCGTACGAAATCGATATCTCGTTTAGCTTTCTTGAAGTACTTCGGTATAGCAACTTTAGCTTTACGTAAACCTTCGGATGCTTTACCGATAATCTCACGACCTGTATCCGTTTTAGCAAACTTCTCAGCGGCATCATCAATAGTTTGAGCTACTTTCTTACCACCGATTTGTAACGCATCACGAGTAATACGATCATGGGTTCTATCGCTACCTTTACCAGATAATTTATCGAAGATTGCTTTCAAAACCCCTAAGATACCTGTAAGACCAAGGAAGTTTTTAACCATATCCATTCCTTTAGTCAATTTATCTAAGAAGCTTTCTGCTTTATTCTTCAATTTATCTTTAGCATTCGCAGCAATAGGGCGTAACAAATCAAGCATACTTTGTCGTTTCTTTTCAGCGTCACGCTCTTTCATGATCTCTTGACCGGTACGACCACCAACAAGCTTAGTCACATCATCATCAGCATGACGACCTGTACCATCCGCTTTATCAGCAGGTTTACCGAAGTTTTGGATATCAAAGCTGAAATTGGATTTCGCTGCTAATTTCTTATCCTTAGCAATCGATTGAGCCGTTTTATCACCAACTAATTTAGTTGGATCGTCATCGTCATGCTTAGGTTCAACCGCAGCTTCCTTAGGATCAACGATACCAAGACGAACCGCTAAGCGGTTAATGATTTTCTTAATACCTTTTAAATGATCTCTGGATTCTTCTTGAACTTCCAATTCCTTTTGATTAATCGCCGTCATTTGGTCTTTAGTATCAGCACCAATTAACTTATCACGATCTTGCTTAGCAGATAGATCTTGCTGAGCACGACGTTTATCTTTAGAAGACCAACCATTAGCTTGCATCTCTTGTTCAAGTGCAGCTTGTTGAGCTTCATGTTTTGCAATCAATGCTTCTCTTCGACCAAAATAACGATTTTGACGAGTATCACGTTCGTTAGCATAGGCTTTAGCACGAGCTAAATCTTTATACTTATCCGATGTAAGATCAGCATCACCCATACCTAACATAGCACCGAGTGTAGAACCAGTAGCTTTCAACTTACCGAAGAAACCACTTGCTTCACCTACACGACTGGCTTTGTTTCGAACGTTTTCTTTATAAGCACCCATGCTATAATAACCAGATGCCATACCAGCAGCTAAACCAACAAGTTTAACTGGAGATGATAATAATTGACCTAACCCCCACATAGCGGTTTTGAATACTCTGTCTGTAGCAGACTTCATAGTCTTATATACGCCAGTTAAGAGTTTAGTAATGGCACGAGTTAATGGACTGAATGGTTTAGCAATCGCATCAGCTGTTTTAGTAAAGATATTAGTTACTTTATCTTTAATCACACCTGTGAGATCTTTAAACATCCATTTCAATGGAGTGAATGCATCTTGTAATGGATTTACAATAGATTTAGCAAACCATTTTTCAACAGCAAGAGCACCTTTTTCAAATCGAATCTTTAATGGATTTACAACGCCGACTGTTAAGATATTTTTAAATTTATCCACTAAGCCAGATTTGTAAGTACCATCTTTATTAAATTTACCGAATAATGCTTCTTTAAATTTCTCGGATGTTAAGCCAATACCTAATGCACTACCACCTAAGGCCATAGCCATAGGTCCTAAGCCTAAGGCACCGATTAATCCGAAGCTACTACCGAAGGCACCTAATCCTAGACCAGATAAAGCACCGAATGCAGCACCTGGTAAGATTTTCTTTAAGCCTTTACCAAACTTACTGTTGATAAGGCCACCTTCTTTTTCACCATTTCCTTTATCTTTACCGTATAACAGAGATTGGAAACGTTTAGATTTAACAGCAAGACCTGTAGCGGCACCCATAAGAACTGGACCTAATAGACCAGCACCTAAGGCAGGAGCTAGACCAATAGCACCGATAGCACTACCAGCACCACCAAGCCCAACCATGTTGAGAGCTCCACCGATCATACCAGGAATAGATATACCGAGTAAACCTTTGACGGCACCGAACATACCACCACCGATAATAGCATTCTTATTCTTATTCCAGAACTTTTGAATACCTTTACCGACAAGGCCACCCATTCGTTTACCTTTATCATCCATCTTACCAAACATCATATCTTTGAATTTAGTAGATTGAGAGAGTAAACTAATACCTGTACCTGCTACTAACGCACCGATAGGACCACCAGGTAAGAATAAAGAACCTAATAAACCAGCACCACCCGTTAAGGATAAGGCACCTAATCCAGTACCAATCACAGCACCTTTAGCAATCCCTTTTGGAAGTTTTCGTTTAATGAAATCGCCAAACTGTTGGAATGCTTGTCGGTCATTCAGTTTAGTACCGAAGAAGTTATTAGAGAACATCTTATACCCTTGGGAAAGAGTAGATGAGATGTTACTCAATAAGGATTTCTTTTTACTAGCTTCTTGTTTCTTTTTATCGCTACCGCCAAATAAATATGATTTCAAATAACCGAATGCGGTATCGAACCCTTTCTTCATCTCTGCCCCAATACCAATCGTTTGACTCTTGATACTCTTACCAGCAGAATCGATGAATGGTTTCCCGTCAATAGTTTGCTTAATATATTTACCAATATCCCCTACTGCATTCGCTGCAAAGGAGAACGCACCACCAGTATATTTATTGCCTTTCTTAACACCCATCATCATATTCTTAGCATAGTCCATAAGACTATCACCGAATTGATGGAGTTTTTGTTTAGCTTTATCTGGCATGATTTGTTCTTTAATTGGTTTAAAGATATTATCAACTAAGAACTTCTTAACAGAAGCAAATGTTTTTATGATTTGCTGTTCAATCTTAACAATAATCGAACCATCTTCATCATCAGAGAAAATGATATTATATAATGAATTATCAATTTTACTAATAACATCAGTCAATGCATTCATAGGGTTCTTTAGATAGTATCCTAGACCCTTATTACCACCAGTTGATTGTTTATCCTTTAGACTGATATCGGTACCATCTGCTAATGCTTTTCTAACATTTTCATCCATGTTATCAATATCATTAGCAGATGTTTTAGCACCAGTTTCAATACCTAATTTCTTATCAAGGAGAGCATTCCCTGTTGATTTAAGTTTTTTATCTTTCTTTTTCTTCTCATCTTTTTCACGTTGCGATAAGATTTTCTTACCCGCTTCAGAGAAGTTATCATTTAAAATATAGCCAGTATAATCACCATCAGAATAGTTATTATTGAAATCGCTAACCATGTCACCATATTTATAATGAGCCGTTGCCATTGCCATATGGTCACCTTTGGACATCTGTTTCATAACAGACTCTAAGATGGCTTTGGCTGATCGATTTTCAATATCCGCTAACATTCGTTCTAAATTCTTAGGATTATACCGAATGTTACCTTTAGCTAAATCACTTGTGAATTTATTAATGGATTTTTCAACTTCTTCTTTATCAGCAGCCGAATCAAAATCCATATGACGCATAACTTTATCTGTTTTATCACTCAATGGTGCTGTAGCTCGATTAGCCATATATTGCATTTCTCGATTATATCGATCTTGCATTTCATCACGAGTTGTAAACTGACCAGTTTTGTGATCGAATACAGTCGCAGGTCCATTGGTGATGGCTTTTAGGATCTCACTTAAGTATGTAGGGATAACTTGGTTGATCGTACGATGTGTTATACCGTCGAATGCAACCGCCCCTTTATTATACTTACTTGGATCGAATCTACCACTTTTGGTATCAATACCAAATACATTACCAATGAATTGAGCTAATGAGCTATTGTAATTATTCCGTTGATACGTTACTTTAGAGAGTAATGCCGGAATCATATTAGCAATCGATGTATCTAAACTAGCTAATGATTGCTCAATCATTTTAGGCATAAAGGCACTCATAGCTTGCTCTAGTACCGTACCTAATGGGTTATTCATAAACCCACGTTTTGGTTTTGGTCCCATTGAACTAGCCATAGATAACCCAGTAGCCAACATCCCAAATGGAGTATTACCCAAGAAGTTATCTTTGATAACCTTCATATAGGAACTTGGGTCGAACCCACCCATACCGAAGACTTTAGAGAAATCAGAAGCACGACCACCGGTTTTACCGAATGGACTTTCTGGGTTCATTGCTTTCTCTTGTAATTCAAGCATTTGTGACCAAATACCTAAACTGTCTTCATAGTAACGTAAGGAACCTTCAACGAATTTTCCCATAACGTCACGATTAAACGTATTAATTGTATTTAATGAATCACGTATACCAACTAACTGACCCATAGATTGACTATGTTGTTTTTCTTGGGCCACTAGCATACTTAATGTCATTTTAGCAGCAGTCGCTGCTTGTTTCTCAAACCCTTTTGCTATAATAGCACCATGGGTTTTCATAGTTTTATCTAATTTGACAATCCCACTTGCCGTTTTAGCACCTGTAGCATAGGTCGCTTTTTCAACACGACCAATGGAGCTAATCTCAGCGGCACTAGTAGTAGATTTAGATGATTTAGTTGAGGACTGTGTTGCTCCATCATCGTCGTCAAAAGAGAAATCATCATCATCAAAATTAAAATCATCATCGAAACCACTATCGTCTTTATCAGGATACAAATCACCAGACTTCAATGCTTTCATTGCATCTTCATAGGTTTCTTTTGCTTTTGTCTTTGCATCATCGATAAATTTTTTACCAGCTCCCGCTGTTTTATTACGACGCATTTCGATAATAGATTGACGTAAATTCTTTGCGGAGTCATATACTGATCCGCGAATACTCTGGCTTTCGGACATCTTTTCATTCAGTACATTTTTCATACCAAATGCAACAGACTTACCGATATTCTTTAGCCAACGAGTATCTCTATTTTTAGGCATATAGTGAACTCCTTTCTCTATGATCCAAGAAAAAAATGAACCATAGTATTTGGATTTAAAACTATGTCCTAGTATGGTAGTTTAACAGGCAAAAAAAAAGAGGAGCCGAAGCTCCTCTTAGTTATCTATCAACCATATCACCAAGGATATCATCGACATCAATAGAATCCCGACTTATGCTTGGTACCTTATTGATACCTATCATGAGTCTAGTGATAATGTCCACATTGTCATAGATTCCTTTAACAGGAATCTCAAATGTTTCAAAACAGGCATCCGTCTTAATATCTTGCCCATATCGTACGGTAACAGCAAGTATTTTACCACTTTTATCTTTATTGGGTTTATAAACTTTAAGTGTTACCAACTGGGCACTATTTATAAATATTGAATTAATATTGCCGTTTACAAGTACTGTATTCATGTATAAAACCATAACTGTTTCCTCCTAGACTTAATATATTTTATTTACCGAATTCTGCAACAAGCATCTCTTGTAAAGTTACAAGATCAATCACATCCGCTTTAGATCTACCAAAGCATTTTGCGATTGTATTATAGACTTTACGAACATCTGTATCCCCGAACGATATAACACACTCCATAGGGGATGCACCACATGGGTTGTTTGAACGTGTATAATATACCGACACAGATGTAGTACCAACCACCATACCAGTGACTGTCATCCCCGATATGATTTGGATAGTTCCATTAGGTTCAGGAACTACCATTGTCATCGGTTTATCAATATTGATCATCTGATAACGTTTATCGGAATTATGTTTAGGTGGATATGGTGGTCTATTTTTAATCTTACGTGCAGTCTCTTTCAAGACCTCATTACCAGATTTATTAACCTTTGGTTTTCCACCGGATTTGATGATTTGAGGAACTACAGTTAGCATATCAATGAATGTATCTGCTAACTCGCGAATATTCGGTTCGTTATCACCACTGGATTTCTTTTCGACCATATCATACTCACCCAATAGAAGTTCTACCACATAATCATGGATAGTTTGAACTGGTATTGTGGTCGCATGCGTATGTGCCACATACGATTGCACTTTCTTCAAAATATCATCCTTATCGATGATGATCTTTTCATCGAACTTAGGATTATGTGGAACACTAACCGTTAGTCGAGAAGTTGCTCTAATAAATGAGGATTCTGTGTAATCTATAAAATACACGATTGAGTTTGGAAAATAGTCAAACTCGATACCCACAATTCTCGCATCATTAAAAATTTTAGTTGCGTTGTTTTGTCTAAATGTGAAATTCATTTTTTATTTCCTCCAAGTAAAAGAATAAGATGAGAGTATACGGATAGTCCGTATACTCTCATCAGTGCGAAATGATTATTTTTTCTTAGTTTTCTTCCAAGCTGGAGCAGAAGACTTTTTGATTAATACGCGATGAGGTGCGATAGCTGTAACAGTTTCTACACCAGTTTCACGATTTTTAAATGTAGAATCGTGAGCGTCGACATCACGCATTTTAATAGCAGCAGTGAAATCTGCTTTATTTTGGAAGTTGAATGTGCGACCTGCACCAATGTATTGGTAAATCAATTCAGTGATTACAGGATACAATGTTTCTGCTTGTTTAGGACTGTATTGGTAAGTTCTGGCAGCTGCTTCGGCTTCTTGTTTATCAATACCATGTTTTACAAGCACATCTTTGATAAATGCTTCACGGAAATCTTTAACTGGATTAGTTTCGATTTCAGTGTATTGACCATTTACAGTTTTGATACCTTTGGCAACATAGTCATCTTCATTCAAGAAAGAAGCTGTTAAATCAGCAAAATCTTTCTTGGAGAAGGTTGTGCTACCCTTTTTGTCCTTAGTACCTTTGGTCTTGCCTTCCAAAGCCTTAAGGACTTCGCTGAATTTTGACATTGTTTATGTCCTCCTTCAATAAAATAGTTGATCAACTAGCTTATGTAAGCATAGTGTTACATATACGTTCAATCATCGATTAATTCTTATAGAAATTCAACGGTTAGCATTTCGTCCTCTGATTTGCGTTTAGTGGATTTCTTTTTCTTAATCGAGTAATGAACGTCATTGATTATCCCGTTAGATTCGATGAAGTCGACTAATTCATCATCTGTTACGAAACAATCTTCAGTGAGTTCAGGATGTTCAGTGTCCTGATTCTTCTCTAAGTATCGACTTAGAGAAAATGTTGCATTTGACATATTAAACCTCCAGTTACTTACTGATACGTGGTAATAATATATGTTTTCAATTCAATTCGTCCCATCGGACAATTAGACAACATTCCTTAGTTGGTAGCATGGATTCATTTTTAATAGTAGATTGTAATGCGATCTGCATATCTATAATACCATCATTGATAGAGCCTTTCATATTAAAATATATCATAAACTCATATAATGATTCGAAATCATATTTACTATTATACCATTCTAAGTATTCGTTCTGGTAATCGATATCAACGTTTTTAGCTATATTATTCACCAACGAATTCACAAATTTTTCATAGGAATCAAACGCTGATAATTTAGTAATCAAATCTTGCGATCGTGATAACCCTATGATAAAAAATGTGAGCTTAATCGGTTCTGCTTTAACAATAGATGTTGTATCAGCCAGTTGGTCACTGAATGGATATCCAATATATCGCGTTAGGGTAAAGATATCTTTTCGATTACATGTAGTATCTAACCGAACGACTTCTTCACCAAACAGTCTAAGATTTTCCGCTGTTCGTTCCACAATATAGTCATCGACACTATCAGCTACATACAATATCCGTTTATCGGTTCGAATAGCAACGGAAAATTCACTTCGATAGATTGGTTCAACATCGACATCTGAATCCAATCGTATTAAAAATGAATTCTTTGGATAAATAGTTTGTGTAGTCAATCCTATCCCTCCTTAATCATTAGAAGATGTGTGTTTAGGTTTAAGCACAAATCGTTCTAGCCATTCTCGTTTACAGTGATAGGAGAAGGTTCCGATATTCACACCGGTTGACATATTACCGAGCATATAGTTCTTTCGAAATTCAAAAGAAATGTCAGTATCCTCAATTTTATAGTAATATATCTTCTCACTATCACCATCTTGACGAGTACTCGTCGCTTGCGAACAGCGTGCAAATGCAGTAATCTTTGTAGCAGCATCACCAGTAGAACCTTTAAAGGCTGTCACTGGTTGAGCCATCATCACATCTTCTGTTGGATACACTTTATGAGAAGATGATATTTTTCGAGCTACAGAACTAATGACTTCAGACGTAATTTTCTGTAACTCAGCATTGTGAGCTATCACCACCGTGTTACCAATGAAGTTCTGGTTTTCATAAATGATATATTTAAAGATATTTGTAATACCTTCTTTATATCGTTCATATCCATCACTAATATCCATAGGAAATATACATAGCGATGATGCATTGGTTTGTTTCATAGCATCAATCAAACTCGGATCTACATCAAATGCGAATAAGGTTCCTAATACGATAGCATATTTACCATCAGATGTTAATGGGACATACTCGCGATTATTACTCGTTATGGTCAGATTCATCTACTTCACCTTCTTCCTTTGGTGGTTCTGGTATAATCGGTTGGTGCTTATCAACTGGTGCTTTATAGACACCTTCTAATTTATCAATCGCATCTGCTTTATCTTTATCAGGAATTCCTTCAAATAACTCATGTGTATTGATTACATCAATTAATCGTTGTTTAGCTTCAGCTGTACCATATTCAGCGATAATATCAACAAATGTATCAATATTATTAGGATATCCTTCACTGAATGCTAAGTCTGGATAGCGTTGAGCAAATCCAACATACTCATCTACACTAATACATTTAGTAGGGTCTGTATAGATGTTCTTACCAGTTACTCGTTTGATGAAATCTACAATTTTCTTATTCGGAGATAGGTTGTAGGCATATCTGAGGAGAGATGTTTCAATAGAAAATAGTTCCATTCCCTCATGTAATTCATCTACATGCAATGCAATTTTAATAACCTCTTCGATGACTTGTAAAAATGATTCATCTAAACGATAGTTATTCACTAAAATATCATCTAGTGTTTGTGCTACACGCTCAATGAGATAGCCATCGTCATTCATACTAACTCTAGCGAGTAATTGGGTTACGTATGGTAATCCAGCAAATGCTTTAATACCCAAATGTGTGAAACCATCAATATATTCCATACAATTGATAATCACTTCATCATTATAATTATTGATCAATTTATAAATACCATTAGCTTCACCATTAGGACCATCAGTATCAATAAGTAACCATCTAGCCCCAGCAACAAATGCATCTTCTGTCATTAACTCTGGATGGGCTATTGTAATGAGACGCCATGGTAATACATCGGCGAAACGATATACGAACTGACGATTCCATCGTTTCACATAAGCCACGTTCCACCAAGGAATTTCTTCTTTAAATTCGTTCAAGAAATACATGTCATATTTAAGAGTGTTATCCTCAAAGTAATGCCAATCTAACTTATCTGCCAATGAACGAATTTGTCCAGTTGTCCCATGTCTAAATACATTTTGACTGGGACGTGCATAATCCCAATTGATATATTCTTTAAACTGAATCATATCATCTACATCCATATCACAATTTTCAGAGATATGATACCAATCTAAGTAATCGGCATATTTACGAGCTATCATAATATCAAATGGATGTTCTTTAAATAACTCTTTGAAGTTCACACAATCGTCAATATATGGCATTTCAATAATATTGAATGGTTGGTATCTGGATAGTAAGTTCCAGTTCCAACGGTCTTTAAATTGGAGAATACTTCGTAATGGAATCTTGCCTTGAATCATGCTCAAGGAGATAAAGTTCGTATTCTTATCTATGGTAATTCGTTCTTCTTTATTAGTGTTCATAGTTTACTCCTTTTTGAATCACGAAATGTATATAGTTGCTTGTAAACCAGACTATTATATACTAAGGGCTCAGCACAATGTATTAATCTAATCAAATACACAATGAAAGGAGATATACTATGGGAAATGTAAATTATTTACACGATCCGAATAAAACAGTAGCTTCTCCAGCTGCTGAATTTGATATATCCTTCAACAAAGATAAATATTACTTTATGAACCTAGAAAATTACGTAGGTTTTATTAAAGGTTGTGAACGAGCAATTCGTAAACATCCAGACTATGGTAACTTTGTTGATGCTATACGAGAACTCAAAATGGAACATTGTCAAGTATTAGGTAACATCACACGTTTCGATGCGACGATTGAAATGCATCATGGTCCTATGTTGACATTATTTGATTATTGTGCCATTGTGACTGATCATCTATTAAACAATGGTGAGACAGTTAATACATTCAAAATCGCTAAGATTGTACTTGATGAGCATTATAAAGAACACGTTCAAGTTGTTATGCTATCCAAAACAGTCCATCAATTGGTTGATAGCGGCGAATTGTTCATTAATCTAAACCAAGGTATCGGAGATGTTAACGCATTCTTAAAATCATATCCTGATGGATTAGATAAATATAAAGCTAAAATCAATGAATATATTGATTTAAGTAAGAAGTTTAAAAGTCATGATTCTAATATCTTTGACTTAGAAAAAAATATGGTCAATTGGTCATATCGTTAATTACTATTAGGAGGATATCATGGAAGTTGGTATTATCACATGGGAGAATATTCAGTATATTAGCATTCTTATAATGATGCTCATTATCATTATACTCGGATGCCGAATTATATATAAGGATTGGAGTATACGACGTGAAACATTAGAACGTCAAATGAACCCTCCCATTCCCATTCAACAGAAAACAATTACTTCTATTATTGATGAAATGAATATGCTTGTGGATATCGAATTCATATCGGTTGTCGAAGCCCCTATGATGACACAAGATTTACAAGTCATAACTAATTTCGAAGAATTTCAAAAAGAGATTGTGCAAAATGTATTGATTGGACTATCCACTCAGTTCTACTTATCTGCTAATATGGCAGGTATGACAAGAGCGTATATCAATCAATATATCACACGAAGAACGACCTATAAAATCGTCGATTACATGCGTAATCATAACTTCACACCAAGCGAATAAAAAAAAAGAAAAAGAAGAACCATATAGCCCAGTTAGGCTATATGGTTCTTTTCTACTGTAATTCTACAGTAATGAATTTGATAAACAGGTCTTTTATTGTTCTACAGTGATTCGTTTCACGTAATCGACTATATACAACTTGGATGACCTGTTTTCTGGTTCGTTTATCAGTAGCGTCTATACCTGAACAATTCTGTTCGATTAGAAATTCAAGATATTCTATGAATTCGCTAAATAGTTTACTGATATCTCGCATCATCTTTGCGTCTAAGTCATGTTTTCTAAATACTAGTTGTACTGAACAGACGTCACTCAATGGTTCGATTTTGCGTATACTGACGAACGACTTGACAGTCTTTATCAATTCATCAGTTACGCGGACAGTTTGTAATAGTGGCATCCTCCGCCCCCCTATTATAAATAGATTCCTGCTAATGGAACTAGGTAGTTTATATAGTTATATGTGATATCAACATCATATCTTGATGTATCGATATCATTGACTTCTACCCATTCATCATTTATCTCATCGAATATGATAAAGTTATTCTCTTGAGATAATCGTCTATAGTACCCAGCGGGTAATTCATTATGTCTATACTTATCTATAAACGATAGCAGGTTGGATATTGGTAACTTCTTAGATGGTGCTCCTTCATTAACGGCACAGAAATTAATTAAGAAGTCGAGCATGTACGCACGATGCTCTTCATAATCATTTAATCCTTTTATATCTATTTTGCGTAGCATTGAGTTTATATACATCTCGTGGTTATTGAGATATAAATATGACGTATAGCTATTCTTTCTGACAAACTCGACAGGTCCAAATACACGCTGACTCATATGTCGGTCTATGGTGAAGATGGCATCTTTCTTGATGGCTAATATCTCATTATCTTGGACGTCATTGGTTTCAAAGAATAGTTTCCGAATATTGACAAAGCTCTCCATGAGCCTTTCTTTGAATACTTGATCGTCCCGTTGGTATATACCAATTTGCTTATTACGAGCTAATTTCTCCATACCTTCGAGACGGTCAATTATTTTCTGTGGTAGTAAATCATAATACTTGATTAGACTTAGACCCGCTGAGCGAATATCATATTCCACTATATCAGAACCGAATATAAAGTCATAGTCTTTATTTCGGTATAGACTCCGCTTATATAACTCACTCAAATTATCACCTTCCGGTTATTTCTTTCTCTTTTTCTTTTTAGGTTTTTCAGTATTACCTAATGCAGTTGGATCAAACTCCATAGAAATACCGCCGTTAGCTAGGCGAGATTTAATTGATTTGTCAACCTTCCGTTGTTCTTTAATCACATCTTTAGGTTTTTCTCCACGCAAGGTACGAGCAATACCACTAATGATGTTATCAGCAGCACGAACAGGTTTATTTAAGTCAACATAGTTCATGAACCCTTTCTTCTTAGGTTCTTCTTTCTTACTTTGCACTTGTTGGCGGAATGCTTCCAGTACTTCATCCGCTTCTTGATTAGACCATTTGCCACTGTTCACTTGTTGTTCACAATACGCAATCACATCTTCTTCCGATTTGATTTGGGAAGGGTCTACATACCCATCTTTAAAGTTTTTATTCTTTTTAGATGGTTTGGTTTGAATAGCTGGTGTGAATTGTGTTTGATATGGGTCATCACCATCGAATTCAATTTGAGCATCAGCAATATAGTCATATGCCATATCTTCGCTCCATACACCACGATACATTTGGAACATCGCGAATTCACGAGCTTGCATTGTGGATGCTGGTTTGAAATGAACATCGATTTGACCATCTGGTTGTACTTCTACTGTTGCTCCAGCAAGAAGTTCATTTTCGGCTAACCGATCCTTGATATCTTCATAGGTTTCATAACCTACATAGGTATGCAATCCATCGTGTGGAATATCATCGCTATCTTTATAGGTATCACGAATTGGCTCGCCACCAAGATAATAGTCAGAAACTAGCTTATCATCTTTCTTAGCTTTTTTCTTTTTCTTATCTTTCTTCTTGTTTTCTTCTAAGGCTTTAAGAGCTTTGGCGTTTTTCTTTTTGATTTTGTCTGCCCGTTTAGCAGCTTTCTTACCAGTGTTTTCCCATGGATCCCAATCGTCATCATCATCGTCTGCCATTGGGTCATATAGGTATTGACGAAGATCTTCTACGACACCACCTTCGCTATCGGCATAGACATCGAGATCATCTTGATCATATAAGTCACCAAACTCATTTCTTAATGCTTGTAAACGAGCTTGTTCCTCAAAATCATAATGGTCATCGATGTATTTATTCATAGCTTTTTTAGATGGATTCATATAATTCATCTTATCGCCACGTTTTTTACCTTCAACGTATTCACGTTGTTCAAGTAATGCCATGATTTCCTCATCTTCAGGATCGATTTCATGCTCTTCCCAATATGTTTTGATGAGGGTTTTCAATGCACGCTTAACATCTTTATCTGTATAATTTTGCATTTGCAAAATCACTTTGAATTTGTTAAGTGCTGCTTGGGATTGCAAGAGCAGCTTGAGAGCTGCCTTTGCTTGTTTATGTTGTTTCTTAGCAGAAACGAACTTTTGTTTCTTCTTGTTTTTCTTCTTTGCCATTGTTTGCTCCTTAAATCAATTTCTCAAGCTCATCCATACGTTCAATATGTTTATAGTATAGCTTACGTTGCTTTTTCGTCATTAACGCAACTTGAGCTCGAGGTAAGAATTCTAATAATGTGATCGGAAGATCATATCCCGAATCAACCAATTTCGCTCTAAAAATACCATCTACTTTTTCACTAATTACTCGTAGTGATTTCATATCATGGATGGTTTTAGACCGTTTACCTTTCTTCCATTTCTTATACGTCACTGGTTTGAATTGATACATCTTCTCGATAGCCATACCGATTAATGATATATACTCAAACTCAGCTTCGTCACTTTCACAAACGATAATTACATTCGTTTCTCTATGAGATAGATTGAATATAATTCGATTGAGGAAGAAATAATTTGCTGGACGTTTTAGAAATTCAAAGTATCGTTCTCCATAGACTTGATCCACACCATAGTCTAAATAGTTTTGTAAGAGAACCATTGGTGGAATCATTAGTCCATAATTGTACCGACTGAATCGTTTATCTAACTCAGTCGGTTCAATTCTTCTTGATACTACGACAATCTCAACATCCCCAACTTTAAAGTCTTTGAGTAGCTTCTCCAGTTGTTTAGACGATGTTGCTAATATGATTGACTTCATATCCTAATCCTCCGCTGACCAATCTAAGTCAAGGGTAAGCATCTCATTATCGGATGCATTTTCATAGCGAACTTCTGTACTATCATAGTTACGCATACGATCTCGTATCTTGATTGGGTCATATTTAGTGCCACAATTTGGACATACTAACTCATTGAAGTTAAAGTTCCATGATAATTCATGAGCGCATTTCAAGCAAGTCATCATCTTGCGATCGATTGGATAGATATACCCATAATCCAAGATAACAATCTCACCACTACCTTGGCGGTATCCATAGTTACAGAAATTCTTCTTAATGGTACCCATATCGGAGAATAGATAGTTTGGTTCTAACTGTTTTAAGGTTTCCCGAATAACTTCTTTGCTATTAATGAATTCTTCTTGGGACATCAATTCCACATATTCTGCCACCAAGACTAACCCATTACATTCATATGCTTTAGTCACATATGGTTGTAATTCAGGAGCCATCTTAAACTCTTGCCAGTTATCCTTTACGCCATATGTATCGAAAGCGATTTTAAAGATGTACCCACCTTTCTTAACCGCCATACGATTTGTACCAGCACCAATTTCTAAGAAACCGCGATTACGAAGTAAGGTTAAGATATAATCAAACTTCTCATTGTTATCACGAAAAGATGGATCTCTTAGGATTCCTAAGAAGTTGATCATATCTTGTTCGGTAAAGTTCTCATAAATTCTATGACGAACTTTACCGCTTTTTTCTCTGTCAAGAGAAATGTTTGTTGTATAGTCTTGCATGTCTGCCTCCTATTTATTTCCTAACGCGGAATTCGCCATATTATTAATGATGGACGTTACGTCCGTGAACGATAAGTTATTTGGATCCATTCCTGTATCCTTCATAAACTTTTTACGTTCTTTATTCTTCTTCTTCTTTTTCTTCTTAGCTTTCTTCTTCTCTTTCTTAGTTCTGTAACGATCTGGATCGTCTTTGGAACCATGAGAAGTCATCACTTTTACGCGACGAGCTTTCTTAGGAAGAATCTTCTTAGGGTTGAAGAAGTCAATGATACCCAATTCGGTAAATCGGTCAATTAGTTGTAATTGCTCATACCGTTCAGGTTTCAACCAGACGTCTTTATAGATAACCATTTGACCAGGGTCACGATAACGTTCTTCATCGTCAATCCATGGATTTCTGAACTTTTCTTTATAGTATTGCTTGAATCGTTCATGTAAACCCACATACCCATTTCGGTTCTTACGTTTTACCTTTGGAACCGATGTCATAATCTTACCGCGTTTCTTAAGAAGCTTTTTACGTTTCTTCATACTCAAATGAGTATCCGCTAGCATACGGTCAATGTTATCCATATCACGATTGCGTTGTGCTGCAAAGTCTGCTAAATAGTCTAAATCATCTATTACTGATTTAGCCGTTCTGATTGGATCATTCTTATCATCTAAATCGATACCAGAATGTTCCAATATAGCTTGTTCGGTAAATTTGTCAAATCGATCAACGACTTTAACACTCACAGACGCCCGTTTTTTCCGTTTAGGGAATTGGAAATGGTTTGTTTCTGGGTTATCTTTGAAATGGAATTGTACTGGAATTCCAGATCTTGGGTATAACCACATATCATTTTCCATAGAATCAGGTACTGTCATATCTGGACTATATTCTTCACCTGATTCAATATATTCCCGAGTTTCCTTATTCTTCTTTAATACTGGGAAGTAAGGGAACCATTCTTTGGAAAGTCCGATAGCTCTAGCAAACTTGAATCGTTTCTTACCACCATATTTATCAAATAGGAAATATACATATTCCCGATATGTATCAGTAGCTTCAATCCACGATTCAATACGACGATACCGATGCTTCAATTCTTGAGCAGCGAGTCGTAATCGTGTTTCTTTACGCTCTAACGATTCTTCTTCACCAGGCTTCAATTCTTCTAAGACTTCATCATCTTCATGGTAATTATCGTCTTCACCATAATCCCATACGACAGATGGGAAGTCTAATAGTCGTTCATCCGACCAACCATTTTGCTTATACGCATATAGAACAGAATCGGTTTCATTGAGAATCTCTTGTTCCTGTTCTTCTTGCTCTTTCTTCTTCTTACGAGAAGCTTCTCTCATTTGTCGTTGCTCCTCTTTTTCTTGCTCCCACATCAACTGCATAGTATCTGGGTCTTTAACATATGGGGTCGGATTGGCACTTTCGAACCATTCTCTTCGCATATCTTCTTCTTCTTCGATGACCCAATCTTCCATATTCCATAACACTTCACCAAATGTGGATTCTCCATCACCAACACCCGATGGGTCATCTTCTGGAATAATCTCGTTTTCATGGGCTAAGAATCGATCTCTAAGACCATTAAATACCGCACGTGCTTTTGTATAGGCAGGGATGTGGTTACGTGCAAATACATCAATGCCGTTATGATGTTCGATGGCCATACGAACATCACCGAATGTTACTTTATCACCAGGTATGATATTATTCATCCATGGTTCATCGTTTTGATGTCCTTCAAATGGGTAGTAATCGATATTTTCAGGAATCAAAGAAATGATTTTTTCAAAACGGTCATACGCCATTTGTTTATAATCAGGAACGTCTTCCTCTTCTTTCACTTCTTCAACTTCTTCTGTATGAGATTCTTCGGTATCTTCATCGAGATTGTCTTGTTTCTCATATTTATCGAACTTACCCATAGAACGATACATCTCACCGAAAATTGGATCTTGGCTAATTCGCCATTCCTTTTCGGGCATACCTAACTTCTCCGCTTCGGTTAAGGGCTCGCCATAATCCGAATAATCTAAGTCCGACCAATCATTAGCATCAGCGTACTCGTCAGGGTCGTAATCGTCGAAGTCAATGGTATCATCATCGTCGTCATCTTCTTCTTCAGTAACTCCACGTGCAATGCGAGAGCATTCTTTTGCATACTCAGGATCTTCCATTGCTCGCATCATATCATACTCACCGAAGAATTGACTCATTTCAGAAGCATCTGCTGTTTCGTATTGTTTTCGTAACTCAGCTTTTTCTTCATCTGTATAGCATGCATCAGAACAATCAATGTCGTCCTCATCCATGTCAGATGGATTAGAATCCGCACTCGGTTCTTCATTCAATTCGTCATCAGATTCATCTTCTGTTAACTGTTCATCTTCCATCCATTCACCTAATGTTTTAACTGGTTTGGTATCTGTTTCCGTACTAGTTGTTTCATCTCTATTCACATCTCCTATAGTGAATGGTAATGGTTTATCTTTTGGAACTAAGGATATAGTGCCGTCTTTATGTTGATACACCACATATTGATTCATATCAATATTTTCTTTATCCTCAGTATCCATTTCGTATTCAATATCTCTAAACTTAGCTTGTGCACTGTTTAGAATTTTATGGTTACTGTAATCGAAATTCATTACATCCACGCCACCAATGTTCTTTAATTCAGATAACACCATAGCATGCTTCCAGTATTCATCTGGATCCATTGTAACCACCATATATGCCGTTAGTGGGTCTACGCCAGTTTCCTCTACTAACCGTTTCCATCTTTCCGCGGAGCGTTTAACATTATCTTCGCGAGAGAGGTTCGGGTCATCCAACGGACTAAATTTTTCGTTATTATTATCCATCCTAGGACTCCTTTCTCGAACAACATACTGTAATTTTTTATTCATTTTTTATCGGTAGTATTCTTGTCTTTGCTACCATTCTGTTTGAATCAGCATCCTCCGCTTCAATTCAAAATCAGTTAGTATAGTGCGTGAACATCTAAAGGGTTGCCGCTTCTCTATACCATTAAATAATATATATTTTAAATCGGAAAAAAATAACGATAGAAGAGCTAAACAGCCACTTCTATCGTTATTTTATTTATTTAATTTAAAGATTTCGTATACCCAATCATCTAATAATGGGTCATCAAGCACATCTGCAATGTTTACAATTTCTAGGTTATGTTTATTTGGTTCACCTGATGTTAACTTAGTTAAGTAGGATAAATCATCAACTTTAAGCTCAAATATGAACCCGATATGATAGTATGATATGTTAGATGCATCGTAATCATTGTTAGCGAAGTATTCAATATGCATGGCTGGTAGTGTTGGGTACACTATAGAAATCAATCCACGTACTTCTTCTTCCGCTTCTCTGAGCATGTTATCATATAATACATCATATAACGTAGTTGATGTTAAGTATTCATCTATTTCATCATCAGTCTTGAACTCTGGTATAGAAACATGACCTTGTATCAACGTTAATGTGTTATTTTGAGAATCGTCTGTTTTGCGTCTCAATAAGAGTGCTTGCGTATTCTCTCGGTTAGTAATGACTAAACCAACTACCAATTGTTTAAAGTCAGGGTTGTCTTCTAACTCATATCTAGGTAAGACACCAATTCCATTATTGGTCAAGGTATCTCTATATGAGAAGTTATATAGTAATGAGCTCGTAACCACATTTAGATCTTTATGTGTGTTAAAGGCTCCGCTTAATCCCCTATAGTTACGTAGTCGAATCACGTCATTATATTGGGTGTTTTCTCGTTTACGTAGCTCTAAGAATCTATCTATATACAAGATAGGTTCATCAGAGTAATAGTCTCCCATACGGATCTCCTTATATATTAATCAAACCGTTCAGGAACGCTCTCATAGTTGTCATTAACCACGTAGATATATTTTTTGCGAAGGATCTCAGTAAAATGATCCGGATCTGCTGCATAATCCTTCGATAAATTCAGCTTAGTGATTAGCATTTGCTTAAGAGGTTCCTCAATATAATCTTTATATCGAAGATAAAAAGTATTAAACCCTTCATCAATAAATTGAAGAGGAATGAACATGGCACCTGAATGTACGAGTTCATGAACCGTCTGTGACAGTGGAACTAGACCTACATACCCGTCGTAGTGTAGACCCATAACTTCTTCAGCTATGTCCATCATGTTAATGTGTTCATTGTCCCCGTGTTCCATGAGGTGTTTATTTAACACGATATTCACAATGTCATACAATGTGAATGGTTCGTGGTGTAATTCTATGCGAATTCTAGCTTTTCCATACTTCTCTTTCGAGACGTTATGAAAAAAAGAACAGTAGTTCATTCCCATTTTTGATCCAAGGTATTGGATCAGCTCTCGATATTCTAAAGAAGAGCGAATGAGTACTTCAACTGTTTTGATGAATTTCACTTTCTCTTTATTATTTCCAAAATTATAAAACGTTTTACTGATCGCTAACTCTTCCATAGCTTGTGTTACCGTTTCAGCATTCGATTCATAATGTTTGATTCTTGGTATTCTCATAAGTGACATTCACCACCTTTAAACTAAATATCTTAATTAGATATATGTTTAAAGGTGGTTATTTGCCATTAGTCTTCATAATCTACCAATAGATAAGTAATAATATCCACGGCTTCGAATAATTTATCAAGTCGTTCTTTCGTCCATTCTTGATCAGAAGTCATGCGTAGTTCATCCACAATATCAACAAGGTTTGTTTTTATTGCTTTCAACTCAACTTGTTCTTCTATCTTTTCCAATAATTTATCCATATTGGATTTTTTACCACTAAGAGCTTTTAATAACTTACGCTCTTCTTCTTTCTCAAATCGTTTCTTGCTACCCATAGTTATCGCTCCTTAATAAAATCATGCTGTCTACGATTAAACGTATCCATTAAAATTTTAATCGTTTTAGGTGTTAAATGGATTTTGTTATCCACATAGATCTCTTCAATATCATATCCCTCATATAATAAGGCTACGATAATTTCATTGACTGTGAATAGCATTTTCTCAATCCAAATTTGAATACCATGACGGAATTCATCTAATCGATTGGCATATCGATACGTTTTAAATTTGTGAACTGCTAGTTCATTATGGTTTCCAATTTGATAGAACCCATAGAGAGTCTTACCTTCTGGTGTGGTCGTTGTACATAATACTTCTAAATCGAACATATCGCTGTCCTGTTTAGTATGTAAATCATAGACGACTTTATAGCCCATTTGACCCATCAGTTTAAAGTATTCACTCTTCAGTTGTTTGCGTTCTTGTTCTTCCATGTATATCTCCTTCCTGAGTAATTAGACTTATTATAATATCCTAGAGATTATACGCTTTTAATAGTCTGGCTCTGGATTATATTTGGCCATAGACTTATCCTTTTTCTTATGACGACGTCCCCAAGATCGTTTAATGTATTTAGGAAGGTTTAATTTTGCTTCCATAATCATAAACTCATCAACATCATCAATCGAATCAATTTGGTCAAAGAACCATTCTGGGATATCAGGGTCTTCCAATAACCGTTGTAATGCTTTACGAGCTTTTTTAGCATCATCACCCGTAATAAACTTCAATTGGTGGATCAATGATTCAATATCATTGATTAAACCACTGATATCTGTATCTATACACTGGGAAATCATTTCTTGCTCTGACTCTGTGACAAAAACTCCTTGTTGGTATTCAAATACTTCATCTTTATATTTACCATCAAACTCACCATCCATAAAGACACCGGCTTTCATAGATACGATTCGATAGTCCTTGTATTCTTTCATACCATTTTGAACGCCATATGATATCAAGTCAGCTTCATTTTCTGCCCATAAGACACTATATGGATTCTCTGGGTCAATCATGATATATACCCTATCATCATCTTTATACATACCATTTCCTCCTAACTAAAAAATAGATAGAAGATGGATTTCCATCTTCTATCTTTACTAATCCACTTTAAGATTGTTGAATATCATTCGCTCAACTGCTTCATTGATTGCTGTGAATTCGTATTCATTCCTAAAATGGACGAATTTAATGCGGTTCAGTATATCTGTACCGGCGACTGATACTAAGTCCTTAAAAAACTTAAATGATACGTGATCTGGACATGGATATTCTAATGTGACATCACTAATCAACCCTTTGATATTACCGTCAACAAACCGACGCATAATCAAGGCAGGGATAGAATCACAATCACCCGTATAGAATATATTATCATTCGTTGTCGATTCTCTATCATTTACCAAGAACCCGCAACTATCAAATTCCCCATGTGTCATATCCACAGTAATGATATCTAAGGAAGCCGTATTAATCAATTCGTGTACCACATGTGTATTTTTCATATATTGAGGATACACACCAGAAGCAACCAATGTCTTAATGACATCATCAACTCTAGTAATAATATATACTTTCGCTTCGTGTTCTCCTCTATCATGAATACAGGATAAGAAACTATTGATACCATTCATAGCATCGTCATGGGTATGTGAGATACAGAATACAATATTTCTATATTTCCGAAGTCGTTCAGACCGCATATAAAACATAAATGCATCGTAGTTGGGTTCAAAGATATACAACCAACCTTCATGTATTAGGAAGAAACTTCGTTTTGTTAAATCACAAGAGAAGTCTCCTCCTTTTCCAATAAAATTAATCTTATTGAATAATTTTTCCTCACGAATCATAATACGCAAACTCTCCTTAACATTTAACGACGCTTTGTTTTAGCTCCGTCATGAATTTCTTTGTTAGGTTTTTGACTGTACTATTTTTCAATAGTCTGCCGATATATAGATGACCGCGATTAGCAACTGACCCTTGTTTACTTAAAAACTCATTAATCTCTTTAGCCATTTTATAGGTAAAGTATAATTGAGCATAGTCAGACATCAATGGGTCTGTTGCATAATGTTCATTACCAATGGATTCCATATATTTTTGATCAAGTAGTTGACCTGGTAAAATATGGAAATTTTTATCCATACAATGACGAGTCACAATATCTTTTTTACTATAAATTCGTCGAATATTGGCTTCCGATTCATATTGATCGATGCCTTGTTCAACTGCCTTATTGGCTAATCGTTGTAAAATCAAATCCAATGGTGTATCTAATAAGAAATTTAGAATCTCTCTTGGAACACGATACCCATTCAATTCAATATCCGTATACTTAGCCATAGCGTTTGGAATATCTCTGAACTTAGAGCAGTTTAAATAGTCATTACTATGTCGATATCGATCAGCAATGATCACTACATTATCAAATTGACTTAATCGTTCATAGTTGTTAACATACCATTCATGACGGTTTTTAATAAACAGTCTAATGATTTTATCCCTTGCTCTACTATTATTGATATCCCCATGCTGTAAGAAATCAAGAATTTCTTTACCAGATTGCAACGTATAATCTGGGAAGTGTACGTATTCAATGTGTACATTCTTAGCAATTTTATTTAAAATGACCACGACGTTTTCAGCGAAGGTTGATTTACCAGAACCATCTAGTCCTTCGATTGCTACAATATTAATCATTTAACATTCTCCTCTTAATACATCGCGAATAAACTTAACTTGAGCCATATACTCGTCAACGACATGTGGATGATCCACAATCGTGTCAAGTATATGGCTCGATTCTTCTTTGTCGAACGATATATGCTTATTCAAGTATTGAATCGTTCGTTTAATAGCTTTTAAATCCCGTTTGGATAGGTTAGCAGTCTTATCTCCCGCGATAAGCTCCAGTCCTACGACGAGATTCTCAATGTATGTCCTATGTTCGTTTCCAATAGTTTGAATGTATTCATACTCGAACGAAGTTAGGACGAACGTTCCGATCACATAAAGCAATAAGTCAGGATTAACATAGTCTCCTTTACCAACTTTACGTGTCGTTATTTGAAAATTTGTTCGTTCTAGGTGTCGTTGGACTAAGTAGAGTTTCAACATATCAAGATGTTTGGAATACGCTACCACTTTACCAGCGACTTCTAATTCATAAATTTTCACGTTTAGCCTCCTGTAATGCATCATTTCCATACACTATCGATGTACCATTAGTACTCATGAGCCCACCCCACCGGAAAACAAGCAGTCGAAAACCCATACTAATCGAAGTGATCAATAGGAGCATAGCGATTTCATATACGTTGTTGACAGATGTGTGCGTAGATTTACCCACAGCCTAGCACCTCCCGCGGTACCGGATTCCTAAGTTATGACCATCGGCTGCGTGCAAAGGCACGACTTACAAAAGAACTAGTCGTCACATATCAGACCATATGTTTAGTACGGTACGTCCTACTTTGTCGTCGGATCCTCTTCGTTAAAAAACATATGCGGTTTTCCTATATGCTCTTAGCGGCAACTTAGTGCACCAAATCGACTCGCAGATCTAACGCATAGCACACTGTTCTATAGAAGTCTTAAATTGAAAAGATCCTAATCTCCTTTTTCTATACGTCGGTATCTCTTCCGTAATTCTATAGTAGCCTTGCTAGCCATTCACATCCTGACTATACATCAATTTTCGCTTTAGTTACCTATTTGTAAGTCGTGTTATAATTTTACTCATAGAATGGAATTCTAATTCCATCTACAATGATTTCATTACTATCAAAGGTTATATCGAATAGATCACCCTCAATAAAATCCATACTTGGTTTAACAGTGGATAGATAGGCTTGATCCTGTTCATATACACTTTTTACTTGTTCAGGATACTCTCTGGATGTATATATACTTCCCAAATATCCTCCTTTATTAACAGATTCCACTAACGTATATCGTAGACAATGAAAATCCATTAAGAGTTTCAATGAAATAATCATCGATCTTCGACTATCGTAAAATAGTCCGCAATCAGTAATACCACCATATTTTAATGACGTTACTTCACACAACGCATTTAAGAATAATTGTTGGATAGATCTACTTGCTGTAAGTATTCCTGTTGGAACTGCATTGTTCCTAAAAGTAACTACACCACGTCGATATAGTATTTGTGAGAAACGTATCCAGCGATTAAATATCGGAGTCCCCCTATTGATATGACCAGGTCTACCACGATATACTAGTACATCATAATTTTCATGACTGCTATCCTTATCAGGTAGTGGAACTATATCATTATCCTTTTGGGACTTTTCTTTATACATTGAATATATGGTATTCAATATACTATTGATTTTAGTTGTTACTATATCAGATACAGACTTCAATACATTAAGTCTAATTACTTGACGACCATAGTCATCTTTTCCAATAAAACTAACATATGGAAATATATACCCCATCAATGTTACCCATTTATCCCGATATCTTGAAAATGCAGATATACTTTTCATATTATATTTATCGGGTGGGAGCTGTGTTCGAGGAATATATCTATTACCACCATACAACAACATACGTTCAACATCAACATCAAAATACGATGTTAAACAATTATCAATACCAAATGGTTTAACGTCAACTCTAGTGCATTGCATAATTTCTTTCACATTAGTACTTATACTATTAACTGATCCACTAGGGTTTTCTGCCAATCTAAATATCATACCATTCGGAGCTAATCTCCACCTCATGTCATAGACACTTTCAATAATTCTAGCTGGTTCATTAAACTTATCACCGTAGATATATTCAACCATACTAGTACCATGTAACCGAATACTAGGCATAATTATTCCTCCTTAATAGAATAAATAGAGATAATAGGTCAAATCACCTATTATCTCTATAATATATATCTATTAATTATTTATAATTTTAACAACATATGTGTCTTATGAAAAATGACTGAGTAGAGGTAAATATCACAATCTATTGCGTTTAATTTAATAAACGTCAATTCCTTTGATACCTATTAAAGTGTAATAGGTATAATAAAAAATTATAAATAAATATATTATTAATTTATATAAAGAGGGATTTTTCCACAAGGAAAAAAATCCCTCTTTATATAAATAGGTAATAGGTTTAAAAGAGGGATACTTGTATCCCTCTTTTAATTATACAATATATTTATTATTTTACCTTTTAGGTAAAATAATATAATAGTATAAGATTTAAGATAAGGATACAAGTATCCTTATCTTAAATTAAATATATTATTATATTATTTTTTTTACTGGATATACTTAGATTAATTACTATTAGTATAAATACGATTGATAGATTCCAGATTGATATAATGAGATATATACTCTTTAAAGATAGGGAATGATACCAGTATATTCTGTAATGTATTATACTCAGAATAGATTGGGATATCCGGTATGATATTCAGTAAGTATAAATGGTTACATTGATTATATCCATATAAGGATTGAAGTCTAAGGTATACCAGATGAATGATATGATCCATATCGTAGGTAGTGATATTATATTTATGAGTTTCATATACATCATAGAAGGTAGTTAATACTAAATCATAAATAGGTAAACGAGAGAGTTTCAAAGCATCAGAGACTACATAGAGATTACCGGGGTTAAATGGATACGACCGATAGGATTTAGAGGCATCAGGGAGAAGACAATTGGACAAGATCCATTCGATCTCCTCAAGCATAGATGCATTTAAGCCGTAAGAAATTAACTGATTTGCATCTTTACGTAAGTGCCTGATGGATAGTACGAAGTAGTCTTTATGATTCGATTGTAACATACCGGTGAATAGATAGATACAAGCAATATAGATCGTGAGCTTATCAATGCGGTATTCTGAATTATAGGGTATCGTATTGATAATATCTTTACTAGTGTCTAATAGAGAGTATATCATATCTAGGTAATCATGTGTATAAGCTACCCGATTAGGATCATAATCGATAAAGCGATCGAGTACGGTATGACATAAGAACCATTTCATTGAGTCTAAGTCATCGACCCAATAATAGTTATCGAATTCTTTACCGAGGAATACTCGGATATCGGATATAGATGTCATAGAGTTACACAACTCCTTTGCAGATAGATAAATGAGTATATACTAACTTGTCAAAGTGTAGAAGTGGGTAAAAAAATAAGCCCGTAATGAGTACGGGCTTATTAGATTAGATACGAAGAAGTTTATCTTCTTCGAGTAGATCACGGATGTTATCGATGCTATAGCCTTTGTGGATATAACATACACGACGACCATCTTTAAACTCTACGATTAAAAACGGAGAGAAGTAAGAGGTACGGATGATATAGGATACGTCTCCGGATGGAGTTACGTTAGTTTCGTAACCTGGGAAGATACCACTCATGTTATTGATCACATCGTCCCGATTAACAAATAAACTGACAATTGGATTCTCTGCAAAGGAACGAAGTCGAATCATAAGGGACGTATCAACAATTTCTCGGATACTATCAAACCCCATTTCATCTCGAGCTTGTTGATCAACTTTATCGACAAACTTGAAATAGAACTTCTTAACGCCATCATATCCTGGAGCTTCGCCATGAAGATAACAGATGCCAAGTTTAACAGGGAACGCAAAGGTATTGCGTTCACCAGGGTATTTAGTAAACCCCACATAGGTAATGATAACCGATGTCATACTATGGGATAGTACGATAGACCAATCATCACCGATCGATACTTCTTGTTCTGCATCTAAATGATATAGGTCACCATCATGTTTAATGGTAATACAACCATCATCATGAATAGTCTCGATAGAGAAAATTTCTCTCGTTTTAGTTTTATACGCAATACGTTCTTCTTGCGTATATGTTTCATAATTACTCATATTTGTAATCTCCTTTTAATTGTAAATCACGGTGGAGGTTTAAACCTCCACCGTTATATTATACATAGTAGCAATTTTATTAGTGAGCTCAATCAAACGAGCTCGATTGGGTAATAATTGAATATCTGGATAATCCTCGTGTAATTCATCCACAACGGCAAGTAGTATAGATAATACCTCTTGGTAATCAATATCTCTAAGAATACCATTTGTATATGTCGATTTGTTCAATCGACAGTTTTCAATGCTACAATAGTTTTCTTTATTATTGATTTTGATATGTAATAGGGTTTGTTCCTCTTTTTTTATAATGAATACACGAGAATTTCTAAACGCATAGCCACGACCTCGAATAGATATGGAATGGAAAATGCAGGTCATATCTATTCGTTGCGTAATTGGACTGGAATCCGATATGGTAGATTCAAAATGATGAGCCATTACCTCACGGGTAATGGCTCTCATAGTGTCTGCAATGATATGTAACCATTGGTTGGTATCATTGCGAAGTATATCTATGTATCGTTCGATTGATACTTGTTCCATAATGATACCTCCTAGAATGGAATTTCCATTTCATCACTTCGTTGTTGAGCATGGGATTCGTTGAATCGTTCTGGTAATTCAATGTGTCGTTGTTCTAGTACAGCAACACCAAGATTATCAAGTAGATCTTTCGTTGTATCGAATTCGACCTTATAGTCTAATATACCGATTTGCTTAACAATCTTGACATAAGATTCAACAGAACGGGCATATTCAAACATGCGGATTTTCAATTCAAGGAAATCTCCACCGTTTTCACGGCAATAATAATATTGCTCAATATCACGTTCTTTACAGAACAAATGTAATTCATCAAATAGATCTGCGAATAGATAGATATACTTAGTTGCAATCACATTTTCACAGATAATATCATATTCATTAGTTTCTAAAGGAGTATGGTTTTGGACAGAAGATGTCCAAGGTTTATTTTGAAACCATTCTGTGCAATACATGAAACTACTTGGTATTCCATTAGGTAATGGCTCTGTACGTTCAATAATTGCGACCCGTTGTAAGAAATCACAAAATTCTATATCTGTACTATAAGATAAATCAGTAGCATCTTCAAATTCAGGCACTTCAAATTTACGAATATCTGCGATATAATGACCGAATCGTACTCGATCATAAGACTCACCATATGGTGATACTTCTTTAGTTAGTATACCATTCAACATCAGCATACAAATAGCCCAAAGAGCATTTGTTTGAATATCGTAGTAGTTATCTTTATTGGAATTATTAAGTAATACTAAATCTTCTACGTTAATACGTTTTTCAAATCTTTCTAACATGGTAATTACCTCCTAATTAAAATATTGGACCATCATCTTTACTAGGGACCATTTTTTCTGGGTTCGATTTCAAATTGGCTATTCTTTCACGATAGGTATCCATATCAGTATGACCTAACGCTTTTTCATACGCATCCATATAGTCAATTGAATAATTGACCGCAATATCAGTATCCAATGAAATGGTATTCGCTACATTATCTAAGAAATAAGCAGAGTCCATCATAGAGCGTTTATTTTCATGGAACGTCTCATATTGTTTACATACTCTGTGTTGGGATATTTGTAGCTGTTCATAGACCCTAGCTAAATCTTCGAATATATCTGCTAATAAGTATGCGTATTTAAGATACACCATATCGTCTAAATCGAGTGGGATATCAAACATTTCATTGTTTCCCCGTGTCCAAGCACCATACCATTCGATTTGTGTTGGTGTATCATTTGGCAATGGTTCTTTTCGAACGATAGTGATATAGCGATGTAATAATCGACTAGGCATATTATAGATCGATTCATACTGAACATCATCTAAATTCGTATCGAGCATATAGTTCGATGAGAGATGATAATCGTATAGATCAGTGGATAATTGGAATGCTTCGGGGTCTTTATTTGATACGGTAAACGTATCGTAATCGTCATTGAATCGTGTTTCATATAATGCAAAGACTAATGCATTGATGATATTTTCACTACATCTGATGAAATTATTTTCCTCATCTTTATATCGTTTAATTAGTTCAATCAATGAAAAATGCTGGTTTACTTCCGTTAATACTTTCATTTTTTTGTATCTCCTATAATTCAACATCGGCACCATAGACTTGATCTAGGTGTCTGATTAAATATGCGATGTCTTTTACCAATACCATGATTTTCTGTTGGTGTTTATACCGTACGTGATCCCTACAATATGCAGGTAATACACGAAATATGGTATGATAAAACTCATCCATTGGTGGATACGCATCAGGCATTTTGTCAGTCAATTCATCTGGGCAACCCCTAAATACGAATCGGAATCGCTCAGGGAACTTATCATTACCAACAATTTGAATCCGCCACTTATCATCACCATCATCATACATACGGATTTTATGATTACCATTTTTCATATGTATGATTTCGACCTGTGTACCCTTTGAACAATACCGATGCATAAAATCGATATGACTATTCGAAGAGGTATCAACTAAACATCGTTTATGATTATTCTTCGGACTAATCATATACTTGAATAGAATTCTGGTGTTCACCATTAACTCATGACGTAATTCATCTTCTAATGCTAATAATTTAAACAATCTCATGTTAACTCACCTCCTTTACTATGTGAGAATGAAAGTGGATATAACCTCACAGGTTATATCCACGAAATTTATTTTAGCATTGTATCTACGAATTCTTCATCCAGAACAGGAGTGACATTTGTCAATCGTTCTTGATGCTCATTCATATATTTAGCTACTTCATTGATATCTAACTCTTTATTGATATAGAGTGTCCGATGCTCTTTTCGGTTTTGGATTAGTAAGAAATCAGTTAACCCGAAATAGACATCTGACAATAGTAGCTTAGTTGTGTTACCTAACACTGGATGTGTGACAACGATTTTAGGTACAATCTTATTGATTGATACCCCATCGGTAATCCAAACTTTAAAGGATTGAGAACCTTTTAGTTCAGATTCACTAATGGTGTACCCACAATACTCATTATCTGGAGTATAGTGGTATTTGATGATGTTGGTTTGTTCAATATATACATAATCATGAACGTCGACTGGGATAATTTTATTGATATTGAAATTATCCATAACGTCTTGCGTATGTTTTTCTCTCCAATACCAATACCAATTCGTTGGTGATGTGTATAAGAACAACGAACCTTCTTTTGTAGTAAACGTGAAGTCTCTAACCATGTCATTGCTAGCTCCACGAACTACGGAATTACAGGTGAAATGAATCATTTCCTGATTGAATGCAACCACCCAATCACCACAATCGAATGTAGTGGTATCATCAAATTTACTTATATTGAAATAACCTTTTTTGATACTATAGCGAAAGCGGTTATTGGTATCTTTCGCAAAGTCAATTCTTAGTAAAGCCATATATTGTGCTCCTTTCAAAATTTATAAATCTATGTACTAGTATGTAAGGTTGATACTATATGTTTATGCTTTTACATACTCATATAAAATCCTCTCATCGTTAATGAAATATAATAATTCACGTATCAACCCTATACACTGGTCAAAGGATGAATCTAGTTGGAATTGCATATGGTCCACTAGATTCATCCTTTACTTTTTCTTTCTATACGCTATAATAATATATATTTATAGCTAAGGAACGTAGCAAATGGTATGTTGCTTTATTTGCCTTGACAGATATGTAACGTATAATACACATGAAAGGATGTGAATTACTTTGATTACTTTGGATCGAGTTAATCCATTCAAGTATACAAAACAGAAGTTGAAGCTTCCCTATGATGCATCAACACCTGGTTACGAATTTAGATTAGTTATGTTACTATCTGATCACAGAGATTCGATTACACTCTTAAATCAAGATAGTTACAGGGTTGCAACCACATATAAACGCTATTATCGTCCTTATAAAGTACGTCAAAAGTTCTTTGCTAAGATGATACAAACACGGTTGGACCAAACACAAATGAGCGATATGGCAACATTCTGTAAGAATGAATTGAATATGCTATATCTAGCTAAACCGAATGTCATTAAAAATCGTAATATCGCAATTGACACGAGCGATTTTCATAAGAACTTTATAGCATCGATTGGTAATCGTGGCTATAAACTAGTAGCTAATGCCTATGTGGATAAACTTAAAGAGTTTATCACACTATCAATGGTTGGTTCTACCCATAAACACAAGTATATCTTAGTGGATGCTGCTAACTGGGATATTAGTGGTGTAAATAAAAAAGATGTGGTTAATATGAGTGCTAAACTCATTAACCCATTAAGTATTATCTATTTCTTACTTCGTAAGAACTTTACTGCTTTGAAAGAATCCTTTAGTGACTATACCTTCCTTATCTTTGATGGAACTATGGGATGGTTTTACTTTAATGCGGTAGATATTGATAAACGGACACACTTAGCATTTGCTAAAGAAGTACGTAAATTTAGAAATGCCTCCGCTATGGTCGATCATATTGATACCTTAAATGATGAAGGTGAAGTTCCTGAGAATCAACAAGAAAAAATCCCTGACGAATTAGTATCAAGTATGCAACAAATTGATGATTTATCTGATGAGATATTGGATACTAAAACAAAAGATGAGTTGCGTAAAGAATTGATTAGTAGTGTCAAGAGTGCTACTAAGGGACCTGTTGACGACGCACTACTACAACCAGACTCAGTGGATACTGAAGAAGAACCTGATGTTGATATTGATGAAGATATTGACGATGAAGAAGAATTGGATTCGCCTCAGTCAGATGAACTTAACGACACAGCCGTTGATTTGAATGTCTATGATGACCAAGAGCTAGACGAAGAAATTGCTGCTGCTGCCGTTGAACTAAATTATGATAAGATGGATCGAACAATGGCTAAAAATTCTGCTCGTGAAGCAGAGTTACGTAAACGCCAAAAAGAGATTACGTTAGATGGACTTAAATTAGGTACATTAAAGATTGATATGCCAGATACGGAAATCAAAACAAATAATGTGACTAAAAAGGTCTTCACTACCAATGAAAACGTAAAGGAAATCCGATTTGATAACTTCAATAAATCATATAATGAAAAATTGATGCAAAAGGATATTCTAAACGTATTCAAATCATTAAATGATAAACCGATTCCTGTCTATATCACATCTATCAGTAAAGAAGACACATCAACTGCAATGGATTTGAAAGAAACTTATACTGTTAAGATGGAAGATGCTAATCGAGTACGTCATAGTATCACCGTTGATATTCCTAAAATCTATGATAATAACTACATGTATCTCGGTGGGAATAGAAAACAGTTAGTCAATCAGCTATTACAAAAACCGATTGTAAAGATTAAACCTGATACAGTTCAAATCCGTACAGATTTTAAGAAAGTATTTATGTATCGTCGCGGTGATAACGTATCTCCTAAAATTGAATTATTTAAGAAGATCATTCTATCTCCAGAAAATGCTAAATATTTTAAAGTACGACGTGGTAATGGCACAGCATTGAATGGTAATACAAAAACTACCATAGAGTATGATTCCATTGCTAAAGATATTTTGGAATTGCAAGTACGTAAATTCCCATTAACCTTACGATTTGACCAAATGACTTACAGTGATCAAGTCAAGCATGAATTGATTCCTGCCCCTAAAGATAGTAATGAGCTCAGAATTGGTACTATTGGTTCTGAATTACTGAGTGTCAATGCTGATGGTAACGCTGATGCCAATAGTGCTGATAGTATTATCGATATCTTTGTAGAATACTTTAATGATAAGATGAAAATGGATTTCTGGTCATTAGCGAAAGGTGCTAAACCTGGTAAACAGTTTATGTATACCTATTGTATGATTATGGCTAAGAAAATTCCAACCATTATCTTACTTGGTTATTATGAAGGATTGACTACCATTTTACGTAGAGCTAATATTGAATTCCGTTTCTCTGATACACAACCTAAAGGTATCGCTAAGAGTGAAGGGATTATTCAATTCTCTGATGGGTATTTGATTTATAAGCGAGAACCAATCCAATCATCGTTATTATTGAATGGGTTAGCTATTTTCGATACAGTAGCTTATAAGTTCTCTGATTTTGATACAAAGGCTCCATATTTGGATATCATCGAATCGCAAACTGGTATGCGTTCTACGGCATCTGGCTACGATTCTTTCTATGATAATATGATAGATCCTATCACAAAACAGATTTTAGAACAAATGGGATACCCAACAGACTTTGTAGGGTTATTGATTGCAGCTAATACCTTATTGGCGGATAACTCCTATCATTCTGAAATTGATATGAGTCAATTCCGTGTTCGTAATAACGAAATTATAGCGGCTGTTCTATATAGTGTAGTATCCGAAGCCTATACAAAATATAGACGTACAGCAATGAATAGAAATCCTATGAAGATTTCTATTCCAAAGAATGCTGTCATCAAAGAGATTATGGCATTGAATACATTGGAAGATTATTCTATCATTAATCCAATTACCGAAAAAGAAAAACTTCGTTCCATTTCTGCTAAAGGTCACTTTGGTATCAATATGGATAAAGCATATACGCAAGAGAAACGTAGTTTTGATAAATCTATGACTGGATTGATGGCGATTTCCACATCTCCTGATGCTAACTGTGGTGTAGTACGGGAACTAACGATGGAACCTAAAATTATAGATAGTCGAGGCTTCATTGACGTTGACAAGCCAAATGAGGAAATCAATGATGCCAATATGTTCTCCTATGCTGAAGCATTAACACCATTGGGTGTAACTCGTGATGATAGTATTCGTACAGCAATGGCGACAAAACAATCTAAACATATCATCCCAGTGGCTGATATGAGTCCAGTATTGATTTCATCCGGTATTGAAAAGACGTTACCATATACAATATCTAAAGATTTCGCTGTTAAGGCAGAAGATAATGGTGTGGTAGAATCTTTTGATAAGTCAACCGGAATGATGATTGTTAAATACAATAATGGGAATCATGAAGCTATCAACCTAAACCCAGTTGTGGTTAAGAATGGTGCTGGTGGTTTCTATCTCTCAAATAAACTAGATACTAAAGTACAAGTGGGCGATAAGTTCTCTAAGAACGATATCTTAGCTATTAATGATACTTTCTTTGGTGATAATTTCGATGGACCTAAATTCAACATTGGTACATTATGTAAAGTAGCCTGTCTATCATCATTTGGTACATTTGAAGATAGTAAACTGGTAACTGAACAATTATCCCATCGATTATCTACTGAGATGGTTATGTGTAAACATATTACATTGGGACCTAATGCTAACGTAGATCATATTGTTAAGAAAGGTCAAACGATTGAAGTAGGAGATACATTAATCAATTACGAACAATCGAATTCTGATGATGCGATGAATGAGTTACTATCATCGATCGGTCAAGACTTAGGTGAAGAAATCAAAAACTTAGGTAAATCGAGTTTAAAATCTAAGTACACTGGAGTGATTGAAGATATTCGTATCTATTGTACAGAAGAATTGGATAACCTGTCTCCATCGTTACAAGCGATTGTAGGGCCATACTGGAAAGAGATTGGTAAGAAAAAAGCTCTTGTTAAGAAATATAAGATTACTGACCCAACCTATTCGGGTAATACATTCTATGAAATGGATAAACCAATTACGCCGAATGCTGATGGTAAGGTAAAAGGGTATACGATTGATAAGGGTGTCATTATCGAATTCTATATCAAGTTTAATGACCCAGTGGGTGTTGGTGATAAAGTAGTAGACTTTGCTGCCTTAAAAGGGGTTGTATCAGGTATTATCCCAAAAGGGCAAGAACCTCATACAGTCGATTATCCAGATGAAGAAATATCTACCATATTCCCAGCTAACTCAGTATTATCTCGTAAAGTACCTTCTATCTTGATTACCATGTTTGGTAACAAGATGATTGTGGGGTTAACCCAACGACTTAAAGAGATTTACTTTGATAAAAAATAAAAAAAATAAAGGTGTATAGCATTCTCCGCTATACACCTTTATTTCTTATGCTTGAATCAATTGCTCAACGAGTTCGATACTGTATGTGATTTTATGCCAAACCACTTTGTCTTTACTGATTGATACTGCGATTTCACGGTTGTTCAAGTTACCGGTTGTTTTAATGAACCATAACGTAAAACCACGACGATCCGTTGCTGTAAATTCAAGTTCAAATATACCAGTTAATGGGTTTACATTATAATCGGTAATATTCAATTTCGCATCAGGGTCAAAGTCTGGGATAAGTTTAGGAATACATTTAATAATATTACTAAACATTTGATTCTTTAAGAATCCACCAATGTTCAACACTTCTCCTATTTTAAACCCAGTCTTAATACCCGTTTTAGCCATTTCCATCATAAGTTCATTACCTCCCAATCTGTCATGAGATTCTTCTCTTCAGATTCTCTTACGTACTCTGTAAATGTGTCACCGTCCAATAGCCCACTAATCGGGAAGGATTTAATCTTCTTATCCTTAGTCTTTCTAATGAACTTATCTAACTTATCTAATGTTTTAGCTGCCCGATAAGTTAAATCAAAATTAAACGTGTTCAATATAACACGTTCTACGCTATACGTATCATAACCCTTACCACAGGTTGATTTACATAGTTTATCTAGGTAACACAACCAAAAAAGAATGTTGTAGTAAGTCATGTTGTCGTGGTCATCGAAAAACTTGTATACGTTTTCTCGATTGACCTTTTGAAATACTTCAAGTAACTTCTTACGAAGCTTCTTGTCTTTGTATTTCTTACTTCTGCGTTCATTTAGCTTAAATAGCAAACGATCGCGTTCTAGTGACGAAATTGCCATGACAAAATCTCCTTCTCTAAATAAAAGAATTGTATCGATACACTATTATGATATATATTTGAAAAATGACATAGGAGTGCCCATGTGACCGAGGGGGATCACATGGGCGAATAGGAGATAAAAAATGAAAACAGTCTTTACTTATGGTTGGTTGTGGACAACCATAAGAACAACAGACATTGAAATCCTTTGTTGGTTATTATAAATTACTTATATGTACTCAATACTATATCAAAATACGAAAGACAGTAGTTATCCTCTAAGCTTGGGGATATGACAAAAACCAAACTTAGAGGATATACCATGTTGTTCGAAAGGAATTAGAATAAATAATAGTTGATTGAGTATCCATAACCCTGCAACAGCTTATGGAAATAATATTATTATTCTAACAATGTGTTGGTTGTATAATAAATAATTATAAAGGTGGTATGGCACAATATTGTAACGATACTATATGATAAGGAGATTGATATGAAATATTCTGTAGCCTTCTTGGTAGCAAACAATACTCTACTATGTGATATGGTAGCAGCCCAATTTCAACTGGAATATGCTCATTTAGTATATCCTAAAAAAGAGAATTTCTTACGACCACAGGATGAATTGGACACTATTGTGACAAGCTGGTCTATTGATAGTGAAACCATGTGGGTTCTTAAAAAAGAAGACCTAGATCCAAATGCCATCAATTTGGTCATTGTACCGTTTAGTGCCATCGCATTTACTACACTATTGGAACGTAGTCGTGAAGAACATGATATTTCATATACGATTATTGTGGTAAAAGAAAATGTGGGAACACAAGTGGGTGGCTATGAGCTATTTGATATGATAGTCGATACCAAATATCATATTGAAACAGATCTATTGGATGAATATCTAAGTGCACCGGGTTGTATGTTTACTGACAAACGATTTGATATCATTAAAACGATTTACGATGATGATAAAGTATATAATATGAGTCGATATATTGATTATTTGCTACCAAAGAAACAAGTAAAGATGTATAGGGAATAACCCTATACATCTTTCTTTTTAAATTCCTAACTTATCTTTTAAGAATTCAGCATTTTTCATTAGGAAATCTTCACTTAAACTTCTAGTTTTTACAACCGCTAGAATATCAAGTTTATCTAGGAATCCTTGGTATACTAATTCATTGAGTAGTTCATTGTGACTGGCAAGTTTCCAATCAATATATTGACCATACTCCGCAGCATACTCCAAGTCAAAGTCTTGATAACGAGATACGGCTTTCCAGAACTCCTTAGCTTGACTCTCAGCAGGATTTACGCGATAGATTTCAGATAAAATGACTAGTAATTGTAATTCTAATTGCTGTTTATTCAATAGAATATTCCATACCATATGATCTCTATAGTTATAGATTACATTTGGTGATGTGATTTTACCATTGATACAGATATTAACCCAAGAGATTTTATCTTTGAAAAAATCAATGGTGTCAATCGAGATGAATGGATTGGTTGAGTATAGCTTCCAGTTGATATCATCTTCATGTTTCAATAAGAACCGAATTGACATGTTTTGGTACAGACTCACTTCATCTTTATCCAATTCATCCCAATGTTCATCCATATATTTCTCGGATAACAATTGGATTGGTTTTTCATTATTAACTTCTGTTAGATTTACTTTCATGGGATTCTCCTTATATTATTTGATTGGTTGTTTACCGCCCATAATAATACCTTTAGCTTCATCTTCATCAGTTAACGCATTGATTTGCAATGCATAACCACGCATATCCATAGAACCTTTGAAGTATTTTTCTTGCAATTGACGAACAAACCGACGAACCTTAGACCCATTTCCGTCAATGTATTGATCATACATCTTCTTAGCGATTTCATAATCGCGTTGTACCAACTTTCTAGTTGTTGGAGGTGTATTAGGGTCATTGGCCAGTTTAAGTAAATCGTTCAATTGACGTTTAAACCGTGCTTGGTTTTCTGGATGAACATCAACGTGATAAGCAAGAATCATTGGGAATGTGGACAATAAGTAGTTCATAGTACCAACTAATTTTTTAGAGCCACCAGAAGTTAATGTTTCAGCATCTTCGAATTTAGACATGCCAGAAATCAAGTCAGGTCCAAAGCCATAGGCAGTAGCAAAACTATCAGCATATACTTCACTACCAATACCTTCCCAATCATCCTTCTTAAATTTAGACATCAACCATGTAATTGGTGCAATCATAGCTAATCCACAGATATTAAGAAGACCCGTAATAGGGATATATTTGAATACTTGAAGTATTTTATCATTCAAGCGATCTATCCATGTACCACCATGTCGTTCTGCACCACCATTCAAAATATCAATTTCAGCTTTGACACTACCTGTAATATCATCAATCGCTTTATCATGTTCTCTAGCCATAGCTTCAGTTTCTTCCACAATAGCTTGACCTACATAATCAGCAAACCATGCTTTTTCAGCCATTTCAAAGTTATGACCAATTTCATGAAGGATAACTGCCATGATTTCAGAACCACTCATGATAGCAAACAATTGAGAATATACAACAACGAATGCTACATATTGTTTATTTTTATCAATAAAGCGTTTACCGTGTTTAGTAGGTAAGTCTGGTAATTTAGCTAATGTTCTACGACTAAATTTAGATCTAACCAATGTGAAGGCATTGGCATCTTTTGTAGAGTAGATAGCTAAGTCCATCTTAGCAAAATTAAATTCTTTTTCTAACAACTTAGCCACTTTAGCAATGCGTGGATCTTTATTGATATTCATTTTATAGGCTGCTTGAATCTTAGGAATGTTACCCGCACCTTCACCTGCAGTTCTAGCAACATCGGCAATGATACTATCTAACAATGCTGTTGCATTGATAAGGTTGGTGGTTTTACCAACATACCCTTCTTCAACAGGTTCTAATTTAGCAGATAATCGTTCAGTTACTGCTTCCGCTACCGTATCATCATAATAACGACTAATAAATTCATTCATTTTCATTACCTACGTTTCTTTTAACTAAGCTCACATCGTATAATAGTTTATTTGATATCGTATATTTGATATCTTTCGCATAGAAATCTTCAATTCCATCAATTGATTTAATGAATTGATTAGTCAATCTACACGTAATAACACGTTCCCATTCTACACTAGGTAATGGGAAAGTGTATCGACCCAAGAAACCTAAATCAATACCAGGAGCGACTGATAGGAAATAGATTAAGCAGGGAGAATTAATAATACTCGATAGACCAACTCTACCGATAATTTGACCTTTTTTAACTTGGTCGCCTACTTTGAGTTTAGAGGAGGATTTCTTTAAGTTACAATAATTAGTACGAATGACTTCGTTGTGCTTAATAGAAATATAATTACCTCTATAATCATTAGGATTGTGAGCTAAACGGCTCAAGAAGTTCGTATTACGATACACTCGATCTTCATATGAACCCATATCAATCGATTCTACCACACCATCTGCTGTTGCACGAACGGGGTGATTGAATAGGATATATTCATACGGTGATATGATTACATGAGATGTATCCGTAAACGAATTGATTCGTTTATCTCGTAATTGGGTAAATCCTTTAAAGTTCAATGGTTGTACACCGTAGAACTGGATACCGCTGAGATATTCTGCAAATGCAGATAATGTTAAATATGACAGTTTAGACCTAGCTAATACATAGGAAGCTAATCCTGTCATAAGCTGGAATTGACTATAGTATTTCGAAGCTTGTGGGTTAACAGACAATAAATGGAATTCAGGTTCTCTGAATCCCCATATTGGTAACGACATACTCTTCGGGATTACTTGCATCAATTCCGATACAGTATTAATTATATTCATTATAATAACCTCTCTTACTATAAGATCAGTCCATTACTTGTTTGTGGAGTTATTTAGGAGCTTATAAACAGTAAAATAACCAAGAAAAACTAACTATGTAAAACCGGAGGTTATATATGATTACTAGCGTAATTCTAGCAAATATATATCCCAAAGTAGAGCAAGCCTTCACTAGTAAAGAGACCCAACGTAAATTTTCAGCGATTGTTGCATCCTATGTGGATCGCAACGTGAATCGCCTTTCTACCGCTGGTCCTAGTAAACGTACTCTATTTTCAGATATGGAACGGAATAAGGTATATGACCTTATTGATTTCGATCCAAAAGTATGTAAAGCGATTGTTAAGCAATCGAATTATATTAAAGCTAGTTGGAAAATCGTTAATGACCCATTCAATTTAGTAATGATGATGATTCTTCGCTATGCTAAGTTGAATCAATTAGACCAAATTAACCAATTAGCCGTTACCTATCTAACCTTATCTATGTATCCATCGTTGCATTACAAGTACTTTAAATTTGAACCAAATGAAGCGATTATGCAATATACCATTAATAATCTATCCAATAAGTTCAAAGTTAAGCAGGTAGGGAATATTCTACAAGCATTGGTTGATACAACTGCATTAGCTGATAAAACGTATGATAAAAATATCCGTCATGCTAATGATAAGGAATTGACGGATTATATCAATGCCTATAAAACTAGATTAAACTCATTGATTAAGAAAATTCGTGATGCGTTTGAGAAAGATTATCGTAGTGGTAATTATATGAACACAGAACGAGATAATGAAGATGAGAATGATTTCAAAACATCAGATAGTAATTCCTTATTGATTCAACGTATCGTTGACCAAGTGGTATTGAAACTATCTGTCAATGGACCTGATAGTCGCATAGTTGATATTTCAGCTAAGATGAATCAAGTGTCTGTTAATGAAACGAGAAATACACTCAACCAATTAACGCAAAATAAAGATGAAAGTGTAAATATTCGAGCATTGTGTGAGTCTATATTGTATCTATATTTATTCAATGGTGAAAACCATGTTAACGACTTAAATGGTAGTAAATTCTTAACATTCTGCTTAGCGGTATATAAGAAATCTAACACCAATGATGAAAATGTCATCAAGGTTAAAAGTATTTTAGATACATGGATTGAGAAGTATTCTGAAACCTACAGAAAAACGCAACGTGTTGCTACACTTAATAACTTTAGACGTGCACTATACACATTCTTCGTATTTACATTGCAACGTACCAAGTAAGATAGAAGGGAGATATGCATTAGCCTATCTCTCTTTTATTTATATATTATTTATACGATAAAGGTTTTCATGAGACCTTTTTGTATTCTTTTATTTTTAAGGAGGACTATATAATGCATTATTCCTTTACAAAGAAAGAGCTTGAGTTAAAACGAGCTGACATCGTTCCTGTTCGTGATATGGTATGTGTTGGAAAAACATATGCCCCTGACCATATTACTCAATATATGGCAATGGATTTATCTGATTCGGAACAAGACACTGTTCTATTAGTTATCGAAGACATCGATAAAGAAACAGGTAGATGTACAAATCGTACATCTCAAAAGTTAGAAGATGTTGCGATCGCTTCTGTTGATAAGACGACAGGCACTGAATATTACTTATTCAACGTAACAAACTTCACAGCGGAAGAACTTGATGAATCTCGTCAATTACGATTCAGTGCGTATGATGGTCGCGGTAATCAACATATTCGAATGGATATTCTACCAGATGAACCAGACACACCAATGGATGGTGGTGATGGTGTATCCATTACAGTTGATCCAGAAGGCAATCGTGAAATTCGGGTAGAAGAACCAGAAGTTGAATTCCAAACTGACGACTCTGATAACACTGACTATGCACTAGTAGAAGGGAAATGGGACACTACTGAATCTGATGATTCTGAAATCTCCGACACGAATACAGTCGAAGAAGATAAGGTCATCACTCTTAAGGTAGAAGAACAATTAAAATCTTCAGTGTATCAACCACGTTCATTGATGGATTTAGAAGAAGAAGAAAATTCTAAAGAACACAAACAACCTGTTGTTGAACATCCAAAAAGAAATCGAATCGATCCTAAGAACATTCGATTCGAACGTAATGAAAAACGTGAAGATTCACAAAAAGTGAATAAGATTCATTACAATAACAAAGGTAAACAACAACAGCCAAAAGAACGTAATAACCAACAACGTCCACGTCAAGACAAACCGCAACATCAATCCATTTTCCGCTCTGGTGAACGGAGAAACCCAATGATTGACAGTGATGCCAATAATGAAATGGGTGAAATTTTCAATAACATCTTACGGAATCGATAAGATGTTATACTAATAGAGGCGGTGTATTCCGCCTCTATTTTTTTTTATCATCGGAGGGACCTATGAGTACAGAAACCTATTTAGATATCATTGAGGTTGATAATTTGATGATGACACTACCCTTAGATCCAATGCGAGCATTTATCCAAGAGATGGGGCCCGCATCGTATAAGGAATGGGTTGATTTTATGATGTTAAAATTCCTATGCTTAGAATATAATGTAACATCTGAGCAACTTAGACCAGAGTATCTATCCTTAGATACACAGGATAAAATGAAGGGTAAGTTAATATCCTATTTAAAAGCTTCCTATGGACTCGATCAATCAGATATTAACCAACTTCGATTGGTTGATAGTCTTATCACGTATTGTGTTGAGACATTATTTCCAGAATTAATGGATTCAACCGGTATATTTAAAGAGTCAACAATGTTAATTGGTGGTCGTAGAATGACCTACTCTCAAGCACTTCAGTTCTTACATGACGCTAAAGTTCCTGAAGAGGTCGTAGAGTAATAATTCCTTTCTTCGACATAGCTATAATCGCATACTAAGAAAAGGTGGTGATTACCCAATGGCTATTACTAAGGAGAAACGTAAAGAAATGGAAGATTTAATCTACAAATTCTTTGCGACAATCGATCCAAGTAAAGTCAATGCAGAGAACTATAAGTCATTCTTTGGTAAAATGAGTGACATTCAGTTCGATACATTTTTTAAGAAACTCTTCATGTCGAAGAGTCCATATCTACCACTCGATGTTGTTATTTTCGAGCGGGATTTAGATATGGCTAATATCGAGAAAGCTTCTAAATTGCTCGATATTCCATTATATGAATACGTCGTATTACCATTCTTTAGCGAGGATAAATCAAACCCTATCGTCACACCATATAAAGTACCAGTTGGGTATATTCATGAAAAACGTGTACAACAAACAGCACGTAAAAAGAATACTACATCCATTGATATTACGGCACGTGACACGAAAACAGGTCAGGTTATCAATGAAGATAAAAATGGTCGTCAAGCCATTGAAGAGAACTATTGTCTTATGACCTATGGGGCATCCAATGCTGTTAAAGAATTTATGTCATTCCGTGCGGATGATATGGTTATGAAAGAAGAAGCCTATAGTCAAATTAGACGTAAAGGGTATTTATCGATGGAAGAATTAAGTGATAACGTTGAAAACAAAGTTGCCTTAAACACATTCGATGTATATACCATTTCCATGGGATTGAAAACAAATCTCGTTACAGAAGGTTACCTTCTAAAGGGAACACTTAAATAATACTTTTTTCTAGTAAGGAGTGACTCTTATGCCAGAAAAAGACACAGAAATGTGCATTGTTACAGAAATCGGTACATTCGGTAGTATGTCGATCCCAGATCCAACAGCTACTCCTGTTACTGAACTCTTTAACACTACTAAAGACGAAAGTCTTAAAAAATATTTAAAAGAAAATATGATGAATACAGACGGAGGTAAAGACTAATGAGTTTTGTTTCTCATCAAGCTCCTAATGGTTTGGAATACTTCATCGAAGCAGACCAAACTAAAGGTTTAACTGTACTTGTACCTAGTAAAGGTATTTTTAAATTAGATGCAGCTGCCGCTAAAAAATTGGTAAACTTCCCTTATCAATTCGAATTCTTAGCAGCGTTATCTTCTTACCGTAAAGCCGCTAATGGTGCTGGTAAACCAGTTCATACTCATATTCAAAATGATACAGATAAAACTATCTCTGTATTCGATTTCTTGATTATGGATGCTGCTGGTCAAAACGTAGCCGCTAATGTTAAAGTCGTTAACACTGAAAATGCAGAAATTACTTCTGAAATTGAAGTAACTCCTAAAACTATGAGTGCTATCGTATATGAATTGGCTAAAGCAGGCATCAAATCCACTGTAAAACAATACGCTGGTGTTGTATCTGTTGATGCTCTTCCTGCTGAAACAGCATTCAGTAAATCTGCATTCTACCATGTAAAAGAAGATGGTAAAGTGTATAAATTGAATGATGCTGAAGATGGTTTTGAAGAAGTAACGGATCCAATTGTTGAAGTAGAAGAACTTCCAGCAACTGAAATCACTGCTAAACAAAACGTATTGTACTTCTTGAACCACCCAACTAAGAAAGCTGACCGTGGTTTCTTCGAATACAATGGTACATCTTTCATTAAAGCTGACTATGTTGGTGTAAAAGAAATTGCTCGTTTACCTAAAGAAGAAGATATCGAAGATCATTTGATCTATGTAGTAACAAAAGATATCAAACAAAAAGACAAACCAGAAGTAAAAGCTGGTACAATCTATGTTGGTAAAGAACAAGCATTGGAAGAAAAAACACTTAAGATTGAAGAAGTATCTGAATTACCTAACTTGGTAGTGGCTAAAGAAGGTACTATCTATGGTGTTAACGGCGTATACCGTAAATTTACTTCCGGTGAATTCGGTCCTATCATCGCTAAAGCTGTTGTTGCATTAGATGCTAAACCAGACTTCGCTAAAGTTGGTCTAACTGTAAATCCTGAAGTGATTTATGTATTGAATAAACAAGTAGACTCCACTCATTTAGTTGGTTCCAAATGGGTATTCGATACAACAATAAAAGCTTTCAAAACCTATGACCCAGAAGAAGTTGCTCCAGTAGCACCTGGTGTAGGTGGATAATAAAATTTTATAATCGGAGTAACTAATAGTTAGGGACTTTCTATCTTTAACAAGGGGATGGATTTCCTGAACTACTCCTACTGGACCTAATCCAGAAACACACGTTAAATAAGAGATACAACCGTTTGGTTGTATCTCTTATTTTCTTTTTTTTAGATAAGAATGTCATTAACATCAATTTCAGAAATTTTAACAGAACTATCATGGAATGTTTTCATTAATAGTTTTAGTAAACTTGAACCGATAGCAGATGTTGACATCCCGATGTTCTCAATACCTAGGCGATAATATAAATCACCTGCACATTTAGAACATAATTTATCTCCTACGCAATACAGAGGAGACCGTAAATTAACCACCTTACCAATGTATGATTTAATATTAGAGTTATCTAACATTATTAGTTTATTACCTTCTACGATGTATCTATACATTAGTTTCTGATAGTTCTTTTTAGTAATTAGCGTTTTTCGATACGCCTTCGTACCACAGTCCGAACCACGTTTATCTAACACGGCGGATTGGTAAGCAGCAAAGAATTTTTTAGTAGCATAACCTGCCACGGCTGTACCGATGGCTTTAGGATAGGCACCATTGACTACCTCTGTACCATAGGAAGGAACATCATCCTTCTCTAACCCTTCCATATAGGAACGTTTAATGATTTGGTAACCACCAGTGTTTGGGTTATACACAGGACCTCGAGTTAAGAAAAGGTTTTTATAGTTATTTTCAAAACTACCACGGGCACCAGAGGTATATAACGTCAATCCAATGTCATCTTTTAATTCTTCTTTGGTCATATCGATAAGCTGTTTTTCTATTTTATTAGCAACAACAGCATCACCTTTAGCTAAGGCTTCTTTATTTTCTTCATATAACTTATCACGAATTTTCATAACTTTGGCAAGATTTTTCGTCGTACCTTCAGTGAATGATGGTGCTACGTTTGTATGAATAGTATTACCTAACCATTGCAATCGATTGAAGTACTGACACATATCTTCAGCTGTGATATGTCCATCAAGAAGAGCTTTTGATAACTTATCACTTTCAATACTACCTAGTTTGCCATTGGTGATTGGTTCGGCAATATATCCTAACACTTTTTGAATATTCGGGATAGCTTCATATAAATACTTATTAACGAGTAATTGACCAACATTAGTTTCTACTTTTGTGGTATTCACATATTCATTTGGTTTAAGTGTAAACTTATCTTGGAAGTTAAACTTAGGCTCAGTCATCTTTTTCATAACTGGATCATAATGACGAGAACAATTTTCATCAAACCATTGTTTGGTCAATTGATCTGGCTTTAATGATAAAAGATAGGCTTTATTAGTCTCTGTAATCATATAATTCACCTATTTTCTCATATACAAATATTGGTCATCATCTTTATATGACGTCCAACCATCACTTTTATATAGTGATATAGCAGCACTGTTTGTTTTATCGATTGTGAGTTGACTACAACCATGCTTAGTGGTAGCAATCTTTAATAGTTGACGGGCCACTCCCATTCTACGATAATCATCATGTACCCATAATGCTTGTAAACCGTGCGTGGATTGTTGTACATTGACAACTCCAACCAGTTCACCTTCATAATACAGTACTGTACCTTGATGATCATCATCTACCTTAATCTTATTGATAAAGTCATTCACGGATTTATACTCCTTGATGAATGCTTTATCAATTGCTTTTGGTTTAAATAGGTAGCGTGGACAAGTAGCCTCAGTTACTTTTTTGGGTCGTAATATTTAGCTACCGCTTCATTGAAATATTTTACTACTAATTCCAATAGGTGATTACATAGCGTTTCGTATTTTTTGTAAACTGTTTTAGCAATCGCTTCGATTTCATCTACATGTTTCAAAACAGGATGCCATTCTTTTGGGATTTTGTCATAGTGTCTATCGATGACCACATTATCAGCTTCGTTTTTATCCATACCATCTTCCACTAATAATCTGATAATACTGGACTCAATGAGTTCAGATGTACCTGCTTCTCGTAGGGATTCTGATAGAACCGCATCGATTGTTAGCATAGCATCTTTAGGACCCGTGTAGCTGTATTGATTACGTTGTTTCAACACTTCAATCAACGGCACTTTTCGCAATCGACTACCACCATCGAAAATTTCTTTATCAAAGAACTTTTCAAGCTCAGGGATAGTGATTTTAGCCTTTTTAAGACACGCTATTGCTTTTTTAGCATTACGTTCTTTGATGGCATCTCGAACATCATGGAGAGGATATACGAATCGTCTATCAAAATGATCATCGATTGTATCACCATAATCTTCATGGAATTTAACGAAGTCTACTTCGTCTTGGATATCTTTAGATAAGATAACCTTTAGTTTATAGGTATCCGTTTTAAATAACTTATGTATTTTATCTACGATTCCCATTATACTAACTCCTTTATAGAATAGAAAAAGCGGATATAAGAAATTAATCTTATATCCGCAATAGTTATGATTAGTTAGTGTAAATACGGTATGTGAAGTTAATTTCTTTAGTGTTTGTCAATGGTTCATTATCCAAATTCAATTTGGAGAACATTTTTACGTTTACATAGTCGAATTTACCAGGAGCAATTTCCACACGTTTACCTGTGAAAAGTGCGATAGTGTTGATACGAGATAATTGGATATTACCATTTACGTCGAACCATTCACGAACGTCTTTTTTAGTGAGCTTTAAATGCATTTCTACGAAAGCTTCGATAAGATCACGACGAGACGTATTGTGAACATCAGATTCTACTTCAGAACCATCTTCACCTTCTTCACCATCTTTCCACAATATTTTGATTTGTGGTTTTTGTTCGAAGCCTTTAAGGTAGTATGCGAATAAACCATCGGAATGACGTTCTTCCATCATATGGTATTTAGCAGCATCATCACCACTCAATGGAGTTTGTACGACACGGAATGGAATCATTTCATCGCGTTGACCATTTTGACCAACTTCACGTTCATAGAAATTGACTGGACGAATGGAACCAAATGCATCACCAGAACCACCGATACCAACACCCCAAAGGCATACGATATCATCTTGTGTTAATGGATTAGGATCAACACCCACGTTGGAGTTGATATCCATAATTTCATTGATAGTGGCTATTTGTAATGGAGAGCGGATACCCCACATTTTTTCCATTACTGTAATGGCACCACCAAGTACTGTTTCATTATGCTCATTAGAAAATAACACATTGCCGAATTCATCAGTGGCACTGATTTCTGTATGGAATGTAGTGTGTCGTTTTTCTTTAGGAGCAGAGAACTGTTCTTTCAAAACATCAACTGTACCGATACGATCGGAGAGTTTTTTGTTAACAATATTACTCATTACTGAATTCTCCTTTTACTAGTTAACTATAGTGTTTCTTAATCGTGTGTTTAAACTGTATATTGTCTTTAGATACTAGTTGTTTACCAGCACCTGTTACTTTAGTTGCAGTACCTAATGAACTCTTCAAAGGAGCTTCTGTAATAGGATACACACTGTTGTCAATAATAGATTCTATTGTATTGTTTTTTGGGTTAAATCTTTCAATATGACGCAAATCACTTAAGAATCTACGATCTTTGAATGCATAATCGCTAGCAAAATATGGCATGAGTGTTTTAACTACCATACCACTTCGTAGAGATTTATCTTTCACCATACTATGATCATCGAATAATTCTTGGAAATCCTTAAAGCTAAAGTTAGCTGGATCATCATTGGTTAATCGATGTTTATTCTTCATATGTAATGGGAAGCGATCCTTCAAGTAGGTTACTGAAGAATACACATACCATTCCATTAGATAGGCGGTTAATTTTTGATAGATAGCAACCTTTTCTTCTGCTTGGATGTGATCAAATAAATCAAGTTTGCTATTGACGATAACATCAACGATGAAGTTACGTACAACCACTTCACTCAATGGGAATTTCTCACGGAAAGATTTATCTTTGATGAAGTGTAATAGTTCAGAGATATCTAACGTATCACCTGCGGAATCTGTCAAGTCAATATCTTTAGATGTACTAATGATATCATAGAATTGCATAGCAAAATGGTCATCTAATTGCATATCTTTCCAGATGAAGTGGATTCGATCTGTAAAGTGAATGAAGTCTTTAACTAGTTGCCAAGACCATGTACGATACTCTTCAGTGAACTTAATTTTATCATCATATTTATTCGTTACCGTAATCATAGAAATACAATCATCGTAGATATATTGTAATGCTTTACGATCTTCGATTGTCATATTAACTTCCATGCCCTTAAGTTTATCAAGGATTTTAAGCATATTAAAATGCGGATCATCTAATACATATACTAGGTCAGAGAATGCATCAGATACGGTATATGATTTAAACTCATTGACTAACTTCTCAACCATCTTAATCAAATCAGTCTTCTCATTTAGACTACTGATGAATTGGAATTCGTCATCTAATGAGGATAGTTTATGTAAGATATAGTTAATTAGGTCATCTAAGTCTTTACGTTTACCACGGATATCATTAAAGATATTCCATAAGTCTGGACGTAGATCTCTCAATAAGTCTTCGTAACTCGTTGCATATTCGCCATTTGGTTTCTTATATAACTCTTTAACATCCTCTGTGATAAGTAGGGAGTCGTAGAGTTTCTTATAACATTCATATGTTTCCAAATCTTTAGTTAACCGCATACGTTCATCAATAAATTTACGTAAGCCATTGATATTGCGATATACATCATCAACATCATTGATAGTTGGTGTATGAATCTTAGTGAAGAACTTCAGAATTTCAGGATCAATGCGTTTAGAACAAGCGCCTTTACCATATAATAAGTCATCACGAATCTTAGGGATATCCCCTTTGAAGTTGAAGCCATATACATTAGCGATTTGATACCCTTTAAGAGGAATCTCGCCACGTAGACCAAACTTATTAGCGACTAACGTACATAAGAAAATAACCAATTCATATAGGTTGACATAATCAGGACTTAACCGAGGAAGTTTCATTTTCAACTTATCCATCTCATCTTGATTATCGATACACATACGAATGGTATAAGTAGATTCATAGAACGTCTTAGTCATACTATAAATCAAGTCGATTGACATATACTTCGTGATAATGGAGTTGAAGTTATTATGACAAATCTTTTCCATTAAGTCAGAATCGTTAATCCAATATGGATCACCATCGGTAATGGCGTGATAATCTACTTTGTTATCTGGATTAGCAATCGCAGCCGCAGGGTCCATATCACGAATGTTAACACGTTGGAACCATACGTTCCATGTATTCTCACAATCGATGACTTCTTTAGGATTCCCTTCTTCATCAACGATAGTCTTATACTTGATAACTGGATTATCATTTGTATCTCGTTTATAGTCTTTCACCAAGTAGTACTTGTATACGTTAACCTTGATAAAGTTGAAGATATTGGAAATGTCATAAATAACTTGATTAGAGGATTTCACTTGTAACATCAAGTTCAAATCCTTTGCAATGATTCGTTGATATAATACAGCAATTTCTTCAAAGTATGGCATATTATAACCTTCGAATAGGTATCGAATTAACGAGTCATCATAGAACTCACGAGTGATACCTTGTTTAAAGATGTTAGCAATGAATCGTTGGATTGCAATAATCATGATTAAGAATCCCATGAATTCATCGTAATATTCAAACATCTTGTTGTCTTCTTGGGTATATAAACCCATCATGACATAGTCACGAGCTTCATTATAGAACTTAACAAAGTCGTTAGAGATATACTCTATGTCTGATGGTAATACATATAGTAATTCATAGTTTCTAGCAGTCCTAGCTGTATGATATGGTATAGCGTAGCCACCTAAAAACTTCAAATATGGTTTATCAGGATGCTTCGCGATCAGTTCATCGGCTATACCACTAGTTGTTACTAAGTGAGCTAATTGGGGATCCAATTCATGTACTGGTACATTCGTAGGAATACCAAAACGATTCTCTGGAACGTAGACAAAATCGGTGTCTTCCATGTCTGGTTCACCGTGTAACATACGATAGTAGTTATTATGTTCTTCAAAGGAACCAATGATTAAGTTCTTTTGCAGTTGAACGACCCTATCTCTATACTGAGGAGGGATATTTTCTTTATCTTGTTGGCATTTCGTCAATAAGAGACGATCTATTCCCGCTTTAACAAGAACGCTGCGTTCAAACGTAATATATGAATCCCAGTAGTCACCTGTCTCAATGGCTGCCACATAAGCATCACCCATTAATTTGGTATTCTTGGTTTCATATTTTTTTGCTTGTTTACTCTGTTTGATAACAGCAGACCGAATAATTTTTCGTAATTGTAACAGGAATGTGTCCATGTCTATACCATTATATAGCATAGCTGTACCATCCTTTCTAAATACATAGTTATTGTACTTAAATAGATGTCAAATTAACCAAAAAAAAAGAGGAACGGAAAGTTCCTCTTTTTCTTATTACTTACGAACCACTTTGATAATGGTATCACCCTTACGAACAGGAATGACTTTCTTACCAGGATGGTTACGAGTAAGTTCTGGGAATTCGTCAGCTGATACATCAAAGATATCAGTTTTCAATAAGACTCTGAATTCACAGAAATCATTACAACCAATAACGAATGCTAGATGTTCACCTTTTCCCAAACTAATCAACTTGAGAACTTGACCACGTCGATCAGATTTAGCGAATGTATCTAATGTGCATCGTTTACCATTACCTTTATCGGTTAAGATAAGCATTTGATCGTCACTATTGGTAATACGAGCTATACCAACTACTTCATCATTTGGTGCCAAATCAATACCGATGACACCACGGCTCATTCGATTCGTTTCCGTAAATGTACCTGTATCAAATCGTAGACCATTACCTTGTTTTGTATAGGCAATGATATCCATGGCATCTTTACCTTTAAGTACCGACACTAACTCATCATCTTTATTAAGAATGATACTAGCGACTGATGTTCGGAATGGGTATTTGGAACAAGATGTTTTCTTGATAATACCTTTCTTGGTAATGAATGTGAATGCTTCATTGGATTTCACTGCATCTTTTGTAAAGATAGCGACTACATCACCGTTGATATTTACATATTTACTTAAAGCTTCACCATATGATTTTTTATCAGATGCCCGAATTTCACCAACTTCTAATGCATGTACATAACCTTTACGGTCGAAGAAGATTAAGCTATCTAAGTTATTAGCATGAACAATCTCTACGGGTTCATCACCTTGTGCCAACTCGCCAATGGATTTTACATTGTCAAGTAATTTCTTAACATACCCATTCTTAGTGAACACGATAAGGTGTTCAGTGTCACTATATTTAGCATCGTTCTTAGCTTTTATCACCCGAGATAAACGTGGTTTACCATACTTAGCAATACCCTTTTCAAGCTCTGCGATAATGACTTTATCTAATTTCTTAGGTTTAGTAATCAATTCTTCACAGACCTTGATTTCATCAAGAGCATCTTTCAAACGTTCTTTAAACCGTTTTAGAGCAGACTTACTGAATTCACTCATCCGAAGATTGATAATCTTGTTAGCTTGCACAGTTGTCAATGCATAATCTTTATTAAGCATTTTAATCAATTTATCATCTTCAGACTTCTTAATCATTTTCATGATTTTTTCAGCTTTGCCAGGTGTTTCAATGATATCGATTAATACTTCGGTGATATATACCAATTCTTTTAGCTTAACTAATCGAATGGTATATACTTTACGTTTAAACAATCGACGGTTCATAATCCAACTGTGGATAATTTCACGTAAATTAAATAACTTAACTACGTAATTATCAACAAAGTTCATTTGTGTTGGGAATGAACTTTCTAACCCAGTTTTAGCATATAAGAACATCTTCATTTGATGTAAGTCTACTTCTTTAGCAAACTCAAGAATGAGGTATACTGATTCAGCATCAGATGCATCATTGATACGTTTCAATCCGGGAAGTTGTTTACTCTTACTGAATTCAGCTATCTTCGCAATCACAGATTCGATTTTTGTTTTATATGGTAATGATGTAATCGTTAATGTATGTTCATCTGGATCTTCAATGATCGTGGAACGCATTTTAAATACACCTTTACCTGTTTCACAAATTTCGCTGAATTGACCTTCATCGATAATATCACATCGAGATGGAATATCTGGAATGAGATATGGATGATAGTCTGGATCTTTAATACATTTGATAACTTCTTCAAATGCTTCTACTAGGTTAAAGGATGGTACATAGGTAGCCATACTGAATGTAAACCCAGTAGATGGTTTCAATAACATATTTGGGTATTTAGCTGCCAATGATAATGGTTCCATAAGGTCCTGATTATACGTTGGAGCCATATCCATTACTTTATCATCCCATTCACTGAAGAAACAATCATAGGCAAAGTCAGATACACGACCTGTAATATACCGAGCACTCGCTGATGGACTACCAGCAATCTGACCATTGTTACCGCCGATTGTCATCAATGGATATGGGACTTCCCAGTCTTTACCAAGACCAGTAATTACATTTTCTACAGACGAATCACCATGAGGATGAATCTTGATAACATCACCAATCAATGACAATACTTTTGTCATCTTCTTAGTGGCACCTGCTATCTTAGCTGTCGCATATAATACACGACGTTCAACTGGTTTCAATCCATCTGTAATATCTGGGATAGCACGAGCTAATACCACGTTAGTCCCGTACTTATACATCCCGTCTTCATTGTAAGCACCGATATTTTCTTCCACTACACCACGATTATTGGTGTATAAAGACATATCGGTGATTTTACCACTAAACTTCTTTTTTGTCTTTTTCGCCATTACGTTCTCTCCACTGTTCTCTTAATATAAAATATTGCTGAGATTCTTCCATTTCCTTGGTTTCAAGATATAGATATAATCCACCTAGAGCACTAACCAGTAGAATTACAATGATAATAGCAATAATTTCTGGTAGTTCCATAGTGATGCACCTCCTATTCATAAAACCCATTATGTGATTTTTTGTGTTGTATACTTTTTGTGTGTTGGTAGCTACCTATCGATAGTACCAACAGCACAACTAGTAGTATTATTACAGGTATAATCATAACTTAGTTATCCAAATCATCACGATTGAATTTATGACTATTATCAATCATAAACGCTTTACGAAGTTTTGTATTTGGACCATGTAATACTTTAACAGTATCCAATTCACGTTCCAAGTCATCAATCGTTAACCGAATCAATTCGCGGTTAGCTGGATTCAATGTAGTTTCCCACATGATTGTCTTATCCAACTCACCCAACCCTTTTATCCGTTCTTCGATTGGCGGTAAATACTTTTTCGTTTCACGGAAGAACATACCTAAGCTGGTGTAGACTTTCCCACCATCTTTGGTTTCCATAGTATAATATATATCGGAATGATTAGCTTCTTTAATGAACTTCATTAAGCGAGATGCTTTATTAAAGAATGCTACATCGACCAATAGATATTGGTATATGCCATTAATAGAACCTTGGATAACCCCAGTTTTAGCATCATATACTAATTCAGGGAAACGCTTCTTTAATTGACTATTGAATGTTTTGGTTTGTCCATACAATAGCGTGAACTCAATAAGTTCTGGGTTCGTATAGAAGTATTGAGCTAATGGTTCAAGCTCTAATAGATAATCAGAGTTAATGTTAATTAACTCATGCATTTCTTTGTTGGATAGTGTATGACCTTTACTATTCATAAGTGTCACGTTTTCAACTACGTTATCAGCGAATAACTTATAGTAATCCACCTTAGATAGGATATACTTATGCTTATGGTCTTTCAAGATGTATAATGGAGCTTTCGCTTTGTATAACATACCTTGTTGCACAAGCTCTGGCATAAAGCATAAGAAGAATGTGGATAATAACGAAGTCATATTATAGCCGTCGATATCTGAATCGACGAAGATAATGATTTTATTGAACTTCGATTTACTTAAGTCAAATTCTTTACCAATACCAGTACCAATGATTTTAGTTAATGCTTTTAGTTCTTCATTTTTAAGAACCTTAGCTAACGGTTCACCATAGGTATTCATTGGATTACCTTTGATTTTAAATACGGCTTGTGTCATAGGATCACGAACAGCAGTTACGCCACCTTTCGCAGAATCCCCTTCGACTATGAATAGTTCCTTGTATCCTTTACCAATCGCTGGACTATAACCACTCATAACGGATTCTTCTAAGGAATCCATTGGTTTATAATCAGATTTACGGATCTTAGAAACTTCAAGTCTTGCACGAGCATTTTTCTTAATATAGGTAGCAATCTTCTTAGCTTCAGAAGCATGTGATTTCATATACTTCATGACAGCATCGTAGACTGCATCACGAATCTCTTTTCCTAACTCCCGATTACCAACCGCTTCTTTAGTTTGGTTTGTAAACTGTGGGTTATTATGGAATACGAAGATTTCAGTACATAGACCCAAACGAATATCTTCAAATGTGATATTCCACTTTTTCTTTTCGTTATCGGTCATGTACTCTTGGGTAATCTTAGACATAGCTTGACAATAGCCAGTCTTAGCACCATTCACATGTTCACCATGTTGAATCGTTTTAACCCAGTTACAGAATGAGAGTGTATTATACCCATCCGTGTTATCATTCTCATCATAATTGAAACACACTTGAATATTCGGTTCCTTAATTTTAAAATGAATCGTGGGATTCATAAGTGGTTTCTTAATCGTGGAATCGAGAAGTTCAACTGGACCATTCTTATGTTTTAACTTAATGGCTTTCTTCTCGTCCCCTTTTTTCTTAATCGCTGAGTAGTAGATCGTTTTACTACTTGGCATAAAGTATGAAGTTGTATTGATCCATTCGAACAATTCACCTTCATCAATATTACATTTACCAAGGTATTTGGCACTTGGTACGAAGATAACTTCTGTACCATGTAACTCCTTGGATACATTTTCATATATAGGCTCACCTCTGAGTCGACCATCGACAAATGCAAAGGTACCTCGTTTACCATCACGTGTAATAATCAACGTGAGGTATTCAGATAAGGCATTGATAGCTGTTAAACCAACACCATTTTCCCCAGCTTTAAAGGATACTTCAGCACCCTCTTTGGTTTTACCGAAGTTAGAACTGGATTGTAGTTGGGATACAACGTCAATAACATGCTCAAATGGAATACCACGACCATCATCTTTTACTGTTAATTTATTAGCTTTTACATCGAAAGCGATGTGGATATTCTTACAAGGGGAATAGGGTGACATAGATTCATCAATTGCATTATTGATTAATTCTTTACATAGATGCAAGGCACCTCTCTCACCTATATAAGAGATATACATAGTCGGCTTCTCACGAAGACGCTCAAGGTCATCTCTGATGACAGTTATGTTATCATCTTTAAACTTTGCCATAATCTTAAATGGACCTCCTAGTATAAATAACAAATACTAATTTGTCTATTTGCGTATTATCTTTAATGGTCTGTACTAGTATACAGGCATTAAAAAAATAAGGTAGCTTGCTACCTTATTTTTATATTAGTCATTGATGGATTCAATAATACGAGCAAGTTCAGTAACTCGTTTACTGTATCTTGTAGCCATATTAAAGATATTAGTTCCAGAATATAATGTTAAATGATCATCTGGAATAACATCGTCATCGTCATCAAAATCGTCGTCATATTCATCACAGTCATCATGATGGTGGTGACCACAACCGCATTCACATTCAGAATCATCATCATCTTCATCATCTTTAAAGATTTCTAATGATGTGACACCTTGGGATTTCACATAGTCTTCGATAACAGATATATCAATATGACCTTCGTTATCATACCGTTCAGGATATAATAACGTATCCACATTTGTCATAACCATATAGATGCCGTTTTCATCCAGTACATCTAATAGACTGGTCACTGGGGTAGAACCGTCAATGATAGACACTAGCATGATGATATCACCATCAACCAATTCACCAGTTCTAATTAATTGATAGGGATCACCCATCTCCAATAAAGCGAACATGTTGCGTTCTGGTATAAATTTCATAATATACACTAATGGAGCCACAGCATCTATATCTTCCAATTCGCCAGTTTCGGAATCTATCACTGCTTCCATCATATAGTCAGTATCTTTATTAAAATACATGAATGGGACATCTGGTTTGATATTTCCTGTGATGAATTCATTATTTTCATCAATTGGTGTACCTTGAATCAAAAGTTCAAGTTCTCCTTTTGTATACATTGATTTCTCCTTTTAAAAAATAAAAAATAAGGAATACGGGATTACCCGTATTCCTTATTATAGCTTCGTTTATGGAAGCTTTTAAATCGATTTAAAAATTTCCAAAACTATTAACGGCGAAGAATGGAGCTACCGCCACCCATGACTGTCATGGAAGAACGATATTTCTTACCATGTTTACCATGTTTCTTGCCTTTCTTACCGAAAGCTTTATTTTCTTTCAACATGATAACTTTGAACGCTCTCGCACTCCAATCGATGGCACGTTGCGCTTTAACTAACTTTTTAAGTTCATCAGAATCTGGTTTAAAGTCCGCTTGTAACTTAGTTAAGTTAGCATAGTTCAAACCATCGCGTTTCCATTCTTTCAAATGAGCCTTTACCTTTTTAGGGTCATTTTGTTTCATTAAGAAGCGGAAATCTAACTTAGCTCCGCATTCTTTACAACGGAACACGCCTTCGGTCTTTGTTTCTTTAAGACGCATGGAGTTTCCGCGTTTGTGTAAGCATTCAAATTGAGTATCGCGTTCTTTTTGTTCAAGAGCATAACGTTCTTGGCGAATGCCAGCCAAGATTTTTTGAATGCCATTCAACTTGTCTTTGTTTTTGTTTTTCTTTGCCATGTGTTATTAACCTCCTAGCAAAATAATTAAAATATTGATAGAAAATTGTTCTATCACGTTGAAATAATATATATTTTTATTCCAACTTGTTTTACTGTTAATGATTAAGTTAAAGATAAATCGAAGTTCATACGTAGATAATCTACGTTCTTATCATCAGCAAAGATAAGCTTTTGAATATTTTCCACATGGACTACGTCCCAGTAGTATGCTTTGTTATCTTCATCATATGGGCTTTGACCAGGGAAATATACTTTGCGAGATAAACAGGAAATATCTGTTTCGATTTTGAAGCAGTCACTAATAGGAACAGGTTCAAGTTTGAATGGGTGTTTATCTTTTGTTGCTGGATCCGTATTTGGCACTTTACGTTTATCATCGAAATACCAACGAATCGAGTTATCGAAGATAATCCCTGCTAACTTGTCAATACCCTTTTTATTAATGATAGCTTGGAATTCACCGATATCCATTATCGTTTCCTCCTTTTCTTCTTCTTATTTGAAGTTACTCGCTTGTTAGAAGACTTATTTTTATTCACTGTAGAGTTTCCTAGCAAGCGTTCACGAATATGTTGAGCCATTCGCTTATTTTTAGCACGCCAATCATATTCGATGATTTTTGGTTTAAATATAAGTTGTTTGGATAATGGGTTCTCCAAATCAACCCCAGTTAATGTAAATAACTCTTTCATAGTTACTCCAGTATAATCAATTGATCAATGGCACGCGTTACCGCCGTATATAACCATTGACGTCTAAATAGATAATCACCGAATGGTTCATTGATGACGATAACCTTATTATATTGACTACCTTGAGCCAAATGGCACGTAATCGCATACCCATACTCAAACTTATTGAGCCGGGACATATGTGATTTTCTATAAGTCGCTGGTAATTTAAGGTAATCTCTATCTATAGGTAAATCGATGAATGATTCATTCATAAATTCTGGACGAAAATCGATGGTCAGACGTTTAGCACTCGAGGATTCTAAATCAATATCTGTGATATAGCCAACCATACCATTGATTAGATAAATATTATCCCCGATTGAGGCATTCCAGTTATTTTGACGACAAATCATCTTGTCACCAACTACTGGATCATCTGTTGTGTATTCTAATAACACTTTTCGATAGAAGTTATTCAGACTATCGCGTGTTTTATTAGTACCACAGATGATAATGTCACTATAGGTAAATAACTTCTTATCAAAATCACGTTGTGACATAATGGCAATGGAATTGCCGATATTGCCTCGTGTTAACCGTTTCCCTTCTAAAATATCTTTAGCTAGCCAAGGGATAGGCGATTCGTCACTTTGACGCATAATTTCTGTTAGTATCACATCAGGGTTCTTTAAGAAGAATGAGTTACCAATGACTGGTGGTAACTGATTTAAATCCCCCAATGCAATGACGGGAATATTAAATTCCAATATCCATTTTGCTAATTCTTCTGGTACCATAGCCGCTTCATCAACTACGATTAGACGAATATCGCCATCGAGATGTTGTTTACGACTAAACTTAGGAACCCATATATAGCGACTCTTTTCAGTCACAATAGGATCTCCATTTTCATCTTCTTTAGGTACCATATCTATATTACAAATGGAACTATGAATTGTTTTGGCATTTAGACCAGTTCTAGCTAATGCTAACGTAGCTTTACCGATATATGCCATAAATAGTACTTGGTCTTTGGATAGACATAAAGCTTCAATTAACTCTTTGACAATCGTGGTTTTACCTGTACCAGCAGCACCCGATATTTCAAATACTTGCTTAGTTTTATGCTTCCACCAATGTAAGAGATTTTGTAAGGCAGTCTCTTGACCTCTATTTAATTCCATTAGTATAACTTCCTCTATATAAAATACAATAGTAAGAGTATATACCTATGTACGACAAGGTATATACTCTTATTTTTTAAAAATCAAAGTCTATAGTGTAATCTGTTCCACCAATGAGCAACGTAATCGATTCAATCGCTATGGTACTATCAAAGTCCCTGAACGTGATAGTGCGAATGAATTTATGTCCTCTTGGTAAACCAAAATACATATAAACGAGGGTTTTAATGATCTTATACATTTCAAGCATGTTGGTTTCACTGGGCATATCATATATACCAATAAAAGAACGAAAATATTCTTTTAAGAGTGTATAAAATGAACCGTTATACCATTCATGTATCCGAATCGATTCAATTTGATTGATTGAATCTTGAAATTTCAAACTGACTTCAGTTTGGTTCGTGTTAGGCACGGATACGCTGGAAGCAAATTGACCATTGATTATATCTTGATCATGTACGATTAGGTTACAATAACAATTAAAATCAGACTGTACAGGCTTTATCACTTCTAGCATACTGTGTACTACCCCTTACAAAAATAATCAACTTAGTGTGATTCTTCAGTATGTGCTACTGGTGGATCAGCAACTGGCTGTTCAGTTACTGTAGCCGTTTCAGTATTAGAATTAGGAACTGTTGATGCTGCTGGATCCGTATGATGTTCAGCTGTTGGTTCAGCACTTACAGGAGTTTCTGTATGTGTGGTTTCAGCGGCTGGTGTACCAGTAGATTCTGTTCCTGTTTCAGTAGTAGCAACAGTGGTATGTGGAGTTGTTGGGGAAGGTTGTTCAGTTGCGTGTGTTGTTGTTTCTGAAGTCCCTTCTGGTTTTTTAGGAGTTGGATCTTCTACTTTAGGTGGTTTTACTTCAGGAATCACAGGTGGTTGCACTTGTGTGTTACCATCTTGATGACCAGGTTTACCTTCCGTAGGTTTCCAATTTCCTTCTTCGTAGATTTGTTTCAAAATTCGTTCAATGAATTCTTCACTAATCTTAGGATAATTTGTATATTCTGGACGATGAACCGATGTACCAGATGGAATATCTTCTGTGGAAGTACTTGCATCCTTTTTACCTGGTTCAGGGTCCTTATCAGCAGGAGTATCTACTGGATTAATAAGGGCTTGTAATTTAGTCGCTAACGCCATATCTTTCTTAAGCAATTCATTAAACGCAACAGAAAGAATAGTTCTAAATAAAGAACTATTAATAGCTGGGCATTTGCATTGAATATATGCCAAATCAAGAGGTTTCGTTAAATCGTTAATCAAGCCTAATAGTTTAGTTAAATCTGCGATACGTTTAGAAACTTGGTGCATGATGCGAATATTAGTGGCATTATAGCCCTTCATATTCACAATATCAGACTCTTGTGGATTCCAATAATCACAGTTTGTATCATCATTAGTGACATGGTAGGCATGTTCGTCTTCCAAGTGATAATGTGGACAGAGTGTTTTAGCATAATATGGATGAAGATTCATATCCATACGAGTATCATACCCAGGTTTATTTGGGATTTCTCGCCGATAGTCATATTCAGTCATCATATATTTTTCGATTGCTAACCGTTCCTTAGTGTTCACTCTACGAATATCTTCGTAGAATTCATCTTTAGGTTCCGTCACATTCGGATATTCAGAAGTTCGTCCAAACCATTGATGTTTATAGAATTTAGACATGATGGACCTCCTTTTATAGAGATGTTAACATAACTCTATGGATGCTTATTTTGCACATTATGTTAATATAAAGGAGGAAATAGTATGCAAAATGCAGGCGGTAATGATTTTTCATTAGACCAGTTTGAGTATTGCTATCTAGTAGAAGATACAGATCCCTGTGCTACACAAATGAAGATTTATGTACCAAAATTGATGGGTCAAAAAACTGGTTCTGCAAATACAAATCAATCAGGGGTTGATCAAACCTCTTTTATGAACTCTGGTGATTGTAAACTCGAATCATCATCTCAAGTTCAATCAGCAAACTACATCATAGCTCGTGTACAGATGCCACTAGCCCATAGACATTCATTCCATGATTGCCCAGGCAATTGTGTCAATCTAGTACATGGAGCTCAAACATGTTGTCCAGGTACATCAGACCTAAAAGTCTGTCACCACTTCCACCACGATCATCACTTTCCTCATGAAGGAGATAAAGGTCTAATTCCAAAAGGATCTCGACTCATCTGTATGTTCATGAATCATGATCCAAATGATTGCATTGTGACTCGTATGGAAGTGATGTTCCCTAATGGACAAATCAATCCAATGGAACCTGCTGATGAACATCGTTAATAGTAAGTGAGGTATCCAGATGATATCAGATGCGAAAACGATAACGCAACAGATTATAACAGGAAAGAATCTTAAGATTTCCTATAAGAACTTCCAAATTGAGCAATTGGTAAAATTGGATAACCATAACGTATTACTACTTAACGTTTTTACGTTATTGAGTAAATACCGTTACCATATTGCTAAATATACAAAAACGTATGTGATGAATGACGTAGATGCTAAGAAATATGAATATAAACCATATATGCTAGCCAATGAATTGTATGGTACCATTGAAATGGCTCCATTGATTCTACGCATCAATCATATGACATCCGTTACCCAATTTAAGGATCTCCAAAAAGGCATTAAACTATTTAATGGTGATATTTTGGATTTCCTCAATGAAATGGTTATTAAAGAGAAATCTGTGATAACAGCAAATCGATCTCAAATTAAAGATGAGATCGTTGGCTTATAAACACCTATAAAAATCTATAACAATAAATTAGGTTGCACACGCAACATGTATCAGACTGTATATGTATTAAATAATTTATACACAAGCGGGACCCTTAATCTCTTTCCGATTGTCGTGTAAGTAGAGGGGTTTTAGAATCATTAATGACAAATATACCTACTACAGTCAAGATCAAAGAAGTGCTGCAACTATGTTCTTGTGAGTTATCCTGAGGTGACAGCCTTTCAAATAGATACTCAAAACCAATCCCCAATACGGGGATTTGTATCGGGTACATACACCACCCATAGTTCCTCAAGCTGCCATGTGTTGACTATGGGTTGTACCCTTATTACTAGGACACGAACATCGCCTAAAAATGTTGCTGAGGTTGTTTGGTGTTTCATAGTTTTCTCCTTAATAAATAAAAGAATAAACAAAAGAACCGCATAGCGAACTGATTATACGTCAGACGCTATGCGGTTCTTTTGTCTTTTATTCATCGACAGTAACAAGATCGGCACCTAATGTGTCGTTCAATGAGAATGAACGAGTCACTTCACTTACTTCTTCTTGTTCACCTGCCTGTTTACGTGGTTTTCTAGTATGAGCTCCATGTAAACCAAATTCATTCCCCATATCCGCTAAATCAGAGGCTAAGGAGAATTTAGATACAGAATGATCTAAGTTCACATCATTCACCAACATAATCGTACTACCCTCTACGAATGGGTGATTGATATATAATTGATCGGTCATGGTTTTGTAACGTTTCTTTAACTCTTTGATGGTTAAGTACCGTTTACCAGTAGACCGTTCGTTTTCTACATTCAGAACACCAACCCAGTCGGAGTTCTCTAATAGATCCCATGCTTGTGCTACGTTACCGCGACCAAGCATTTTACCCAAGTCTTCTTTACCAGCATCATGGGCAGCATCGATTGCCATATTACCAGCACGGTTAATTTGTTGTGCCGTAATAACGGGGATCTTCAATCGGATGGCTAAATCTTTCATTTCATTGGATGCGTATTTTAACCGCATAATTTCATCTTGTGTTGGTTCACTAGAACGAATCCGTTTAATGTAGTCAAATACGAGAGCAATGACTTCATTATTATCTTCCTCAATCTCATCTATGATCGTATATAAATCGGATGTACTAATTTCCAAGTTACCATAATACTTCATGATGATATTGGTTTCGCCCTCTTCTAATGTCAACCCACCTTGCTTACGCATCAATTCAATCGCTTGCTCTGGTGTGAAGTCTTTAATATCTTCGGTTGATGTAGAAAGGTTGAATAGTCGGATTAAGGATTCTTCTACTGAGTTTTCTGTTGTAATATATAATACCGTAGGTCTAGCAGTAGGTTTACGTCTTGGTTGGATTCGGTTGAATGCTTTAATCCAATAGCAAGAGTATAGTAACATGGCAGATTTAAAACCACCTGTTACACCTAACCACATATATAAACGACCTGGTAAATAGCCTGGTGATAGCATATCATTCAATGCCCGAACACCAGTCATTAATGCCAAATTATCATCGGCGGCATTTTTAATGGTTTCTTCTACAAATGGTTCCATTACATCTTGTTCTAAGCTAAATGTACTCATAGATGCTTTGGACTCAGATTTTCTAATATCGGTTAATAGATTGCCTATGACCGTTTTAATTTTATTCGTCGATTCTTCCATATTTAGATAATCACCACAATTGATATCGGAGAATGAATCGAACAGTTTATCTCGATAGTAGAATAGATAAGCATGTTGTAATAGAGTTTCAATCAATTTAATTGTATATTGAATCTCTTCATGGTTCTTATCTGTATATTCATCGAGATATTTAATGATATTTTTACATTCAGGTTCATTTGGGTCTTCAGCCGCAGAAATTAATGATGTGCGGTTAATAGTACCCATACTGATACGAGCATCTAATGCTCGTTTAGCAAACCAAAAACGAGCATACATTGTCACGTCTTTTTCGTATGGTGTTGCATCAACTATATTCAATAGTTTTTGTAGGTTATTGAGATGCATACGAGTAATCGTAGGATCATCTGAAAAGATAAATCCTATGAACTGTTGCAAATAATTCTTTGTAAATTTTACTGGTACCTTATGCATCGTGGAATCATATGGTGATGTAACATCACGTTCATTCCGCTTCTTATGGTACGAAACATCTGATTTTAACAAGGGGACGACCTCTCCTTACCTTATAACAAATTGAGTTCATCTTTAATGACGTCTAATGAGATTTCTCGTTTATGACGTACACTAATGAACTTCTGAATCTTTTCTTCGTGTGAAATACCTGGATCAAATACAAAAGCGTATTTAGTTAATAAGGTATTCACAACTTTCTCATTTTCTTGTTCTTTGACAAATTGAGCTTCATCGGTCACATCCAATTTGAACCGTGGTTTATCTTTAACAAACTCACGTAAATATTGTAATGCATACGAGAAGTCAACTTTCTGTACTAGAACGATTTTAACTCTTACAAAATCAGCTTTGATAGACAGCATTAGATCGACCAAATCTTGCGGTCGATCTCTATATTTTGTAAAATCTTCAACCTTAATGGTTGTATATTCTTCGGCCATAGTATTTTTTACGAACTCTACGGCATACTTATGTGTATTTATATCATATACGCATAGATAAAAGCCTTTATCTTTCTCTTCACCATGTTGGAATCGAGAGAATGATCCTGGGTAATAAATATGGTGTTTAATGACTGTATTGGTGTGTATATGACCAAAGAAAATAGGTCCTTTACAAGCTGTAATCAATTCTTTAGACTCAAATACAGGAGCACGACTCATAGTGATTTCACTTTCCTGTGCTTTAGCCATAGTCCCAACTTCTTTAAACATACCATGACCAAATATAAAATCATATTGGTCAGGTGTTGATAAGTACGGAGCATAATACTCATCTTGATGTTCCATATATTCTTCCGGAACATAGAGAATATCAATACCTTCCACTAAGTGTTCCTGTTCAACCGTCATGATAATTCGAAAATTGATGTTATTCCGAGTTTCATATTGACGGAAGTTATGTAATTGGCGATTGTCATGGCTCATAGTACCCTGAATGACTCGAATGTATTTGATATTGTTTTCGATACAGATATCAACTACCTCTTCCATGAACATCATAACAGAATGAGCTGTTGAATAGTTCATACTCGTTATTCCATGGAATAGGTCACCGCCAAACACAATCATATCAAGTCGTTTTCCATCAATCACTCGTAGAAAATGCTCTTTGAGTTGTTCATATAATTTCTCTGTTCGTACAGCACCAAAGTGAATATCTGCAATAAACGCTACTGCAAATAATTCGTTCTGTATCATATGATAGGTCCTTTCCAATCTTCGATACTGATATGGTTGAGTACTATGAATGCTTCATACAATTTTTCAAAAGCTGTTCTATACTCTACCATTTCTTCAATTCGTTTTGATTTACTAATAATAGGAACATCAGCCTTACCAGTGAAACACACAATACGACAGGTAGTCAGCTTATCATATATTTCTGGCTCTTTAAACTGTAATAAATTCAAATAGGCTGCTAGTTGTATAAAATGGGTAAAATGTGGTTTCTTGGATGTTTTAAAATCAGCCAATGTTAACTCATTATTTATAGTACCAATAAAGTCAATAGTACCCCCATAACGCTCATTATGTAACCGAAGTTCAGAGCATTTTGGAATAACATTGCAATCACGTTTCCATTGTAGGTAGTAATTAAATCGCACATCAGCCTCTCTTTCCAATTTATAATCAATATGTGGAGAGTAGTGCGTGTTACATATATCACACTCGATTTTATTATGGACGAGTGTTCCTAATAATGCTTTCTCATCTAAGAAAGCTCTATATTTAATTCGTTGAAAGCCCAACCAATTAGACCAATCCATTAACCCCTTCTTATTTAATAGGGAAATAATATGTGTTACGGACGGAATCTCGTGGGCTTTGCTATTATAATATGGTAAATGTGCCATATGTCTATTTCCTCCTATTAAAATTAATTTAAGTTATCACGTTGTCATAATGTATATTTGAAATTACCTGTCGTGATTTTGGATATATATTATCATTATAGCTATAGAGTCGATTCTATAGTAGTTTTTAATTTCATTTTTCTTGAAAAGGAGAAAATAATTATGATAGCAAGACAATATTTCATTAGAGTTCGAGATTCTTTTAATGACTGGACAACTGCCGCTGATAAAGATAAGTTTGAATTTCTAAGAAAAGTTGATGAAATTATGTATGGTCAATTCAATGACCGTATCGATGTTGATTGGATAGCTGGATTAGATGGCTATGATTTTAAAATTGAATTGGGAAAAGAAATTTGTAATATTATTGAACGTTACAACGACACGATCGATCCAGAGGTATCCAATGACCCAATTATTAAACCATATTACATTAGTGAGCTTAGAGTACCTGGGGATGTAATTGGTTGTGGTCAATAGGAAATAATCCGTTATATAACGTATTAGTATTATAGTTATATAAGGAGGTATTAGACTATGCCAGAAGAACACACATGGTACATTAAACTGGTAAAACCAAACCACGAGGCGGTGTGCATAGAAAATGAAAATGTAACACGATTCTTAATCGATGTCATTACATTCATGCGTACATACTATACGTGGGATGAGTTATTAACTATCCCAGATTTTGAAGACTATAAAACTGAGTTAGAGCTAAAACGAGCATTAGTTGAATCACTAAAGGTTGCTTTTAGAAAGTATATCTTGAGATCTAACGGTAGTAACATTTATAGCAAAGTATCAGAGGATTATATCCTTGCATTCTTATCACCAAGTGATGAGTAAATGAAAAGAAGAGAATGGAACCGAAGTTCCATTCTCTTTTATTTTTTTTTAGCTATCTATTAGAAATGATTCATGTTATGGTAAGATGGCATAGCATTAACCATTTGAGTAGTGTAGCCAGAGTTGAAGTCAAGGTAATCGCGAAGGATGCGATATTTGTTCAACAATGCAGAGCCGATTTCATTGATTTGAGGGGATTCATAACGAGTAGCTGTGAATTCCAAATCAAGAGATACAGCAGCATGGGAGCCTGGTTCAAAGTTGAAATGAGCTTTTGCAACTTTCTTAGGCATCATGTTGGAGAACATAGCACAGTATTCAATATCGATACCAGTTGGGTCGGTATTTACAATGATAGTTTCCATTACATGGTTGGATGCTTTGAATTGACATTCAGGAGAGATTTGACCATGATAATGGGACAAACCAGTCAATGGGTCAGAGATACCAGTCATCCAAGTATCAATGAATTCACGGATTGGAGAACCAGAGAATTCGTATACTTTAATAGTTAAGGAATCAGTTTCATCTTTAACTACGTTAGGAATTTGGAATTTGTTCCCTGCGTAACCACCAGTCAATTCTTCAGTTTCCATTGTAGTATCAGCGATACCATCAATGCCAGTGAAACCAAGTTCAAGTAAGTGTTTAAAACGTTTTGCAGCCGCAATATCCATACGTTCCATGAAACGTGGAAGTCGTACGATAAAGATACGGGAATAACCAGCACGAAGAGGGTCAAATTGGTCAATATTCTTTGTGGAAACATCAAGACCACCAACCCATAAGCCGAATTCCGAGAAATCTTTCGTATTGCGTTTAATATTTTGCTGGATAGATTTCATGTTATATTACGACTCCTTTCTTAGGTTCTTGGGTTAACGTCGATTTCAATGATCGCACGTTTTTGGAATGTACGGAATACAATTGCCAAGTATACGTGAACGATGGAACGAGTTTTTTCCCATTTGTTCATAGAAACTTGGATGTCGATGGAACGACATTTAGTTCCTTTGTAACCACTGAAGATTTCTTCGCAGTCTTGACGGAAAATTCTCAATTCATCTTCATCAGAGAATTCATAACGGCGTTTACCTGCCATACGTTCAATTTTGCGTTTGATTTCAAGCAATACTTGAACGTTGTTTTCTTCACTCAAGTCGGAGTTTTTAACTTGGGAAGTATTTTGAGTACCACGAATGTATGTATCTTCATCGATAGCTTCGATGTAGTTGATTTGGTACTCAGTGAGTAATTTTTCTTTGATTTCCATATCGTCAGCATCGATTAATGGACGAATGGAGTTCTTAGTATAACCACTCAATGTAGCGTAACGTTCACCAGCCATAGGAACATGGTTACCGTAAGTAGCTACGTGTAATGGGTAGCGTTGAGCCATCCATAATGTATTGGTAACAGGAATGACTTTACCTGTGATAGGATCTACAGTTTTGAACATACCTGCGTTTTTGGATACCATAAATGTATTGATGTCTTTCAATGTTTGACCCATTGTGTATACATCGTTTACATTTGTCAAGAGGTTAGTATCAAGACGAACAGCCGCATCCATACGTTTTAATGCCAAAGAAGCCATTGCTTTCTTAGTTTGAACAGAGTAGTTCGCATCAAGAATCAAGTCAACTGGAGCACGACGTTTGGAACGAACTTTAGGGTCGACACCACCTTGGAATGCCATTTGGTACGCTTTGTCGATAGCTTGTTGACGTTCTTGTTTGGACAAGCCAGAACGAGGGTCAAAGTCACCATCAGAGCCACCTTCAAGACCAACACCTTCAATATCCATTACATGGATAGTTTGTTTACCGCCTTCGATTTCGATGAATTTATCATCTTCTTCAGTGAAGCGGTTGTAACCGAAGATATCGAATGTTTCCATAGTGTATGGAAGTTCGTTTTCTGGTTTAACAGGAGTTGGAAGAGCAGTAGCAGCCAAACCATTAGCAGCAGTGTATTTCAAGTATGTGCCGTTTTGGAAGTTGCCATCTTCAGCAGTCAACAAGTAGTATACACCTTCTTCAGCAAGTTTAGTTGCAGGAAGTTTTTTAGTTTCAACTACGTTCAATTTAACGAAGCCGTCACCATTAGTACCACCAGTGGAAGTGTCAGCTTTCACATAGTAGTCATATACTGGAGTTGCAGGAGCTACAGCACCTGGAGCTACGGCTTGAGGAATCAAGTATAAGTAGCTAGCATCAGCATCAGTATAGGTAGGAAGTGCAGTCAATGTATTTTCAATATGAGTGAATGTCATATCGTTGTATGTTTTATTCACATTATCATATTTTACATACGTACCTTGAGCAATGTTACGACCACCAACTACATCAGCAGCAGTCATGTAGTATACAACTTCAGGATCAGGTAATGTCGCAGTAGTAGCTGGACGACGATCTACAGAAACAACTGTAGGAGGAATGAAACCATTTTGGTCATATACTTTTTTGTATTGCTCGAATACTTCGAGAAGTGTATCGTAGTAGAATTTAACGGATACACGGGAAGAACCTTTACCACCTTCATCATTAATTACATCTTCGATGTAGTTAGTGATTTGCGTGTTAGGGTCTAATGCATCGATGTAGAAGCATACATTGTAAGATTCTAATTTCTTAGTACCTCTTTCAGTGCTGATTAATTCTACACGATAGTTTTTGTATTCGTTATCACGGTCAGCATTGCGATCATGAGTAATACGGATACGGAAGTCTTGGCCATATTTACCAGGACCAAGGCAAGCAAAGCTGAACAATGGAAGGCGTTTCCAGCCATCAACATCAGTTGCTGCCATAGCGTTGGAGTAGATTTCCAACATTTCCAAATCAGAAACATCTTCACGTTTGAACGTTTCAAATTTGAGTTTCAATTTACCAGCGTCTACTTTGTAGCTTACTGTTTGAATGAAATGAGCATATGTAGCGTTGTCAGCAGTAACACGTAAACATTGAGCTTTTGCATTACCAGTATATAGTGCTACATATGGCATATACATAGGTTGACCGTAAGTTTGGTAGTCAGGTAAACCGTATTCATTTACGAAATCAGTGAAAGATTTCTTTAATTGAAGTTTGTTACGACCTTTAGGAGATGTGAATACACATAGAAAAGTCGGACCACTATTATCGGACGTATAATCTTCGAAATATGTATTATCGTTGATATATACGGCTTCATGAGGTTGAATCCACTCAGGGATAATTTGACCTGCTCGTGGCATATGTTAACCCTCCTTTAATATTTATAATTTGGTATTAAATTATTAATTTAATGTTTGTTTTAACCCCAGAGGGTTCTTTACAGAGTACATTAGAATTTGAGTAGTTGTTCCATTGGAGATGTCTGTTCTTTCCGTTCAGTACGAGTCGTAGTGACCGCAGAGACAATGGATTCATCCATATTTTCGAATGTAATAGCCGCAAAGGAAGAGTTATATTTTGTAATCTCTTTTGTATTTGCAGTCGTATAATCATAACGAGATATTGATGGATTTTTGCCAACTAAATATCCAAACCTATATTCTGGTTTGGCTGGATCTCTATAAATTTCACTAATAACCAATTCTTTGATCACATCGGGAATATCGAATTTGATCCCATTGAGTTCAAAATTTCTATCCCATAGTGTAATGATGTCATCGTAAGAAAACGATTTCGGTAATTTACCGGCTGTTAAAATCTTTAAGAAATCCTTAAATGCAACAACGGATTGTGGAATCGCAGTTTGACAGAATATATCCGTATTGTAATATTTCAATACGTAATACATTTCTTCACCTTTACCAACTAAATCTAATTTCTTCTTCTCATAACCCCCTGTAGGATAGGTTACTATATGTACGGGCAGATTCACTGTGCGTAATTGTAGAGGTTGTTTGCCATCAACGTCTTTGAATGTTCGGATATTAAATATACCGAGCACTGCGAAATGATCGCCGACCATGCGTGCAATGTTCGTATTGAAATAGTATTCAGGTATATAAGCCTCCATATACTCACCACTAAATTCAATATTTGCACCATTTTTAGTAAACGGATTAGCCATATAAATAGCTTTCCTCCTATTCTAAAAATACATAAAAAAATAGGGTAAGGAGCATCTATCTCCTTACCCTATTGTCATTCTGCGTTAATTACAAAATCAACAAGTTCTTTGATATATTTAGTATGTTTATCGATGTATTCGTCTGAGACGTTCTCGCCACGACGTACAATATTTACCAACGATGTTGATAGAGCTATACAGAATTGAATGGTATATCTATCCATTGTATCTGGTTGATGTTTCAAGAAACGAGCAAATAAAAATACAAATAGATTATTGTATGGTTTATACTCTTCGCCAAATGTATTAACTTCTAAATCCATCATTAATTGGAAAGGAAATTGGAAGTTATTTTTCTCGGCTTTTTCTGTTGCTTTAGCGATGGTATCTTCCATTTGTTTATGGAATCCATGAAGGATGGATTCATTACCTTTCGTATTTAATAAGGTAATGATCGGTCCACTTAATGGTTCTAATGTAACAGCATCTTCCATCGCTTTGATATTGGTTTCAATAATAGCTCGTTTTTCATCAGTTAACTTTTCTTCGGTTAATTGATGACGATAGAACTTCAAGATATATTCATCGAATGTACTGCTGTTAATAATCTCAGTGATTTCTTCTGGAATATATTCATCATACTGTTCTTGTAGACGATTAATCATGGCATCAATATCATCCAGCTGTTGTTTGGTAGCTGCAAATAATGTGAGCATATCTCGTTCAAATGTTTGCATATTGAAACCTTCAATTTCAACTTCTGGGATAAAGAAATTACCAACAGGACCATCTTCTTCATTGATCGTTAAAATTTTCTTAACTTCTTCATCACTGAAACCAGCGATTTCATCTTCTGTGCATTCAGATAGACGAGCAAGAATAATTTTAGCATCTTCTTCATCCATTGGTAGAATGGCTAAAATTTTATTCAAAGAAAACTTACGAGTCCGTACAAAGGAATTGATTAAGTTACGAATTTCCATGGCCTGAATCACTTGAGCGTATTCGCGTTCTTCAGGAGATAAGTCTTCTGGTAGATCAATTTTTAAATCTCCTAATTGATCGACTAACTTATCGGTATCAGTATTCGTTGTTTGCATCGGCGTATTCTCCATCGATATCTCCTCCTAATTCTGTACTCATAGATTCCTGAGCTTTCATTTTAAGCTCCGCGTATTGTTGAAGGAAGTATTGGTATACGTCTGCCACAATACCATCATATACATAATCTTGATCATTATCAAAGATAAGATCTAAGAATGGTTTACGGAAATTACCATTGATCACATGCTCTTCAATACAGTATCGAATAACAGAGACATCAAAGTTATCTTGATTGAAGTATTGCATCATATCGATTGGTTCAATATTAATATCTTTAGCAATGGATACGACTAAATTAATATTAGCCAATAGTGTAGCAAATACTTCATCATCTACTTTTTGTTTAAGAGCCATTGTAGATACATCTTTGGCTTTTTCATTGTTTGCGAGTTCATCTAGGATAACATCCACATTTCCCAATGTCACTCTTGCTAAATATTTAGCAACGTTTTTAGTATAATTAACTGTGAAGAACTCATATAAGGCTTCACATACATTTTGAATCCCATGACGATCTAATGCATCAATCACATCGGGATCGATATCCAAACGGAATTGGTCTTCAATCTTATGAATGATTGTTAAATAAAACTCATTAGCTTCATCACGAATTTGTTTCACATAGTCTTCATCATCACCATTATTGATGGCTAATAAATCCACTTCATCTGTGAAGTTTTCTACAAAATTAGTCCGCATTTCAAATGGTTCTTTGATTTGGATTGAAATAAATTCATCAAGAAGCTCTTGAGATAAATCTTTAAGAGGTGATACTTCAATGACAGAGTCACCTAGCACCTCAAAATCGTTGTCGTGTGTGAGTATCATAATACACTCCTTGTATATAATTTTCGAATAAGTATATACTTCTCTGTACAACTGAGTTTATTTTTTTACAAGTTTAGATGGTATACTGTAGTAGTATACCATCTAATTCATTAGTCACTGTTTAAAATATCACATACATCAAACGCTCCGCTATAATCATCATAACCAGCTTCTTCATATGGGCTATGGAGTTTTTCTCGATATTCATCGTTGATAACACCAACTCGCATACCTGATGATGTATTAATATATTGCTCTCGTTCACTATGATAGTACTCTGGTGGAGGATTCAAATCGATATGTTGTTTAGGTACGTCATCGAGTTGTAACCCACCATAGGATTGATAGAGTTGTTGACCCTGTGGATTAGGGAAATATTGCTTCAAGTTATCCGGTAATGCTTCATAAGCATCTGCATATGTTTCCACTTTCTTAACAGATTCTCCAATCGGTTTACGAGGGTCGTATTTAGTAATACCATATCGACTTAGTTTACTACCATGATAGTATACGAATAAAGCGATTAAGTATGCCATAACAACGTCATCATGTTCCCCTTGAGCGGCTTCTATTTTACCACTTGCTTTTTGAATCAGGTTGTTTAAATCATCGATCAATTCACGGCAAATAAAATCAGACTTCCGTTCAGCTACATGACGCAATAGAATTTGCATCATCATTGGTCTAGTGGTAGCTGTTGTAGCTACGCCGTAGAATCTACGATTATTTGGATCATTCATCACCATACCATGTTTATCTAATCGAGTTTCTACGTCTGGTACCATAGCTTTATCGATATCATAATATAGATTAGCGGCAATGGAACTTCGTTTAAGAATAGCAATAATGGCTGAACCTAAATGGTTGGATTCAATCGCTACTAATGCTTTTGGAATATATCGGTTTACAACATGAATGATATTTTGAGCAGTTTCTACTGCATCAGCCAATGGCGTTTTCATACATGCCACTGGGTGTAATGTATATGGATCGATAATCATAAGTACTGTATTATCGTTATTAACGCCTGTTGCACAGTCAACCCCCATAATATAAGGAACGGTTTTATCAAGTTTCTCATATACATATAATGTGAAAATCTTATTGACCATGATTTCATCAATCGGTTCTTTACGGAATCCATTGATAGTATCTAGGTCATCTGGATCAAATGGTGATTCGGATGTACCACGAATACGTTGGAGTAGTACTTCCCGTTTAATCTTGATTTTATCCCAGTTAGATACAGCACAAACCTTTTGATACCATTCTTCATCCATACCGATTTGCTTATAGTTGAACTCGATATAGATAATCCCATTTCTGGAATTGGCTTTCATGAATGCGGCTATATCGTCTTCTGTCATATCATATAATCGTTCTGTGAATACAGCAGCTTGTTCCCGAGTACTCATTGAATCTTTTACTGGTTGGGAATCGATATTCCCTGGTGTTGTAATGAAGATACGACCATACATAGCACCATTCTTCTTAGCATTTTCAGCCGCACGAACATAGGCTGGACCAGCCGCCATGATAATCGTACCAATGTATTTGGTAAACTCAACTTCGTCATAGAACTGAATTGGAGCGGAGTTACCACGACCAATACCATCGGCTTTTTCTTCTGTTGCGGCTGATGGCTTAGAATCAATTCGGTTACCATTCACAGGGTTTGTCATAGTACGAACGTTGTCAAGACCCTTGACTTGTTTGAAATCGCCACTTTCATCGATTTCAATACCATAACGATGTTGCATATAGATAGGTAATACATCTTTTTGTTCTTTCATCTTTCTCAAGTTATCATCAGAGTCTTTTTGTGATTTATTTGAGAAGTTGAATACAGAGTTAGATGTACCAAAGATATACGCCCAATTTAAACAGGCTAACATAGAATGAGTTTTAAAACATTGACGAGGGATAACTAGATATAAGTCGATGTTTCTGAAGAAACACCAACAGGCAGCTAGATTCCCACGATGTAATCTAAATTTAGAGCCAGCACCCGGTCCTGTGCCACCACCTTGTTCTGGGATACGAACACATTCGCGAATAAAATACCATGGATTAATGATACATTCATTGATAATGGCTTGCACTTGTTCTTTCGTTAGATTTGGACTAAATGGGTCTACATCAGCTAAATCAGGATTATACAATGATAAGAAAAATGCATTATTATTAATGCCAAGAGATTTTAAATCTCTTGCGGTTTGTATAAATGATAAATTGGATGTAGAGATATGGTAAAAGAATGGGATACCTCTGGAGTCAATCCCATAGAATTTAGACATATCATATCCCATAGCGGGTTTGGCTCCTTGAGGAATAAAGACTTCTTCCATAGAACCTCCTATATACGAATAAATAAGTCATTAGGAGCGAACCCCTAATGACTTATCATCTTAGCCTTCATACCCAACTGGATATTTTACATATAAACCATATTTTTTAGGAGCGATTTTGGCTTCTAATATAGTTTGACGCAATTCTTCGAGTTCGGATTTTTGTTTTTGAAGCATAGATTTAGATACACGAACACGTTTTCCTAACTCAGGATCATCTAATAAGGATAGTGAGTAGTTTACAATACTAAGGAATTTGTAGACGCGTTCAATTAAGAAGATTTTATCATCACTTGTTTCCATATCGGAGATTTCAATACGAATGATATCAATTTCTTTATTATCCACTTTCTTAACAAAGCCATGTTTGTCAATAAATTCTTGGATAATTTTAGTTGATTCATAAATCGCTTGCACTTGTTCGACGATATGTTGCTCTGCGATTTTTTCTTGCATCTCTTTCATCTTAGGATTGGATGCTTCTAATGCAGGCACTTTACCATTCACATTAGTGAATTTGATAAAAATTTTCTTCATGATAGCCTTTACATAGTTCGATAGAAGACCATCAACATATTTTTTCACGTTAAAACGGAGTGTACGAGTACTATACTTCATATCGTTGATCGATTCAAAAATCATAAGAAGTACGTAGTTTAGCGTATGTTCAAATTCAGTTGTATTTCGATCAACTGTCTCTAGCATACCAAAGTTAGTTAAGATTTTATTAAATGCGACACGATACCGTTGTTCAGATTCTGGCGTAGCACGTAACATGGAATCGACAGGAAGATCCCGTGTGTAGTTAACATACCCAGCCGCTGTTAAGAATGGAATGATATACAAATCACGACAGATAGCACTACGAGCTACTGCATTACTACGGTAATCAAGTGATGTTAATGCTTGGCGTACAATCATCGTTACTGTTTCTGGTAACTCGTAATTGAATACGACTTGTTCGATACGATATAATAACAACGTTGCAATTTCTTTTGCATTAAATTGTTTACTGGAGTTATATAGGATATTGGAGTCAATTTCGACGTACCAATCATCTGTATTTTGCCAGATATCGATGATATCATCTGTGGAGTTGCTTAATACTTTAACAGAGATATCTTTAATATCTTCAAAGGTAGGGAACAGATTAAACCCAAAGAATGGACTTTGACCAGTCCGATCAATAATCGAGAATTTAGTTTCGATATTGAAAATACGTTTTAGTATTCTAGCTATGTGGTATAGACTTGCCTCGATAGCATCTTCGTCACGAGTATGGATGATGTTATCGAACTTATCACTAAGTTCTTGGAACTCCATACCGTTTACGATTGATTCGAGGTTGGTCTGAATTCTAGCACGATTGTTGGTATTCATAGTAACCACCTTTCTAATCAATGTTATTTAAGTGTCTAACTCAGCATTATCTAATGAGAAAAAAATAGAGATAGAACTAAACGTTCTATCTCTATTGATTAACTAGTCTTTGATTGCTTTGGAAATTTCATCACGGATATCCATGAAACAAGTGAATAGTTTTTCAGTATCAGCATAGATACCTTTTTGGACTTTCCCAATAGTTGCTAGTTCGATGAATGTTAATTCTTTATCAACTTCTTCACCATCATTCTGTACTACAAATTTAGCAACTTTGTTAATATGTTCGATGACGCCTTCGAGTTCTTTTAGTTTATCAAGAACTTCACCGCCTAGCTTATGCATAGCATTTACAGCATCTACTGGATCGATGGTTACTACGATCGTCATTTCGATGTTAGATAGTTTATCGAATAGTTCACATGCTTCACCAAGAAGATTTTTATGTTTTTCATCAAATAATTTATTGGTGAATATGTTCTTAAGTGCTTTAACGTTTGCGGCATATGCTTTATTGAAAGCAGTTAAGTATTTCGGGTTAACTAATTTAGTAGTAATCGTACCGTCAGCATTTTTAGCTTGCACGATATCTTTACTTTTCTTACTAAAAATAGATTTAAGAGCTTTGATCTTTTCAGATAGACTCTTTTTCATTTTAGTGAGGATGGATTCACCTTTTTCAACAGCACCTTCAGTGTCACCTTCTGTGAGTAACAGCTGAAGTTCTGTAGATTCGATTACAATTTCTTTATCAAGTTTCATATGATGTACCTCTATAGTTTTACTATGTCTTAATATTAATCATTTGTTTAAATCACAGAAATTTATCTATGTGAACTATTTAATAACTTAAACTTTTAATTTGAAAGGTATGGTATACTATGGAAAACTTTAGTAATGAGATACTAATAGAATCGACTGAGTTGAATCTATTAGTAACCGAAGGCTTAGTTGATAAAGCTAAAAATGTAATGGCTGCCGTTATTAAGAAGATTAAGGAAATCGTTAGTAAAATCAAAGATTTTATCATGAGCAAACTAAAGAAAGACCTTAAACAACTTAAATATGAAGCCAGCTTAATCAGTAAGGATCGAGATGAATATTCTTGTGTAGTACCTAATAAAGCAAGTCTTGATAAATTTGATAAGGTATACTTGGATACATATCATCTAGCAGAAGCTATCCTTGATAAATCTGATTTTGATGATTCTGATGAAGAAAAAACTATTAAGTTATCTAAAGAAGCTGATAAAGTTAAACAGCTTCCATTGACTGTAAAAGAAACTATCAAAGGTAACGAATATGCAAATATCATGACAGGTATGCTTGGTTTATTGGAAAAGAAACATTCCTATTTATGGTCTTTAGCAGATACGTTTAATTCCGTAGCGAACAAGATTGAAAAATCTGGCGATAGAAATCGTGCTACTGAAATGAAACGGTGTCGATTGATGGGTGATTTATCTGGTAAATTGATTAACTATGTGGTGGCTATGCATAAAGCTTATAAAATGTCTTTACGTTCTCTTCTTAGAGCACAAGGTGTTAAAGGGATTAAGGAACCAGAAAACGATTAATACTACTATATAATATCATACTATTTTTTAGTTAATGAAAGGTGATTCGTATAATGAATACATGCAATGAAATTCTAATTGAAAGTGCTCAATTGGATTTATTGGTAACCGAAGGTGTAGTTGATAAAGCCAAGGGTGCTTTCAAAACAGTGATTGAAAAAATCAAAGCACTCTTTACTAAAATCGCAAATTTTGTTAAAGAAAAATTGGCTAAAATCGATTCCGATATTTTGGAAAAGGCTGTCAATGTAATTAAAGGCGTTTCTGGCTCTTTCAAACTTGAAGGTGATATTTATTTCATGAGTGCCTCAGTTGTCATTGCTAAGATTTTAGCTGGTTTACATGCTCTTAGTGCACAAGTTGCTAAGATTCCAGGTATGACAGAAGATAAAGTAAAAGCAGTTCGTGAAAAATTATTGGATTGGAAAGATAATTTTGATAACATCTCTGATGAAGCTCAAAAAAATGTTACATCTGATATTGCTGCTATTGGCAAGGGTATCAGTTCTGTACTTGAACTTATTAAAAAAGGTGCAAGTACAGTTGGTTCCATGGCTAGTGCAGGTATCGATGCTGCTAAACAATGTTCCATTAAGGATGTTAGTGCCATTCATGTACAAACAGTACAATTATATTCCAGCTTAGTTGCTAAATTATTAGCTAAACTTAATTGGCTTAAAGCAAAAGCAAAATCCATTGCTAGCAAAGCTGTATCTGCAGTTAAACGCGCATAATAAAAGTAGGATAGAATCCATTGTGATTCTATCCTACTTATCTTTTTAATTTTCAGTTTTTACAATATTCCGAGCTAATCGACGTAGATTATTTAAACTCATACGAGTGATACGGAATATAAGGGATGTCATGGATACGAATAAGTTAATAAATCTGCTTGTGATTTGATGAACCTGTTGAGAGGCTTTATCATCACGTAAGTTTGATATTTTACTTTTAATTCGTTTAATATTAACATCTGCTGTTTGTACTCTAGCTTTAGTACCTAAGTTAGCATACATCACTAACTTTTTAATTAAGCTAGGGTTGATATTAGTGCGTTTATGAGAACTCAATTGAGTTCGTACCGTGTTGACACGGTCACGCATATCGTCGATGTCTTTAAAGGACTTATCCCAATCAATATCAGTACCACTCAATGCAGCACTGATATCTTTAGCATAACTAGGGAGTTTATTTAAATCCATCAGTAGCTGACGAAATCCAGGAACATCTGGTACAGCCATGGATTTATTTTTAAATCGACCCTTCTTTAAGTTACGACTAGCAAGTGTGTCGAGTACTACTACGTTAGCCTTCTTAACTAACGCAATAAATTTAGAAATGATTTTTGAAACAAGGCTAGAAGCCTTCTCAGCAATACGAATTAAGATATCTTTAATTTTAGTTGCGGTTTTAGACTTCAATAAGTTAGTTTCAGCTTCAGTAGTATACAAGACGTATTCCTCATATTCTATAGCAGAATCATAATACATCAACGTGTACTCCTTTCATTAAAGAATATCCCCATATGGCATAATAACCATATGGGGATATAACTTATCGTTCCAATAACGTAAACACGTTATGCGTTAGCTATTAGATATGGCTAGCGGATAAGCTGGAGTATACAGCGTTAGGAGCTAAACCAAGGTTACGTTCACGATATTGTTTGATGTACAAGCAAGATTGAACAGGAAGTACTTCAATGTTTTCGTAACGTTGTACGCACATGATGTTTGGAGTCAATGGAGTTAATGCGTTACGGTAGTTAGTTTCGATGTTGAAGCTATATTCATAACGACGGTATGTGATAACAGTGTCAGTCAAAGGAATAACAGTGATACGGAAACCTTTTTCTACTGTTTCTTTTTGGCTGGCAATGATGTGTACGCGAGTACCATCAACTGTCATAACACCAAATTTGTAGTCAAGTTTAACACCACCGATGTTGGAGTCGGAGTTCAATACCCAACGGATATCATCGTCAGTTGCATTTAACAATTCAACTACGTAGGAGTTAGCAGAGATAGCAATCATAATACGTTCGTCACGTAACTTAGTTTTGATGTAAGAAATCATACGACCTAAGTAGTAACGAAGTTGTTTACTTCTCCATTCGGATTCTGGAACCATGTATGTGCTTGGTGCAGCCATATCGAAGGATACTTCATCAGCGAATTGGAAGTTATAACCCATTGGTTGGAATACACGGTTGCCCATGTTTTTAACTTTTTGGAAGGATTGTTCCAAGAAACGTTGAGTGTTGGAGTCAGCAGTTTGTGCACAAACGTCAGACATATCAGATACAACTTCAACAGTTACATCGATATTAGCCAAAGCTTTTTCGTCTTTAATTTTTTCCAAAGTCAAACCAGCGTTGAAACGTTCTTTTTCAGCGATGGTGATTTGTTGGTTATGACGTTCTTTATCCAATTCAATTGTTTCGTTGTTGTTTGCATTGGACAAGTGACCACCGAATTGAATACCTTTAATAGTGATGTTAGTGGAAGGATCTACAGCGGCAGATACAGTTACTAAACCATCATAAGGAGAATAGGAACCGAACACTTGTACTTTGTTAGGAGCTTGTGTAGGGTCTACTTTGTTTTCAATTTCAAGAGTGTATTTGAATGTGTTATTAGCATAGTCAGGACGGATATCCAAGTTGTCAACTACGATAGTTTCCATAGTAGTACCAGGACCAGGAGTTGCAGGTACAGGGATTTCCATTTTGATAGCTTTGATGCCGAAGTCATAGGACAAAGCATCACGTTGTTCCAAGGAACCACCGGATTCTTCAAGGATGTTCAAGTCGAACAAAGGTAATGTGCCACCAGCTTGTGGGTACCATTTGTTTGTTACTTCTTTACCAATACCTTGATCGGTGAATTCATAATAAGAACCATCGTAGAAACATTCAGGGAAATATTTCTTTTCACCTTTCTTGTTTTTCAAGAAACGGCGTTCGTAAGCATATTTCACGATTGGGGATGTAGATACGATAGTTTGAAGCATATCTTTGAATTGGTTAGCAATGTATTGTTTTTTCAAGATAGGCATTGTTAAACCAACGATTGGTTCGATCAAACCAACGGAAGATGCTTCTGTCAACAATGTTTGACGAGTATTTTCAATGTATTGGTCCATTTTGTCGGAATGCATTGCAACGTATTCGTCGTTGTTATTGTGACCATAAGTAGCGAAAGAAGATTCAGAAGTAGCTTCCAACGCATCGTTGAACATAGCTTCTTTGTATGCTTCATATAAAGGAGCAACGTTCAATACTTGTTTCATATCGGAAAGGATATCGATTTGGTAGTTGTTACGGAAAGATTCAACAGTTGCTTTGAATTGCTCTTTGAAACCACCGTCACGATTATCAGTGAAAGATCCTACACCAGGAGTTACTTGGCGTTCGGAATCATAGATGTGTTGATACATTTGTCAACCTCCTAAATTACTTTTGTTTTCAAGAAAAAATTTGATGGTTTAATTAAAACATCAAATAGTCAATATGATTTAACTATTTGTTTGACCGTTATCTTCGTTAATTTGCATAGTACGAAGCATGTCTACATTCAACTTCAAAATTTCGGAGAAATATTTAAAGTTGTAGAGGTTGATGGAATGGTCATTGCCATCATAGTACAGTAAGATGTAGTTGTACACGACTTCTCCCAATCGAGTCAAATTCTTACGCACTTGATTAATTGTCACAGAAGTTAAGATATTATCTTTTCTAGCCTCTGTTAATTTTTTGTTAGAATTTTCAATTGTCTTATAGAGAGAAATAAAATCTTTAAGGAGATTGATTTTATTTATCTTTTTATTCTTATCTGCATTAGGATCGCCATCAGTAGACTCACCATCAGCACCATCATCAGTGCCGTCAGAATCACCATCTGTAGAATCCCCTTCAGAATCAGCATCAGAAGAATCGCCACCGTCAGAATCACCAGATTCGTCCATGTCACCAAGGTCATCATCCATGCCATTAGAATCAGAATCACCAGTACCGGAGTCATCAGAATCACCAGAATCGGAATCCGACCCTTCTTCATTTCCTTCAGTAGAATCTTGAGTATCCGCTGTATCGTCTGTAGTAGTATCATCTGTGTCTGTATTTTCACCATCTTCATCATCTTTAGGGATTTCCCCACTTTGTTCTTCATCGAGAGGCTCCTCATCACCTAAATCATCATTTAAATCTTTACGAGCATCTCGCATAGTATCACGTGTCGTCTTTTCGTCATCTTCTTCCTCTTTTTTATCATCGCCATCAGCTTCAGTAACGAATCGAGTTAAGATAGATTCATAGACGTCATCTATGCTACCGACAGAATCATCATCAGATGATTCCACGATAGGTTCATTGTGGACTTCGGAAATAATAGATTCAACTACAGAGCCACCATCAAACGTATGACGATTAGAGCGGTTATCAATGATAGTATATTCACCAACAAGCTCTACATCAAATGCACCTTCTGCCCATACTTCATCGAGTATGTTAGCATATGGGCATTCATCAATAGATGGGGTATCGATACTAATATCATACTTTGGTTTAAATACGGTTACCTTAGTACCCGTAGGAATATCTTCTGAGATAGATAAAGCATCAATGGCATGGTGAATTGAACGGTATAGTTTAACAACTTCACCTTGTGTTGGGTCAATTCTGATGGGTTCTGTACCAGATAGGGATGTAGATAGTCTAGCCAAATATACATCACTGGTATGTTCACTAGTACCTGATTCTAATATAGAACTCCATAAATCCATATTAATTGCCTCCTAGAATACGTTCTCGAACGTCTTCAATTTGTGTTTCGATTTTGTTTTCAAGACGCATTAATTTATATTTATTTTCATTATCACCCGCAGATTTCGCATCTTCAATCTTTTCACGAACCATTTTAAGTTCCATTTGAAGTTCTTGCATGATACGACCACGAGTTTTCTTAGTAATAGATTTATGAGCAGCCAATGTGCCTAAGAAGGTAACGATTGCCAATGCACCACCGCTAACGAGAGCAACGCCAGCAGCTGGAGCTACACAGCGAATAAAGATATTCTTCAATTTAGAGAATGCGGAACCTGTGATCACTTCTTCACGAGTATCTTCTTTAAGGGATGCATTAACTCCATCGGTAATATCCTTTATCGATTTCATGATAGGACCAGCGATTGCAGTTACCGATTTCTTAGCCGCAACCAATTTACGACGAGTTTTAGCAGAGGCATCAGCAATTTTACCACCAATCTCTTTAGCTTTAGAATATAGATCTTCATATACTAATGCTTCACAGAACTTATCTAAGTCCATATTAGTAGCTTCGCAAGCCAAATTGAAGTTAGCTTCTAATGCTTGCACATACTCATCATGAGATTTGTAGCTAGAAGGAATCATGAACTCCATCAAGAAGAATGGATTCTCTTCAATAGCTGCTTCCATCATACCATAGGCTTCAGTAGCAGAAATACCAAACTGCTTCATAAGAAGATTTACATGAGGATGGTATTTCAAGTTATTTTTATCAGTAATAGTCATGGACTCCATAGTGGGGGACATGGATTCGAATGTCGGGCCATCTGTAGGAGGAATGATACCACCCGATTTACAGATCGTTGCCAAGTCAACTGGCATGATTTTAATATCACCATCAACGTTGATGACTTGGAAGAAGTTACTGATTCGGTTACCTTCATATACAGGAACAATGTATACCATATGACCATCAGCACCTTCCGTACTTACCGTCATAAGCATAAAGTCTTTTGTTTTAGCGGTAGTTGTTTGAAGTTCAACCATTTTACCAACCACATTATCAGGAATAGCTGTGAATGGATATACTTGTTGACCTTCGCCACGAATCACTTCATATGTATGTAATCCATTAGTACGGAAACCAGTTTCAATCTGCTCTTCCGTAATTTGGTTACTTGTATTTACTTGAGTATTGAACGCAACGATGATACGTTCGAATAGTTTAGTTGCGATAACTAAACCCGCACGTTCTTCTTGACTAACAGTAAGAACTTCGAGTGGTTCATACGTTGTTGAGTCAGAAGGGTCTTGGTTATCACGATCAACGAATGTAATATATCCTAAGATAATCATATCCGTATGTTCTGGATACACAGGAGCGATATAAGCACCTTGTACCCATTTAGGAACGCCGTATTTAACGGCACTGTCTATTTTTCGAAATACAGCCGGTCTTACGTCACCGACATATAACCGTTTATTTTGTTTAAACGCTTCATATCGAGCTACATTAAGAACAGAATTTGCCGTAATCTCATCTAAGTAGATAGATTGGGCAGAGTCCTTCGACCGACCAACATGAATGTTAATCATATTCGACTAACCACCTTTCTGTTGTATACTAAAAAGTTTACCAATATGTCCAGGTGTTTATTTTCCCGATAAAAACAACTATATAAGTTAATATTGCTAAAAAAATAAACCAAAGGAGGTTTACGATCATATGAACAAAGGTAACGAGATTGTTGCGTGCTTAGTCATGGAACAAACTACAGAACCACAAACTCCTGAGATTATGCAAGTAATCAACCAACCAGGTACAGATTATGTACGTTTTCGTACATGTCTTCAAAACTTCAATACATTCAATAGAAATAATCGTAATTACTTTCGTGAACCAATGGTGAAAGCTTGGGAAGCTGAACATATTCAAGAATTATTACGGTATGGTACATTCTTTGGGGAAAATGGTCATCCAAATACAAAAGACCCTCAACGTGTTGTTAGTATTGACCCTAATAACCTATCCCATAGAATTGTGAGCTATGAATTCGTTGGCGATACTGTATTTGGTATTATTGATACAGCTAATGACTACAATGGTCCTGGTCATCAATTCAAAGGTCATATTTTACAAGGTGCTAAAGCAGCATTTAGTTTACGTGCATTAGCCCCAATCACTAAGATTGATGCAACACGTGGCGAAATCCGTTCTACACCTCGTATCATTACATATGACCGTGTTATTCTACCATCCCATAAGGTAGCTTACCAAACAGATGATCCTATCACAGCGATTCATGAATCCGCTGGTGTAGCAGCTATCACAACTGAACAAGTAGGTGATATCTGTATTCCAGTCAGTGAATGCCAAGGTCTTCCTGGTTTATCTGACTTCTTATTAGAAGAATCCAATATGGCTAAAAACATTGCCGATATGTTTGAAATTAATTACGAATCTGCCACATTAGATTCCACTGGTAAGAATTTAGTATTACAAGAATCTGCTGTTGATGGTACTCGTCGTACATTCACAGTTGGTTTGGAAGCCTATGTTCAAGAACAAGTATCTGATATTTTAAGAAATATGTAAAGGTGATAGTATGTCAGTCTTTCGTGATAAAGCACATATATTAAAACTTATTAAACAACATTGTGGGTTGTACTCTATTCAACTTCCAGTGGATGATAATTGTCTATATCATGATATCATTGTGGATGATACCATTCCAACATTTTCTACGTATTATCCAAGAGTTCTCCATGTACCGGCGAACTTAAACGAACTTCGTATCCGTAACGATAAAGAGAATACAATTGCTGATATGAGTAATATCTATCAATTACCACCGATTCTTACCGATGCGAGTGATCGTTTCATTGTAGGGATTGAAAGTATTCGACCATTCAATGATTTACGATACCAATCAGTTCCATCTGCCTATGAAACAATCGAATCATTCCAAGCATTGGCAATTTCTCAAACGGTTGGTGACTTGGCATCTACTATGGAACCACCATTCTTAACAGAGTTTTTACCACCAAATCGTTTTCGGGTAAATAATGGTACGTATTATAAAGACCAAGTTATCATTGGTGTAGAAGTATCATATTCTACTGAATTATATGATATTCCTATGACCCTTCGTCAAGCATTTTATAAGCTTGCCTTATTAGATGCTAAACGGTATTTCTGGAATCAGTTAAAATACTGGAAAGATTTTCAAACATCCATTGCATCATTTAATTTACAAATCGATGATTGGGCTGATGCTGAAAGTAAACGGGAAGAGTTATTGGAACAGTGGGACCAATCCTTCCACTTAAATCGTGTAGCCGCCGTATGGTGCTAAAAAAAAAGAGAACCGAAAGGTTCTCTTTTTATACTATTTTTCTGATGATGGTAGACACTATCGTCAATGTGTCAACTTCATCAGGTTCTAAATTTTGTCCTTTGTATTCGTATGCCGTAATACACAATACAGCTGTGGCGCCAAGCCACTTTACGATTCTTATCATATTTTATACCAGTGCACGGATGAAACCTTTTACAGCTTCTTCTGTGCTTTTCTTTACAACTAAATCCACAACTGCATCCGCAACTATAGCAGAAGTTATGATACCACCGACTGCAACTGTACCCCTAGTGACGATTTCTGTACGCTCGTCAACGTGTTTATTTTTAAACACGTTATTACATGCCTCTACACATATTGGGGCAATTACGTAACCATTTAGACCTAATGTCAACACAAATTTTGCTAATCCGACAATCATTTTTTAATCTCCTTTTTTAGTTAAATAATATAAAAGAAACTGAGGATTAATCCTCAGTTTCTTTTTTGTTCTTTTTGGATTTTTTCTTTTCCATTTTAGCTACGGTTTTCACTGCATCGCGAATACTATTATTTAGCATTCGATAATACATAAATTGGCTAGTAGCAAACAAAGTTGCACCTGTCGCAATACATACATATGGATGTTCTGTTGCAAACCCTTCTAATTTTTCTAAAATTTCTGTTACCATTTTAATCTCCTTTTTAAAATACAATGATAAATATGTGAATAGTTCTATAGGGCTCTTCTCTTTTATTCTTTTATCCCTATCTCTATTCATGATTATAATATATACTTATCATACGTAAAAATACGGATATACTTGGCTACAAGTATATCCGTTTATTTGTTTATAGATTAGGATTCCATACACGAATCTCTCTGAAGTTGATATAGTTATCCAATCGAACGTGAATATAGAACTTACGATGACGTAATGCTCTATAAAGATTGATATCAAATGGAACTTCAACAGGAGCATGGTCTTTGGATTCCAATAGAAGTGTATGGGTTCTAGCTTTTAGACTTTCGTAGATTTCAGTACTATCGAATGAGTTAGGTTGAGCTACACCATCAATCAATTCAGTAAATCGAACGCCATGTAAGAACATGAGAGAACGACGATTTGGATGATTGATAACTAAATCACCTGGTTCAATAGGAGCTACGTATTTAGCACATACATTTCTGAAGTCTAATGGGAAATCCCAGTTAGAGTGGAACATCTCTTTGACAAAGAGTCCCATATCGGTAATGAAATAAATTACAAATTTATCATCACGTTTATTTGATACAAACGATTTTAATGCATAGTATAGCATAAACTGTCCATGTAATAGACCAGTACAAAACGAATCTTGACGGTCGTACCAGTCAGTAGACGTTAATGGTACTTCTTTTAATAGATACGCTGTTGTAGGGCGGTCTATACTATGAGTCTTACAGTAATCCACATAGGATGGAAGTTGTCGGATCATAGAAAAATCACCTCGCTTTTGTAATTAGTATAATGTATCGATAAGGGGAAATATCAAAAAAAAAGAAACCTTCGGGTCTCTTTTTTAACTTTCTTACTTAGTACTAAAAATTAGTATCGAATGAGCGCACATATAGTACATCACCTTTTTCGTCATATACACGATCTTTCAATGATGGAGATACCAAATCTTTACGATTTGGATTATTCTCGCGTATAATACGAGATACAATATACATTGTACCATCTCTAGGTGCTGGCAAGGATTCGGTATCTCCTTGATTGATCTTATTTAACACAACCTCAATACCATCTACCTTTATACTACCGGCACTGGAAATTGTACTATTGGATCTAGCCACAACTCCTATCTTACGATAAATAATCGTTCGACCATTAGGGTCTTCATAGCCCACTCCATGTGGGCATAAATTTAAGAATCTCATTTTGATTATCCTTTCTGTATAATAATTATGATTATCTATAGTAATAATATATATTTATAGTATGAGTAAAAGACGAAAAAAGAAGAATATGGTTTCCCATATTCTTCTTACTGATGTGATTAATAACCACCGCCAGAATCTCCTTCATTTGGAGCTAATTTAAGTAGGTCATCAGATTGTAATTCGGCTTTGAAGTCGAGTTTAAGTTTCTTAATATCTTCATCCAATTCTTCAAAGTCGAGTACACCTTGCATAGTGATGTTCTTAACAACGTATCGATAGATTCTATCCTTAATACGTGGATCATCTTGGTCATTATCACCACTATACATCTTAGTGATAAATTCTGCAATAGAATCGGAAGAACTGATAATATCAACGATATTTTGGCTATTTAATGCTTTCGGTCTTGACCATTCGAAATAGATGTTATCGATATCAACTTCATCTATACCATACTCACCAAACGATAACAGTTTACGGTAGAGTTCAGTGCAAGGGATTTCCAATTCAGTTTGCATAGAAACCATACGTGATACGAATTTACTATTTAACATTTGAATTTGTTTAGCAAAGTCAACTTCTTCTAAATAGTTAATCATAGCACTCGGACAACCCGTATTAGAAATCATACCTTTACGAAGTAATTCTAGTAATGGAGTATCGAGTTGGATATCCTGACCCTGCATAACTTCAATTTCAAAGGCACGTTCACCATTGGCACCTACAGGTACAGCTAAATCTCGACCCTTACCTACTTTAGATAAGATACCACGAACAGAACCAAAGTCATTATAACTAATTTGATTCATTTTATAGTCAGATACTACTCGATTGATACGATTAGTAATATCTTTATCAACACCATTACCTTTAACCATAAACATACGAGTGTCAGAACTACGAGTTACGATCATAATAATCTTAAAGAGTAATATAGATAGATAGAGCATACCGTAGAATAACGAACGTTTCAATACAGATACACCCATATGGGTATTATAATCTTCATTAACTTTGAAATGAGTCATATAGTTCACTGGAACGAACTGTACTTTGAAAGACTTTGTATAGAAGTTTTCGTAAGATATTGCATTGGCAATCAATTCTTTAAACTCAGCATTCTTACGTAAGAATTTCTTATCAACACTTTCGCAGATACGAGCAGACAGTAACGATACCAATTCTTCTTCAAACTCACGTCGTTTACTGTTTTGGAACAGCATAGTGGTACGACTCAATGTATGAACCGCATTTAATACATTAGAACGAGTTTCATCAACGGTTTCATATAGAACATAATACCCAAGCGTATAATCCATAATACGAATTGGAATAACACGACGAGGGTCATATAGTTTCATATAGACACCCTTAACAGTATCTTTGAATTCTTTCTTATAGGCGTCCGTTAGATCATTAATATTTTTAGCATCCATTGTACCATCGGCAAATGGATTCATGGATTTACCTTTATCAGCTGTAGGGTCAGCTACTGTATTCCAAGTTTTGGATTTCTTCTTTGTTTGCATAGCTTTGAATAAGTCCTTACGGATATCTTCATCAGCTAAACCAGCAATAGATGCATCTTCTAGTAATGGGACACCAGGGTCATTGATAACACTAATACCTTCCATGATGGTATTAATCGTATTCACCATATCAGACCGTTTATATTTGGTATCAACTTGCTTGAAATCGTCTTCATATCGTTCTAATAATGGAGCGATGGATTCCATAGCAGGTGTTAGAGTACCCTTCTTCGCATTCTCTGGGAGCGTATTTTCATACGCAATCGTTTGTTCAAAGATATTCGGTAATCGTTGATCATTATAGCGATCATCTAATGCTTTGAATTTAGCGAATAGGTCAGTATATGGTTGGGTAAATACAAAGAAGTTACCATAGGTAAGAGTACCAGGGATAATAATCTTTTTGATTTTATCCATAATCCCAGTCACTTCTTCCATAGATTCTATGGTTTCTAACTTTGTTTCATTTTGTGTAGCATCAGATTCACCTTCGAATCTGATAATGCGTGATGTTTCTGATGTGATATTATCTGTATTCGTAATCGCATCACGCATGGTTAAAATCACTTCATCTAATTCAGATACCTGTTCTGTCAATAGACGAAGGTCTTCATACATATTATTTACGTTTTTATATCGTTCACTAAGAATGATATTAATTTGACTATTTTCATCACCCAATAGTTCTTCAATTGATTGCCCCTGCATGAATGTGTTCATGCTAGTGTATGATTTAGGACTCTTGGTGAAAATAGAATTTATAAATGCAGCAACGTCTCTACCATTATGCGTACCAGATACAAATCGATTGGTTTCTTTCTTTAACAGTGTATCGATCTCATCTGACATGGCATTGATTTCGTTTTGTCGTTTGTTACTATCGGTTAATGTAGTATTTTTAAACAAATCGAATAGACTGCTGATAGTACCATTTGTTTTAGCAATTTTCTCTGCACGAGTTTTCATATCTTTCAAATCTAATTCGGGCTGCTTGCTTTTGTTTGGTTCATTATCGGCCAAGTACTTCACCTTCTATTCTCTAATATACTAATAATTTCACATTACAGAGTTGTTAAAAACGGTAAAAAAAGAAGACCCGAAGGTCTTCTTATTGTGTCCCCTAATCAATAGGAAACAATGTAATGCTTAGTATAGACATCCCAGTTTTCAGTCAATGAATGTAAGATCACTTCATAGATATCAAACTTACCATCCATTAATCGATAATGCACTAATACTTTATCAGCTTTCTTAATTGCTGGTAATAGTTCTTTTGTCAATACCATATGGATTCTTGGTGCTAAGGCAAACTCTTCAATTTTATAATCGATTAGGTTACAAAGCACTTCTTCAGGAATCTCCTTAGTAGCCCAACCATTCTTACCAGATTCGATATCCTTCATATCGTTCATAATGGTACGACGAGGTAAATAGTTGTTCATTGCTACATAGGCATCGGCATCAATGAACTTACCGATAGAGAAACAGAGTTTTTTCTTATCATTGGATAATTTGAACTCGTTGTCATCAGTACGTGTTTGAGTCATACAGATACCCTTTAGTGCCTTACTTAATGAGTCAATATCTAATATAGTACACTGCATGAATTCTTCATCAAATTTATGACGAACCAAACTTTTTGTATACGCTGGTCGTTTCACTGTTTCTGCATACGGTGGAAAGATAAATCCATCCACCGATATATAGCAGTCATACATATTCTTGATCACTTGATTGAGATCATAGATTGCATTACGTTTCTTAGGGGATATTACTAAATCACGCACTTCCATATTGACCAAACTCCTTAATTAATTCTTCGCCTGTTGGTAATCCGAAGTAACGATTACCAATAAAGGAATAATCTTTCGATAGGTAGTCTTCTAAGAAGACTTGACCTTCATCGTAAAATGCATTATCTGGATCGGTATTATATTGACCAAACCCTTCTAATTTGATTTTACCAATCATCGGAACCGTACCAATATTATGGGTGATAGTGATATTTGGATACATTGATGAGAAATCGTAGTCGATAACTCGACTAAAGATAAACTTCGATGGTCTTCCCAGGATTTCAACACCAACCTTTTCATTCAGCATCGGGTCACCTACGAGAGCACCTGCAAACCCTTCTTCATCATCATCTTCATCATTGTCAGCACCATCATTATCAAACCCACGGTTACCATAATCGATATTGTTATTATTACCGATAATGAAACCTTGTTTATAGTATGATAAGTAAGCACGATTCTTCAAGAGGATCGTTTGACTAAATGCTGATTCATATTGGGTCGCATTAATCAATGAGCGTTGGAATACGTTATCAATATCATGCGTTTTCATTTCGATACCATACTGTAACAGAGTATCCTTGATATTATATAACACGAATAACTCATAGTTTTCATATGGTAACGTTTTGATATTTGCCTCATCACTATAATCAAGTTTTTCATCGTTTAGTTCAGCTTTAGCAATCGCATTCAAACGAACTGTTTTCAACTCGGAACGAGCTTTACGAATCTTGATATATTGAGACATTTGGTCTAAGTAGACCGATTTTGATGTACATGTGAATACATCATTCTTTGTCTTGAAATCATGGTGTCGATGATCTTTACGATAATATAATTCATCTTGTATAAATTCTGGGTCACACATGATCTTCATAGGATCATGACCTAGTGCTTTAATCCTGTCAATGAAGTACGGAATATCGAACGCCATGTTCCAGAAGAGTATAAAGTCCCGAGCTAATGTATTGAATAAACGGAATACTTCCGTAATCATATCAATCTCTGTATCATACATATGTATCTCATAATTGAGTTCCCCGTACGATTCATCGAAGGTCTTATGACATTTATCAATGAAGTTAGGAAGGTTATTCTCAAACTGCTCTATGAGTGGATTCTCGGGATTTCTTAAAAGAAAACTATGTACAGTTTTCGTTTCAGCATCGACGACTGCTACTGCATTAATAGGGCATATATCCGCAGTTGGAAACCCTGGTGCATCGATGCCATCAACTTCGATATCGGCAAATACCTTAGATAAGGAATACTGCATATCATAATCATGATAATGAAGCATCCATTCGCATCTAAAGTAATTCGTATATGGATAGTCAGTAGCTAATACATATGGATAGTGGTGTAAATTTTTCTTAGCCGATTTATTATTCTTATTACACCACTCTTTATAATCAGCTAGTTTCTTACCACCAACTTTGACGATCTCATTAATGATATTTTTAAACTTAACGATCTTTTGATCGCAACGGTCTAATGGCATATAGGATGGATAGTGTGTATAATCTCTATATTGTGGTTTCACAATATACATCATATATCGTGGATCTTCAATCGTTTGAATCCACTTACGACCCGTGTTAACATCCTTAAATACAATCGACGCATAGTCGTGTTTACCAGGGGATTCCCAATCGGGTCTATGGTAAAATACATTTAATAATAAATGGTCTTTGGAGTGCGGAAGCTCTCCAAAGACTTTTTCACCATGATAGTTCTTTAATAAACCAATATTACTCATCTCGATGTACCTCAGTATCAAAATCAACATCATTTTCTTGATAGGCTTCATTGAAACGATTAATGATTTCCTGAGGACTGAATTCTTTCTCTGGGTCTAATTGGTTCGTGGATAACAGTTTGTATAAACTTGGTGCACAATCACGTAATAAGGCATCACGTAATTCTGGTTTACCGCCAATGATATCACGGAACTGTTTACTATTGAATTTGATATCTGGTGCCGATTCAAAGTAAGAATATGGATTACGACCTTTGATAACACATGCCATATTCGCATAGTGTAACATAGTCAACCAAGGATCGAACCCTGTATTATAATCATAGACTAACTGTACGGAAGAACCGCCACGGTTAGTTTTAGATTTAATGAATTGCACTTCCACTAAGAAACCATCAAATCCATCTTTCTCAAATACATATTTCCCTTTATAGATAAAGCGAAGTAAGTTTTGGGAATAATAGATAGGACCCGTACCACCAGGGATATTTTCATTAGTTTTCATGTATTGGATTTGTGCTTGTGTTTTTTGGAAAGCCATTTCAGGTTTATCTTTGATATGGTTAATTGCCATAACCGTAATATTGGCTTTTTGGATGATAGGACGCAATCGTTTATAGAAGGTATTATAGGCAATTGCTAACCGCATATTGTAGGTTTGCGTACCTAATTCATCACTGTCTTCTACTTCCTTAGTTTGTAAGGATGGTAAGGAATCTATCAAATACACAGTCGGTTGAGGAAGACAAATTTCTTCACCATACTCATTCAGTTTACCTGTATTATAAAATAGCTCCTTAGTTTCTAGCTTGACTTTAGCTAGATGATAAATATGTTTAAATGCATCTTCGACATAGTCGATAGCAGGTATATAATATTTATCTTTCATTTCTTCTGTTGTGAAATGATTCAATGCTCGAATACGAGATAGGTTAGAAGAACCTTCCGCATCGATATGATAATATTCACCATATTCAAATGGTCTAATAATGTGAGAACCTACTTGTACGCAGAATGATGTTTTAGCTACACCTGGTTTACCAATGACAGTTATAAATTGACCACCAAAAATACCAGTGTTAGCCCAACGTTCAGTAACGTTGTTATTTTTATCTGTAACTGTTAAGAGGTATCCATTTTGATAATCAAGAGGCATAAACCCACTGGAATATCCCATTAAGTTTCTTGCTTCTGCTGTAAAGATGCCTTTCTTGTCATGCTCTAATAGAGCGTCATGTAATTTAGCCATATTGGTCTCCTTTCATATGTAATAAATAGTCGAATCGTCTATAATCTATCACAGGATAAAAATAGAAGAGATACCGAAGCGGTATCTCTTCTATGATATATAGTTTTAAACTATATTATTTCATACGAATGATTTTTAAATCATTGGTGATTACCATAATCGTACGATAGTAATGGTAACCTAATTTAGCCAAACGTTCAATGACTTCATCACGATTTGTTTTAACTGTATTCGCATCGAAATCGATGATATACGTAATCGCACTGATATGTTGTTTTTGTGCATATGCACGCAAATCACGTTGATTTAAGACTTTAGCAGATTTATCATTGATATGGAAGCGTTCTGCTACTTTAGCAAATGCTTCATCAGTGATTTCATTCAATCGTGTTACTGTATGTGTGTGACGAGCTGGACGATATGTACGAATTTCACATACACCATCTTCATTACGTTTATCACTAATATCAAAATACCCCTTTTGACCACGAGCTGGTACATCAAGTGTATTCATAGTTGTATTAATGATTTCATAGCAATAGCGACGGTCACTATAGCGAATCATCAAACGATTCACCACATCACGATTCATATCACTACGTGTGATGAATTGTACAAATGGTAATGATTGACGAGTATTCAAGGAAATAATCGCATGGAATACTTGGTTTTCTTTATCAATTTTATACGCATAGATGAATGCATCACGGCTATAGTAATTGATAAGATCTTTACCGTTATCTAATGAAATGGATACTAATAATACATCTGTATTATATCCATCATTGGATGGCATTACGAATGGATTGTAGTGACGATGGTCAAAACGCAAGGTTGTTTTTACATTCAATACTTTACTGATTTCAAAATGTTGACCAACTTCATTGGATACATCCATGTGGTTGACTTCATCAGCAACACCATCGGATTTAAAAATATCCAATCCGAATTTGTTGTCTGCTACCGTATGAATGCGTGCAAATTTTTCAGTTTTGTCAGTGACTGTCCATTGAGGTGTGTTTGTTTGGTTATAAACGAAGATCATAATAGGTTCGTGCCTTTCATTTAATAATAGATCTAAAAAAGTGAATCTCAATTACTTGTAATGTCACGAATAGAAAAAAATAAGAGAGATGGCATTCACCAACTCTCTTATTCTCGTGCACATAGGATCCTATCTACGCAAGATTACTTGCTAGATTTTTTAGGACGACCAGGTTTACGTTTTGCTGGTTCTTCCTTTTTAGATTCTTCGTTTTTAGGAGCTACTTCAGCTACTTCTTCCGCTAATTTACCAATATACCGTTCATAGTATTTGATAATATTTGGGTAGTCCTCAGCTGGAAGCGTATCGAATTGTACACGACGTGCACCATCGCGACCTTTCTTCGCATCTTTGATGCGTTCGTTACGATACATTTTGAAGAATTCTTTTAAATCCTTTTTACCCCATAAGTATTCTTTCTTAGCTTTCTTAAGTTGTTTCTTAGAAAGTTTGGATTCTTTCACTTCTGGAGCTAACAAAATTTGTCCTTCCATTACACCAAGTAATAGACGACTAATTGTGTTATACACTGCGGTTTGTGGTACTGTAAAGTTTTCAATAGCTTTAGATTTCTTTTCCAATGCGATGGAGATCATGGCATTGCGAACGATTTCTTGGTCAGCACCATCTAACGCAATATTGTAAATTGCTTTCAATGTATCGATATTGTTTAATTCAGCACCAACGTGTACAGTGTATTTGTTATCGGCTAAGCGTTCTACACCACGTTTTTGTACTTTGTACAAAGCTTGGTCTAATCTAAACATGTATTTTCTTACATTGAATTTGTTTAGGTATTCAACTGGAACGATATTGGCAGCGATGTCAATAGCGAATTCTTCTTTGATACCTAATTTCATCAACTTCTTAATGATTTTCTTAGCCGATACTTTTACGACATCAGCTACAGTATCACGCAATTCTTTGTAATACTCGATTGCTTGTTTTTGTCGTTCTTTTTGCTCTTCGCTAGGAACAATACCCGGTTCTGTTTGGAGAGATTTTTCAATCGCCAAATATGATTTTTCCAAGTAATCCACTAGCATTACATGTAAACCTGCTGGTACATCATCTTTAAAGTTATAGTCTTTAACGATTTTGCGTAGAGGTTTTACAAACATTTTCATGGAGGTGATAAGGTCGATGAATTGATTTTCATAACGACGTTCTTCACCTCTAAAAGAATCCATGAAATAATAATCCACAAGCGGAATTAAATTATCCGCAATATGGGATTTCAATTCATCTTTACTCATCTTTTTCAAGCGTTTATACTTGAATTCAGACAAGATTTCTTTACCACTAGTCTTTTTCATAGCGTACTCCTTCATTATAAAAAGAATAAAATAAATGAACTAATAATCTGTTCCAGACCGATTAGTTCTTAATAAAACTCGTGACAGATTTTACTCTGTCAGAGAAATAATATATAAACGAATAGGTAGTTAGCCTATTCGTTTATATAGAATTGATTAATATTTATCCAAGATGGAATCCATATCGAATTCATCATCGGAATCGTTGTTAGTATCTTTAGTACTGTCATATGCAGAGAGTTTATCTAACGCATTATTGAGTACAGAGCTGGTTTGTGTTTTATTCAACTCTTCTTCTACTCGTTCAATGCGGTTGATAATCACTTTGATACGTTTATCTGGTACAGAAAGGCCACTTAATAGCAATACCAATACGTTGAGTTTATCACTTTCTTCATTTTGAGCAAAGTGTTTGAAGTCTTCGATTGGTTCACCATAGAAGTTACGGATATTTGGTAAGTTTTCGTTGAACTTACTATTCAATCCTTTAGTAAGGTATGCGATGAAGCCCATGCGTTTGACTGTATGGTCATCTTTTTCAGAACAGTCCATACAAGTAGCTTTAACAGAATGATCTAGTAGTACAGAATCCAATGTTTCATCGGCACCAATAGAATCTTCGTAGATACCAGTTAATACATCCATGAAGATAAGTCCTGGAACGGAGATGATTTTACGCATATCTTTATCATCAATCATACCATATGGGGAAGAGTGTGAGAAGTCACCACGAACCGCAGAGATCATAGTAACGATTTCTTTATTCACTTCATCCATTTGCTTATTGGTTGGTAAGTTGGCACGTTTTTCATTATCGAATAACATGTACGAACCACCCAAGTCAGACATTTCTTTCAAGTATTGAAGTGTATTGCGTTGTGCACCAACAGATTCACCCAATGTAGGAAGAATACCCACATTGACGAAGATTTTATTTTCGTCTTTACGGAAGTAGTTACGTAGGATATCTGTTAGGATAGGACCCATACCAGAACCAGTACCACCACCAGTGGAATTAACGACAAAGACAATATCAGTTTGATCCATAAATCGTTTGAACGCTTCATCCTTAATCAGCTCCTTGATATTTTCTTTCACAAAACCCTTTGCGATAGAACGGTCTTTACCAGACCCAGAACTGTCACCGAAGATGATCGCATCCATTTTAATATTCAATGTATCAAGATCTTTTTCAGATGCATTGATAGCTAATGCTGGAATGTCTTTTGTTGCTAACCCTAATGCAGCAACTTGATTACCTGCATTACCAATACCTATAATACCGACTTTCAACATAAAAAGTCTCCTTTCACTAAGTTATATTCTACCTATATTAATAAGTCGTTTACTACGACAACCATCTCTATCAGTCACCCAATCGAGCATTTTCATATTACATGCGGAGTAATCCAGAGTATCCATATACTCCTTCAGATCACACTCTATGAATGGAATGTTAAATCGAATGGATGAAGTTGGTTCACTATGACTATACCATTTTACAGGTTCATCAAAGGCATCAAGAGCACAATCACCAAGAAATTTACATATGTCTGCATGGTAGGTATCCTTAAAGATTTCGGGATACCTAGCCCAGACTAATGTACCAGATGATTGGTGGAATGCTTTATATTTGGTAGTGATACCACCAAATCGTTTATGAGATAAACGAGTTAATGCTCCTACCATAAAATTAACCGATGTATTGAATCGAGTATAGTCATCATCTTGTGCCGATGTATCATCTACTGTGATCATATAGGAATCATAAGAATCCATTGATCGAACGGTATTGATACCAAACCCATTATAGTCTGTACCGAATCGAAATATCTCTTCAGGTCCTTTGAACTTACTTTGTACCATATCAAGCAAGTCATCCGCCATCCATAAATTCATTGGGGTTTCTATCGGAGCACATATATTGGCCACTTGCTCAATGAGTTCAGTTGCATACACATATTCAGGCACTCTGTTCTCGATAATATCACATAGTGTATCACCTACATTAATATCGTGACTTTTATATGTATGACCACCAATTCGATACATAATTTGAGGATTTGTTGGCATGGAACGGTATTCACTCTTAACATTAATACCTAAGAATGATAATACCCTTCTGAAAAAGATAGCTTTCGTTATCGACCCATACCATACTCTATCACACTCATGTGGGAGAATAATAGTATATGGATGTAGATACGAAAAGTAATCACGTTCTTTACCCATATTATACTCCTTTCGGAGGCATAAAGGTTGTGTTACTAAAATACTTATCACCAAAAGCTATTTGCCATTGGTTTAAATAGCTAGCAACCATCATCATATCCTCATCGTCAACATAATCGAGTATCTCGAATCGAATCCCATGAAGATAATTACCCGGAGTACAATTATAATCATTAAATTGAATATCCCAACCGATCATATCAAAGGCGGCTTTCACTGCCGATTCGATCCTATCTAAATATTCTTTAATATTAGCAGGTAATAGTGTTTTACTAGTAACTGTAATATACTGATTGCTATGTCTATGACCATTAGCAAATGTATAATAGTCACCTCGCTCATCTTTGAGTGTCATATCAGTCGAGCTAGCTTTAGTATCAAACTCAACGAGCATCATATTCTTATTCATATCTGGGATAGACCAGAGTTGTTGTTTTAAGAAATTTATGTCATTGACATTAGTTACTCCATCTATTGTCATATAGGTAGATTTCAAGGCAACTAACCCTATCGTTTTAAATACAATATCTAATTGACCAGGGATAGTTTTGAATGTCTTAATTTGTTCAAAGGTAGTTCGAACGAAAATAGCATCCAATTTATCACTAGCTTCTGCTAATGTTATATGATGCATAGAAATATCACGAATTACATCCTTGATGATACTGATATGATCTAATGGATACAAGTGTGTTGGAATATATCGCATAATATGATTAATTACCGAATCCAATACTTCATCAGAGTTATTGGCGAATAAATCATATTTACGAATTCCTTTTTCTGTTTCAATTACAGTTGTGGCCTCTGCGTATTTATGGGTACCCTGAATAATAGCACTTTGTACATATAACGCATGACCTAAGCTATTAACAAAATTCACTGCATCATTTGGTGTCTTTTCGCAATATTTAGGAATATACGTAAAGATGGATTGGATATAGGGACTTGACATAGAACTACTTCCTTTCTACAACTAATGTGCCATTGGTAATAAATCCAGAGGCTCCAGCATGACCGCCACCACCAAAGGATTCGGCGATCTTGTTAACAAGAATGGATTTTTCTGGATTTTTACCTAGACGATAAATGGAATATTCCATTTTACCATCAGCATTCATGAAGAATACTACCCCGACTTCATAATCATTCTTAACCGTTTCAAAGATAAAGCTACCACGATCTAATGTGTTAATAGCAATAGCACTAACATCTTCAAACTTATGAATGTAACATTCAAATCCTGCACGTTGTAAGTCAGTTACGAATGTACGGTTCTTGTAATCCACAATCGGTTTACCTGATATCATGATTTGGTTTGTTACATCCTGAGATAATTTCATATCGAAGAAAGCATCCCAGAATTCACAAGACTCATTACTTGGACGTTCAAATTCAGCATAGAAACCATCATTGAATATGAGGTTTCTCATATAGTCTTCATAGGTAGTGAATCGCCAAGTATCGTATAAGCCAGCCATACGAACGGATTTAGGGAACAAGCCATCCATAGATGGACTCAATAGTGATTCTAATGTCACTTCACAACCATTGACACTCACTTCCATACCAGGATCGAATAGTGTTGTTTCATCTAGTTGTACGACACTTCTAAAGAAATGAAGGTAAGTTAACTCACAAGCTGCTAACCCATTAATACGTATACCTGGAACCGCATTAATATTTGGATAGTTCTTGTATTTGTTGATAGAAGAGAGATGATGATCAATCCATATGATATGATCAATACCTACACGGTCTACGAGTTCATCAAAATATTGAACAGGAAGACTAAAGTCTAAAATAAATACATATTGGGTTTTCTTTAACTTACTGAAATCAAATGCCATATCATAATGAGCTGATATGAACTTAAATGTTTTCTTTCTCCATAATGGAGATAGTTTAGCACACATAGCTGATGCATAGCCATCCATATCATTGTGATGAATGCATAATACATCAAAATTTGTGTTGGATTTGTTGGTTGTCATACCAACATTCATTAGGTTTTCCATAGTACCCTCCTAAAATAAAATAACGTAGCCATTATATTTTCGGATCATAGAAAAACTAGTAATTTTCCATATCCTAGACTACATACTAGCATAATATATAAACACAAATTAGGTTATATATTATATTGGTGAGTCCCAATATTGTATATTATTTAAAGGAGTAAATGTCATGAAGGATATTCAAATTGACTATAGTCTATCCCCTACCGATTTGGATTTAAATATTGAGCTTCTACCAGAGTTTTATAACCCTGAAACAGTAGGACCTCGTTTACGTGTAATGGATTGGCACGAATCATTCGTTACCGATATGCTAACTAATAAAGGGTTTATTGTTAAGAGTAAACCATTCAAAAAGAAACTAAAAGATAAAGACGGTAATATTATGACACGAAATACGAAAGAGATGGATGGTATCCATTCTCCTCGGTTCGGGTCTGATTGGCAAGATGAAAATGCATTTGCTGAACGGTACCGTTGTTCTTGTGGGGAAACGATTGGTAAATTCTACACTGGTCAAATCTGTCCACATTGTAATACAAAAGTCAAATTCGTCGATGTTGATTTAGATATGTTTGCTTGGCTTAAATTAACAGCACCATTCTATATCATTCAACCATTGATGTATATTAAACTTAAAGATTTCTTTGGTAGTGATACCTTAGAAACCATTCTTGAGTTTAAAAAAGAAATGGATATCGACGGCTACTATAAAGAACCTAATACCGATGATAAAAAGAATCCATTTGCCGGTATTGGTATGGTTGACTTCAAAGAACGGTTTGAAGAAATCATGTATTGGTTCAAAAAGAAAAAGAAGAATAAAGCTGAGCTATTTGATAATATCATGATGGACAAACATAAGATATTTATTCAAGAAGTTCCAATCTTCTCATCTGTACTTAGACCAGTATTCTTCACAAACGAAGATTATTCCTATACAAAGATTGATACATGTTACAATGCGATGTATGGTAACTTTGAACGATTGAATGAAGAATCAGATGGGTTAAACCAACGAAATATCGCTAAGGTAAATAAGAATTTATTCCGTGCTCAAACTAAACTTATGGAAGCCTACAGTATTATCTTCACATCTCTTACAGAGAAAGAAGGTCATATCCGTAGAAATATCTTAGGCGGTAAAGTTAACTTCAGTTCCCGTAACGTAATCATTCCTGATGCGAAGTTACGTTCTTATCAAGTACGTCTTCCATACGTAGGGTTCATGGAACTCTATAAAGAAGAGATTATCAACCTTATCGTTAAATTAACAGGTGTAAGCTATAACGTAGCAGTCGATGAATGGTTCAAAGGGTATCGTAAATTCGATCCAAAGATCTATAAAATCATTCAATATATGCTAACGAATACAAAATATAAGAATAAAATCTTATTGAACCGAAATCCAACGATTGATTTTGGTTCATTCGTATGCATGGAAATCGTAGAAGTAAAGAAAGATTACGATGACCTGTCTTGTAGTCTACCAATCTCTATCTTAACTTCATTAAACGCAGACTTCGATGGTGATGTGTTGAACATCATCTCATTGAAAACAAATGAGTTGAAGAAATCCTTCGACCAAGTATTCAATCCTCATAAATCATTGGTTATTGACCGTAATACCGGTCGATTCAATAATAAGTTTTCCTTGATTAAAGACCAATTGATCGGATTGTATCAGTTCTGTAATAAATAATAAGAAAGGATGTACTCACTCGAGTACATCCTTATTTTTTTATGTTAAAATGAGTATATGACATACGCCATATACTCATTTCATGTATTTTTGTATAAGAGAAGATTTTATGGTAAGTTAGCCAAACCAAGATACAAGACAACCAATCTTGCATTATCATATTGTTTTCATTTATAAGTACTTCATTAGACAAGTCTGTAGAGGTGATACTAATGAATCAAGCCATAGTAAATTCTAGTCTGGCACATACCGTTGGGAATGTGACATTCCAGATGACAGAATTCATTAAAAGTTTATTCACTCCTAATTTTTTTAGGCATACTCATATCTCTAGTCGTATGGCATATAGAGAATTTAAGATAAATGAAAATCGTCAAGAAGCAGCTTTCATTAAGAAGAACCGTCCGATTTTGATTATTAGACCCCACTTAGAAGTTAATGATGATATCTTTTTATCAGGTTCTATGTTTACTCGTCTATATAATGGGACGAACTTCAATAAGAACTACGGTCAATTTCTTCCATTATTCCGTGATGATGTGAATGATATCTCATTATCCTACTTTACGAATCGGTATCGTGTTGTATTACAGGTCACTATGATGTTTGATACAGCCTATCAACAAGTGAATGTATATAGTTCACTACTCAATCGGTTTAATGAAAACCAAATATATTGGCAACAAACGGCATTAGAATGTTTCATGCCAGGACAGATTGTTGAAGAGATTTCTACCTTAGCTGAAAAACCAATTCGGAATGAAGAGATGTCTGTTAAACCATTCTTAGAATATCTAACAGGTCATTCTAATAAGTATTGGACGTATAAAGAAAAAACGGCATCGTCTCATGAAGAGTTCTTTTTATACTATCCCGTTACTATGGAATATGTATTTACTGATATTTCTATGGATGATTTATCTAAACATGGTTCTGTATCTGAATCAGCTAATATTAATTTCACATTAACCGCTGAGTTCAACACCATGGGTCAATTCCAATTGAGTACAGAGCGGGATGATAAAGGATTCAAAGCCAATATGGGGTTGGATATAGGAAGTACAGATGGTATCAACATTCGTACGTACTATACACCAACAATCCAATTTGGTGAAGAAGATGAAAATGGCTATCGACTTCTGTTCACAAATATGTTCCAGATTGAAGAAGACTTGGAACCAAAGGAACCTGATATATTAGATTTATCTAAGTTATTAGGGGAGTCTGTACTTGATGAAATTTTACAATACCATGATAGTCATGGGATTAGCACAGACATTCTATTCAATTTCATTATCTTAAAAAATGAAACGATCCTAAAAGGAAAGAAAGAAAAACCGGGAGATAAAATTGACTATGTTGTCGATTTACCTCATAAACGGGTTCTCATTTACAATAAAAATGTGGATGCCACCTACCGGATTCTCATCTATGTGAATAACCTATACATTAATCAAATTAGTGATAATATTAGCGATTTACAATCATACTATGAATATGATTATAAAGATAGATAGCTATATTGGAGGACGTAATGAAGATTAAAAAGATTAAGCAATTATTAAAAGACATTCGGGAATTTAATCAGCTCTCTGAGCATGAAGTTCCTGTGGGTGAAGGTCCGTTACGAATTGGTGCTCAACTGATTCGTATCGTGAAACAAAATAATCATCCAAGTTTTAAATCCATCTGCAAATTTATTGAATCTATTGATGCCAATGAAATCGTTGAAGAAACCGATCGTATCAATGCATCGATTGGTGCTCCCATCTTTGTCGTTATGGGTAATCCAGACTCTCCAGTAAAAGTAGTATTATTGAATACTCGTTTCGGATATATTGGTATGAATGTAGTTCCTGATGAAGTCATTCATGAAGAAATGAAACATCAAGCTGAAGTACCCGAACTGGACGATGAACAAGTTATCGATATTTTAAAGAATGTAAAAATCGATTAATGACTAAGTGTACTAGACAATTTATACGTCTAGTACACTTATTTTGCATCGACAAGAGATTAATGTATTTAAAAGTAAAGGAGATTTTGGATTATGTTAGGCAACAACACGATTATCAATGAAGTGAGTATGGTTGAGTATCTTAAAAATAGATACAAATTACCATTAACGAAAGAACAAGAGCAACGAGCTCAAGCATTCTTCGATTCGATTGATAACAAAAAAGAGAATTCATCTGTACACTTTATTTCCCATAATAGTATTGAATCCCTCGATGGGGTATTAACACTTAACCGATCGATTGAAATTGATCGTATGATGGAAAGTGTGTACACAGAAGATATCGTATTCTCTCTATTCCCAGTACAACCAGGGATTTTAGCTGAGACACGAGTTAAAACACATCATAATACGAAGTTAGACTCGATCTCATACCCAGACCCAGTAGTGGATCCTAATATGACATACAATATTATCGTCATCCGCTCATTCGAATATTATATGCGTAAAGATATCGTTGATCGTATTATCAGTGATTCTATTACCTATGATATAATTATATTGAATACCGCTTTGGATATTCCTATTGACGGTATTATCTTCGAAGACATCGACGAAGAAGAATTTAAACGATTAGGAACTAAAGGAGAAGAAGCGTAATGAGTACACGTCAATTATCTTCCATCCGAGATTCGTATCTATACTCCATTTTCAATCATGGTAATAAAATGGATAACTTGCTTAAAAATTATTTAGCAAAATCCATTGTGGTAGATGCGTCTGCTGTTGATGAAGCAATTAGTAACATTCGCAGATACTTTAAGTATCCGCTCGTGAATGATGTATTGAACGCATTCACACATAAAGATGGTTTATATGGTAAAATTCTACCAATTGGATCTAATATTAACTTCCAATTACCACCTCCACTTCCATTCTTTTTAGCTGGCAACCAACAAAACCTATTTGGTATCGCGGTATTAGACCGTGTCGCTAACTATGCGAAAGATGATAGTGGTCGAATCGATGTAGATCCAAAGAAACTCTATGTATTACTTGAATCTGCCTATATCGCTAGAGTAGTTCAACAAAACTTCTCTAAACTCAATAACACGACTCTTTACACAGAAGGGGCTTCTGTGTATGCACACATGATGACTCGTGTATTGAATAAATTATTTGCATTAAATGTAGATAAAGTAGCCTTTGCTAAAGTACTATACTTAACGGCTAAGTACTACTTCTTAGCGATTTTGAAAATACAAGATAGCAGCATGGTGCAAAATTATGCATTGAAGGTATCAGGATTAACTGAAATTGCTGTACGTGATATCGAAGCAGCATTCAAACCTGAAGATTATGCAACGATTGCTACATTCATTACCAAATTACAAGAATCTGCGTATATGGTCACTAACACAATGAAAGATTTAACAGTTCGTGGTTATGTAGAAGCATTCTGTAAAATGTATGGTGATGCTGCATTATTTGCATTGGAAAACTTCAATTACTTTATCTTTAATATTGCCAGTGCAGTTAATGGTGGTTTCTTGAATAACCAATATGCATTTGATGATATCATTGGTAAATCCGGTGATAAACTTTATGCCGTAGTAGCAAACTTTGCGAAAGGTAAATAACTCACTATAATCGTTTCTCATAAAGGAGTTAACTGACTATGCCTGAAGATATTACTAAGGATATGGTGAAGAAGGATCTAGCATTAGGGGATTTAAATCCTAAGATGTTTAGACAATTCTTTGCTGATATGCAGATTAAATCCTATCAATACGACTATCAAATCCAACGAGATTTAGTCGATTATCACGAAGAACGATTTACAACGGCTCAGTTAAAAACTGAAGTGGGGGTTAAAATGTTTGATGACGTGAACTCTGAACGAGTTCTCGTCTTCCCTATGAAACATCAGTTTATTGCAACAGGTCGTCGTAAAGCTTGGCGTGATTCTGCAATTTATAATAAAGCATTGACATTCGATGACATCAATCGAAATCGAAAGCTTTTTAAATACAACGTACTAGTGTTCGTAGATAACAAGTTAATCACGAATATTAGAATTAAACCGAACGAGGAGTTCACATATATCTACTTTAGACGTAAAGATTTGGCTAAATATCTTATCGATACACCTAAAGTAATCAATGTTCTCTTCATTCCAAATGCTATCGTTTCTGTAGCGGAAACGATTAATACAACCAATACAGCGGGTAGTAAACTATTATTGAATGCATTCTATTCCACTAAACGTGAATTCAATGTAACGGATAACTACTTCGCTATTTTCCAAAATAAACAAACATTGGAAACTGAATTTACAGGCGGTGTACATTATAATCCAGATTATACCAACTTCACATTTGATGGTATCAATATCGCTGATTATGCTGATACACACCGCGTCATCTTAGTGGGTACGGAACTATTATTCAAAATCAAAGCGGTAAGTGCAACACAACGCTTCGTAGATTTTGAATTACAAAAGATGCCGTTACCTAAAGATGATATCATTGTATTATATAAACATCCAAACCGTAGAGATTATGTACCAAACGATGGCACTGTGGTCTTAACGGAACACTATCCAAACATTATCGAAATCAGTAATCCTCAGAAATATCAACTTCTCTTGATTGCTTTATATGATGAAGCTACACAAAACCATCATATTAAATTCGATACTGAAATGGATTTCTACTTAGAAACAGAACGATTGTTAGATCGCTATCAACAAGGTTCCGTTCCTGAGATATTGCAAAATTATAAACCTGCTGATTGGGACTATCGCCTCAAAGATTACTTTGAAAAAAACGAGGGTATCCATGCAGTGGATATGACAGATCGATGGAATCCATTCCATTATAAGATGAACACGATTAGTGGTCTGATTAAACTTTGGTCTGAATTCTATCTTGAGTATGAACGTAGAACATACGGTTTCTTAACTGGTTGGTATCATGACATCTCCAAATGGAGTGCTGAACATCTAGCGTCTAAGGAACGTAACTCTACAGAACAAGATGTACCAGTCGATCCAACGGGTCATATCCAAGTTGACCATAAAACATTTGCGGAAACGCAATATGTGTTTACGTACAAAAATGATATGAAGTTTGATGATGCAAACTCCTATCTATTCTATATTGATGGTAAAATGGTGATTCCATCTGCTATCATTGTACATAGAGGGTTCCAATATGTATATTTACCAAAACGATTAATCAAACCAGATTCTATGATTGAAGTAGAACGCTTTGATGGTATCAATTTTGGGTACTGGATTCCTTCTATTCCTGAAGAAGGATTAACGCTTCCTCTTAAGGGTATCATTAAGACTTCTACAGTAGCTAATTCGTTCTTCTTAACAAACAAAGAAAATGAATATGTGAATGATCGCTATGATGTATTTGTGATTGATACAGAAATGGACAATGTTGAATCTAAATTGGATTTAACTAACTCCGTATACTACATCTCACCTAAGATGAAACTTCGTATTGTCCCTAAAGAACGTGCGAATGCTAATAAAGGTGTATTCTTACGTGCTAATAACCAATTAGTTACATTCACTCGTAAGAATAGTGGTGATGATTATCTACGTAATATTGGGGTTAACTTCAACTTACAAAATAACATCACTAATGTAAAACAGGATGTGAAACCACGTCTTCGTATCTATACGGAAGATGGTCGGTTGTTCTCCAAGAATTCTTATGTTATCTACAAGCATGATAATTTTAAACAACGTCCAAAATTCAATCTACCAATTAAAGCTGGTGAAACAGCGTTCCACCGCATTGCTTATGTTGGGTATGATGAACGATTGATCTATCATCGTCGTCATGTTCGTAATGATGGCTTTGTTGATTTGGAAGGTAAGACAACTCGTCCAATCTGTTTAGCATACCATGATATATATTTGAATGGTGTGCGTCTTCATAAGAAAGATATTAAAATCATTGCACCATTTAAGTTTATTATTACAACCTTAAAGAAACATAACACATTAGACAACCTTGAAATTTATGAAAAGGTACATGCGTCTGATGCTATGTTTAAATTCGATATCGATGAAGATTCTGCGTACTTAGCAGACCGTCTATTCAATAAAGATAAAGAATACCAAAAACACGTATTAGATTCTCTTGAAAAGATTAACCCTGATGGGAAAATCAAAGATTTGAATGAAATTCGTAACTGGTATAAGGACTTATTGGATGACTGGTTCTTTAATCGATTCGTGAATGCTGACCGTCGGTATGACTTAGAGTTATACGAACCATTATTTGATGAAAATTATGGGTATCGTGTATTACTCAATGGTGATGACCGTGTACGTTGGCATGTGACACAAGACAATCGTTTCTACATGTGGCATGATAAGACACTAGAAGAAACGGGTGGTGTCAATCCTCCTCCTAGAAACGTATATGAAGGATTAGCAAACGATAACATTCCTGATGATACTCGAACTATCACAGAACGAGAATACATCGAAAATGGTATTTCATTCGGTAATGTTAAAACGATCTATGACTATGATACAGAAATTCTCCATGAACGAGAGGAAGAAACTCCAGAACCAACTGAATTAGATGGTGTGGATTTACATGATTTAAATCCCGCTAACTATAAAGTGATTCATGACCGTGATAATGTTGAAGATGGTGGTGGTTATGACCGAGCTCATATTAGTACATACACTAAACCAAAACGCTCTGTAAACCCTCATTCATTACCACAAGATCCACCAAAAGATGTAACGATTGTTCCATTCGTAGACACAAATCCTCGTATGCCTGAACATATTGCTACACCTGAACCAACGTTACCTGAACCAGGTGAATATGAACCATTTGTAGAACCAACTGATTCCGTAATTAAGTTCTTAGGTACTAATCCGTTTACTGACGAAACAAAAGCTAAGTTAACGGTAACGGTTGAAAACGAATTTGATCATACGATTCAAACAGTAGCACATGGTGCATCTGTGAATGCTAAAACATTAAATGCGTTACGAATTGCTTTCGTATCCACAGAAGCATTATCTCGTAAGTATTATGTGAAAATCGTAGATGCTGATAATCATTTAGTATATTCACACATGTTAACGAATAAACCAGATGATCAAATTAATCAAATCATTAATATCATTCCAGGTTCCATGACAATCACTATTGAAACCCATGATCCAAGTCGTGGAGAAGTTAAATATCCATTATATATGGAATTTAATGGTGGTTTCCCTGATGATGGTTTACTATCTAACGGTAAATGGGAAAATGATGAAGATATTGATGACCCTAAAGTGTTCACTGAAGATACCTATTCACTATATGATGAATTTTCCAATACAAGCACGTTTACGATTACAAAAGAAGGATTAGTGGGTCCTACCAATAAACTACTACTCATTCGTGATTTAGATAGTGGTAAGATTATTACTCGTCAATTCTGTAATCCAACTACTGGTAAATTGAATATTACGTTACATAAACCGATTACACGTATTTCGGTTGCCTATGAACCATTACCACAAACAGTCAAAGAAATTCATATTGACACCACATCTCCACTATTTACGGATCATGTGAAGTCAGTAGAAGTGATTTCTAATCGTACTGAAGGTGTATATGTGGATAGTAACGATACTATCGTTATGGATACATTACATGATGGAGTGGTACGTGTTGATTGTGGTTCCAGTGTTATACGGGTATTCCTTAATACGGCAGTTAATGTTAAATCAGCGTTCTTTGATGATGTACGTAATATTGTCAATGAGCCTGAAATTAATCCGACTATCCATGAAGTTACATTTGGGGAAAATGGGTTCTTTATTGATATCCCTGTACCTGATGCAAGTAATTTCAAAGAGGGTGATGCGTACTTAACATTGTTTAATGCTAAGAACATTTTGAAACTTCATTTATTATCCTCTATCTCTGATGAAATTGGTCATGTGATTATTCCAAACTCATCTAATATGACTGGTGAACGGGTAGATGATATTGGTAAATATAAAGATAATCTATATCCATTATTTGCTAATGGAAAATCCAATATGGATGTAACCTATGTATCTCCAGTTGTTTTGAATAATATTCCGAATAAAATGGTAACTGTTCGCGTCGGTACTGATGAAGGTACTGTATCTGCTGTTGCGTTATATGATCAATATAAACCAGTTAAGCAATTGACATTCTCTGCACATTCACCATTTAATGAATATTTCTTAAAGAGTGAACCTGTAGACCATATCTATAGAATGGAACTCGGACAGTCTGACGTTGATATTGTTGACATCTATACCTATTCAATTGATATTGGTAACTCAACTCCTGCTCAATATTTAGATAGAATCACATCACCTACTGATGTTCAATACTTGAAATATATTGATGGTTCTGTACTTGTATTCAATTTTGCAAAAGATAATAAGGGTAATCAAATCAATGAAGGTTTCTTTGATATTATCTTTACGAAGAAGGATACTGGTGTAGTTGTTGATTCCTATCGCTACGATAACCGTAAAAAAGCGGTTCGTGCATTAGGCGATAATGCTATGCGGTTAGATGAACGCTATGATAATTGTATCATTACTATTAAACGGTATATTCCACCAAGATGTCTTGAATTGACATATAGTGCAGGTGTTCCAACAGATTGCGTATTAAGTTCTGATGGTTGGAGAAGTGGACAATTTGCTCCTGATACATTCCCTATGTATGGAGAAAATGAAGTTAACTTAACACGTACTATCACAATCGAAAATGATCAACTGTTAAACGTAACTGGTACTGAATCTAAAGTATTGGTCGTAACTGATAATCGAACTGGTAAAGATTTGGCTATATTTGCCACTGATACCTACGGTATGCCGGATTCAATTACATTTATAGCTGAAAATCCATCCTATGGATTTACGTTACAATATAGACCATTACCATTGATTCGTGTTAACGTAGGTAATGCTCTTGATTTGTGTAGTGACATCATAAGCTATTATGGAGATTTAGTAATTTCTAAGGTTACGAATACAACGAGTCATTGGTTATATTTAGTGAATCGATTGGATGACTTTAAAGTTACCTTTAAATTTAAAGATCGAGCTATTAATCTATATCATTTAGAAACGGCAACCATTCCTATTCCGATTGATATCAGTGCATTGGTTGTTAATGAATCTAACTTGACATCTGAAATCCATAAGAATGCCGTTGATGGATATCATATTACGATGAAACCTGTTGTTAATAATGCGGGGTCTTCGTTTACGATTAGTAAAACGAATGTACCTACACTTGATGGGTTCCGTAATAATATTGCACGAGCTAAAGGTCTAATAGATAAAGTAGCTATATTAGGACTATCTAAAGGTTCTACTCATACCTACTTAGATCTCACCGTAACACCTCAAATTCCTGAAACTGTGTTACCTAGAGATCAAATTAGATTACGTTCTATGGCTCCGGTAACACCAGAGGATATTCTATATAAACCTAATACGATTGAATTATATCCAGATTATCGTCTATATTACCAAAACCCATTAACTAAAATTAGTAATGGTTACTCCTCTAACGTGATTGTGTATTTAGATGAAGTGTTTAAACATGCTCCAGACATTGCTACACAATATGTATGTGTGAAAGACGCCGATAATCAAGTGGTTGATTATTCTGTATTGAGTAATAAGAATGGATCTAAATCTCTCACTATTGAACCTGTATACAATAAAAATGTATATAAGATTGATGTGTCGGATACTAACCATCTATATCAAATTGGATGTAGTGTAGATACAGCTAAGTCTATGATTGATATTGGTATTGATACAATGACTACGTGTACATTACAAGATGTACATCAATTAAACCGTAAGGTTGTTAAAACACCATTGCCTATTTATACCGCTATCTCATTTGGTAGACAAACTGATACTAAACTATACTATACTGATTTTGATAATGAATACATTCGTTTTGAATCAACTCCTTCTAGTACAACTAAAGGATATGCTATCTTAGATGATAATGGTCATTACATTAATTCCGTTGAAATTAATACCAATAAAGACCATTACTCACAAATGGCTATCCCTAATACATACCGTTCAAATACAGGTACGATTATCTTTAAACGTATGGATGCTATGAATCGTATTTCCATCGAAGGATTCACTGCTGAAAACGGATATTGTGATATTCTATCTGGTTCTGGTCCTCAAGTTACATCGATTGGTCCTAAATCATTAGGAACTGGTATTTGGGATATGAGTGAATTGACGTATAATGTGGGTGATATTCTGGCTATTCGTATTCATGCCGATATTGTTGAAAACAATGATAAATCTGTTATCGTTGTATATGAACGTCATAATGGTGTTGATCGAATTGCTGGCATGCGACTTCTTGATAAATCCTATTCAAGGAATCCAGAAGATAAGTTAGATATTCCATTTATCACTGGTCATAATCAAGGTGCTCATTATATCGTTAAATTAATGAATACTCAAGATGTTGGGTTAGGTGATCTTGTTGCTATGACAATTGATGGTCAATCAGGACTACCAATCAATACATTACATAATAACTATATGGGTGGCGTAGTGAATTCATTGTCATTTATCAATATGATTAAACCAGCTAATCGAACATTCTTTACAACAGAAACCTGTGTAAATGATGGTAATATACCAGTTATCTTTAATAGTATTGGGTATAACCATAAACCAAATGATGATGGTACACAATGTACAATTACATCACCTAAACGGATTAAATGGTTACCCGCTATTGAATTTAAGTTATTTGCACAAATTCCTGTAACAGAAGGCTTTGATTATAAATTCATTGCGGTTGGTACAACTACTAAGGATCTTTCCCCAGTGTTATCTAATGGATGGAGACCTATCGATGTCAATACAACTAATGACTTGAATGGGTTTACTATCAAAGTGACAAAACAGCGGAAAGCTATCCAGTTGAAATTAGCGGTGAATAATAGGATCGGGTATATGTATCGAGATATAAATGACAAATATGTTACCGTGAATATACGTCCTATTCTAGCAAGTTCTCGATATTATACTATATTAAAGTTGGCATCTAATCCAACATATACAATTACAGTTGATGATGTCGCATATGGTAGCTCAATTGATGTTGTACATTATGGTGATTATCGTGCCACAGCACCTAATTTAAATACGGCTGGTAGAGATGATAGTCCTAGACAAAGACAGATACGGGTTACGGAATATGATGCTGATGGACATATAGTAAAATCTGAAACTGATGGAGAACTTGGTACAGTGTACCATAGTCCTCAACATAATTCAGTTCCATACACTGTAGTCATACCTTTCCCAAATCAAATATCTAAGGGCTCATCCTTTAAAATTGAATTAAACCCAAATGGTTTATACGTTGATCCAACATATTATGTAAATAATGATGGAGGAGAGTATCAAAACAAATCATTGTTAATCAACTACTATAACAGCGTTGATGATATTAGTAGGGATAGTTCAAATACATATAATAATATAACTGATTAATTTATGTAATAGAGAATACGGATTCGTTCCGTATTCTCTATTCTTTTTCTGATTTTTCATAGTCTTGGTTACAAATATATATTATTCGAATGAGTACATTAATGATGTATTCATTTATCTTTATATTACAAAGGAGGAGACTAATGGGAATCAATAAATCAGATTTGTCATTCTCAAAAGAATGGGTATCTGAAATGAAAATAAAACTTATGCGAACTTATCCATCAATGTCAGAATCAGATATTGAGGAGAAATTATATCGTATTATTAATACAAGGATGAAGGATCATCCTTGTTTATTAGATAATAACTATTTAGGGACATCCAGAGATACATCCCTATTGGCTATGACAGAATTCTTTGCTAAACAGAAACCAATTTTAGCAGGATATGGTGTATTATTTAAACCCCATGATAAATCAGCCAATGCTTCAGCAGGTCTATTGATTGAAAGTTTAGATAATCGGAATAAGATTAAAGCTGAACGTAAAAAATACCCACAAGGCTCATACGAATTCCTTGTGAGAGATATTGGGCAGGGTAATGAAAAGGTTATCGCCAACTCATATTACGGTGCTGCTGGTGCTGATACATCAGTATTCTATAACCTATATGTGGCAGCATCTACGACTGGTACAGGTCAAGCATTGATTGCTACGGCAGAAACATCATTTGAGGCTCTATTGGAAGGAAATATTAAATTCTTTGATTTAGATGAATGCCTTTTATTTATCGACAGGGTTGTCAAGACTGATATGGATATGAACTTTGCCGTATCTAATCCATATTCTGACGATATGATAAAACGGGTCGTTGATCGATTACTATCCCAGTTCAGAGATGATCAATCCAATAACGATGACTATAGAACGATGTTAACAACGATAGTATCGAATCTATCCAAATACGATCAACTTCGATTGTACTTTAAGAATAATCTATATGTATTCTTACGGGATGTAAGTGAAGTTAAAGAACTTTTAACAGTTCTATGTTCAGAAACAAAATCGTTCCGTAATCCAAATAAGGTACCAGAAGAAATCGAAGATACGATTACTACATTATGGCAGTATATCTTCCATAATGTATGTCATATTCATCCAACGCGGTCTCGTATTGTTCGAGATAGTCAACATACTCGATTTGCGACAGTGACACAAGATACAGATTCCACTATGGTAACGATTGCCAAATATATGGAACTTATGTTAAGCCAAAATCTTACTAATCAAGTAGCTGCTGAAAACGAAGATGAGTTAGACTTCATCTGTTGTAATATCATGGCATATATATTAACACGCTATTCACAATGTTTCTTAGAACGATATTGTCAAGATGTGAATATGCCAGCAGACCAACATAAGCGTATCAATATGAAGAATGAGTTTTATAACTTAACAATGATATTGACACCAAAGAAAAAACGGTATGTATCATATACTCGATTACAGGAAGGTCAATTAATTGATCCACCTATGGTTAAGATTTCTGGTTTGGACTTTATTAAGTCCACTACATCAGATGATGTAAAATCATTCTTTACATCTATTATTCATGATGATATTCTGAATGTGGATGAAATTAATGTAAGTTCCATCATTCGTAAAATTAAGAACTTTAGAGAGATACTTAGAAGTTCATTCCTTAATGGTGAACTTACTTATTTAAACCTAGTATCCGCCAAAGAACCAGAAGCGTATAAGAAACCATATAGTCAGCAAGCCATTAAAGCAACGATCGTATGGAATGCTGTTGAAAAGAATCGACTTATTAACCTTCCTGAAAAGATATTCATTGTTAAGATGGATTATAAGACAGAGAAGCGATTTAATGATAACATTGATCGATTTGGTGATGTGGGTGATATTATCCGTAAGGAAATATTCGAAAGCCCTATTGGTGAGATTGCTAAAGGTGGTATCACGGTAGTAGGTATACCACAAAACATTGATCGATTACCACAATGGGTAATCGACACGATGGATATTGATACAATGGTAGATGATATCATCTCTAAATTTAATCCTATCTTAGAAAGTTTAGGAGATATTACATTACGTACACGTTCTGGTACCTCTCATATGAGTAATATTATTGACTTATAGTGAGGAGAGGGCTTTATGAGTAAAAAGGGACGATACATATTAACGGCAGTGGAATGGTTCATTCGACTCGGTTTTGGAGCAGTTTGTATTATAATCCTATATGGATTATTGAAACTGCTTGATGTTATTTATTAAGGAGACATAATGAATGGATACATTATTATTTACATTTAGGGTTGACGAAATCAACAAAGTGGAGTCTGAAGGGAAACGATTCTTTATCCCTGGATGCTCTTGGTGCTATTATACCGTATACGGTAATAAAGTAATTCTAAAGGATATGCAAGATAATCAACTCGGTTATCTAAACGATGTTGAAAACCTTGATATCTTAGGGTTATATGTAAAATCATTACCTGGAACCTATCGAATCCGTAAGGTATGGGAACATCGTGATGATAATAAAGTGAATATGTCATGGATTGGTGCTATGGGTTGGATTCAAGCCAATCGGGTATTCGATATTGATGAAATCTTATTGGATAGATCAGTTCATCCCATTGTGATTCGATCTTTCCCAGAAGATGGTGGCATTATATTACGATATGATCCAATCGATTCGATAGGGGTTGACATATATAAAGCTACACGTTGGATGGGGGATCAAAAAACAATTCTTGATATGAATAGTAGTGATATTACACGAATTTTCAGTCTTACTAGAATTTTGGATCCCACGGATATCACACATACAATAGGAGTAAGTCGTAAAGGTGATGGTTCTATCGTTGAGATTCAAATACATATTGAATCATTATTACCATCCGTCTTGAGGCAACAACTTAACGCCGTACTTAAATTCACTCCATACGCAGTTATCGAATCACTCAGTCATACTAGATTAGCGATTTCAGATAGTGATAGAGAACACGAACTTATTATACTGGATATTCCAGAGCTTATTAATTCAACGATTACGTTAGAATATAATGAAGCTACAAAAGTTCTTAGTATGAAATAACATAGAGGAAACTAACGTTTCCTCTATGTATATATTATGAATAAGTTCGTATATCGAAGTTTACAATAAACTATTGTAACATATTTTATTGATTTGGAGGAAATTATGGAAAGTTATGACGTAGAACTCGTTGGTGATATCAACTATGAAGCCTATCACAAGCGACTTACTGATACCGTATTTAATATCCATGCCATTGTAGAAGATAAGAAACAGTGGAAAGCGGTATTTAATGAACTATATACATACATGAAACAGGGATATGAACAAGAAAAAGTTCGTAAACACCCTGTACAATTTAGATTTTCAACTGATAAAGCTGAACAGATTAAAACGATGCCAGTGACACACTTCATTGTCAATCTAATTATCTGGAATGCTTTTAGAAAGTTGGATAAAGTAGAAGATATTGGTAGTCCACATATCTTCGATGGTGCTAAGATTACGGAAGATTATATTGCTGATTATATCAACCACAATTTAATTGCACCATATCATAAAGAAGTGGATATCATCTCCATGAATGAAGCGTTAGATGATATGATCTATGCGTTATCCCAAATCTTTACTGATTTTGGTATTCTAGCTGGTACAACGATGGATATGGAATCCTTTATTGAGTTGGCTCAACGCTATCCTAGATTCCGTGAAATCCTACATACTAAATTGGATGACACATTACAACCAAAAGAAATTGAAGATACCATCTTCAATTCCCGTAAAGAATTCTTGGATATTATCGTTAATGATGAAGATAATCATCTAAAACCATTCTTAGTAACAGGTGCTGGTATTAATACAGGCCAGTTACAAGAATTCGCTATCTCAGGTGGTTTAAAACCTGACGTAGAAGGTAATGTTATTCCAGTACCAATCAATAGTAACTATATCGCTGGTGGTTTGAACTCCATTAACAACTTCTATATTGATGGTCAAGCAGGTCCAAAAGCATTGATTATGAATAGTACAGTTATGGGTAAATCTGGTCACTTTTCCTATAAGACTATGATTCTCACATCGTCCTATAATATCAGTAAAACCGTTGATGACTGTGATACAAAACGGTTAATTGAACTTCATGTGACTAACCGAAAAGTATTGAAAAAGATCAATGGTCGGTATTATCGGTTACCTGATGAAGACCCATCCGTATTACATGTAGTGAATATGGAAACAGATGAACATTTAATTGGTAAAACGATTCTTATGCGTTCACCAGTCACATGTACTGCACATGATGGTATCTGTCATAAATGCTATGGTGATTTGTATTACATCAATAATACACCAAGTTTCCATGCAGGACGATTTGCTGCTACCCAAACAAACAACCCAATTCAACAAAAGATTTTGTCCACTAAGCATATGCTGAAAACAAATTCTGATAAGGTTGAGTTTAGTGCAGACTTCTATCGCTTCTTTGCATTAGATGCTAATAAAATCATCTTTAATATGGATTCAAAAGAAGATTTGAGCCAATGGTTCTTACAAATCCGAAATGAAGATTTGTATACTATGGATGATATCAGTAGTTCGGATTTCAATGATCATACAGAGATTATTTATCTCAGGAACAAGGATACAGACGAGATGATTCCTATTCAAGAAATTGGAAAACCTGATGATCCTCGTGAGCTATACCTATTCTCTGATGTTAGTAAACATCTAAAACCAATTGGTGCCGACTTCATTGGTATTAAATTAAGTGCGTTGGATATCGAATCCCCAATCGCTATGATTAATATCGTTAATAATGAAGTAAGTAAACCATTGAAGAATATTATCCGTCTATTGGATAAGAAAGACCATTATAATTGTACAACGATTGATGAAATGGTCAATGCCTATAACAAGTTGACTATCGACTCTGGTATGAGTGTAGATTCTGTACATACAGAAATGATTCTTAAGGGATTAATCCGTAGTACGGAAGATATTCTACAACCACCAGCATTTAACAATGAAGAGAAGATGAATGATTACCAAATCTTAACGGTAAGTAAAGCATTGGCATATAGTCCATCGATTGCTTTATCATTATCGTTTGAAGAATTAGGTCGTCAATTCGTTAAACCATCTACATACAATAAGTATCGTAAATCTGATTACGATATCTTCTTCAAAGAAGAAATTAAAGATGAGGCTAAAAAATACAATCGAGCTCAAAAACAATATAATGAAATTATGAAAGAGCTTAAATTGCGTAAGTTAGCATCTAAAGAATTACCTTCTGATGAACAGTAACGTAAGTAAAAGAGAATGGGTTCGCCCATTCTCTTTTTTTACTGTTATACCTAACGATTGTAAGTATATATTATAAATATGAGGATATGTTAAGCCTCATGTTTATATCTTTTATTAAGGAGGAAAATACAAATGGAAAAGTTACTTATCGGTAACATGTCAAAACAGGAGGTCAAGGCACTAACGCGATTGGTACAACAACGCAATCCTGAGTTGATGAAGTTGGTCAACTGTACCCATACAACTAAGAATGGGCAGTTAGCAACTTTCAAATTAAGTGACGGCAGATTTCGATGCCGTCACTGTGGTGTCATACTAGACATTCGTATGTCCCAACAACACATGACTCCACGAAATGGGAGGATCGATGTTGCCGACAGAATTCAACAAGCAAAAGCCGAAACCATCAAAATCCAGAAAGATTCTGAACATGGCTATGAAATTTGGGTAAAACTCCCAAAGAAAATGGTTGCATTGTTACAGTCCCGCTATAATAATGAGCAAATAGTGGATCAAGTTGAGTCATTGTTACAAGATGCCAGACGTATCAGTATTCCAAAATGGATGGATACAGTAGCTGGTAGGTTATATGGGCTTGATCGAAATGTTCCATATGTGAACTTGATGATCAAGATACCACATATATTTCGAAGAAACTTATCCTGTTCAGATACCAAGCTAGCTAACTGGGCAGTAAGGGTGTTATGGTCTATGCTTAAAGATGACCAATCATCAATCAATGATCTATACTTGAATAGTGAAAACTTTATGCAATTGGCAAAACAAAGTTACCACTATAGATCGATGGATGCCTATAAAAATGCCACATTGGACGAATGGTTGGTGCAGGCATCAAGAAAGGCGACAGCACCAAAACGATTAGTAAAAGAAAGGGGATCTGTTAATGATTGAGAGTAGAGAACTTGATAAGAAGTTCCAAGAATTCTTAAATGTCTGCGATATGACCAAAAGAGATCCGATCATCGAATTGAATCGGGCGATTGAATATATCAATTCCAATAATAAGGAAATTGAATATATTAACGCAATATCCATTAGCCAAATCACTCCAGCATTGGCTAACTGGATTAACAACAACCAAAAAACGTTATCAAATCGAATGATGGATATCGTCGATTTACTAGAACGCACAAATTGTCGTATTGTGTCTCATATAGGTAGGAACGTATCTGCCCATGCTATGAAAGAAACGCAGGGGGATATTATTGGAATTATTAAGCTCCCCAAAATGTACCGTTCACAGATTATGTATCTAATGAATGAGTACAATCTCGACCCATTGATTTTCAGACTCATCGTCGTTGGTGAGTTTGAAGGGCTCGATATTCTAAAAGAGGCGCAGCAAGAAGCGTATAAGTACATGGCTTCTGCACGTCGGGATAAGGATGGTGATATTGTATATGACTATGTATAGAGATAGTGAAATAGACAATATCATTGATGCCATCCTTTGGGAGTGTTACCAAAAAGGAGTAGACCCAAGAGCTCTACTTCAAAAGGTATTAAATAATGTAAGAAAGGGGGAAGTGTAATGAGAATAGACTTCTGGCCGATCTTACAAGCCTTCTTTGAACATGACTTAGCTATGGATGTTGTTAAGTTATTTTCAAAGTAAAAAAACGAAGAAAAAAGAGAAGCAAACGCTTCTCTTTTTTTTTTGACTATTTTTCATCAATGTCATCGACAGTTGGTGGGACATAGATTTTATTCGCTTTTTGAAGTTTCTTACTCATTTTTTTGTTAGATTCTTCACGAATAGTGGCACTACTGGAAACAACCGTATGTTCTTCACCAGTTACCATGGATTCATAGTTTGTATCATGAATCATTTCCACTTTTGTTGGAGGTAATGGTTGCGGTTTAGTGAAGTTGTCAGTTACTTCAGACATGTTTAATGGTTTATCAGTAACAAGACGAGTTGGGTTGTCTTTGGTAGTAGGTTCATAGGCTTGTTTTAAGCCTTGTTTTTTTGGGTCGTTTTCTTTATCATAGTTACAAAGATCAAGTTCCACTTTAGAACCATCACTCAATACTTCATAAATGCGTACGTTGTACATAAGCATTTGAGAAATATGTTCCAATGTTTCCCAATATGGAATATCAATCGGACCTGCTACATTAAGAACAGGAATATCACCACGATAATCGATTATGATTTGTTTCTTTTCAGTGAATACGTTCATCAATAGTCCTCCTATATACTAGTATATTAGTAAAGTATAGTATCAGGAACTAAACGATCGATTTCATCGAAAATCAACGCTTCTTCAACGCTACCTACTGGTGCACAATCCCCACATTCAGAAGGGTCTGTTTCAGGGATGCTGTCAATAAGAGCTTCCAAAGCTTCATCTTCTTCGGATTGTTCTTCATCTTCAGTTTCTTCTGTTTCAGCTTCTGTTACAGTATCTTCAGCTTCTGCATCTTCAGCGTCGACTTCGTCAGCTTCACCTACATAATTTAAGATGGCATCTTCATCCATGAAGAAAGATTCTTCAGCAGCTTCTTCGTCTTCTTTATCAGATTTTTTGCTATCTTTGGAATCTTCAGTATCTTCATCGGAATCTTTAGATTTTTTATCAGAATCTTTGGATTCGCCGTCTTCTTCAGGGTGACCAGTTTTGTCACGTTTTGTTTCTTTTGTATCTTCTTCTTCTGCTGCTTCCATAATAGCATCGCGTACATCAGAACCAAGAATTTGTTCTAACATCAAATCATGATATTGTTGTTCTGCACGTTCTGCTTCGAAAGTTGCATATAACGTTTTTAAAGCCATTGTAATTGACCTCCTAAAAATTAGTACTAATCATTTTTTTTAAGAAGATGATCGTCCATCGTCGTAGAGGACGCCTTACTATCATTAGTAAGTTGATTAATGAGTTGTCTAAGGCTATATAATACCAAAGGTATGAATACGAAGGTTTCCAAACTATACGGGAATCGTCGTCTATCGATATTATCTAACCATTTAGTTAGACTCAATACATTGTCAGTTGTGCAATACATAAATACAAAATGTTCCCAAGGACGTTCCTTAGGTGGTAACAGTGTACCATCATGGTATTCAATCGCATGTAAGAAGTCCTTACTGATATACTTATAGTAGGAATCGTTGAATGGACCCAATGGATAGTCGAAGAATTGCATATACTTGATTCTTCGATCACGATAGTAGTCAAAGATAGATACTTCAGCCATCATAAACGTAGGTTCTACGTTGAAATAGGCAAGTAGTTCTTCCCAATCATCGAAATCTTTATGAACGACCCTATCATAGATCGTGTTCTCATATTCGAAGTTGTTGACTTGACGTTCTTCTTCATATACATAGACAGTATTATTCGTTTTCTTATCATAGAAGATTTGATTTCTGTTCACAAAACGAGAAATCGTATAGTCATACATGATATTTTCAGAACTTACCATATAGAGTAACGCATTGTATTTTGCATTGAGATACTTTTGTAAGTATCCGGTCTTAAGATTTTCATAAATCTGACGAATGCGATTCATCAGTTGCAAATCTTCAGATTTGATTAAACAATTATCACCAGTACCAATATTCTCAAATACGCAGTTATATTCTTCCACCACTAAGGTATCGAGCACATCTACATCGTGCTCGTCTACTGATTTGATAGTGAAGGCTATATTATAATACCCATTACTTTTAATGGTGTCGTATTTTACATCAGTGACACGGAATAATGCCTTACGACCTAAATAGTCGATATAGAAATAATCATCGGGTAATGGATAAATCGTATTCGGTAGAATAACGGCATTGCCATCATAGGATGAGTTTAAACCTTCATCTTCCTCTTGTAAATCTAACTGTATCTGTTCGATACCATAGAGTGGGAAGTTGTAGATTTTATTATAACGGATTGGTGAACGACTATCAATCAATCCTTCTATATCTTTAAGACCTTTATCGGTGGTAGATCTACGTGTGTTCACATGATAGAATGTAGTGAACGTTGGTTTTTGCTCCAGGAACGTAGAATATTGTGACGTAATTCGACTCTCTGCGAGGTTGACATTCTGGTTGATAAACTCTGATTTATCAATAAATCTAGCCAATCGGTTTCACCTCTTTCTAGTAAGAGAATATTATAGATTTGTTTAAAGTACAGGTTTATATTCACCACATTCTATTATTGATTAATTATTGTCAATATTCGGTATGTGGTACGAGCATTCCTCCAATAATATAACTATAACATGAATTAGTCTATCAACAGAACATGCTTAACTTTTCTAGTTTTGTACACTAATACAAATCATTTCACATGATACGTTTTCACAATGTGAAGTACCACAGATCTGGGCGTCTTATCTCTCTTTTAGGACCTTAGGTTAAAATACTATACATACATCTACAACGACACACATCACAATCCCAGATCGATTTACTCAGTAAATCAAAAAAAAATAATTAATCAGTATAAAATAATCGGATACGCATTTGCGTATCCGATTTTGTTGTTTCCATATACTTTAGTGAGACACCGATGGAGGGAGTGAATTGTGTCTTTAATGAACCGGTCAGGGAAAACCGGTTGGGTGTGTTGTAAGTCTATCATTGGGGTTTCATTGTATCTCCCATCCGATAAAGCATTGGATGAATTTTTGTATTGTTTATGGGAGAGTATAGTATCGGATGGTGCAAGGAAGATAAGGGGTAAACCTTGCAATGATACAATGAAATGATAGACTGTGAGAGAGTTAGTGATTTAATACTCTAGCCGTTAACTGCAGGGAATCAGTTATGGCATAGAGAAATACTCCATCGGTGTCTCACTAAAGTATATGGAATGGATGCTGTCTAATTTTAGTTGGTTAATTATTTTTGGGTTGTTAAGTAATGTAATATCTTGGTTAGATATTATAGGAGAGAAGTTCAGACAGCATCCATCCTGTAAATTAAGATATATCTCTTAATTTACCTGTCAATAATATATATTTATTTTATGAGTTAATACGTTTGAGTATGGCTGTTTGTAAGTTACTCAATACTGTATCACAATAGTCTTCCCCAATCAGTATACATTCCATGTGCTTTTGGTCTTTGGGTGTCATACTATCAAAGTAATCAGATGCTTCTTGTTTAGCTTCACGGATACATTCCATAATCACTTTTTTTAATTCTTCATTAGTCATACGTCATCATCTCCTAGTTAGTTTAATCTCCTGTGCACATATCTTATCTCGTGGTACACCAAAATCCTTTTCACCTGGATAGGTATTATATAAGATATTGATGTCTTTATACCAGTCTTTAAGATAGAGTAACTCATTATAAAAATCAGGTTGTTTATCTAAATCGGAATATATGTTAATATGAAGATTCTTAATGAATCCTTTCCGTAGAAAGTATTCTAAGACTCTTGTGTATCCAGAACCACATATAGCAGCATAGATATGACTACCTTCTCGTTTTTCACCCATATTGAACGCTACGGATAGTATGTCGAATATCCCTTCAGACAGATGTAATGTTACGTCATTATCCATAATATTCATTTGTGAGGGTATCGTATAGAACTTCTCAGCACCTATAATATAATCATAAATACGATAATTGATATACCGATATTTACTATTGGGGTTAATAGAACGAAAGATAATGTAGTTTTTAGAACTAGATAAAAACCCGACATAATCTCGTTCCATTTGGTCAATCGCCCAGGCATACTTCTTACTAACCTTGGCATGATTCAATTGTAAGAAATCTTTAATGGACGTTATGACTCGCAGAGCTTCTAACTGCTCATACTTAAAATTGATTCCTAATCGATTACGAAGATATTCCACTTTGTTATGGTGTTCTTCCCGTATCTTAGGAATCTCTATATTTTGTACTTGACCATTCTTACTTCGTTTCGTTAACGCACTCCGTCGACCATTCGCACGATTAAACTGTTCTAATTGAATCGTACTATCTATATCGCCAATGTCTTTATCCAGTAAGAATTGTCTATCGACTAATCCAGCTTCTTCACAGATCCAACAATGATACACTAAGGGTTCATCATTTCGTACCCATATGGAACAATGAGCTCCATCATGATGTTTTTTAGAATCACCACAAATAGGGCAGCGAACGACTAGATGTTCTTTATCTTCCCATTTAGCATAGGGAGTTTCTTCAAGAAGTCGGATTACATTTTGAATTGATGAAATTTCCATTATTTTACCATAGTTTCTCCTGCATTGTATTCATCACAATTGAGTGAAACTCTTTCTTTACAGAATCAGGTTCACCTCGTAGTATGTCCATCACACCACGGTAATTACCTTTTTGTAATTTCTTTAATATAAGATAATCACGTAATGTAATTTGCATCATTCGATGATGTCTAAGGTTACCTTCACATGTGATGTATTCAGCAAAGAATTGGAAATCACCCGGTTCAAGATGTATCACATCAGCATCATGATATAATTGTTTCATATATCGATGTAAACGACCTAAGCTCTTTTTCTTATAGTGTGTATAGCGATCCTTTTGATCCAATAATCTACCCCATGCAATCAAATCACTACGATTCGCTTTTCGTAGCACAAGGTTTAGTTGTTTAAAGTAACTTACTGTATCCATAGTATTTTCTCCTCATGTTAACAAAGAATAGGGAATAGCATATCGCTATTCCCTAATATAATATATACTTAGATTTGATTTACAAAATCCAAGAATTCTTGTGAAAGAATATCAAGATCCATTTCGATTGGTTCACCTGTCAGTTCAGGATTGTCATAATCCACATAGGTGAATTCAGTATTGATTAGTGTGGATAAGATATTGATAATCAAATCACCTTTACCAACATCATTAATCGTCTTAAACTTCTCATTCCGAATGTTTTGGTATACGGAAGAGGTTTCCACTTTCTCAATGAATTTAGAGTTGTGGATTGTACGACTATTGATTTTACCATTGATATTAGCGGTAATGATTTGGTTCAAGTATTGGTAACCACTGAATTCCATCTTACGTTTCATCAAAATCATCAATTTGATATATTGCTTTAAGGTAATATGGTTCAAATCATTATAGCCACCAAAGTATTTACTATAGTAATAGAAGATTAAATTCTTACTGATACGGTTCACTTTGAATTGTTCCGTATAGAACTTGATTTCATCTTTACTAATCTTGATACGATTTTCACGTTTGATACGCTTGATCGTGCTATCAATGTTAACCTTTGATAAGAGAATGATATTCTCATCAATCTTAACAGCACTCATTTCAAGCTTATCTAAATACGATAATCCTTCGGAGTCTTTCTCCTGATTGATTTCCTTATAGTTCATATTGAAGTTCTTATGGGAAGAATACTTCAATTGTGTCTTAATGATAACACTATTAAAGGAAATAATGGATTTATCAAATTGATACTTGAATACATTATCAACGATGATATTCTTATCCAAGTATTCTTCAGATCGAGAGATAACATCCACAGACTGTGCTTCATACTTATCCCAAATGATCTTGTTTTTCTTGTACGATAATTGTACAGATACATTGATAGAATTGAACAATTTTTGATATAAGTTAACATGTTCATTCTCTTCAACGATATCAAAGATTGGTCGATAGTATTCGATCAAATGTGCATTTTCAGATTTAGACTTCATTGTGGAAATGTAATGCATTACCATTGGAATGAAGATTCTAATGAAAATAGAAATTAGCATCAATAACTTCGCATGATGATTGGTAAACTCAAGAGATTCATAGTAGGAAATCCCTTCCTTTTTCTTTTGGGTTAAATCAACACGATAGTTATCGTTAACCATGTTCATTACTTTCTGATACATGGTAGGTGTTACGATATATTCATATAGTAACTTGATGAAATCTTTTCGACCCATCTTGATTTTACGAGATTCAAGTAAGTACTTAAGACCTAAATAGTTACTCAATAACTCATTATCTGGATCATAGAATTTGATGAAGTAATTCATATACTTCGTGATTTCACCGAACTGCTTTACATAGGCATCCTTATAGACTACGTAGAAATCATTTAATCTACGTACTTGACTAGGGATGTTAAAAATGACATCGAATGGCACAATGACCTGTTTCGCTGTATAAGTAATGACTTCATCACCAGGACCATATACCCATTCATCAACAGGTATCACGCCTTCCGGAACAGGGTCAAGAATGATATCATTCGTTTTTACATCTTCATTCATCTTATCTTCTCCATCTCATCATGAAATAAAAAACACCAACGCTCGGTATCAAAATGATAATATATGCTTATCTTTTCTTTCGAATTGTTTTTACACTTCGCGTTGTTTTAACCGATTTGGTTGTCTTTACCGCTTTTGTTAAGCTTGTTGCTTTCACTGGTTTGGTTGTTTTAACCGTGGTTGAATTGGTGTCATTATGAAAGCGATGACGCTTGAATTTATCTACATTAAGAGTTAATCGATTTTTGATATTCGATAATGATAGTCGACTGACTTTGTTATAGATACGAAGAATTTCATAATAGTCCTTTGTATTCTTAACTAATTCTTCAAACTTACCAAAATTCCGATTATGTAAATTACGAATAAAACTAGGTCGATTCATAAGATACATGACCGCAAAATAAATGGTATAATCAAACCCAACTAATTCCTTTGGATTCTGTTTAGTTGGTTTTACTTTAAGAATTTTATCATCAAACTTGTCTTGTAGACCATCAATCAATAACCCTGTACGATAATATACATAAGCATAGCGATATGCAAACGATGGGGTATTAGAAAACACCCGAACAGTCCAATTCTGTAAACTGTTTTGTTTAGCGATATCATCGGTTGGTGCAAAGAACTCAAATATAACATCATAGGCAAGGTCAATCCCTCTGTCTAGTGATTTACTTGATGGAATTTTCACATGGATGAAATATGATGAATGGGACTTATAGTACTTTACATCTAAAGTAGGAAATCGTTTAATAAACTTCGTATACCGTTCCTTATAACTACCTTCTATACTAGCATATCCATAAATGGTTTGCTGTGTTCTAGCTCGTTTTTCGGTTAAGAAGTCTTTTAGTGTTGGATAAAATCGATCCATATGCACTATCTCCATTAATCAAATAGAAAAGTAGATAGAAGGAAAACAATAATTCCTTCTATCTACTTGTGCTTGATAGCTTAATTTTTTATATCAGCTGCCAGATATTGGTTAGACGAAATGATTACACCAATGATAGCAATAGCACTGCGTAAGATTTCAATATCTGTACGGCAGGAGTTAATGATATCAGTGGAGAATGATTCAGATACCAAATCATAACAACGATTATCCATCGCTGAATTTTCTACAATATACGCAACACTTTCACGTGTTACTTTAGGATCCTTATTCTTATGGATCGTTTGTACTACATCTAAGAATGATTCATACGCAATATCCGCAATGGTTTGAATAATAGGGTCTTGTTCAGATAAGCGAGTATTCAATTCAGGCATACATGCTTGAATAATCGCTGTATTACAACCTGGATTGATACCGTAACGAAGAGCTGAATCACATGCTTTAATTGCATCATCTAAGGCATCATCGTTCATTTTCTTTTCCAGTTCACTATTACCACCCACACGAATCGTTGCGGATTTTAGTGCTAAACGAGATAAGCGTTCTTTAGCCGCAATGAAGTCTTTAGAGATATAGCGTAAGTTTTCTACTTCCGCTAATTCTTTTTCCATATCACCACGAGCAATATCAGTACGAAGTTTAATCATGTTAGCATCTTGATTAGTCAACCCAGTGAATTCAATTGTTTTATTTGTCATGAGTACTTGTTCTGATGTACCAAAGCGTTTAGCTACTTCTTCTAGCAACTCATTGACTTTTTCTTCTGGGTTTTCTGGTACTGGTCGATTATTCCAGAATTGTTCGAATGGTTCGGGTTGCATAGTTTCTTTAGCTTGTTCATATTCATTCCATTGTACTTGTTGAGCATTCAATGTATTCAATGTTTCTAATAAATGATCAGCATCCATAGGATTAATAATCGTATTCCCTAAGAAAGCAGATGCATCATCATAGATATCACGCTGAATCGCTTTAAAGAATGGTGCTTTACCAAAGATCATTGGGAATGGAATGGCACCAGCTTGTTGTTGTTGTTGTTGATACCAAGCACGGAAACGGTTGATATCGTTCTTCACTCGATCTAAGAATTGGTCATCATAATACGGAGCTATCACTAATAATTGTCTTTGACCTGTTGCGTCAGACTTAGCTATAGCCGCATTCATGATCTTAATTAAATCCCAATGCTTATTTTCAAGGGTGAAGTTGAATAGTACTACAGACGGTTGTTTTAACTCCACTTTAGTACCATTATCAGTATTACAATAGATGCGATCTAAATAGGATGCATCAATATAGAACATATCATCTTTGATTTCATACGATGGTTCGTTTGTATCAGACATAGCTTTGCTAATCGTTACATCACGACCACATGTTTCATAGATGTCATGAATGATGTTCGTATAGGTCTTATCATCATTGGTAGCAACCTTAGCGATATTCGTTACAATATCCAAGAAGTTCTCATCAGTCAACTGTTGAGCATTGGATTGAATGTATTGGGATGCTACATCAACGAATTGATTCACATATTGTTTCAAATCACGAGGACGTAATGCTTTCAATTCATCGGATTGAGATAAACGGTGTAAGAAGTTATACGCTGCGATGATGGAAGATGTAGAACCATCACCGACTTTCATAACCATTTGATGAGAGATAGTTAAGATGGTATTTAAGATCGTATTATCTGTACGGTTATTGAAGTGGATATTCTTCAATACCGTAAAACCATCTTTAGTCAAATGATATGTACCCATAGATTCAATCAGTGTGCTGGCACCATAGGGTCCTAATGTACTTTTTAATGCAGAAGCCACCATCTCGAAGATTTCTTGCATACGAGTTTTGAATTCAGCTTCTGTAATGACATTCCAAGGATGTTTAGTTTTGTTATCTGGAATCAATTGTGGAAATGTAGGTCTAGGTGCACTAGACGTTTGCTCCATTGTATCAAACGAACTACTTGTATCTTTTACTACTTTAACGGAGATCTGATTATCTTCCGCTTGATTATATACTTCACTCATAGTGGTATCTCCTTTATCCATTAAATAGGTATGATTCATTAATAATGAGTATAGGGAAAGTTGATACATTGACGTTATCCGCTAAGTCATGTTTCAGTATAAAATCCCGTTGATAATTATAACCATATGCTCCGACACCAAATACCATCTTAGGGTATTTACCTGTACTGATGAGCCCCGCAACTCGATCAGCATCTGTGTCGTATACTAAATTGACAGATCCAATTCTGTCCAATACCCGTTCCAAGCTAGCACCTGTCACGTATTTGATTTTACCTAAACCATGCCTTACTTTGAGATCAAACAATTGACGCTTATCATAGGTGGGATTCCACACATAGATATCGTTAATTGCTTTCGAAAACTTATAGTTCTCCAGTACTTTATCAAATTTAAGTGTTCGATCATCATCTATATATAGTTTCTTAGATTTATCGTATAGAAACTGATAGTTCTTTTCATAATCGAACTCTTTGATAGCTAGCCACTCGAGAACATTCTTTACTGGACGATGTAACCAATGAAGCATTAATGCTTCATCTGTTAATGTATCCAGTAGCTTAAAATCAATTAAGTCTTTAAATTTATCACGAAATCGCGTCTTCACTAAATCTAGGATATAAAAATCCGCAGTCTTAATGATGTCACGATACGTTACCAAGATAGTCAGACTCTTGAGTTTATCATCTTCACTCATAGAACCTCCAAAAAAAATACTTCCGAAATACATCGGAAGTATTTTCTAGTCACTAACGAATTACATCAAGTCGCTTAATGCATCAAACGATGCTGTTGATGTTTCCGCTAACGAACCGCCACCATTATCATTGGATAGAGTATCAGTTGGTGTTTTAATATCCCAAATATTTTGAGATGCCCCACCACTGGAACGGTTCACAAAATTAGTACGATTACCGCTACCGTTATCAATACCTAATTTACCAGAAGCTGCGGCTCTGAATTCATATTCTCGGTTGATACGAAAACGGTTAGAAAAGTTATCTGCATGTACACCAGCATTCATTAATGCGGAGCAAGCAGTAAAGAATTCGCCTACACCCACTAATTCAGTGTATTGGCTATTCATATCGATTTCACCTGTTGTAGGTGCATATTTGGTAATCACTGGATGTTTATCGAAATGGAATACCATGGATTCTGCAGGAATACGGTTTTCATCTAATTTACGATAGATACCAATGAATGGTTTGACTTCACCATATTGGTTAACACCAGTGGATACTACGAATAAGTTAACACGTGCACTCACAACGGCACGAGTGCATTCTTCCCCTTTTTCAATAGCAGGGAGAATATCTTCTTTAATATATTTACCCACCAATACAGCATTATCTGGACTAAGTGCTACAGATACAGATTTTTTATAATCGTATACTTGTTTATTAGCTCGCTCAGCTTCAGGAAGTGCTGGATGGATTTTAATAGATGCCATACCATTCCAGTAATCGAATACGATGGTAGCATCTCCATTGTAGAATTGAATCCCACGAGTGTTGATATTATCAGTAGGATTCGTTTGACTTTGAGACGTCATAGATGTGTTGAATGCCATAATAAAAGCCCTCCAAATATGAAATAATTTATCAATACCTGTTTGTTAGCTATAATGTTAGATATTACTATCCCTTTCGAACAAACAGTAACAAGAATGAGTATGGATTAACCATACTCATTCTCATAATATATACTTATTAGGTCATTTCATCTTCTGTGTATGTGATGTAAGAATCAATCTTAACACCATTCTTTGATTTAAGATGAAGGTTTTCGTCAGGTAACCGTAATCTCCATTTTGTGGAATATACACGCAATGGAATATCGATATAGGTTTGACCTTCTTCCGTCAGCATAGTAAAGGATATAGATGCTGTTTTGAAGTTAGTCCAAACACCCTTATCATTCATATATTCTAATACTAGGTTTTCCAATCCAGCCTTTTGAGACGGTTGCATAAAGGCAGCACCACTAGCGGCAGTTTCATCTTTCACAAATTCGTGAGAAATGAAGATACGTTTAGGAGAGAATTTAATATTCCCTTCAATACCATTAGCGGTATATCTAAGCTGTTCTCCCACATAGGATTCTTGGTCAGTTGTCCAAGTGTATAATGGAATATCCATGTTTTCGATGTCTGGACCATATATGATGGATACGATACCAATATTAGGTTGACCAATGCGAACTTTAGGTTCGATGGTACCACCGTATGTGATATTGTAGTTACCGGTTGTACCAGGTGTTAAACCATTTGACTTATCATAGGTTGCGTTGACATTGACTTGATTGTTATTAGCGTACTCATCACCATTGATAGTAATAAGTTTACCAGCAATATAACCTGCACCAGCACCACCGCCACCAGATTTAATGTATTTAGTAACACCATCTTCCATGATAAAGAATTTACTTACTTTACCAGGTTCACCATCATGACCAGGTAAACCACCAGCACCACCTTCAAGGATAGGGTTATCATACCCTTCAACTCCTTCAATCCAAATCTGTTTAACAGATTTACCAGGAAGTCCTCGACCAGCTTCTAATTGGTCAGCAGTCAAAGAATTTAATCCTGGGTAGGCTGGGTTGGTATCAATGGTGCCATTAAATTTAGCACCTGGAATCGGTTTGTTATTGGTAATGATACTATCACCCAATAAAGCATTATTACCATTCATGCTAACGATGTTAGCAATTGTTTTATCAGCTGTAGCAACTTTAACTACAGTGCCACGGACATTACCCATACGAGCAAATTCTCTTTCAGCATACGGTTGTGTTCCAGGGTCATTCGTGTTAGGGCTTAGACCTTGAGAACCAGCACCACCCATACCAATAGCATCTACTTTAACTACATGCATGGTAGGTTCACCATTACCAAAATGGAATGATGTGCCATTATCTTCTTTAGATTTAGTGGTCAATGGTAAGTCAGCACTGACTAATTCGCTAGTGCCGCGCTTAGGACTTGTATTATCGGTAGCATTACCGAAGTTACCGACTACTACATTGAGTGATTCAATGTTGGATACATCGATTACGGTAGACCGTAATTGACCCGAAGCACTATGTCTATAGGCTGATGTAGTATCATTATATAGACCAGATGGTGTACCAAAATATAATGGTGTATTCACAGGGATTTCAGTACGAGTGACTTTACCTGTTACTCCATCAATACCGTAACCAATGATAGGAGAACCATCGAAGGAAACGGTTTGATAATCTACAGATGAACTGATCAATCTGTCTGTTTTACCTGTTTCAGTCACATAGGTATCAACAGATGAACTCAATAGTTGAGATTTCAATGCCGTGATATTCTTAGGGGTTACGTTATGAACGTAATCATATTCAGAACCACCTGCCACTGTGATGACACATACTTTAGTTACACCCACAGGAATATTGAATGTATATTGACCTGGTTGGGAATAGATCGTGACACCATTGGCAATGTTTCTATATGATTTTGATTTTAAACGAAATGTTTGTTTAGTAGCGTCATCTGGCTTTATGTATATATCGAGAAGATTCTCGTCATATGAGTTGGTAGAGCCTTGGACGTACCCTGGCATAGTTGTATTCTCATCGACCTTAACATCAGTCGAAAGATATGGTTGACCTTCTTCTAAGTCACCAATCGATGAATATATGTCAGCATAGAAGGTTTCGTTCGTAGTATCTTTGGTAAACTTAAATCGTTTATTGAGTTTAGCCATTATTAACGATTGACTCCTTTCTTATGAAATATTGTAATTGATATTACATCAATGTCTAAATAAAGAAGAGTTTAGGATATCCTAAACTCTTCTGTGTATTAACCAAATGATTCGATAATATCAGTATACCAATCGAATAACCAGTTGATATCTTCTGATGTGGCATGTAATACATTGTATGGCGTAATGACTGATGGGGTTGTCGCATTGATTACTTCCATCTCTTTATCATTCCAAGACGTTTCCGTTAATGGTTTTGATAATTTTCCGAAGTGTTTCAATCGATTGATTAATAGTAACATATCGAATGTTGTATTTAAATCCGTAGAAGAATTAATATAAATCGCTTCTTCTTTATGGGAATCAATCCATTGGACAACGGCATTGAGTCGATCCATCATGTTATTACATACCAGAAAATCCATATAATCAACACATGCTCTAAACATCATAGGATCCATCTTAGTCGTTTCACAGATAGAGTCAATATAGGCATCGATATAGGAAAGGAATTCAACGGGTGGAACTTCGAACACATAATGACTTTCCACAATCGCTTTCTTAATAGCAATAAATAAAGCGATTTTTGCTTGTTCACGATATACGCGAGTTACATTAGAAAAGCATTCATCGATGGATTCTTTACTCCCATTAGAAATGATTGGGTAGGTGTTCATAATTTCCACATAATATGGGTCTGACACCAATACACCTTGAGTAATTAAATTTCTAACAAAGGATTCCATCCGTGGACCATAGGTAGTCATATCTAATCGGCATAATCGATTCAATAAAATCAATCGTTCTTCCGAACGAGTTGATTTATCAAGTTTATCAATGATCACGTCTAACGGTAAATCATCAACGTGTGATACTAAATAGACTAATCGATTTTGTTCTTCCGTGACACCTTCAAGTATCGTTTCAACGGAAGCAATCTTTTCTTCTAATTGCACTGTACTATCAGTAATCACATTTGTTTGATGATCGTTACGAGCTAACTCATGTAATTCCACTAATTCTGGGTATTGATAAATGAATGGCTTACATTCATTCGGATACCAAACTATATTCATAATCAACCCTCCAAGGTCTTATCAATTAAAACAGGTTCTATTAATGCATACACATCTGATTCAAAGTATTTCAATACAGCCACACCGAAATCATCGGCATTAACAGACCGTAGTTTATTAGCTATATAATTAGACAATTTTCCATTACTAGACAGTCCAACTAAATAATCTAGTTCATGTTCAGATAAGCACTGGTTAATAGATTCCTGTTTAGACTTGTCCACTATCATATGAACTGCATTCAGTAATACCGCTAGATGAGAAAACATAAACTCATTATGTGTATATAATGACCGGGTAAAATCTTCTTTATGTTTCAAACACCAGGTGATATAGTTATACACTAAATCAAATGATGTATTCATATCTCGATCTTTTTCGTATCGTTTCACACATACGATGAGATAAAAATACAATGACCGGGTATTGTATTTCAGATATTCAGCATCAATTTTCTCCATTTTATCGATAATTCTAACTATAGATGCATTATATATAGATAGTGCTTTATCGACTGTAATAGAACCATCAATGAGTTTATCACGTAAATGTGATACTAATTGATCGATAGATTCGACAATTAACATCTTCTCTAACGATTTGGTCATCTTACATACACCTGCAATTTGAGTATATATTGTATTTGCTTTTTTAATATACTCTTCAATACTATGAGCTTCAATCGTACTTGTTTTCATAATATAATACGCTTTAACGATATTAGCCGATAAATCAAATAATTCATTTAGATTTAACGATTCGAATAATCTAATGAATTCTTTGATACTCATATCTCTATCAATCCAACTAGACATCAATCGATACAAGCATTCCAATTTAGTTTCCTTATCGAGTGTTGTTTCTAGTACAGACTTAACGTACATTGTATCATTCTCTCGATTGGATACATGGAACTGTTCGAGTAGATTTGGATACTCTCTGAGTAAACGTCTAGCTTGACACATATATTGGAAGCCAACTTGATTTACTTTTTGTAATTGAGTTACTTCTGGAAAACCAACTCCCCATAGTTCCTTCATCTCAGTTTCATATTGTTGAATCCGTGGGTCATCTTGAATGACTTCATAGATCCGTTCAGGTAGGTAAATTAACATCGATACGTCCTCCAACTATGCTTTGGTTATCGGTCGGTGATAAGCAAGCCTTATAATGACCGATACGCCATTTAATTAATTCATTTCTAAGATAGGTTTCAGTATCTTTATGCTTATTAGCAGCATCAGATACAGCCCATTCTATCGCATGGATATAGTCACACCAATTAGGATTTGGTTTACTGTAGTTACCAAAATTAACAGAGCGATCAACTATACAGCCACCATTACAAAAGTACCGAATATCACATGCTTCACATGTAGGATTATGGATACATTGGCGTTCCGCACACTCAATCTCTTCAGTAGCATCATCATTCGTTAAGTCGAAGTATGGTAATTTACTATTAGATATTGAGCAAGGGTATACACGACTATTATGAGAGATAAATATCTCAGTCATCAATCCACAACCACCATGATTTTGTTCAACTGTACCTGTGACATACTGTAGGTATTCGGTTGTGACAACCTTAGGGATAAACCGATTAGGGTTTTCTTCCAAGCCGGTTAGATAATAATCAATCACTGCGCTGTATTGGGATTTGAAGTTCTCATAATTATCATCAGGGATTTTGAATGGCGTTTTATTATGACCCCAGCAATAGTTAGCCCCTGTTTGTTTATGGAACTCTTCAAGTTCTTTAATATCAGCAAGTAAATCTTTCTCATTACCCGTCACTGTTTTCTGTATACAGATATAACGACTTAAGTCCATATATGTATACTTTCTTAACTCCGCTAATGCATCGAATGGAACCCCATTATGATCAACCCGAGTATTATTTCGTATATTATCATACGATACAACGATTTCAAATGGATACTGTTCATAAAGTTTCATAAGACGGTCTTGGTTAACAGTGAATCCTGTTATGATACCAAAACGATATCTTCGTTCATTTGTACCAGGAATCGTTTCATTATAATACTTAGGGATAATCTTTTCAATAATATCTATTTGTAAAGCAGGTTCACCACCAAAGAATGTGATGGTTCTGGAATAGTTCCCTTTATCTTGATTAATCAATTCCATGGTATATTCAACTTCTTCTAGTGTCATACCCTTCAACTCTGGATCAATATAGCAATATTTACAAGCTAATGGGCAAGCATAGGTTAGGTTGAAGAAGATGGATTGCCAGGAACGAAAACTATTCAAAGACCGAAGCATTCGTTTAATACGAGTTTTAAACTCTTTACTCAATTCCGGCATTTTGATTACCTCTAAATTTCATATATTCGAAATCCATAGTAGATTCCATACCACTACGCCATGTACGGTAACGTAGAATTCGTTCGATAATAAGTTCTCGATTCTTACAAGAATCAGAATATAACTTATCACGGAATGACAATAATGATTCTACTACCGTTTTAGTTTGCTCGCAATACCCAAGATTAATCTCATTGAGATTACCTAGATAGGAACGTTCATAGCGACAACCACCAAAGCAATATTTATTATAGTCACACGTGTCACAATCGGCTGGACGTTCGTGTACATCGGTAGCAATATCAGTATTAAGCTCTCTATCTGTAATATGACCCATTTTGAAGTCTTCAGAGTATTGTGATAGCATAGTACAAGGATAGATATCACCATTTGGACGAATGATAATTTCAGAACCTACATTACAAGCCATACACTTTCTATCTTCTAGGATAGACCCTATCATAGAAGCAAGACCTGCTGTAATAAATGGAGATTCGTCCGTCAGTATATCATCCAATATCAATCCTAATTCTCGTTTAAGAACTTCTGGGAAATCGGAATCCAAATTGGTTTCATGTACTAATGTGAAATCAGCATAGAATAAACCACTATACTCTTCACTCATACGTTTAAATTGTTTATACGTATCATGGAAGTAATATATATTCGAATCATTGATTACACATCGAACTTGTAATTTAACTCCTTGCTCTAAGGTGTATATAATATTCTCATATACTTGCTGAGCAACGGGGTCTGTATTGACTAACTTACGTTCACTTCCGTCAAATCCATCGAAAGATAGTTGTAATTCCCAAGGTGTAGTACTTGGTTTGATGACATTCTCTATCAATTCATGGAAGTTTGCTTTAGGGAACGTTGACGTTACAATTTGAAATACTTTAACGTCATCTTTATATTTCTCAGTGAACCATTTGATATCATCGATACCCAATAAAGGTTCACCACCAAAGAATATGATTCTTGGTTTTGTTTGGACTTTCTTCATCATAAGGTCCATGGTATCTCTACTCATACGAGCAGGATTATCTCTATCTTTAATATAACAATACTCGCATCGTAATGGGCAAGCTTCTGTTAACATAAGATAGAAGTCTACCTGATATGGTAGAAAGAATGGTTTTTGTTCTACCATGATTGAATCCTCTCTATATTATTAGATACTAACATCTTATCATCTTCTGTATATTCACGAGAATCTGTTAATGGAAGATGACATTTGGCATTCATCTTGTCAGTATAGTGGGATTCTACAACAGAAGTACCAACATTCCAGAATGTACGAATATCATATTCACTAATAATAACTTTCTTAATATTTTCCATGAAGATCTCACGTTCAATGGATAATAGATGACAAAGATTCTTTTGTTTGTTATTCATCCCTTTATTGAGGATATAATCAGATGCAGGGCATTCGAAACAATGCTCATTCTTACATGATTGGTAGTCACAATCTGGTTTACTGAAGTATTCTTTTTCAAATCGATGAATTCGATCCTCGTAGAATCCTTCTAATATATGACCAATCTGCATACTTCTATGGTCAGAGAAGAATGTGCATGGATAAATGGATCCATCAATATCAATATGGATAGAATTCCCTAGTTTAACACACGATGTTTTAGCTAGAAATGATGCATCTGATAATATATATCGACAATATATATTTTGCCAATTATAATAACGGAATCGTTCTTTCAAATCAGGATATGTTTGAACAAAACGGTTCGCCATACTCTGTAGAGCATTTGTATAATCGGCGATGAATTTAGGGTTTGTATAATCTGCTTCATGGATATAATAGAAGGAGAAGTTACGCAAGCCAACACCTAAGCAATAATCTAAGCTTGGCATCATATCATTGATTGTGGCAGGAGTTACAGCAAATGCAATATTGATTTCATTCGCATATCCTTGGTCAACGATATATCTAATATTATCATTAAAGAACTTATCGGATAAGTTCTGTAGTTTACCTTTACGACTATGAGTGTATGAATACACACCATCCCACGATACAGTGATTGAATCGGGACGCATGATACCCCGTTTAACAAAATCAACTAATCCAGGAAGATTAGTACCATTCGTAACGACACTCATAATGAATTTTACATCAATGGATTGACTGATTCGTCTAAGAATTCGTTCAATCTTTCTGAACTCATCTAATTTAACAGAGATTTCTCCACCAGTAACTAATACATCAACTTCATCTGCCAAAGGTAATGACTTGATGAAATCTTCTAGTTTATCATAGTGTGAGAATGTCTTGGATGAGTCTTTTATTACTTTTTGCTGATGACAGTACACGCAATCTAAGTTGCAGAAGTCTGTCACTTTAATCGAAATACGATTGATAGAATCAAACATAGTACCCTCATACTAGAAAATAAGAAGGAATGGTATTATACCATTCCTTCAAACTGATAAAAAAATTAGTGCCCACCACATTTTTGGTCATGGCACCAGTTAACAGAGTTACAAGCAACTTGACAGCCAACTTGACAGTTAACTTGGCAAGAACGATTACATTTGTTAGCACTGTTAAACCAACCATTAACGCGGTTTAACGTACTTTCAATTGTGCTAACAGCGTTTAATGCCGCTTGTAGCTGTTGTAATTTAGCAATAGTATCTTTTGTCACTTGAGTTGGTTCTGTTACATCACCTAACCCAGGACCATCATCACCTGTTACATTTTGTCGAATTTCGGTAATAGCGGAATTGATACCATTAACCACTTCATTGAATTGATCGGCTTTCACTCGGTGATTGGTATCAATGTGTGTGTTAACTATATTGGACCCCTGAAACTTATCTTGTTTTTTATCATCAGGTACTACATTACGTATTTGACCACCATATTTATGACAACCCCAAGATAAACCAGGACCTGAACCACCCGCTTCAACACCAGGATTTGATTTGACTGCGCGGATACCTCGAGAAAATTTAGTTAATTTGTTAATCTTCTCAACTAATCCATTTATATCATCGGCTTTAATTATCGCCATTCATTTCACCACCGTTCATAATTGCTTGATATTTATCAAGTTCCTCAACCACATCGTTTAGAAGTTTATCAGATACGATGTCAATATATCGTTCTGCTAAACGGATGTATGGAGGAAGAAGGATTTTTTCCTCACCAAATATAGATTCTTGAATACTTGCGAAATCTAACATGATCACGTTGATATCATTCTGATGCAAGTGATCGATGGCAGTATCCAATAATTGTTTGAATTCTAAGTTACGTTTCAGAATCGCTAAGCGTCTGGAACGGAGATTAGTGCTATGGAGTATTTTATCTTGATACTCTGTAGCAATATGATACATAATATCCATATGACGACATACAGCTGGGTTTACATCATTAAATGAATGACCATTCGTAAAACTTTCAGCAGGGCAACCGCCTAAGCATACGTTGTTATATTGACAATTACCACACGTACTACGATCGAATTGGACATTAATCATATCCATAACACTTCGATCAAATTCATCAGTAATCATATTACCCATATGCAACACTTCGCAGTTACGGAAGTTAGTATGGACTTGGTGACATGGGGTTAATTCACCATCATAACCGATAGCGACCCAAGCATTTTTACCAAATCCGCATGGACTTGTGTCATTTGTATCAGAATCATAGCATAAATAGATGAAATCTTCAATGTTTTTAACTTGGAGATTTCGTCGTTCTTCTGAATTATATTTATCTAATGCAAAATCATAGATTTTACGGATTTCAACTTCGAATTGTTGGTATGCTTCCTCATCCCATTCTTGGTCATATACGAAACATGGAGCAATTCTGTCAAATCCTAAGTCATACATATCCTTCATAGATTGGAATGTATAATGAATATCTTTTGGTGGTATAGTAATACGGGCTTCCATATTTAATTTCAAACCACCATCAAACATGCGTTTGATATTAGCTACTACGGTATCATAGGAGTTACTTCTATTTCTATTATGTAACTCTTTCGTGCCATCAATGGATACTAAGATACCGAAGTTATTATCATAAAAGAAATCAATCATTTCATCTGTGATATGAACACAGTTGGTAGTAATACCGTATTGCACAATAAATTCTTGCTCATTACAGTATTCTACTATAGTTTTAATGACAGGGAAGTTTAATGTAGGTTCCCCACCAAAGAAGCTAATATCTAGCTTAGCTGTTGGGTCATGTGTATATACATTTTCCCTAAAATTATCACATAATTTTTTGATGATGATCATAGCATCATCTTCACTCATATAGTTATGAGCTTTATCTTCTTCAAAACAATACGAACAGCGTAATTGACAATCAGTAGTGATTGTCAATACGGCTGCACGGACTGCCATTACGTCATTAAATTGACTCATGGATCCTCCAAATAGTTTACATATTATTTCCAGTCAGCACCAAAGGCAACGAATGTATCACCTTTTCTAAATTTGATTACTGGTTCGTCTGGATTTGTTTCATAATCGAACCATACGAGTACGTTTCGATCATTGACTTGTCTTCCACCAAATTGGAACTTACTTGCTAAGGCATCAATCTTAGTTTTATTGGATTCGGTAATCGCTGTTAATTCAGCTTTCGCTGTACCGATAGCTGTTGTTAATTGTTTAACATCTGCTTTTTCACGACCATCTAATTCTTTAATTTTATTAGTAAGTGTTGTATCCGTTTCCGTGATCAACCCTTCTAACCGTTGAGCCGTATTTTCTAGTTTGGTTGTAATCAGATTATGGTTATTCGTTACTTTTGTTTCGATAGCATTCAATTGAGATGCAATATCATTATCAATTTTATTTTTCAAGCTTTTAAATTGGTTATTAAGACTTGTATTAAAGTCCCCTAATCGTTGTTCTAAGCTTGCATTCTTAGAAGTTGTATCAGCTGTTAAGGCACCCAATGCTTGTTCAATCACTGCGAATTTAGATTGAATCAATGCATAGTAGTCTTCGCTGACAACTCTGCCATTATATGCTAAACCCATAGATAAGGTCTCCTTTCATAAAGGTTATAGTAATTGTATTAGTAGAATGTTTCAGTGGGTAGAAAGACTAGGTAGCTAACAAAGTCAACTACCTAGTCATATTATTTATCCCAATTGATATAGTTATACATCTCTTCAATAGCTTCCGCTTGATTGATTTGGTTAGTAATTTCCATACCACGTTTAGAGCAAGCAAGTTTATGCTTACGGAAGTCTTTTCGAAGTTGTTTAACTTGATCCACTGTTATTGTGTCATTCAGTTTATTAGTGGATTCTTTAGGATCCCGAGTTGTACGATATACAACACTGAAGCCCTCTTCCTCTTCATCTTCCAATAGTTCAAAGTCCATATCTAACATTTGTTTGGCATCGCCATTATAAGGGAAGAAGTATTGATCCCCTAATGCTTTGGAGAAGAACCCTTCTTCGATTTTTTGTGTGACTAATAGATCTTTACGATATAATGCAACACGGCGATGATCATCTAATGTGACAGGAACTGTTCGAGTAGCAGGTGCTCTAAAGGAACCACCTTCAAACACATGACCAATTTGGATTTGATTCCCTTCGGAATCGAGCATGTCTGTGATATCAGTCCATAATGAAATAGGAGAGAAAATAGTTCTAACCCATGTTAAATCATTAAGGGTCTCTACGATATCGTTTACACGCCCATATTTAATTTCAGCAAAACGATTCATATGATAGTCCTCCTATCGTTATACAATGTAAATACGACCACCAGGGATTTTACCTGCTAAGCTATCTACTTCTTGTTTATTGTAGACTTCTTCTTTCGCATATGTTTGTGAACGTAAATATACATCGCGTTTCAATGCATATTCGCTAGCATCTACATTACCAAGTTTAGATGCATTCTCAGCAACAAAACCTTCCATAGCGGAAGCAGGAATTGTAATATCACGAGAACCATCAAATTCAATACCATTGATACGAATCGCTCTGGATAAGCGAGTTGCCACTTCAGAAGTTGAAGCAGAATCTACTTTAGGGATTGTGATATTTTGAGAACCATCGAACGTTACCCCATTAATGGTCACAGCTTTTTTCAATTTACCTGTAGTTTTGGAGTACGTTACATCGTCGATATTAATATTTTGAGAACCATCAAAGGTAACACCATTGATTGTTACAGAACGACTTAATTTATCAGCAGTTCTAGCACGGTCTGCTAAAGCTGCTTGGTCAATACCTGTCGTTTTGAACGTATTTACGATTTTAACTGCGGCATCTACATTAGAGCGGATTTTTAACAATTCCGTTTGGTACGCATCCATATTACTAGAAATAGTTGTTACACTAGCTTGCATTCGATTGATTTGGTTACGAATGTCTGGATGTGCCAATGGGGAAGCGTTGTGAGCTTCTAATGAACCTACGTTAATCGTACTGCCTGGTGTTGTAGAACCGGTATCAATACCAGTAAATTTACCGTTATCAGTCCACATATAAATGGCACCTTCATCTTTAGTTGTGATGGTATTATATGCAGCACGATTTTCTAGCATAATAATATTAAGACCCAAGGTACCATCGCTATCAATTTGGAAGTTATTATTGACTTTCAAACGACCATGATCATTGAGGTGACCGAAACGAGTATTACGAATGGCAGAATCCAATTTCTTGAATGCATCCATACCCGTATCTTTATTGTTTAATTCACCTTGTAAATGAATGTGTGTGTCAGGTACTTGAGTATAACCATGCATCATAACATCGGTAGCATTATTTTCAAAATATACAACTACGTAATCTTGACCACGACCACCTTGTTCAACGCGTGTGTTATACTTATATTGACTATGGAGGACCTTAATTTGATTATCAGGCATTATACATGTACCTCCTTCATTGTTTTATATGTAATAGAAGTAATTAGTATAATGTTACCATGACGGATTTGGCAAAAAAAAAGAATACCTTGCGGTATTCCTTGTCCATTGACTATTCTATGATACTTATATTTCTATAAGTTTACCAAAGTTGTAGTATTTCAATATAACGTCGCTTGCATTAGTATTGCTACTAATGGGGCACATAACCAATCTTATCCATCAGTCACAGTACCATCCCCTTAAAGATATTTCTACCAATAAGGTCACATAAGAATTCTCTTCTTATGTGGATATGTAATTCTCGATATACTTACCCATGTTTATTATGTTTTTAACTTTGGCTCTACTACAAAGGAGCCGCCATACATAACCTCATATATCATTACATATCTCTCAAGCTTCAT